TAACTGAGTACACTTCAAATTGCCTCTTGGTTAGCGCATTCCTCACCGCCTAAGTCGCAAGCGACTATAGACGGTGTACCCTGCGCACATAATTTGATGGAATCTAATAAACCGCTTCGTACACATCCCAAGATGACGAAAGTTTTGCTCGGCCAGATTGATTCACTGGATAAGGCAGGCCGCTCGGTTGAAGACATTGCCGCTGCGCTGAATACTACTCCGGAAGCTGTTCAGCGTGGCATCGATAAGCTGATTGACCGGCGACGCTCTGAGATTCATGCAACGCCTGGTGGTGCATTTACGGTGGCTGCTCAAAAGAAAACGGTCCGCGCCGTATGTGCCGAACAGAGCTGCCCGTGGCGTTGTGATGCGAAGGACTACTGCGTTTGGCCGACTTGCCTGAAACGGACGGTCAATCTTGATAAAACTGTTCCGGCGTACCCGGTATCTGCCAGCACCGTGGACAGTGATGCAATGCCTGACAATGCAATGCCTGGTGCTGAGCCCAAAGTTGGGCCCAGTGCTGAAGCTAACACTCAAGCCCCGAATGTTTGAGAAGGAGGATTATGAATTATGTCTGAGAACCGCAGTTTGAACAGCTTGTTTGCTCGGCTGGATGAATCGAAAGCAAACCGCGCAAATGAAGCAAACCGTGAACATGAAAAAGCCGCAGAGGAAGCTGAAAAGGAACGCCAGAAAAAGAAGGTAGAGGAATCCGCTGTTGAGAAGTACCGCGTGTACGATGACGATTACGAGCCGGAGGTTATGATTCCGAAAGGAAACCCCGGCGCTGTGCAGCAGCCTGCTAAACCGAAAAAGGAAAAGAAGGGAACTAAGGAACAGGAGATGGATGAGATTACGGACGGGAATCCGTTTATCAACACTCTGTTCCGCCGCAGCAGCAAAACCCAGGACCAGAATCCGACAGCTGCCGCCAAGCCCTCTGCGCAACCTGCTGCACCTGCACAGCCTGCATCGGCACCGCGGCCTACGCCTGCCGACGTTCCTTCCCTGGACAATGAGCAGGAAGATGACACCCTCGTATTCCAGCACATTCTGGACGGTGCAAAAAGCCATGACGCAAATGCCGCTCAGAGCGTTTCTCAGCCCGAGAACGATGGGATTGAAATTGACCTGAGCGATATCGAAAACGACGCTGCAAAGCCTGTCAAGGGGGGTGATGAGCCGATTGAAACCTCTTTGAGCTTCTCTCAGAACGAGCCTGAAGCCCCTGCTGTTTCGGATTCTTTCTCTTCAGAGATTCCGAACGAACAGTTTGTTATGCCGGATACCATGTCGGATAATGACGGGGCGCAGAAAGAATCGGTTCAAGAAGATGAAGCGGCCGAGTGGCCGAGTGGCATGAGCGCTCCTCATTTCGGTGAGGAAGAAAACTCTTCCAGTGACATCAAGCCTGTGGGCGATGAGGAAGCCAATGCTTTCCTCTATGCACGGTTCGACAAGAACAATCAGTATGGCGCGTTTGGTCTGTGCATTGATACCGGCAAGAATCTGATTCAGAGCTCTTACAGCGGAGATGCAGCCGATGAAGCAGAATATGCACTGCGTGGTGCTATCGAGATGTTCCGGATTCTGGAAGAGCATGATATCCATGCTGTGACCGTCTATACGGAGCCGGAACTTTCCAAGGCGATGAAAGAGAACGCTCGCCGTCTTATTAACGGCAAGTCCGAGATTTGCCGCAAATACATCGAGATGTCCTGGAAGGCTATGACCAATATCGGCATTGAGTTTGATACAAACCGGGATATCCACAGCGAATATGCGCAGCTTGCACTTGCAACGGCTCGTTACCTGGCATATCGTGATGTTGTGTGATAAGGAGGAAAAGGAATTATGAATCCGTTGGTCATTGCCGTTGATACCGGTAACAAGAACATCAAGACGCCGCATACTGAGCCTTTCAATTCAGGTCTTATCTGCCATGGTGCAATTCCTCCGGCAGTAAAGTCCGATACGCTTCTCTTTGACGGCAACTATTATACCCTTACTCAGTCTCGTATCCCTTATATGTACAATAAAACGACGGACTGGTCCTATTACGTTCTGACTCTCATTGCGATTGCCAAAGAGATGATGGCGATGGGATATGTACGTCCTGGCCAGAAGCAGGTCAAGCAGGATGTGTGCCTTGCGATGGGCCTTCCTCCGACTCACATTCACGACCTTGCTTCGGAGTACGATAAATATTTTGGTCGTGATGGTCGCCGTGTGGTGTTCACTTACAATAATGTGGATTTTGAAATCCGCATCGTTCGAGTAATGGTCTTCCCGCAGGGTGTGGCTGCGATTGCCCCTTACATGTCCAAAATCATGGCTCGCCCGGAAGCCTATACCTATATCATTGATATTGGCGGCTATACCACCGATGTTGTGAAGTTCAGTCGTGGTGGTCAGGTTGATATGGCTTTCTGTGAGAGCTTCAACAACGGCGTTATCAAGATGTACGATGAGGTACAGCGTGCGGTTCGTAATCGCTTTCAGCTGGATGTGGACGACTATACCATCGACAACATTCTGCGCTGCGGTTACAATCCCGGCAAAGAACTCAATGATGTGGTTCACACGACCGCTCAGAACTATGCCCACACTCTGATTCGGTCCCTGAAAGAGAAAGGCGTTGACTTGACGCTATCTTATCCCGTGTTCATCGGCGGCGGCTCTATCTTGATGCGTCCCGTCATTGAGAGCGAACTCGGTCGTGATGATTATCTCTTCATCGACGACCCTCGCGCCAACGCGATTGGCTATAAAATGATGGCAGAAAGCAGGTTGGCTGCCGAAAATCGTTGATTGCGGGGTGATACACCTTGGCATCATCGCAACAAGATAAGAACAATCAGGTACGGTTGCCGGTTTACTTTAATCTCACAGACCCGAAGCAGAAAGCTGCTTACGATATCCTTAAAAATGCAGGATATGGAAAGCGGACGCCGACTATAGTAGATGCGCTTTTGAATTCTCTACAGGGTGTTCCCGAAAGCGTAGGCTCTGAGCAGGGCATTTCTGCTGCAGAACTTCGCATTGTGGTAGAAGAAGCCGTTGAGACGGCACTGCGCAAATATCTGTATTCCGGTTCTGCGATTAAGGTTCCTGAATCGCAAGTTTCTAAACAAGATATAGTGGTAAAGAAACCTTCCCGAGCACATAAATCTGAGCCTTCTCCGCCGCCAAGACAGCCAAAGCCTCTTGAGCGTCCCATAAGCAAGCAGATGCCGGAAACGGATGAACCGGCGGCTTCCGATGGAAATATGGATGTGCTGCTGTCTATGGCAGACGCATTTTATTAAAAAACAAGAACCCCGTACACCAGACTTGAACTGGATTGTACGGGGCTCTTTTTGCTTGTTGGATTATTTGTCTTGCTCTTTTTTTGCTTTTTTTTCGTTTTGAAGATTCTGTGCAAAAGCAGTGAGAATTTGTGCGCAGCGACGCCTTACCATAGCCGTGGAAGGGTCTTCTTTATTGAGATTGGCAATATCCGATGCGGCATTATAGATAATATGGGGACCAAGAGCTTCAATAGCAGCGCCTATCTGCATGTAATCACCAAAACGCTCTGCTCGGTCTTTTTCACTCTGAATGTTGATGAGTTCTGAAATGTCGTAGTGGAAAACATAGCAGAACGCCAACACCAACTCGAGCGGCATCTGCTTTGTGCCTTCCCGAATGTGCTGGATGGTTTTATAAGAGCATGTAGAGCCTAGAAGCGTGTTGTAGAATGTCGTAACATTTAGCCCTGATGCTATTCTCTGAGCTTCCATTACAGACAATATCTGTTTCTGAGTTTCTTTGTTCCACGAATCAAGCGGCATCCGAATTTGATTTGCGTATTGAACAACGTTATCCATGGAAATGTCTATATCTTGATTTGTCAAAATCATGCACCTCCTGACAGTATTTCATGGGAGTATACCCCTATATACAGTATATCACAAAGTTGTATGAAACGCAATTTAATTCAATAGTATCAACAGTTTTGCGACCGCTGTCCATCATATTGCAATGTCTTGAATTTTGCTAGATAGCAAATTATACATATAGTGTGCTCAAAATTTTGGCACACACTATATATTGTGGTCATATATGCAATTTGCTCTTGCAAACCACTATATATTGTGTTATAATGCAAACATGATACAAGATATGGTGTCTCATTCATTGAAAAGCATTCTTGCGCGTTTGTGCGAATTGGATATCATTTGAGATAGTGGTTCACAATTGCTTGCGAACGACTATACTCCAAATTGAGACTGGAATTTCAACCAAAAACAAGAATATCAACTGAATACAAGAATCAATAACAATCACTGTATCAAGGAAGTGCTTTTATGGTATCGAACAAAAGACTTATCGTTGTGTACATTGAACAGGCAAGGATTCCAAACGAAACGACAAGCATCACAAGAAGTGAAGTACCCATCACCGGCGACATCGTGATTCACCATCGTGTTCAGAACGGTGCGAATAACAAGGTCATGGGCGACGGCTTCTTGAAAGAACTGTACGACATTCTTGATGGAACGGTCAGCGAGAACCTAAAATTTGAAGACGGAGCTTCTGTTTTTGTCTATACTTCCTGTGCAAGAAGCATTGAGAATTATGAGAATTTTGAACGAAATATTCGGTTTGGGTCCGATTTACCAGTACATAGTTTCCGAGCGTGCCAGAAAATCTTCAATCTTTGCAAAGAAAATCATTATGATTTGCACATGTCTGAAAATACAATGCTTGGTGAAACCATCAAAAGCGACGCGAGAGCTGAACTTTTGAATATTTTGAGGAAAACAGGGGAGAGGGGGAAAATGAATGATGGCACTGGAAAATAATCTGGTTGTGGATTCGGATGCTGAACTGAAAGCTTTCTTGAGTTCCATCCTGTCCTCGGAGGGAATTGTTGTGAACATCAATCGAACTTTTATTGCCTACAACAACGGCACGAACCGCAATAGGGTGTTTGCCCGATGCGCAAACCGGATGGCGCAAAAAGGAACCGACGAAAAATTCGTTGTCATTGCCTTGATGTGCTATCCGGCATTGAACTGGATTCTCAAAGCACGAGATATCGATGCTATGATTGAACAGCTCCATGATATGGATACGGATGGTTCAGTCCGTAACATCTCGGAAATTCAGTCACTGTTGGAAAACAGCACAGGTTACGTAAAGCCTCGTTTACATCTGGAAATGCGTAAACTTTTCTTTGCAAGATGCCAACAGCTGGTGGATGCAGTTGATGATGCGATGAATCGGGCGGTATTCCGGAGTGTTCAGCCTTGCAAGCCAGCCCGCATTTCACTGGCAATGGCAATGCTTCGTGGCTCTATTTTGGACAGCGACCCGGTATCTGCCGTTATGATTCGGAATAACTTTGATGGAATCATCGAAGATATTACGAAAGTCGGCGGCGAAGCCATCAAGGAACTGATTCTCCAGTTGGCTCCCAATGAGGGAGTTGTCCAGGGCGCTGAAGCTGCTTATCTCTATCACAACACAGAGGTACTGCTTCGTGAATATTCCCGTATCACGCATCCGTCAAGCGTTGACGGAAACAGTACCCTGCGCTTGATTGCAACTGCTGGCAATCAGTTGGATGCATCTGACCATAAATCAGATGCACGCTATGCTCAGGCACAGATTCTTTTGCAGTATGCAAAGCTGATTGGCGGCGCAATCGAGCTGCTGAAACAGTTCCCGGACGGTGACTCGAAACTCTACGATGTGCTGATGCTCGTCGTCAATGAGAAGTATGGCCCGAACGGAACCGATGAAGCAACTCTCGCCAAACAAGTAGGAATCAACAGCTCTTACTTTTGCGAAAAGAAACATCGCGCATATACCGCACTCTCTGCTCTTTTGTGGGGATGCGATATTGAGTCTTTGCTATCTTTGCTTAGCAAGGATTAGTTTTCTGTTAACCAAAATCGAGACTGGAGTTTCGACTAATCGAATTTCAGCTTGGTTTGGTAGATAACCTATAAGTATGTATTAACCTCGTGTCCCCTCATCAGGGATATGGGGTCGATAAAACACACGTAAAATCGAGACTGTAATTTCGACTAATGGCAGGAGGTTAGCGAAAATGGCAAGCAACAATGGTTATCTTACACACTGCCGCATCTGCGGTACACCGATTTTCAGCCTGGGGAACCGTCAATTTTGCTCTGCGTGCTACGCTCAGAACCGGCGCAATGCAGCACATCGCAGCAATGCGGAAGCCAAAATGAGAAGAGAACAGGCAAAGCGCGAGGAGGAAAAAATGAAAGCATCTAATAAAACTGTTACGAGCGCACAGGAATTGGCTATGAGAGCAAAGCTCTCTGAAATGGGTGGTATCTCTTACGGGGAACTGTCCTTGTGGGAAATGTCTCACGGCCTGGAATTCTCTGCATGGGAACACGAATGGGAAAAGCTCAACGGTGGCACGAATTCTGACGGCACCAAGTTCCCGGACCATCTGCCGGAAGGGTTCCCGAAGCGCCGTGTTCCGCCGGAGCATCCTTGGGTCCATTCGGCTGCCTGCCATGGCTAATCACCGGAAAAAGTATAAACGGTCTGAGGATTACCGATACCGGTATGTCTTGAATCACCCCGGAACTTTTGGAAAGTTCTACATGTGCCCGTATTGTGGACGCATTATGACGCGCAATTCGATGCAGGTTGACCATATCATTTCCATCAATCTGGCTAACGAGCATCGGGCGTACCGAATCCTTGTTCCGAACGATGACATCAACAATATCCGAAATCTAACGGCTTCTTGCCCTGAATGCAATAACAGGAAATCTGATTCGGGCGGCGGCTGGATATTCCTTGGCCGATTCGGCAAGTACATCTTTATTTTGATTTGGGCAATTCTTCTTTTGTCTTGCTTAGCTTTTGTCCTATGCTGCATGTCTGGGACTCTTAAACGTGGCTTTTTGATTCCATATGTTGCAGATATTGCAAATGTTTTGCTGCACTGGTTTGCTGACACGATTGCTCAAATGTTTCGCGTTAATACATAACCCCACAACTATTGAAAGGAGATTTTTTCCATGGAACCGAATCCGATTCTGGGCGAGCCTATTGGCGTTGTCCATGTTACCATTAACGGCCAGAAAGTTCCGGCCAATGTCTACGCAGACCGCACCTGCGTTATGCCGGACGGTACGATTCGAAAGGTCAAGCAGGAAGTAGTTGATGCACTGCTCGCAAAGAAACGCGCGGCAGAAGCTCCGGCTCAGGCCCCTGTACAGCAGCCTGCCGCGTCTCAGCCCCATATTACCCGCGTTCAGTCTCAGCCCGTCATTCAGCCTGCAGTTCAGCCCACTGTTCAGGCTCCGCAGACCGCAATGCAGTATGGTGTGCCTGCTCAGAACGTACAGAATGCACAGTCGGCCGGGTATCAAGCACCTGTAGCGGACACCGTTCAGCAGTCTTCCCAACCAACCACATCTGTTCCCTATATTCCTGACCCCGATAATCTTCCGGACCAGATGACGGCTACTCGCCAGACGATGATTGCTCAGGAGCTGATGCGGCAGGAAACGGCGGCAGAGCCTCCTAAGAAGAGATTTGGGCTTGGCAAGGGTAAGAAAGAGAAGCCTGCAAGCAGCGTTCATCACGCGGCACAGGCCCCGGTTCAGGCTCCTGCGAAACCGGCTCAGCCTACGCAGAAGAAGAAGAACAATAAGGTCATTGCAGCGATTCTGGCAATCGTCATCGTTGGCGGCGTGGCTGGTTATGCTTTTGTTCCATCCATCTATGATGGCATGAATGGGGTTTTGACCGCTGTGACTGGACATCAGGTTGGCGTACCTCCCGTATCTGAAAATTCCAATAGTGATGATGTCGTTACGCCTCAGCCCACTGTTAATCAGCCTGCATCGGGTAATACCGACACTGCAACGAAGGCTCTCGGCGATATCGACATGAGCGGCGATGTCACCATTGAATTCTACGCCAGCGTTAAGACCGCAGATGGTAGAGAATATAATGTTCCTCTGTCTACCGCAAATCTCACCGATGGCACTCTGACTGCACTTCTGGATTCCGGCGGCTATCCGCTGACTCAGAATGCTCAGTGAATCGGTATCAGCTTACACAAATCAACTTCAAAAAGGAGGATAAGCGGGGCTGATGCCGCTTCTTGCCAACAAGTAAAGAATGCAGCAGTAAAAAGCCCAGCCGATTTTGCGTCGGTTGGGCTTTCTCGCTTAAATAGAAAATGAACAGAATGATTAACTCGCAGAAAATCAAATACGCTCTCTGTGCTGCTGGCAGTGCAGCTCTTGGCCTTATCTTTGCTCTGTATACACGAAGGATTGTGCTCATTGCTGCTGGACTTTTCGTGGCCGGGTATTTTGTAGTGGAATATCTGGGAGTTGTACAGAGGGCGAAAGACGGGAAATATGTCACGGTAAAGGCTTTGGCCGTCTCGGCTGACCAGCAGCGTGACATGACCGGCATTAAAGAGACTTGGAGGTTTGTCCCGGTAGATGAAGAGGGAAATCCGCTTCGTGACACAGCTTCCCACGACATTTTCCTCACCGTAAAGCAAAAGGACCGTGACTACCATATTGGTGGAACCTACAACATGCTATTTTGCCTTGAAGACGATAAGGGAATGAACAACGAAACGCTCGTCAGTATCGAGCAGTGCTTTCCGGCTTCCTCGACCGCGAAAAAGGCACAGGAACCGGTTCAAGAGCAGGCCGCAACGCAAGAGGTTGGCGCAAGCGTGAAGAAAGTAAACTTCCAGAACGTTGCCAATAAACCCAGGCTGATTGTGTTGGATAACAGAAACCATAAGAAGGACAGTGATACGGAATGAACTTTCCGATGATTGTTCTTTTATGCTTCGTATGCTGCCTGTTCTCATGCAGGGTAACCAAGGATACAAGAACTCTGACGGAAATCGTGGTTATGGGTAAAACCTATAAAAGACGCAGTAAATTGTTGGAAGCAACGGCACTTGAAATCGTTGTGACGGATACCGGCAACACGGCTCTTAAATTAGAAGTTCCTGGTTGTAAGGATTATGTTGCTTTGCGTCTGAATCGCCACGAGGTAAAGAAATTCAAGGAAGCCTTGATAGCGTGCGGAAACGAGCCCATGGTCGTAACTCTGCTTCAATACAAAGTCAACGGCAAGCACTGCTACATTATTTATCATGAACCCGGCAAGAACGATTCATACCCGGAATTTGACGGTGCGAAAGAAGAAACGCTCAAAACAAATTGCCGCACAGCTCGCAATATTGCTTTCGTGCTCTATGGCTTTTCTCTTATCCTGTATCCATTGACTTGGTGGGTATCGGTAATCACGATAGTATCTGCCTCTTTGCTGATTTATCTGAACATTCCTCTATTAGATGATGAACTTTGGTTTGATTCCTGCGAATTCATTAAGCGTCCAAAACAGGTAAAAGGGAAGAACTCGGATTCTGATGTTGTCGCATCTCAGGCGTCTATTATCCTTGAAGGAATTTCTGAAAAATATCAGGACAAAGGCAAGTTGGATAGAGACTATGAGCAGCATCAAGAAGCACATGCTGAAACATCTCGAAAAGAACCGCCCAAGAGTCCTGGAACGGTCGAGACAGCCACTCCAATCGACAACAAAGAACCTGTAAATGTCAAGGTAAATATCCACACCGAAATCAACCCGGAGCCTTCCGAAATCCTTGACGTTCTGGCAGATGAATCTGAGCCTATCGTTCCTCTCGCCCCTAAAGCAGCATCGACTCCCCAAAATGCAGATGCCGCTGAGCCTTTTGATTCTGCGGACATCTTTGAGTCAGAGCCGGAGCCTGAACCGAAGCCCGAAAAAGAGTCGGTCTTTGATTTGCCTGTGGATGATGACGATACGCAGGACCCATTCGCCGAAAATTCTGATTCCCACGCTGGTCTGTCATTTGACCCCAGCGGCATTGACATGGATGATGAAAAGGACCCGTTCGCGGACGATGATGCTGACGTATTCAATCCTCCCGATGATGTGGATGAGCATGAAGAGGAACCGGATATGGATATGATGGACTTCGATATCCCTGCTTCTTCTGAACCCGATACCGTTGACAGCCCCGCGATTAAAGTTCCTGACCTGCCCGCAAAAGAGACAAATGCGTTCGGCACTCCCAAAGCAGTCGTGACCGAGCCTAAAGTCAAACCTCACGAGCCTGCAAAACCTGCCGAAAGCCATCCAGCTCAACCCCGCACCGTTCAAAAAACTGATGTTCCTCAGACGCAAAAAGCTGAATCGAAAACTGCTCCGTCAGCACCGGCTCAGCGGCCAAAGGCGGACAGGGAAGCGGCCCTCGCGGGCTTTAACATTACTCGCAAGGTAGAACCGTCAAAGGAAGTGAAAAAGCCCAAAAAGCCTATCACGGATAAGCGAACGGGCGCTCTGAAACCGAATCCTGGCGAAAGTCAAGCAAAGACGTCAAAGCCGAAACAGGGTGCCACAGAAGCTCCCACGGAACTGCAAAAGAAACCTGCAAATGAGAAGAAGCAGAATCCTGATTTCCCCAAAAAAACTCAGCCGTTTGACCAGAGTTTCCGAAAGCGGGGCAGGAGCTCCTCCAAAAAAGCCCAGCAGAGTAATGGCCAAATTAGTTTTGAAGAGAAGACCTCTGATTTCATTAAGTGCTGAATTCGCCTAAATGTTCTTAAACTTGCAGAAATGTGCGAATCGCGAATAATGAAGAATGTTGAGCCGGTCTCCCATTTTCCAGCTCAATCGTATTATCCGTAAAATGGTTGCAAGTCAGAGGCAAGCAAAATAATGAAGACTCTCAAACAAATCGTTGCGCTGCTGCTTGGCATTGCTGCTTTGCTCGCATCTATCTTTTCTCTGATGGATGTCAAACGAAATGCTGAGCGAAATAAGCAGGCAGCAGATTTCGCAACACAGGCAATTCTTTCGGCTCAGTCATCTGCGCTGCTGGAGCCGACACTTGATGTGGATGCCAGCCGCCTTGAACTTCTTTCTACTGAGGTTAGGAACACGGAATTAACACCCGTCAGTCAGACTCTTGATGTTCAGGCTTCTATTCAGAAAATCGATAACAAGCTGAAGAACATCCAGGAAGAAAAGGACTCCGAAAAAGAAAAGGAAGAAACAAAGGCCGAACAACAGGCAGAAGCAGCACCGGCAGGTCCGAACTATAACGACGATAACGAATACCCGAACTTCTGTGGCCGATTGCATATTCCTGCAGCTGGGGTAGACGTTGCGCTCTACAACAACACGGACCAGGAAACCTGCAACCGTGAAGACAGCGCATGTGTTTTCCCGAAAGCACCACAAGATGGCGGCAGCAATATCGTTGCGGATAACGAAATGCCTGGTCTGACATCCGTGGCAATCGGCTCGACCGCATATGTCGTCACTTCATCTGGCGAGCAAATCAATTATATCTGTGTGGATGCCTTTGACGGACACAACGACGTGACTGGCTTTGATGCTTTGCAGAAAAATGACGGAACGGTCGTTTGGGGTACTGCGGACCTTATCGTGTATACCTGCCTGAGCGATGCCTACAATGTTCGCATTGTCTGCTTCAACCGGGCTTGAGGAGGAAAAGCAGTCAATAACCCACGACTAAAGTCGCGGGCTTGCTCCGGTAAGTCTACGCTTTAGAAGTGTCCGCAAGGATATGTTGACTACCCTTTGCGCATTAAGTTGCGCCCCGTTATAAGCGAATAGACAGTTACCGTACGGTGTAAATCCTAGCCGTGCGCTCTAAGGCAACACATCACGTAAAGCTGAGGCAAAGCCGACAGGTGTGGCTGCATCAAGCCGTTTATAACCTTGGGGAAGGATTTTAACCCTCTTCGGAGGAGTGAGCAGCTTCTTTTTAGCTGCAATTTTATCGAAAGGAGCATGGCATCATGCAATATGTGTATGTACTTAACAAGCACGGCGAACCCTTGATACCGTGCTCACCTGGAAAAGCTCGTCTGCTGTTAAAACAGCAAAAAGCATGCGTTGTAAAACGCACACCGTTTACAATCAAGCTCCTGTTCGGAAGTGCGGGATACAAACAACCCATCACTTTGGGTGTAGATGCTGGCAGTAAACATGTCGGTTTATCTGCATCTACGGAAAAGCGAGAACTTTACAGCGAGGAGTTTACTCCTCGCAGCGATGTAGTAGAATTGCTTTCTACGCGCAGGCAGAACCGCCGTTCGAGACGCAACCGTAAGACCCGCTATCGCGTACCAAGATTTGATAACCGCGTCCACAGCAAGCATAAAGGCTGGCTGGCACCTTCGGTTGAGGTAAAAATTCAAGAGCATATTACCGTCATCAAGCATATCTGCAAAATTTTGCCTATCTCTCTTGTAAGAGTAGAAACAGCAGAGTTTGACACGCAGCGCTTGAAGGCAATGCTTGCTGGAAAGCCTCTTCCTGTAGGAACAGACTATCAGCTTGGCGAGATGTACGACGAATACAATGTCCGTCAGTATGTCTTGAAGCGTGACCATTACACTTGTCAATGCTGTGGTACTCATAATACTGCCAAAAAAGTAGTCAAGCTGCATGTACATCATCTCGAAAGCCGTAAGACTGGCGGCAACGCTCCAAGCAACCTTGTTACTTTGTGTACCACATGTCACAAGAACCTTCACAAAGGAAGAGTGACCCTTGACGGCAAGGAACGCGGCAAGCCTCTTCGTGATGCTGCTTTCATGGGAATCATGCGCAAAACCTTAATGGTACGTTTGAAAGAAGAGCTGCCTATCCCTGTTCAGGGAACTTATGGCTATATCACTAAAATGCGCCGTGAGCAAAATGACATCAAGAAGAGTCATACAAACGATGCTCGTTGCATTAGCAAGCATCCACTGGCTGAGCCTTGCAGCGTTTGCTACCGTACAAAGGCTATCAGACACCATAATCGGCAAACTCATAAAGCAAATTTCTCTAAAAAGGGTATCCGTAAACGGAGCCAAATGCCTTATCTCGTTGAAGGGTTCCGTCTTTGGGATAAGGTTCTCTACAAAGGGCAAGAATGCTTCGTTTCCGGACGTCGCTCTTCGGGGAGCTTTGCGCTTAAAAAGCTGGATGGTACGAGCATCTCTAAAGGCGTGACATTCAAAAAGCTGCGACTTTTAGAGCCCGCAACAAATTATTTAATTGAAAGGATGTGAACGGGCAATTCCTCCCACGACTGAAGTCGCGGGTCTCCTTGCCCTAATTTATGAGCAACGAAAAGAACAACCAGAACAAGTCTGGCGAATTGAAGAAACCGCCCTATGTGACTCGGACGAATCAGCCCTGGACCACGGTTTTTGCGGAGGACCTGAACAAGAAGAAAGAAGAGGATACTCCCGCTGAAACCAAACTCGACCTTTCTCAGTTCGTGAAAGTTGAAAAGGTCCAGGACGATAAGTCCACTACCATTCCCGCTCCCGTGTCGGAAGCCGAGAAGGACAAGGCAGACACCGTGAATAAAGGGAACGTTCAGAACGTAACGCCTATCCCCACACCGGAACATAAATTCCGTCCGAAAGGCTCTTCTCAGCAGAGCAAGCCTTCCGATGAGTTTGAAACAAAACCCGTTATGGAAGCGGCTCCTGCCGCCACTGAGGAAAAGCCTGTCGCTAAACCCGAAAACAATCAGCAGGATGATGACAGCGACTCTTTTGTCTCTCCTTCGTTTGGTGGATTCAAGAATCCGTATGCAGATGAAGAACTGGAAGAGAAACCGGAGAAAAAACCTGAAGCGAAAGATACCGAGAAAAAAACTGTTAAGCCTAAAGTGGTTGTTAAGTCCCACAAAGGCGGCAATGTCATTCTGGGTGTCAGCTGTGTAGTTCTTGCCGCATCCGTGGTCGTTATGGGCATGACGATTGCTGAAAGCCGTAAGAGTGATTCTATCGTTTATCCGTCTACTGGAAGTAATCTGAACATCTCGGCTGATGTTGCGATGACCGACACTAATTTTGAAAATCAGGAAGCCTTGACTCCTGTAGTATCTATGACTTCGGATGGAAGCACCTGGACGCTGAGTTCCTCGACTTTCCTGATTACTGATGGCGAATCCAAGGTAGCGGTCGCTGTAGACAGTGCAGACAGTATCAAGTACGATGGCGCGGCCTTGCAGTATGAGCGCAATGGAGTAACCTATCTTGTCCGTATGGTGAGCGACAGCTCTTATCTGGGCAATAGTACAATGACCGAACACGAAGACGGTGCCACTCATATGATTACCGGCATTGAAGGTATCGGGAACGGTAAAGTACTTGTTGTGATTGCTACATACGGTGCTACCGGCGATGAGAGCATCAATGATGCAGCAAATGAAGAAGTAACCGCTTTGCTGAGCAGTGCCGCACCTGCCAATGATGGTGCTTCCTTGCTGCTTGATAATGTGCCTGCCGATTTTGATGGACGCACTTTGAGTCTGACGAATGAGCGCGTTCTGGTCAAAGATGGCGATTCTGAGGTCGTGTTTGCACCTGCATCCTACAACGCTGATGATATTCAGTTCACGGATACCAAGCAGACACTTTCTGGTTTTACAGTTGCTCGCTCTGATTATGCTGACTCCGACAGCAGCAAGACCTATCTCGTGGAAGGCACTGACCGCAATTTCCTGGCCGTCACGAACAATGAAGATTTGCTGAACAGCATTCTGCAAGTCCAGTAAAAATAACATTCTAAACAATAGGAGATAACACATGAAAAAACGTAAAACTTCCTTTATCCTTGCAACTGCTCTGGCCGCATCCATCATCATGTCTGGCTATGCATCGACTGCTGTGTCCGGCAGTGACAGTTCTTCTACTGCCACTGAAGAATCTGCAACCGTCGAGACTGCGCTGGACATTGATTACAGTGCGGGTCTAAAAAAGGACGGTCACTATGCTGGTGTCAAGGCCAAGAATATTGTTACTCTTCCGGATGACTATGACCATATGACCTTTAAGACTGAAGACCTGCACATGGAAGACGGCGCTCTGGATTCCGCTTTGCTGCAGATTAAGCAGACTTACGGTGAACATACCACCGTGGACCGTGCAGCGCAGGAAGGCGATTGTGTAACTGTGGATTATACCGGCTCCTACAATGGTGATGAATTCCCGAATGGTTCTGCAAAGGACGCTGAAATCGTGCTGGGCCAGGGGTCTTACGTGGATGGCTTTGAGAGCCAGATTGAAGGGCACTTTGCCGGTGAGAAGTTTGACATCACCGTGACTTTCCCCGACAGCTACCCTGACACCACGGATTCCGAGGGCAATACTCTGAGCCTGGCTGGTCAGGATGTTCAGTTCCGCATCGAACTCAAGGATGTCTCTGAGCTGACCTTGACGGATGACTCTATCGTGAACTGCTTCGGCGATAACAAGTATTACACCGAGGATGGCACTCTGGTCAATTCCGTGGATACTTTCAAACAGTATTACAATGAGCTTTTGACCAAAGATGCTCTGGGCCTTGCCATCTATAACTATATGATGGATAACTCCGTTGTTTCCGAAATTCCTCAGAACCTCATTGATGACCAGCGTGATACTTACCGCAAGGAAATCGAAGCAAGTGCCGAGAACATGGGTAAGACCATGGACGAGTACCTGGAAACCACCGATTACGATACTGAGGATGCCTTGCTCGACAGCTACAATGACCGCATTGAAGAAAGCGTAAAGGCGTATCTGATTTTTCAGGCTGTGGCTGAAGCAGAGAAAATCAAGGTCACCGATGCCGATGTAAGCGATTATTTTGGTGATGATTCCTTGAGTGTCCAACAGGCTCAGAAATACTACGGCGAAGAATATGTGAACCAGACGGTTCTGTACAACAAAGTAGGTGACTGGCTCACTGCTCACGCAACGATTGTGTGATTTCATCCCAAAAATGCTTGACGATATATGCGAACTCGATACAATGAATATTGTACGATAGATACCATCTATTAGGCGCTATATGCGCTCGTACAATTAACAATCTCGTCGTAAGGCAGACTTCTCATTTGTTTGGGGAGCCTGCCTTTTTTATTTATTAACTGTCTTTTGAAAGGAGACAAAATCATGACTAACGTTAACATTTTCACCATCATCGGCCGTCTTACTGCTGATGCAGAAGAATTCACTATTGGCAACAACACATACGTTGGGTTCCGTGTTGCGGTAGACCGTGGACAGAATAAGGAGACTTCTTTTATCCCGGTTCGCGCTCCGAAGAAATTTATCAGCGACAACCTGCGAGCGAAGCTTGTTAAAGGCGCACCTGTGTTGGCCACTGGCCGCTTCGAATCCGGTTCTTATGATAAGGACGGGCAGAAGAAATTCTACACTTACCTGAGTGCCGCAACGATTCAGCATGATGTCAACGGTAACTTTTCCGAAGGTCTTCTGATGGGCAATTTGACTGCCGACGTAACTACCCGTTCCACTCAGAATGGAAATAGCGTGGCAACCTTTACGGTCGCCAGCAATCGTTCTTACCAGAAGGATGGTAAGTGGGCCGATGTCACTTCCTTTGTGACTGTTGCTGCATCCGGTAAGCTTGCAGAATTTATTGCAAGCCACTTCCATAAAGGTGACCCTATCATGGTTGCCGGTACTTTGACCAGCAGCTCTTACAAGAACAAGAACGGAGAAAACCGTACTTCTTATACTGTCTGGGCTGACAAGGCCACCTTCGCCAACCGCAGTAAAGAAAATACTCAGAATGGTACTGCCGCCGCTCCCGCTGCTACCCCTGTGTCCTCTGCTCCTACTGCACCGACTTACGGTGAATATGGGGCCGACGAATTCGATGCTGTAGAGGAAGAGGATGACTTGCCCTTCTAATCATCAATTCTAAGCCCCGTGAGCTGTGCTAACAGGCTATACGGGCGATTACACACTAATTCAAGTCGAGACTGGCACTTTTGCTGGTCTCGACTATTTTAATTTATCGGAGGAAAAATTATGAATACTCAGAATTTATGGTGGACCGGCAAAACCAATGACTTGCTCGACCCTGCGCTGCCCGACTTCTTTCATGATGCCCAGCTAGGCATCGGAACGAGGTTTATTGATGACCCTACCGCTGCCAGTGTAAAGCAGGCCGGGGTATACCAGACCAATGGGCACTGTGTGCCCGGCAAAATAACAGCAGATTTCGCGAAGGCATTGTGCCGCGCTGAGATGATTGAGAATGGGCGCAAGGTAGGCGCGTATTCCTGCAATAAAGATGGTCGAACAATGGCTGAGTGGGTAGACAACAATATCTACAAGGAATGTGAAATTGACCATTTGGGAAATACGCTTTGCCTGGCTTACGATAGAGGCACTGGGCAGATGTATGCTTCTAATGGCTTGAATGGAAATCCTTTAGACGCATCTAAGACTGGCCTTGCACCTTTCTTTCTGCTTCTGTGGGGCGATTTTCAAAATCGTGTTGACGGTTTTGAGGATATCTTTCAGAAGTATGTTGCAGAAACCGACACTACCCAAAAAGTCAAGTACGCTTGTGCTTTGGCTGGTACTGCGTGTGACGCAATGTTAGAGCAAGACACGGACCTCAAGGCAAAATATCCTAACAACGGTAATTTGAAGAGTGTTACTCAGAGCCTTGCCAAGAGCAAGAAATTTTCCCCCGATTTGGTTTGGGGCACTTTTCAGTTTATGAGTGACCAAAAAGGCTCCGGAACCAGCAAGTTCAAGTTTAAGTCCGTGAAGGACTTCGTTGGCTATTTTGCGGACAACAACCGTATTCTCTCTGATGAAGAGAAGGGCCTGATTCCTCAGCTGGATGACGGATACATTCTCCCTGAAGAGGTAAAAACGACTTGCTATTTGATTGCTAACACTCGTAACACCAAGCGCCCCATGACTAATATCATGCTGCGTGGTGACCCGTCTGTCGGCAAGACTGCTGGTGCTCGTGCGATTGCAGCCGGTCTTGGCCTGCCTTACACTTTCATTACCTGCAATGCCGGTACTGAAATGTACAACTTGATAGGCGATATGATGCCTGTCAATGCTTCTGATTCTGACGATAGCATCAATGAGGAGCTATTCAAAGACCTGCCGACCGCGACTGATATCAGCATGGACCCCGTGACCGCGTATGAAGCTATCACTGGTGTTGCCAAAGCAGACGCTACCGAAACAGAGTGCATGACCGAGCTGTTCCGCAAGCAGATGAAGCTTTGTTCCGAGGCTTGCGGCCAGGGCTTCCGTTATGTTGAGAGTCCTTTGGTTCGCGCCATCCGCAATGGTTGGGTATGTGAGCTGCAGGAGCCTTCTCTGATTACGCGTCCGTCTGTCATGCCTGGCCTGAACGGTCTGCTGGATGAAACTGGCTGCGTCGTTCTACCGACAGGTGAGATGCTGCATCGTCATCCTGACTGCATCATCATCTCCACGTTGAACGTTGACCTGGAAGGCTGCCGACCGTTGAACCAGTCGTTCATCGACCGCCACCATCTCATCGTTGACATGAAATGCCCGGATGATAAAGTCATCATTGAGCGTATTAAGGGTATGACTGGCTGCGGCAACGATGTTCCGCTGCAAGCGATGGTTGACTGCATTCACCAGATTGCCAAGAAGTGCCAGACTTGTGGTGCTACCGATGGCAACGTGAACTCGATGCGCTCTCTTGCAAACTGGGTTCAGGCTGGTATGCTGATTGGCGATTATGCTAAAGCTGCCGAATGGACCGTTGTGAGCGGTGCAACATCTGACTCGCAAACTCGTGAAGAACTTGTGAGAGTTGTAGCAAACTACAGCTTTGCCTAATAACATTGAAGCCCCGACCTTCTGGTTGGGGCTTTTTCTTTTGCATTTTTTAGTTTAGTTTCAAAAATAACGAAAAGGGGACTATTTTGCGTTCGATTCGCAACTTCGCTAAATCGGCGTTTAGCGAAATATAGGGGGGACTTTTAGTTTTTGCAATCCATACCGACATTCGGTTAGGCAACTTGTCTTGACACCCAAATCACACAGAACTCGCGTGTCTGTTGGTATGAATTCATTTCTTGCAAAATGCAAACAGCGAATACACATTCCAAGCACTTTCTTGGCTGCATATCCGCTGTATGTATTAGATATCTTTGTGAATCTGTTTTTTTAGAAGTTCGGTATTCAGGAGCAATCCATGGATTGCATAGCGGTATGACAAAATTTTCTCGCTGTTATAGGTTCCAAAAACATCCTGTGCATAAACGACTTTGTTTAGCTGATTTACTTCATCTTCGGCCAGGTATAACGATACCTGCTTGTTTTTCATCAGCTTCGTTCCGCGCCTGCCTTCATTGGTCGGCATGAAGGATATGATTTCGTCAATTTCTGGCAAGAGATAGTATGATTCATCTAGCCCTTCGGTGGCTACTAACTCGTCATATTCGGCAGAACCTTTAGAGATGATGTACCGCTCCCCTACCCTGCTGACTTTTTGAAGTTCGTTTCTAATCAATCGGTTTGTTAGCGTTCCTAAACGACTTCCCTCATACCACGCGCGAATTTCAAGCATCTCTGCAAAGTCTGAACGAAAACGCACCGCAATTATGTTTTTTTCGCTATTCATTTGATTTTTCCTTAATCGACGGCTTCAATTTTCTCTTTCAGCTTTGTTGCCATCTCAATTACTTCTTCGAGCGCTGCGATGTCAGAATCTCTCGATTCTTGGGAAACATGGCTTAATGCTTTTTCATAGCTCTTGTTTGCATAGACTCGCTGCAGCTTCTTGATAATTGTCGGAGTGGCCTTTAATACGGCACTTACACTGATGTCTGCCGCTTCCCTCTCCTTCTTGGCAACGTCCTTGGCTGCTTCTTTCTTTGCGTCGTACTCAAAGTCTGCTACTTCTTCCGGGGCATTACACTCTTTGATAATTCCGAACTCTTCGGCTTTCTTTTTGAGCTCCTGCAGTTCGCTATCAAAATACTCAATGGCGTTCTTATAAGCTTCTTCGTGTTCTGCTCTGGTACGCTGCTGCAAGGCACTGAACAGGTATTCCCGGAACGTATCGTGAAGCGTATCGCGCATCACTTCAATGTGGTTCTTCCCTGCTTCTTCCCCGGTGTCACCGTGACAATCCACTGCATTGAGCTCTTGATACTTTTCGCCAATCTCTTCCTGCTTCTCATCATCGAATCGCAGATAGCTTTCGCACTCGCTGCGGCTCAGGAACTTGGCATCAAGAAGTTCTTTCAGACTCCCTTTCAGCTTATCTTCGAGCCTTGCATCTCTGTCGATGGTTTTCGGGTTTACAGAACTTACGCTCTTGATTGCTTTCAGAGCGTCTGTTCTATTCATGTTATAAGGCTCTTTCAGGAGGCATTCGATGAATTCAGATACAGCCTTTCTGCGAACTGCTTCATCATTTAGGCCACCGCGTACCTGCAGGTTGGCGCTGTAAAGCAGCACTTTCTTTTCATTGTCAGAAAGCTCTGTTGTAATAACATTGCAGTTCCGAACAATTTGCCAGGACGTATCCCCTTCTGCGACAAGCAGCTTGAGGGCTCGATATCTTCTTTCACCAGAAAGAAGGACATAGACCTCTCTCCCCTCTTCTGTGGACGGGAACAGAACCAGGTTGTGTAATAGGCCGTTCCGCTTGATATCATCCGCAAGAATCCGAATATCTTCATCGTCATCTATTTCACGGAATATCTCATTGTCGGGATTGGTTCGGATATTATAGAGGGATATATCACGGTTTTGGTATTCTATCTTGTGCTTTGCATTGAGTAAGTCGTTATAGAATGCACCGGCGCTATTGTTGTTTACCTTCTTCAACGCTTCAATATTAGGCAGCTTGGGTGTAGTTACAGGCCCCTTCTTCTTTGTCAATGCCATTTCACTTCGCCTCCAGCTTTGTCAAACGCTTCATCAATTCTTTGTATACCTGCTGATATGCAATCGAGACAGGCTGCTTTGCCGCATAGAAACATACAGGCTGATAATTTGTCACAGACATACCAACACTGATACTGTTCGGGATTTCATTCTCAAACAAAGCCGGACCTAATACATCCTGGCATTGTGTGCGAATCAATCTGGCTGCCTTAGCTTTCTTAATTACTGCTGTGAGTAAGACTCCAACACCTTTGATGCGGCTTCCAGGCACATTACACAGCTCATTGCACAGCGCAAACGTTCTGAACGCTGACTCTCGGGAGTTAGCGTCACACATCATGGGAATCAAGATGTAGTCGGCTGCACTGATTGCGTTGGTAAGAAGCAAGGAATCACGAGTCGGCTGCGTATCAATAATTATGTAGTCATAGTCATCCAATACTTGCTCCAGGAAATAGAACAGGAAGTCCGACATCTTCTCAATGCGCTTTATTGCTCCGCTTTTGGCCAGAACATTCGCGTCATCAAACAAGTCAGCTAATCTCTGATTGATTTTCGGCGTTTGAGCACTTCCGGGAATCATGTCAACATTGTCGCCATACTCAGTCGGCACAATGAAATCACGGGTTTTTGTATATCGAAAGCCGCTAAACATATCATAGAGAGCGTGCCCCTCATACAGCCCTTCTGTGATTTCACCTTTCCCGTCACTGAGAGCACTGGTCAAATTGCCTTGGGGGTCTGTGTCAATGCACAGCACTTTCTTTCCGTCTTCCCCCATCAGATATGCTAGGTTCGAAGCGGTGACGGTCTTCCCTGTTCCGCCCTTCTCAATCGCGACTGTGATGACTTTTGCTGGCATGTTGCGCACCTCATTACTCAAGGGTAAAATCACTTGAGTACCTGTTATTATAATTTCAGTTTTGTCTTGGTGTTTGGCTTGATAGCGCGATTTTTAGATTGCAAGTCTTTACAGTTCCGATTTCATTTGCCTACGCAAATCGCACAAAATGTCAACACCAACAAATCAATGATTTAATTATAACATGCTTTAGCTAAATGTCAACGCGAACTTTAGAGGATGCTTCTTTCAATACGAATTATAAGCCGTCAAGAACTCGAATCCCTGTTGGTGCAAATTCATTCTTGACTGCCAATGCCTTATCGCTGGCGCCTACGGCGATAAACAAAGTACAACTCATCCCCTATCTGGAACGCAAGTTCCTGTTGGTATAATTTCGATTTTCACTTGCTTGCCACGATGCCGGTCTTTTTATCGCCCACTAGAACCCGCGTACCTGTTGGTGCAAATTCGGTTTTGCATCTGAAAACAGAACCATAGGGCGTTTCTCTCCGTTCAAGAACTTGAATTCCTGTTGGTGTAGATTCGTTTCTGATTTTTTGGCAAAGAAAAAAGGCCCACCAAATGGTGAGCCTCGATTTATTCATTTATGTCGTCATCGAACGTTGTGGTGAAATCAATCAATTTATTAAGGCCGTTTTCGTGAGCCTTGATGGCTCTCTCGCCCAATGCGATTGTAGTTGCTGAGCTTTCAATCAAATCATTGAAGATAACTTTGCGGTAATAGTTGGCGGTCTTTGTTCCGCCGTCTGCGTCCAACAAAGATTTGTACCTTGTTGCGATACCGAACGTCCAGGTCTTTAATCCGTTGTTGTCTTTAATGATTCGGTTCAGAGCATTAAAAGCTTCTCTGTTATGTTCAGGATTTCGAGTGCTGGTTAAGATTTTGCCGACAATGGTAAACACATCGGTAAAAATATTGCGTTCTTCCGGCGTCAGCTTTTCTTCATAGTCCTGGTATTGAGCTTTGGCTTTCACTTCGTTTCGCGCCATATTATAGCTCATGCTCATTACAGCTTCGGAAAGCGGCAGGTTGTATTGCTCAAGAGTTTCAAGACTCACTACGCGGCGGGATTTACGCTTCCTGCCAACTTCGGTTTCAAGGTTCTGCCGCTCTTCATGAAAGGCACGAACCTTTTTCATCTCTTCTTTGGTCTTGTACTTAATGAATATATAAAGGAATTCGTACTTTCTGACACCTTTGCGGCGAACCGGTTCGTAGTCGAACCAGAGGTCCGTCATTTCATTGATTTCGGCTTTGACAGGTGCAAGAATGTTCTTTTCAAAATCAGAAAAGACCTTATATTTCTCAGAAACAGTTTTTTCTCTACTGAATTTGGGCTCAGAGCTACTTTCCGTCTTTCTGCTCTTTTTACTGCGCAGTATTTCATCTTTGGACGGCATGGAAAGCATTCCTTTGAATTCTTCCATGTCAAAGACTTTGTATTTGTAACCCTTCAGCTTATTTTGCTTGTCTGGGAATTTACGAAGCACAGCTTCCGTGACTGGTTCGAATATCACGCCGTTCGTGTAGTTGTATTCTCTGGTTCCGTTATCATAGGACAATACAATCTCGTAAATACGCATCGAATAGGTGCTTTGCATTGTGAGCAGATACTCAATGCTATAAGAAGTGTAATTGCTCGTCAGTTGCGCGATGTCTTTCCAAATATCTGGGTTAAAACGCATCTGGATGGTTTTATCTTTGAAATTGACACGGGAGCCCTTGCTAATCCAGGAAATGGTTTTTAACTGGTCCGGTCCATCTGGAACCCAGAATGTACGGTTTTCCAGGTTCTCAACAATTTGCTGCAGATGCGGCTTATAACCGCTGCGCATAATATCAACGCCGGTGAGCTTTGAAAATTCCTGGAATGTGATGGTGTAGTATTTCGATGCATCTCTATCATTACGCTGGTCGATTTTGGATAGCATAATCAGCAAAATCTTTTGCTCATTTCGAGGCAATGAATATTTTGTCTTTTGAATCAAGTCATTGCTTTTCGTGATGATAGACTTATTGAGCGCTTTAACCTCGGGTAGTTGAGCCAATGCCATCTGTTCTTGAACTTCCTCATTACTGAGAACTTCACCAACAACTGACTCAACATTATCATTAGCTTTTGCGTTGCTGTCTTTCTTTTTCATCGTCGATTTGAGACAAGCCAGATGGCTGCTCAGCCTTTCTTTTAATATGCAGCAAACCATCAAAGAAAGCTTTTCCTAAAAATGGTTACACTAAGAACATTATAATTTAGTTTACAACAAATGTCACATAATGTCAAGGTTCTATTGGTTAGAATTACGATTCTCTTATTTCTTTTTAGATGCAATTTATATTTTATTCTTTTATTACTTATTCTTTATTATATATAGAAGAAACGGAGTTTATTTTGCTTGTAAAAAGAGTTTGTTTTGCTCTTCACGGGAGCTTGTTTTGCGTTTCGGAGTAGATTGTTTGTTTTGGGAACAGAGCTTTATTTCGGTTAACTTGCGAAAAGAACCTCTGTTTGACTCGAAAAGAACCTCTGCTTTTGATTGTGAGTACGAGCTCATCCTGAATAGAATTATTTCAAAGCTATTTCTTCGCATAAATGGCGGAGAAAAAATGCAACGTAAATAATCTCCGTTATGCAATGTCGGGTTCTTTAACTAGCAGGGGAGGGGAGAACTGGTACGACTCGGAACAAAAATGATGGGTCAGACTATAGTAGCATTCCAGCTGCGGTCTTACATTGAAGAAAGTATTGACAAAAGCGAACGTAAATAATCTCTGTTTTAGTCGTAGCACTCGGTCAAGTATCATTACCCAAAAATGCAACGTAAATAACCTCAGTTTTGCAGTGCATCACGCTTGAGACTTTATATGCTTCTGGAAAAGTTCTTTAACCACGCCAGAGACAAAAACGTAACGTAAATTATCTCCGTTTAAGAAAGTGTGAAACTTCCAAATTTGTGGTGGTCGGTCTGACTTACGCTAATTTCTCATGAAAAAATAACGAACGTAAAGAACCTCCGTTTGAAATGACTGATGCTTTGCTCGTTCAACCTCAAAATCTAATAAAAAGAATCTCTGGTAAATGCTTACAGCAATTCCTAACGGAACAGCTACCGTACCATGCTCACACAGGGCTGCTTATAATATAATAGTTTGTTTTATGGCAAATGTCATTATTCTATGGGTCAAAATAACATCCAAAATGGACAATGATAAGCATATTATACAAATAGTAGACACAACTCACAAAATAAAGTAATGTATCAAAGGAATCGGAGATTATTTACGTTGCAAATTTGGTTCAGCTTCGCTGAAATAAAAGCACGATAACACGATGATAATGCTGATGTGGAAACAGGAATGACGAAGCTATATAAGAGAAAATTAACGTAGCAGTTTTGAATTTGCACTTACAGATGAATTCCGATGAAAAACAGCTAAAAATGCATGGGAACTATGCGGTATAAATTACAACCTGTTAAATATTGTGTAATTCTACGTTCAGGAAATGCCATGAAGCGTTTGGGCAATTTGTAAGTTCAGAAAGTTGAACGTAAATAACCTCGTTTTACAATACAGCGAAAAACTAACGTAAATAACTTCTGTTTTAGAAAAAACGAGTCGAGAGTAGAGGAATGCCCAAAATCAATATAAATAACCTCCACCAAGCCGCTCTCATAGTGACACTCCCAAAAACGAACGTAAAGAACCTCGGGTTGACGATACGCCTGTGAAAGAGTGAAGGCTGCTATCATATCCAGAACGGAAAGAAAACAATCTCCGGTTGGTACGACTCACAAAGTCAAGCACACTTGATAGTAGGGGAGAGGAGGAGAGAATTGAATAATGACTGAGCTGGAAAGTAAAATTGAACGAAAATAACCTCTGTTTTATGAGGACTCTACAATACTTGGTTTGCCTCATCTCAGATAACCCGACTGTTGTAAAACCGAAATTAAAACGTAGATAACCTCGGGGTAATATATCGGCATTTCATTCTCAAACTATATTACCGAGTGAATTGGAACGAAAATAATCTCCGGTTTAATTGTTCAGACACAAAAACGCTGCAAACTAAAAACTGCACGTAAAGAACCTCCGTTTGCTTATGGAAAGGTTTATGAACAAAAGAAGAAGCTAAAATACGAAAATAACCTCCGTTAAAGCTGGACCTGGTAAGCACTGAAATTGTGAATTGCTAAATTGTGGGTAAGTATAAAGATGAGTGAAAACAATCTCTGTTATAGTCTCAACAGAAAAAAGTGAAACGTAAATAATCTCTGTTTAGTTGAGCTGAATGGATTGGTTTGGAATGAAAAAAGTAACAGTAAGAATCTCAGAATACCACAAAGGCCAAGGATAATGTATTTATGCAAGTTTTTCTGAATGCCCACTTCGCCTGAGAGCAGCAAGAAAAGTCGATGTAAACAATCTCCGTTATGTTTATCCAAAGCAATTTTGAATTTACAACAACAGGAACGCAATAACAGGGACATGAAAATAAGTGAAATACAATAACAGGTACGCAAGTGATTTACATAGTGAAAGAAATTGTAATTGTGAAATGATAATTAACAAAACAACAAATCGTTGTGACCAAAGTGCAGGAATGATATAATTATAATATAAGAGTTTTCTTTTTTCATCATCATCCGAGGCTTCCGAAATGCAGCTGACACAGAAATGGTTGAACGAAACATTAGCAAAGAACCCTGCTCTGAGCATTCAGGTGCAGGGTGGAAAAGACTGTGTCAAGGCCAGTAAACCCAAAGAGCCTAAAGTGACGCACCCCAAATACGGGAATCATAAGGTATATGCGTACAGGGACGGCTTTGTAGCAGGAAACAAGGATGCGAAAGAGCACGGCGACATCGTGGATGTGTTCGATTCGACGAAGGAGTATTGCCGGTGGTTGGATTTGCAGATGCTCGAAAAAGGTGGGAGCATCACGGAGCTGAAACGGCAGGTCCCATTGACGATTCAGAATGCTTTTCAGTATGAGGGGAAAAGGATTCAGAAAATTGATTATCGTGCAGATTTTTATTACCGCGACAAAAGCGGCACGGTCGTGGTAGAGGATGTAAAGGGATACGACCAAAAGAATGGCAAATATATTCAAACCGAAGCGTTTCGGTTGAAGTGGAAACTACTCAAATCAAAGTATCCGAATTATCATTTTGTGTTGTATTAAGGAGTATCAAATGGTTGGGGTATTGAAGAATTTTAGTGGAATGACCCCATTCCACTAAGTTTCTTCAATATCACAGGCGGATGTACTTTTGTACATCAAGATGACGAGCTGCACTTGTACGGTTTTCCCAGCCTGCAACCATGCGAAGGCGTCATCTAGCCAAGGGAAACACAACCTCCTGCTTCGGCAGGAGAGACTTATCGTAAAGGAGGTGGCGTATATGTCCACTATTTATGTGCTCAACAAAGACGGTAAACCTTTAATGCCTACGACTCGCGGCGGACATGTGCGCCATCTGCTTAAAGAGCAAAAAGCGCGAGTCGTACAAAGTAATCCGTTTACTATCCAACTGCTGTATGAAACCAACGATGTAGTGCAGCCCCTATATTTAGGCATTGACCCCGGCAGAACCAATATTGGTGTTGCTGTAGTCAAAGCAGATGGCACGGCAGTCTTTGCCGCACATCTGGAAACTCGCAATAAAAAGATTCCAAAACTGATGCAAGACCGCAAAAAAGCCCGCCGCGCAAGGCGCACAAATGGCAGACGCTGCCGCCGTCAGCGGAGAGCTAAGGCAAATGGCACCATTTCTAAGAAGTGTGTAAAGCAAGATACTGCCCAAAGCAAGAATCCTAGCAAACGTGCAAAAGAAATTGGTGTTATCAAACGTCATCTTCCGGGATGCAAGAAAGATGTACTCTGCGTTGGCATCAAAAACAAAGAAGCAAAGTACACCAATCGCGCAAGGCTGGAAGGATGGCTTACACCCACCGCAAATCAGCTGCTCCAAACACACATCAATTTGGTAAAGAAAATTCAAAAGTTTCTCCCCATCAGCGATGTTGTACTTGAAGTCAACAAATTCGCGTTCATGCGGCTTGATAATCCTAACATTCAGAAATGGCAATATCAGCGGGGACCTCTCTACCAAAAAGGGAGCCTTGAAAATGCTGTTTCCGAAATGCAGGAGCACCACTGTCTGTTTTGTGAAAAGCCCATTGAGCATTACCACCATGTAGTGCCGAAATCCGAGAATGGTAGCAACACCATCGCCAATATTGTTGGTCTATGTGCAGAGCATCATAATCTCGTTCACAAAGATGTCGCCTGGCAAGAAAAGCTTGTTGAAGAGAAAACTGGACTCAACAAAAAGTACGGTGCTTTGAGTGTATTGAATCAAATCATTCCAGCACTGACGAAAGAATTAAGTTTTCTTTTTCCGAAGCATTCCTTTATGACCAATGGTAAAAGTACCCACGACTATCGTGCAGCGCACGGTATAAGTAAAGACCACTGGCTTGATGCTTATTGTATCGCCTGCTCTGTTTTGCCTATCGATGTTTGCGATAGCACCATCAACAATTGTGTGCCGTATGAGCTGAAACAGTTCCGTCGTCACGATAGAAGAGCATTAAACAATGAAAATATGAACCGCGTGTACACACTCAATGATAAGGTGGTTGCTACAAATCGGCATAAAGCAACGGAGCAAGAAGCTGCCAGCCTAGAAGAATTTCGCAAAGAGCATCCGAATGATGTTTGCAAACTCAAAGTAAAAGAGCACCATCCAACATACAGAAACATGAACCGCAACTATCCGGGCAGCGTATTCCTTGTCGGCAAGCAAATTCATGTAATGCAAGGAATAGCAAGCTCTAAAGACGGAAAAGCAACAAAATACAATGACACAAGAGCAACCACAATAGCCGCAGGGAAGTGTAAATTTGTTGCAAAAAATTCTGGCATATTGTTTGTGTAATGCAAATTCAGAAAGGCATTTAGTGATGAAACCACAAAAGAGCTTCAATAGCCACAGACATGCAGTACAAAGCGCGACAAAATTCAAGGCCAAAATCGTTGATGTTCCATTCTGCGACCCTGAAAGCGGATTTGCGATTCTGGTTGCTTCCCGCATTGAAGACGGCAAGAGCATTGTCCTCAAGGGTATTATCCCGAATCCGGTCGAGAATGCTTACATCACTTATCAAGGACATTGGGAGCAGGATGCGCGGCGGGGAACACAGTATGTCAAGGTCGAAAGCGCCGAGATTGACTATGAGGCGGGCGGCACGGACTCTATTTACGAGCTGCTAACCAGCGGATATGTTCCGGGAGTTGGACCTGTAACGGCAAAGAAAATCATCAAAGCATTTGGTGCTGATTCCCTCAAAATAATCGAGAAAAGTCCGGAAAAGCTGACAGAACTTGCCGGAATCAAAGAAAAGGCAGCAAAGAAAATCCACGATGCCTATATTCATATCGCAAAAGACCAGGAATTGATTTCTTTTCTGCTTCCCTTTATCTCGATGCAAAAAATCAATGCCGTTCTGAAAGAATACGGAGACAGCAAGCAGGCATTGGCTGCTATCAAGGAAAACCCGTACTGCCTATATCAGGATGTGAATGGTATCGGATTTGCTGCATCTGACCGAATCGCGTTGGTCGGTTTGGGCATGGACAGGAAAGACCAGCGCAGAGTGGAAGCTATCGTTCTGCATTCGCTTGAGGTGCAGGCGCAGATGGAAGGACATTCTTTCGTTTGGCTGAATCAGTTGATGGCTTGCGTTGCAACGACCGTGGAGAAAGAGCTGCACGAATCACGAATTCCTGAACAGTCAATACGAGATGCAGTGAATGGCGCAAGACGGAAAGGCTTGCTGGTGGCAGAAAAGTCTAGCGGGAACGCAAGCGGAAAACCTCTCTTCTGCATTTATCTGCGCCGATACTGGGCACTTGAATGCGACATCACGTTCCTTTGCCATACATTGCACCATTGCATGAATGCAGCGTGCGGCATGGTCTCGAAAGCCGATGTGGACAGAGCTATCCAGAACGTTCAGCAAAAGGACGGCTTCCTGTTGGATGACACTCAAAAGCAAGCAGCGTACACCGTATACGGCAGTGACAGTCAGAACGTGACGGTAATCACTGGCGGTCCAGGCAGTGGTAAGACGACTATCATCAAAACCATCATTGAAGCGTTTAAGGTTGCAAAAGGCAGCTACTATAAGGAAGAAGACATTCTGCTCTGTGCTCCTACTGGTCGAGCTTCGGCAAGAATGCGGGAAGCAACGGGACATGCAGCATCTACGATTCAGTCAGCGTTTTTTGGTTGCTTTGATAATGAAGCAAGTGTGATTGTGGTTGACGAATTCTCAATGTGCAACCTTGAAACGGCGCATATGGTCTTCTCACTGGCTTCTCATGGCTGCAAACTGGTCATAGTGGGAGACCCTGACCAGCTTCCTGCAATCGGGGCAGGCAATGTTCTTCGAGATTTGATTGACAGCGGAGAAGTGAATGTATGTAAGCTCTCCTCCTGCCACAGAAATATGGGCGCGATTGTTGAAAATGCAATGCACATCAATGCAGGTGAGCAGACGAGTACTTTTAGACAAGATGAGTCATTCCTGCTGATTCCGGCAACCAAAGGCATGGAAATCAGAACCACAGCGTTGTTCAATTACTTTCATTTTGTTCGGAAATACGGCGAAGTGAATGACCTGAATAGCAGATACGAGGAAGATAGCATTCATAAAGGTGTTCAGAATGTATGTTTGCTCACTCCGGTCCGCAAAAAGGGGAGCGGGTACATTTCCGCAACGGACTTGAATCTTTTGATTCGTGACAAGCTGAACCCTGCAACGTATGAAAACAGCGGGTTCATCGAGTCTTTGAAAGGCGAGCCGGAACAGGGATTCGATTACCGAATCGGCGACCGTGTGATGCTGTGCAAGAATCACCGAGGCAGCTTTGTAAACGGTGATATGGGTTTTATCACGAGCTTTGAACCGAAAGCCCTGGACCAGGATGGCGCGATGATTTGCAACGCCTATACAGTAAGGTTCGATAACCCTTGCGATGTAGATGGCGAATGCTTTGAGATGATTGTCAGCAGAAAGACGATGCAATCTGAATTTGCGTTGGCATATGCGATGACGGTTCACAAGTCACAGGGTTCTGAGTTCAAAGCAGTCGTGGTGGCGTTTGATACCGGCTGGAAACAGCTGCAGCAGCGAAATCTTCTGTATACCGCAGTGACTCGTTCAAAGAACGAATGTAGAATTGTCGGGAATATGGACGCGGTCGATATGGCAATCGATACGAACGACATTGAAAACCGCAATTCATTGCTCAAAAATAGGTTACAGCACTATAACAACGAAAAATATCTTGACATTCACATGACGAATTTTGGGACTTCCGGAACAGATTGTTTTACGGAATGACAGAGGAGTAAACGATATGGCTAATATGCCGTTGACTGACATTGGTATTACGCCGCGAAAAGCAAGTCAATTTGCCAGCAAGGGAATTGAAACGGTGACAGACTTGCTCGGGTATTATCCGACCAAATACTTGGATTTCAGGAATCCTATCTCGTTTGCGGAAGGAAAATATCATCAAGGAGAGCATGTTGCCATCAAGGGTAAGGTCGTGAGTGGCCGAGTTATTGATGGCAAGCATTACATGCTGCGCCTTACGGACGGGAACACTTATTGTACGGTATTCTGGTTCAATCAACCGTTCCGCACACGGCAGTTTTCAGTCGGCGACGTCATTGCGCTTGGCGGAGTCGTTTCCTGGAACGAGCAGTACAACAACATGACAATGGCAACGCCTGACTTTGTCACGACGGATATCGCGTCAGCTTTCTCTATCCAGCCGGTCTATCGGAAAATCAAAGGAATGTCGGTGGAATACCTGGAAGATGCCATTAAATTGGCGCTGCCTTATACCAGAGAATGCTCGGCCGAAACCTTGAGTTTGGCGCAGATGCGGGCGCTCCGAGTCCCACCGCTTGCTGAAGCCATTCACATGGCACATCAGCCGACCGATGAAAAGGAAATCAGGCTTTCCCGAAAGCGCAGAGCGGTCGATGTGTTGTATCCGTTCTGCTATGAGCTGGAAGCAAAGAAAGCAGAAGCCGCAAAGGTGTCGTTCTGTCGAATTAAGAGTACGCGGGACGTTCTGAACAAGATGCAGGGAGTCTTACCGTTCAAGCTGACAGAGGACCAAAAGAACGCTGCTGAACATATGCTCACCGAGATGGAACACGGAGAACGTGTGGATACCCTGGTTCAGGGTGATGTAGGCTGCGGTAAAACGGTCGTTGCTGAGATTTGTGCATTAGCTATGGCAATGAATGGGTTTCAGTGTGCCGTTATGGCTCCGACCGTGGTTCTTGCCACGCAGCACTATGAGGAGTTCTCGAAAATCCTCGGCTCGTTCGGGTACAAGACGGTTTTCCTGCGCAGTGGCATGAAAGCAAAAGAAGAGAAATCGGTTCTCGAAGAGATTGAGAGCGGCAAGGCTCAAATCATTGTTGGAACGCATTCTGTGATTTCCGGGAAGGTCAAGTATCATAAGCTGGGTTTAACGATTGTAGACGAGGAACATCGGTTCGGCGTTGAGCAGCGTGAAGCACTCAAGCAGAAAGCAAAAGACGGCGTTCACAATGTCAGCATGAGCGCTACGCCAATCCCGCGCTCGTTGGCGAACACTTTGTATGGGGAAGGCACCGAAATCGTCAATATCCATACGATGCCTGCCGGGCGCAAGCCTGTAAAGACCATTATCTGGTCAAATGAAAACAGCTGCTATAAATCCGTATACAATCAAATCAAGGAAGGTCATCAGTGTTATATCGTGTGCCCTCTGATTGAAGATTCGGATTCGGAAACTCTGGAAGGCGTTGATTCGGTTGAGACGACCTACAAAAAGCTGACAGAATGGTTTAAGCCTTACCCGGAAGTGACAATCAAGGCAATCTCCGGCGACATGAAAGCCAAAGAAGTTCAGGAAGGAATTGAAGCATTCGCTCAAAAGCAGGCTAACATCCTTATCTCTACCACGATTGTTGAGGTTGGCGTGAATGTCCCGAACGCTACGGTCATTGTTATCAAGAACGCGGAACGCTTTGGATTGGCACAGCTGCATCAGCTCAGAGGGCGTGTTGGACGCAGCAGCTTGCAGAGCTATTGCGTGCTTCTGTCTAAGGACAAGGAGAATGAGCGCTTAAAGACTATGGAGGCGACCAATGACGGTTTCAAGATTGCTGAAAAGGACTTGGAACTGCGTGGGACCGGTCAGATTTTGGGCGTTAAGCAGAGCGGCAAAGACGCGGTGATGGAGATGGCTCTAAACTATCCGCAGCTTTATCAAGCAGTAAGGAAGCAGGCGGAAATCCAGTATAAAATCGACCATCCGATGGGTTGACCCTGCTTGCGAGTCGCAGATAATAAAAATGTGGATATACCACATATTTGCTATTCGTGATTCGTTAGGAGGTAATATACAGTTGTTTGGAACAAAGAAATCACAAACTCAGCCGGAACCGGTTGAGACTATCGCAGCTCAGGAACATAAGCAGAGCATTGGGAATCAGGTGATGGAAGCATTGGGCGTTGGCGAGAACGGAACCGGGCTCGATGAAGAATCTGAAATCTTGATGCCGAAACAGAATCAGCGGCAACTGGAAGCGGAGGGTGTTGTGAAGGAAAGCGTATGTGTCATTTCCAAAGATGCAGTTATCGGCGGAGGCATCGATGTTAAAGGTGATTTGATGGTTGCCGGAAAGGTAATGGGTCATATCTCTGCATCGACTGTGACTTGCGTTGGGGAAACCAGCTACATCGAAGGGAATGTGACTTGCAACAAGCTTCGGATGCACGGCGGTAAAATCAAAGGTCATGTTACGGTGCGTGAGAAGGCTGACATCAATGGTGAAATCAACGGCGACATTGAATGTCTATCTGAACAGACTGCGGCTTTTGGCGAACATGCGGTCGTGGCAGGGACTTATATCCGGTGCAGCATGTTGAAAGTCGAACCTGGCGCTCAGATTGCAGCAAAGATTGAAATGAAGAAACCGAATGCACTTCCGGCATCCACTGGCAGCAGTGAGACGCGGCAGAGAAGTATCCGGATTCCGAACCAGACTCAAGCCATTAGCTCCTGAGTAAATCAAATCACAATCACTTGGAGGAAATAACGGTGAATAAACTGAAATCCATCTGGCAGATTGAGGATTTGCGAAAAAAGATTCTCTTTACGCTCCTTCTCATTCTGGTATTCCGCCTTGGATGCAGCATTCCGGTTCCGTTTGTATCCAATACCGCATTGGATTCGATGTTTTCCAATGACAGTATCTTCGGATACATGAACATGCTGTCTGGCGGTGCTCTTTCCCGATGCGCGTTCTTTGCGTTGGGTGTGAGTCCTTACATTAACTCGTCCATCATCACTCAGCTTTTGTGCGTGGCACTCCCAAGCTGGGAAGCACTGCAAAAAGAAACAACTGGAAAAGATAAACTAGACGAGTACACCAAACGAATTGCTCTGGCAATGGCTGCAATCATGAGCATCGGCTATTACTTCGTGCTCCGCAATTACGGAGCTCTTGAGTATACGGCAGGGAAAAGTGGGGTCTTCGCGGCGGCTGTTATTATGGCAACTTTCCTTGCAGGGTCTCAGCTTTCTGTCTGGATTGGCGGCCGAATCGATGAGTTCGGAATTGGCAACGGCGTTTCAATTCTGATTTTTGCCGGTATCGTGTCTCGCTGGACCGACATCAACACGATTGCCCATAACATTGCCGTTCAGGTCGAGAGCGGCAACTGGCTGTACTCTCTCGTGGGTATCGGGATGGTAGTTGCAATGCTCTTCGCCGTGTGGTTCGTATCCTACAGTGATGGGGCAGAACGTCGTATCCCCGTTCAATACGCAGCACGTAAATACAATGCAAGAGGCCAGGCTTCTTATATCCCCGTAAAGCTCTTGATGAGTGGTGTGATGCCGATTATCTTTGCTGGCGTTATTATGAGTATCCCGGCAACGGTAGATATGTTCGTAGACGCCACGAAGCACGCAAGACTTCATTCGGTCCTTTCTGTATTCTCTTCCGGCAGCTGGATTTACTACGCCGTATACGTTATCCTGATTGCTCTTTTCAATTTCTTCTATATCGAGATTCAGTTTGATGCTGTTTCGATTTCTAGCAACCTGCGCAATCAAGGCGGTGCGGTGCCCGGATACCGACCGGGACCCCAGACGACTGAGATGCTGAACAAGGCATTACATAAAATGGCCTTGACTGGCTCCTTCTATCTGGCCATCATTGCTCTGATGCCGATGGTGTTCAGTTTAATCAGTGGAACACAGATTTCTTTTGGCGGCACGAGCTTAATGATTATGTCCAGTGTGGCACTTGAAATCGTGCGCAGCATGGAAGGATATCTGACCGTGCGTCATCATAAAGGATTCTTGGGATAAGGAGGAGAAGACAAATGAGCATTATCGAATTTATCTTGGGCCTTGTGGTGTTGGCGGCCAGTCTTATCGTGAGTTGTGCGTGTTATCTTGTCAAAAACGAAAAGGGTGGCTTGAACGCGGCTCTTGGCGGTGCAAGTGACTTTATGACGACTCACCGGAATGACAACAACCTGAAAGTAAACAAGTTTGTTGTGAAGGTTGGCGTTGTGCTCACTATTGCGATTCTGGCTCTGACAATTATCGGTGCCCACTTTTAAGGAGAAACGCTGTGAAAAAGATTGAAATTCGGTCGATTCCGGCCAAGGTAGCCGATACGCTGCATCCGTCAAATGTGACTTGGCTTAGCGCTAAGGAAACTACGAAGCGCACGGGTGTGATTCTTTGCGTGGTAGCTGCTTCTGCTGCATTTATGGTTTTAGCAGATACGCTGTTCGGTGCAGCATTGAGATTTGTGATTTGAAGGGAGCATTTGGTATATGAAGAAACTGATGGCTGCTATGCTGTCGTTTGTAATGGCTATGATGCTGCTGGCAGGGTGTGCGTCCGCAAGTACCGATAAGACGTTCTCGGACCCGATGCAGCAGGTTTCACTGTCCAATGATGAGATGCTTGCGTCACTGAATAATGCGACCGCAGCACTGCAGGAAAATATCAATAAGACGGATGATTCCGCAAAAGTTGAGCTGGTGGTTGCGGATGACGGAAGCTGTTCCGTCTATGCGTCCGACAGCGACACGGAAAGACAGGAGTTGTGCAAAGCTGATTCCGTTAAAGCGATGTTTGAAATTTACTATGAAAACAACTGGATTGACAAAGATGGCAATGTCAGTTCAGTCGGATGATTTGCCATAGGAGGAGAACACAATGAAACGTTTGTTTGCGGGAACACTCGCGCTGGTAATGACATGCGGGGTGCTGTTTTCGGGGTGTGGGAAACAGATGACCCCTGAGGAAGAAGCAGCATCTCAGGAAACTGCCATTTCTCAGCAGCTGCAGGATGAAGAGAACAAGACTGGCCTGAAGCGGCTTATCAGCAACAATTTGACTGAATATGAACAGCCGGTTCATGATTTTATCGAAGGCTTGCAGGATGGGAATGCTGAGAAGACGGCAACGGCACTCGGTGTTCCGAACACTTTCGGGGAAAAGCTTCAGGATTGGGTCGTTGTCAATGACTTCGAGACGTTCCAGAAAACGGATATGACCAATATTTGTCTGAACTCTGCCAAGGAAGGCTCGAAAGCAGTTATCAATGTGTTTATGAAAACTCCGGGTGAAGTTACGGCTGATACATCCCCGGACTATACATTGACAGCAGAATACACGAACGGTGCCTGGGTCCTGAACCCGCCGACAGGAATTCTTACCGATTACTCTTTCACTGTTCCGAACAACAAGGTGAGCTTCCAGGGAACAGACCTCTCAAATTACACGGCAAAGAACGCTGAAACCGGCGTATGGACCGTAACGCTTCCACGTGCTCTGGACCTCGATAGTGACGCTGCCTATGTGATTTCTACAGATATGGGCGACTTTAATGGCCGTGTCTATCAGGTTGCTGCTGATGGAAACAAGAAACGGATGCTCCTTGCGGATATTGATTCAGATACAAGAGACGCTTATCAGTCTAAGCTCTCTGCTGTCATGAAGGAAGTCTATCGTCTCCTTTCCATTGGGGCAGGGGAGAGCGACTTCTCGAACGTTTTGCTGGATTCCAATGAAATTGCGAACTGCGTCCCGGAACCTGTTGACAGCGATGATGATGTGGAAGCGATTCAGGCTAATGCTGACAAGAAAGCCCTCGGCGCATCTGTTACGTCAATTACGGTAACGCCCGATGATACGATTGAAGGATACCCGGATGCGTATACCTATCGGCTTGACGGGAACGACGGCGTGAAGATGAACGTAAAGCTGAAAGTATCTACAACAAACGGCGATGCACATATGAAGGCAACGATTGGTATGCGCATCATCAATGGTGCTTGGAAAATCGTGTCAATTGATTCGAAGCGCGATATCTTTACAGGATTGTCTGTGCTTGACCCTGAATGGTGATTGTATGAGATATGCGATTCGACAGGATAGGAAGGTTCGGAAACCGTTATCGGGATGCCAGCTGACGGAAACCGAGTGGTTGGCGTGTTGGGATACGCTGAACAAGGGAATTGAATCCCAGGATGACGAAACAATCCAAAAATCCAAAATGCTGGTTCGGAGCGCAATCAAGAAAATCTACACAGAACGGTATCCAAAATCCAAGAAATGTGTTGTTTGTGGTGAGACTTGCGGAACATCAGGACTTTGCAGGAAATGCTGGCGTGCTCTCTCAAATAATGCAGTACTGAGGTCAGAGGGACATACACAAAAAGACCGCGTTGCAAATCAGCAGGGGCCTTGCATCGCATGCGGTCGGACACCGGTTCTTTGCCGGAAAGTGTGCAATCGCTGCTACGCCAAGATGCGTGCCCATAAATTTACCACGACAGAACAGCTGATGGAATACATCAGGGATAAGAAGCAAAAGAAGTAAGGCAATCAAAGCAAATTGAAGGTGAACGAAGATGATTGACTGTAATTTGGGCCCGGATTTCAAATCCTGTTTTCTGGGACATAAACAAAGTGAATATGACAAAACGTTCACCGTGAGATTAGCAAAACATATGTGTTATGAGGATGCACGGCTTGTTCAGCATTTCGTGAATCAGAAAGCAATGCGGCAGTGGATTGATGCTGTCACGGATTTCTGCGAAGGAAATAATGTGCTGCGGGACTGCCTTATCGGGATGACGGCATGTTATGTCGATTACTTCACCAAAGAGCGTGGAACGGCATCTGCCAAGGCAATTATGCAGCAGCAGACCAAAAAGCTGGAAAGCATCCTGAACGGAACCTATGTTCCTGAAAAAGCCGAAGCTGAACCGTTCGCTTCAAATCCAGACCTCAAGTCTGATATCAGCCTCACTTCTCTGATTGTTGATGTCGATGCCGAAAACATGAAGTTCGTTCCACCGCCAGTCCCGGCCTTGTCAAAGTGTGCGAATTGAATAGGATTGATATTGTAAGATAGATAACAATAGTTTTCTACCAAAAATAATATTCACAACCCGTAAGCGGATTCTCTATGTATGTAGAGAGTCCGCTATTTTATTTGTTTGTACAAAGAAAGGACGGACAAAAATGCAATTCTCAGAGAACCAGAAATACTATCTTAAACGTTTCGCAGCTCTTCACATGCCGGAGATAGGCCGGAAAGCTGCCTATGTGCGCCAGGAACTCAAAACCACCTGGATGGCGGTAGACTCTACATCCGTGCCGGACGGTGTGGTTTATGTCTACCACAACAAGGAATACAAACACATTGAGGATATCGTGGCCGATGTTTTGGATATTCACGGTGACTCAGCAAAAATCATGCAAATCAATAACACGAGGCTTGCATGCGGATTGCCGACATTCGTCACTTGGGAAAAGGCTGAAACGCTCTATACGATTCCGGGCGACAAAGAAAAACGAGAAATCGTGACATGCATGGATTACCTCTCTGTGTATGGTATTAACCCGGATGAGGTTTATGCGATGCAGGTGAAGAAATCCTGGATGACAACGGGAGTCTCGTTTGACCCCGAAGCTTCGATGGAAAGCGGAGACAGGACTGTTGCGCTGCCGTTTGACGACAACAGTGACATGGGCGCTTATTATGACGTTCTGCAAAGTCTTGGAAATGCGCTGCTCGTAGAAGACCGGAGAAACATCCATTGCAGCATCACGTATTCTATTCATAACATCGATACGCTGTTCGCTATCTGGCGCGATAAGCCCGGGCTCGAAATGAGTGTCGGATATGCCGAATACCATGTTGACGGAACATACTTCCCTGGTGACTATCTGCTGACTGTGAAAGCCAGCGGCGCAATCAATGAATTCGGTAAAGAGCAGTATAAGGCAAAAGCCACGCTGTTCTATGAAAATATGATTGTTGACAGCGTTGATTATCCGTTTGGAAATGACCGGCTGACGAGCGTTACTACCTCGCCGAACGCGGTTGACAACTGGGCCAAACTCTTCGACTATGCCCGGTATTCGCTAATGCAGAAAATGCAGTCCAGCAATGCTGCGGTGCGCAGAAACGCTTGACGCTGCGTGCGATATCCATACAATGAAAAATGTACGATAGATAACATCTACTTGGCACACTTGTGCTCGTACGATTCACAATTCGCTTAAAGGGGCGGACTTCCCATCTCGGGAGGCCCGCCTCTTTTTGCATTATAAGAAAAGGAGATTTCATTATGACCACGAAAGAACAATTTGTTGAAATGGCAAAAGGCATCACCCGCAATGGCATTGACCAAATGATGGCATGGCTGGAAACAACCGATTTCTACACTGCACCTGCAAGTACCAGGTTTCATGGGGCTGAGGAAGGCGGCTTGTGTGCGCATTCCATCACCGTTGCAAAGCGGCTTTTGGAAATTGCGGACCTGTGGGCACCCAATCAGTATTCCCGTGATACGCTGCTGACGGTTGCGCTCTTTCACGACCTGTGCAAGGTTTTCACCTATCCGGTGAGTACGCGCAATGTGAAGGATAAAACTACCGGCCGCTGGAAGGAAGTTCCGTATTACGATTTCAAGCCGAAGGAATCTGTTGGCGGCAACAATCACGGGGACCTTTCCTGCTATCGTATTACGGCGACCGGAATGCCGCTTTCTATGGAGGAGTACGCTGCTGTGAACAACCATATGGGCGTTTCGAATGCAGCAAATGCAAACACTGTCTGGACCTGCTACGAAATGCACCCGCTGTCTTGGCTGCTGCATGTGGCGGACGAAGCGGCAACTGCGCTCGACAAAATCTGATTAGCTATCACAATGCTGCTCTTGGTGACAAGGGCAGCAAATTTTTTAAGGAGTGAAATTGATGAACCAAATTGCATATTTGGAATGCCGAGACGGCATCCACAATAAGTTCTATCTGATGACGATGACCGACCCTTGCGGAGCGAATTTTACGATACGATGGGGGCGCATTGGCACGGAAGGCAGCTCTTGCTTGCAGCCAATTTCTAATTGGGATAAGAAGCTTCATGAACGTCTTAGTCACGGCTATGTGGACAGAACGCAGGATTATCTCGATGGCAAAATTAACGGCCCGGCTGCATGGACGGAAGTAGGCGGTGCCAAGTACAAGATGTCTGGCACCCGCAAAACCTATAAAGGGCATGAACTTTATATGATTGTTGCCAATAAAACATTTGAAACTGTTGAAGGCTATGAGGTTCAGGCCGGAGAATCTGGCGGATGGATTGAAAAACCAGAAAACCTTGAGCAGGAAGGCCAGTGCTGGGTTGCTGATGGAGCCCTTGTATTTGGCAATTTTGCTCGCGTGAAAGATAATGCACTTATTGCAGATAATGCTGTTTGTGAAGGCTCGGTTTGTGAAGATGCCGTTGTACGCGGTGAGGCTTCGATTAAGAGCAAAGCAATTTGCATGGGACATTCCCTTATCTGTGATTCTGCTATCGTTAATGGAATCGTAAGAGGATATGCAACGGTTGCAGAAAAGGCAAACGTTAAAGAAGGCACCCTCGTTGAGGGCGATACTTATTACATTCAAAGTTAAGGAGAAAATATTATGAAAAAGAATAAGAAAGAAAATATCATCGTCAATGTGGAGAATGTCAAGACACGGTCTGGCTGGAACGGTGTAAAGCCGTATACCCGGATTCACACGCCGAAAGTCGTGTATACCCGGAAAGGCCGTCGTAGCGGGAAGGAGGCTCTCGTATGAGCAAAACTTATTGGAGTCAGCGTATCGAAGAACTGGCAAATTCTGAAAAAGCTGTACCGGATACTGCATTTTTCACATCGGAAGCGTACCGCAGCTACACAGAAACCGCAGCAAAGGATATGATTACCGGTGTCTGCGGATATCTGAGAAGATGCGGATACAGCATTTCCGAGATGGAAGAAGACAGACGCGTCAATGCGTTGGCGGTTGAAATGCTCCGAAATCCGGAGATAACCGCGTATACCGATGGTTACAATATCTGCATTGGCACAAACAACAGTCTTGTAACGTCTCTGGATTCAAGAGAACTTCGGCACTACGCAATTCAGGGATTTCGCGTTCATGAAGTCGCTCATATTCTGTTTACGGATTTTCCGACCCTGAAAAACTGGGTTGGGCATTTGAACCAGGGAATCTGGTGGCCGAAAATCCCGGACCGTGCATCGGAAAAAGATGGAGCAGAATTGACAAAACGACTGAAAAAGCCAAGATTCTGCAAGCCATTCGTTTCTATTGCACGTAACATTGAAAATGCTCTGGAAGATGGTTTCATTGAACGGGAAATTCAGGAAATGTACGGGGGCCTGGCAACCACTGAGCTGGCAACTTTGGACGAAGTACAAATTTCTGAGAGCGTTAGCTTTGGCGAAATGCTCAAGAAAAAATGCTCTCCGTTTGAAGCGATGCTCAACCAGATTCTGCTGTACGCCAAATATGACATTGCGAGGGATGACGGTATCCCGGATGAATACGTTCAGACGTTGGAAGACTGCGTCTTTGTGATTGACGATGTCAAGTACGAGCGCAATCCCAAGAAACGTCTCGAAGGCGTCAATGAGATTTGCTGCATCCTGTATCCGCTCGTGGCAGACTTAATCAAAGAGCTTGAAAAAAAACCAAAGCAAAATAAGAGCTCCGGCCCAAAAAGCAGTAAGAGCGGGTCTGGTATTTGTATGCCCGGTCAAGCACAGGGCAGTGGCAATGACCAGTCTCAGTCTCAGCAGGGAAACGGTAATTCCCAGTCTCAGCCCCAGGCCCAAAACCAGCAGGGAAGTAGCAATTCTCAATCTCAGCAGGGAAATGCAACGTCCGATGGCGGTGCTGATTCCAATTCTGGTGCAGGTGGAACTGAAAACAATGCGGATTCTGATAAGGAAGCGAGAGAAAGGCTTCAAAAGGCTCTGGAAAAGATTGAGCAAATTGCAAAGGATGCTGCTAAAAGAGCTGGCTTGACGGAAGGAAAGAACCAGAACTCGGAGAGCATCACGCATAGCTCGGCTCGGTCCCAGGAAGCTAAGGACCGCAATAACGGGAAACAGAACGCTAAAGCTGCTCAGGCGTCTGACAAGAGTAATTCTAGTGTTCAGTCGACTGGTAAAGGCGGTTCTTCCGGTACACCTGACTTGTCTGCTGCAAAACGGGACATCAATTCGATTGAAAATGCCCGCAAGAAAGACGCGGCAACGGAAAAGGCAAATCGGGAAAAGAACAATGAACTGAACGAGGAAGCTCGACACATCAGTTCTGAAATCGGGACCAAAGTTACGGTTGACCGTGCGCAGGAAGTGAGTAAATCGAATGTCGCAGTTTACAACGAACTTTCGAATGACTTGCTTGTTGTGACGAAGAATCTGGAACGGCGGCTCAAAACCATGATTCGCGATGAGGAAAATGACGATACTGTTTCCGGTCTTCCCATGGGAAGCCGGGTGGAAGCTCGTCTGGCTTATCATCGGGATGGCAAGATTTTCAGCCGCAAGAACTTTCCTCGTGACAATCCGCGTCTTGCTGTCGGTTATCTGTGCGATGAATCCGGTTCCATGCGCGATGATGCGATTGAAGCTTCGATTCGTACTGGTATTATCATTCAGGACCTCTGTTACCGAATGGAATTGCCTTGCTATGTGTGCGGATTTACAACGTCTGGTTTTGGTCTGCAGATTATCAATTATGTGGACCAGGATATAGACGGGAAGGATAAGTACCGCATTACCGGTATGCAGTCTCGCTCTGGCACTCCGACTGGACCCGCAATGAAGTATATGGCCGAGAAACTCAAAAAGGAAACTGCTGAAAAGCGGCTTCTGATTGTGAGTACTGATGGGTGTTCCGCTTCCGGCCGTGACGGCATCCAGAAAACCATCAAAGAACTTTCCCGTTACGGAATTTTGGTTGTTGGTGCTGGTATTGGCTCTGCCCGTGCTCAGGTAGAAAATGAATTCGGCAAAAACTTTATTGATATTGGGAATCTTGAAGCGATGCCTCAGATTTTGTGCAATATCGTAAAGCGTAATCTCGCATAACAATTTTCGCACGGTGTTTGTATCTGAAAAGGGTATGAATATCGTGCGATTTTTGTATTATAAAAATAAAAAGGAGAATCAACCGATGGAAAACGTTTATACCCTGAAATGCACTCAGCTTGCTCCTGAATACAAGGAGAACAAAGAAATTATCGAATACGAGGACACGCTGGAGAAATATGAGTCCGTGACCTCGGAAGAGTATATCAGAAGCCGCAAAAGGCTCACCGATAGAATCTGTAGCGCTGCACTTCCCGATAGACTCCCATACAACTATTGCATTGAGCGCGATGACAAAGAGCAAAAGGGGACGGTGTACATGACCAGCGCTTTTGCTACGAAACTGGCGACACTGGCTTATGGGCTGTCTGAGTGGCTGCTGGAATACTATGCGGGTACAATGTGCTTCATCCATCTCGATTTCGATAATTGCGACGCTCTGACGGATGTGCAGGTGTTGCCGATTGCCAACCACGTTCTGAACGAGGAAGAAGGCGACCTGTATGACGTGACCTGGAAACGCTATGCGGAAACCGCAGCAAAAGACCTTGTTCCGAAAGAGGGCTTGAGCGACGAGAAATATGCCGGTATATGCCGCTGCTTTGAGGAAAAGCTGTACGTTATCGTGTATCGCACGGCGGTGCTCCTCAAAAAGCATCCTGAAAAGCTGTGCCTGACCTGCCGCATTGAAACTGACATCTTCAACTTTGCGAAAATCGTGTTCAGTGAAATGCTTGCAGCCAAAATTCCGGCAATGTGTGGTGCTTAAAGTTTTCTGACTTGGGTGCTTGCACATTCGTGCGAAGTCAATAGAATAATAGCTGTACGATAGATAACAAACATCGAACGGGCATAATGCCTTTCGTACAATTCACAATTCGCTTAAAGAGGCGGACTTCCTGAGGAATCGGGAGGCCCGCCTCTTTTTGCATTATTAAAAGGAGTGCAAATTATGGAAACAAAAATCACACGCGAACAGGTTTTAGAGACTATGGCAAACGCAAATCAGGTGGAAGGCTTTGACCCCCGCCTGGTAACGACTTGCTACAAGGACGCAGATGGCAACGCCCGGATGTATTTGCAGGCTGAACCCGCCATGATGTGGTTCCGTCTGAAACATCCCGGTGGACGCCTGGAACAGATTGTCTATCGGGCAAATGACATGATGGCAACGGTTGAGGGCCGCGTCATCGATGAAAACGGGAACCTGTTGGCAAACGCTTTTGCAACCCGCTATCACGCCGATGACCAGTTCGGAAAGGATTACATCCAGAACGCTGGAACCGCTGCAATTCGCAAGGCTCTCGGTAACTGTGGATTTGGAACTCCCGCCAATGCAGAATACATCGAAGGAGTTACGGTTTGCCATGAGGCAGCCGAACTTACCGATGCTCCTGTTGACGACGGTGTAGAAGCCAAGATTCCGGTTCCACCTGTTCCCAAGGAAGTTGTTGAAGCCGAAAAAAACGAAAAAAAGACTGCAACGCGGACTCGTAAGACAGCCAAAAAGCAGGAACAGCCGAAAGAAGCTGCACCGGTTGAAACCAGTCCGCAGACTGAATCCGAGCCAAAACCCGAACCGAAATCTGAACCGGCACATACGCCGATTCCAGTACCGCCTGTTCCTCGTGAGCAGGAAACGGTGAAGGAGCCTAAGACGTTGGAAGATGCCTTGAGTTTCAAGATTCCTTGCGGACGCTACGGCGGTCAGACTATGAAGGAGCTGCTGGACAGCGGTAATACAGCTGCCATCACCTATTTCTTGCGGCCTCTATTTACAGGGAAACCTGTTCAGGCTGCTGCTCGTATTCTTGCAGGTCAATATAACCTGTAAGGAATTATGAGTCGGAGAGGGGATGGTAAGAAAGGAAGAATAACAATGTTAAGTATGGAAGCAGTTCTTGGCGTCGTTAATGCCAAGACACGTGGAGGAGTATCTCGCACCGGTGAAATAGAAGTTCAATGCCCTATGGGGGTGTGTGGACATAAAAAGAAACCGGTGTACTTCTCTGTAAACCTAGAGCGAGGGCAGTACAACTGCTTTCACTGCTGCAGCGGTTGTCCGTACAGCGGTGGAATGGTTGACCTGTTTTGCTTGTTCAACGGACTTGACCCTCAGAATCGGCAGGAAGCAAACAAAGCGCTGGCAAATGCTTTGGATGGCAAACCTATCGAATCGAGGATTACGTTCAAGTATCAGCCAGAACCAACAGCTGATATCAAGTCAGATGAAGAACTTGATAAGGTGTACAGGGCAGTTTTGAATGAGCTGACCCTGAAACCTGAACATCGGAACAATCTTCTCAAGCGGGGCCTTACCAATGAGGTAATTGACAAGTGCTTATATCGTTCCGTACCAGAGCGATGGGTGAGCGTCTTTGTTAAACTCAAAAAGCGAGGTATTTCTTTTGAGGGAATTCCGGGATTCTATGAGAAGAATGGAAAGACTTTTTCTGCTTGCTCAAAATCAGGATTCTTCATCCCGTATTTCAATCCGAAAGGCCAGATTGCGGGGATGCAGATTCGATTTGACAAGGGTGACAAGCGATATCTCTGGTTCTCGTCTGCCGGATTTCAAGGCGGATGCAGTGCCAGAAACATTGCGAGTTACGGTATTCCTGGTGTTATGCCGGAATGCATAAAAGGCCAAATCGTGTATGTTACGGAAGGAGCACTCAAAGCTCACATCGCCTGCGAACTGAGCGAGAGCCATGACCCGTACATAGCCCTTGCGGGAGTCAACTGCTTTAACCAGTGGGAATCAACCTGTGAGTATCTGAAATCTCAAGGAATTACCCGTGTGGTTGATGCGTTTGACTCTGACCGAGAGAGCAATGAGCATGTTAAAAATGCTCTTGCAAAACTTTATGAAATCGCGTCCCGATATGGTATCACAATGACTCGTTTTAACTGGGGCACGACATATAAAGGCGTGGATGACTATTACCTTGCATTTAAGCAGGGAAAAGTGTTCCGGCCTTTTGTTCCGAACACCACAAACGAGACAAACAGCGTGAAATTCGTGCCGTTTGTTCCGGTAAAAACAGCGTAGAAAGGAAGAAAATCATGGCTTACAATCAGAAAAATCAGAACACAAACAAGGAAGACGATTTCGTCATCTACCAGCTTCAGGGACAGAAAAGCTTTCTAAAGTTCAAGATGGACTGGGCAAATATCGGCAAGCTGCATATGTCGTTTGTTGCCCATACTGGACGGCAAAATGGCTGCAAGCAGACGGATTTTATCGAAGCGGCTCTCGATGTTGAGGGTGGTAGCGGTGCAATCTATCTTGCGGAAGCCGTCTTGAACGGCATGATGGGCCAAAAGCGTATCCAGGCAATCAAGAAAGCCAAGGAGACGCAGGCAAAGTATCCCGAGGAGCTCTTTGTGTACAACGGCGGAAGCCCGGCACGCAACGACCGTCCTGTGATGTGGCGGCAAATTTCGCTCATTCCTGGTACGAAATCGGCTTATGTGTTCCAGGCAGTGGAAGCAGAAGGCATTCAAAATCAGATGGGTGGATACCAGAAAAAGCCGGATGCGGAAGTCAAGCGCATTCTTGTCAGCTGCTCTAAGGAAGACCTGATTGGCCTTGCAGGGGCATTCAAGATGCACTGGACCGCATACCTGTCCAACGCAGAACGGTATACTCAGCACATGACGAATCGTCGAGAAGCCCCGGCTGCGGCAAGTGACGCGCCTGCTCAGGCACCGGCACCCGCTGTAACACAAGCACCTCCTGCACCGGTTCAGAACGTCAACATCCCCGATACGGCTTACACCATCTACGATTCTATCGGTAACTGGATGCGGGTCGCAGGAACCCCCGAACGGGCTCTTGAAATGCTGCGGAATGCTATTACCACGATGAAGACCAAGGATGGCTATGTCCGTCGTGATAATAAGGAGTATGAGGCGGCAAAGGAAATGATTCTTTCGGGAGCAAAGAAGGGGTTCAATACCGTTTCTTTGTACAACGGTGATAAAGCCGTCCAGCTGTATGTGACGGTTTGCCCGTACGTTCTCTAATCATAACAGCAGTGGTATCTATCACAGATGCCACTGCTTTTTTGTTTGTTGCTGAAATGTGCGAATTGTAGAAAATTAAAATAGGTGGCCAGACGAATGCGAAGGAGGCGATTATTATGTCGGCTATCAGTGATGTTGTGAACTATTTTCAATCTCTTTATCAATCTGGTGATATCAAGCTGGCTGTTGATATTGCATTGATTGTGATGCTGATTTGGTTTATCATGCGCGGCGTAAGTCGTTTGTTTGAGACTCTAGTTCTTGGAGCCATCACGATTTATGGCGTAAACATGTTTCTTAATTATATTGGCGTTACGGTTGACTATCAAGGACTGTTGAGCCAGATTGGATTCTATCTGAATCAATTTCTAACCTTCATCAATAACAATTTACCGAGGTGACATTTTTGGAAGAGAATAACATTGTGCTTTCCCGCACACAACGAATGAAAGATTTTGTGAAAAGTTGGGCACTGCCGGTCATTTGCTTTGTGGTGTTCTGGCTGATTTTCAAATTTATTCTTATGACAGCCATTATTCCGACACAGTCAATGTATCCGACTCTTTCGGCACCGTGCTTTACGGTTGGAGTGAGAACGGACGTTTTGAACAAGTCTTACGAGCGCGGCGACATTGTTCTGTTTCAACGTGATGATGGTAACGAACGCTTTTATGCCAAACGAATCGTTGGTATGCCTGGAGACGTGCTGGAAATCAAGCACGGGCAGACATATATTAACGGTGTCGAATACGAAGAATCTTATTTGAACGAAACACCGGAAGACCTTGACTTTGGGCCGTTTCAAGTTCCGGAAGGCCATTATTTTATGATGGGCGATAACCGGAACAATTCGTATGATTCCCGGTATTGGGATGAACATTTCGTACCGGTCAACAAAGTCATGTCTAAGGTGTATCTGCATTTTCATCTGGGACTTTCAGACAAAGACTCTCAAGATGATATGGCTGCTCAGAAAGGGGAAAACTAATGGGTAACAATAAAAAGCAGGCCAAGAGCGCTGCCGAAAATCCGATTATTATCATTGCTGTTTTCTTGGCGCTGGTTGCAATCACGCTGATTGCGAGTTTTGCTGTTGCGAAAGCCAACAAGATTGATATTACCGAGCTTGTTTTGAACGGTGATATCGAGCTTCAGGTTGGTGAAGAAGAAGCAGTTGGCTTCAACGTTGCCACCGCAAAGACCGAGGATAACGACAAGGTGGTTGCTGCTGTGAATCGACTGAAGCTGGTTTGGACCGTGGAAGACGAATCTGTTGCGGTTTACGATGACAGTGAAGGCGTATTGCGAGGCGTGTCTGAGGGTTCTACCATCTTAACTTTGGCTACCGAAGATGGTAAATTCTCTGATTCCTGCACTGTGACCGTTGTTCCGGCAGAAGCCGGACAGACACTGGAATCAGCCGCAGCAACAGCAGAAACGGCAAATTGAGAAATTGCGGCAAGGATTCTTTGGTGAGCGGCTTTTTTGCGCTTCTTTTTATCTGGCAGCAGGGAAAATCTAGTTTTGCACTATTTTCACTTGCCCATTTATGCGAACCGAATACAATAAAAATTGTACGATAGATAACAAACATCGATACGGGCATAATGCCTTTCGTACAATTCACAATTCGCTTAAAGAGGCGGACTTCCCACATCGGGAGGCCCGCCTCTTTTTGCATTATAAAAAAGGAGCGTAAGAATTATGACCACTACTATCAACAACACCACCACTACCAACAACAATGTAACCATGAACGCACCTGCCTCAGCAACTAGCGCGGTCGTCAACACAACCATCAACACAGCTGCCGTGACACCCAACTTAAAGGACCCAGACCTTGTGGATTTCACACTGGATGGGGCAGAAGCGCAGTACAAGGCTGGCGAGTACGACAAGCTGCTTGCACAGTGCAAGCAGGACGCAGCAAATACTAAATGGCTTGAGGAGGGGATTCGTGACATTCGTTTTGAAGCGAGTCATGATGAACCTCTTTGTGCGGATGAATACGCCAAGCAGATGAAAGTGAGCGAAGAAGCGGTCCTTGATACGCAGCAGAACGCAGGGCTGAATCTGACCACCTGTATCGGCAAGAAGCCGGTAGGGGACAGTGCAGTCCGCAGCATTTGCGACAGAGGCATGATTGGCATGAACTGCTACGAACTGCTTCGTAAAGAACGCCGCGAGAGCTTGAAAGAGGTCTTGAACCTTATCCTGGCAGAACGGAAAGGTGCGGTACAGGTTAAGTACAGTTACGACAAGGTTCGTGCTGTGCATTCTGCCCGCTATGCAGCTATCGGAAACGATAAGCTCCTGAAAATCATGGACGATTATATGGACCGGAACTGGCCTGACCGTGAATTCGAAAGCGGCTATTTGTCTCACGAACTTATGAAAGTGGTCATCGACCTTGGAGCCTACAAGCAGCAGTTCTTCCGCAAACTTCCTTCTGGATTTTCTGCGGGGTATACTCCGGCAGTCATGATGATTAGCTCGGATGTTGCTGCATCTGCTGTACGCCTGATTCCGTGCTTGAATATGGGCAGCGGCATTGTGGCACCCATGGCTAAAGATGTGGCGATTCCGCATATCGGTGAAGACATTGCAGCACGAGTTACGAATGCTTTTGTGGCTTTGCTTGCGTATTTTGACGATGCGGCTACCGACCTGGATAAGCTGCGTAATGTTCTAATTCGCAACAGTAAAGCAGCGCTTGTTCGCGTTTTGAAAAGCGGTGGTATGCCGAAGCAGGAAGCACTGGAAGCTCTCGAAGGCTTTGACGCTGTGTATGGCGATATGCCTGTAACTGCTTTGGATATCTACTTGGCAGTATGCGATGCATACGCTGGTGTGGTTCGCAATCACACTCAGGATGCTAAGAAGATTTTCGCTGCCGCTGACTGCGTTGCACGCTGCGCTCGTACTCGCTGGAGCGATGTGGATATGCCTGGCAAGGAGGACTTGTAATGGTAAAGCCCAAAAATGTATTTATCCTGCTGGTTATTGCCGTACTTGTATACGGCTTGTGCCGCTGATTTTGAAAGGAGTAACAACCAATGGCAAGCTATGATGGTACTAACAAATCCAGTGCGGGGTGTGCTCAGCATCTTCCGTACTGGGAAATCAATACTCCCTACACCAGGGAACTCTACAATGAGGCAATGGCCGAGGCAAGCCCGGAAGCAGTTAAATTCTGTAACCCGGACGGCTATAATGGCCCTGAAATCGAGGTCGATGCAAGCACCTTGACGGAGGACCAGTGGCAGGCACGGCGTGCAGACCATTTGGGCGGTTCTGACATTTCCGCTATCTTTGGCGCAAACAAATTCAAGACGAATCTTGATTTGTTCTACGCCAAGACTGGAAAGCAGCCGATTGTCCCGGAAGAAGAAACTTCTCAATCCCGGTTGAATAAGCTGTGGGGTCATATCTCGGAGGAGTATGTAGACGCTTGGCTGTCGGAACGGTATCCGTACAACGATATCATCACCGATACCAACATCTATTCCATGCCGGGAAAGCCTTATATCACGGCCAACATTGACCGTATGATGCGCAAGCCGGACGGCTCGTATTGCTTGGTGGAAATCAAAACTACGAGCTCGTTCAACAAGGCTGAGTGGGAGAATGGCAATATTCCTATTCCGTACATCTATCAGGTTCGCACTTATATGGCGATTCTTGGCGTTTGGGAATGCGTTGTGGTCTGCATGTTTGACCGCGATACGCTTATCGCAAATACCATCAAGCGCGACCTTGATGAAGAGATGCGCATTATCCAGGGATGTGACGACTTCTGGCAAAACCATGTTGTCCCGCGTATCCCGCCCGAACCTCTTGGTGATACCAAAGCCCTCATGGATACCCTGCATCGTTATACCGGCGATGCCAACAAGTCTGCGCCCGGCATTTTGTTGGGCTCTGAATACGCAGAACTCTGTAAAGAGTATACGGACGCTTATGCTAAGTATAAGGCTGCCAGCGATGTAGCTAAAGGGTACGAAGCCCAGTACAAAAAGCTGGCAGTGCCTTTTGCGATGGCTATGGGCGTTAGTACCCAAGGGACTGTCATTGGTCCAGATGGACTCAAATGGCTTGTTAAGCTCACCCCCAAGATGAGCAACGCATCCATTGACCGGCAGAAACTCGAAGCATTGTACCCCGATGCTTTCAAAGCCTGTGACGTTCCCAGACGTGAAACGAGCCGGACATTAACGATAAAGGTGGTAAAGAAATGACATTACGAGAACATACTGGACGTACGGTCGAGTTCAAGTTGGTTGACCGTAATACCAACATCGATTTTGCGGAGGATTGGCTGAATGCCGGGGCTCTGCAGCGTGACACTGATGGAGCGTATCTTGTTGACGACATCGATTATATTCGCGATTACGCAAAAGATGCAATCAAGGGATGCAATCCAGATGTAGAAGGCAAGTTGAATGCAAATTTATTTTGCTTTTAATTCGCTTTTTGCTTGACAGCGTATGCGGCCGGAGTAAAATGTTAATTAGTTAATAGATATCATCTTACTTCCACAGCGGCAGCTTGAAAAGTTGTCCTCCGGAACCAAATCCGGTCGTGGTTCATTTTTCATAATTCGCTTAGAAGCGGACTTCCTGTTTTCAGGGAGCCCGCTTTTTTGTTTTGAATTTCCAGTGCATTGCACTGTTTTTAATAGATGTCCGAACAGCTAACTTCAGTTAGTCTGCACAACAAATCACAATCCATACTAATGGAGAAAGGAAGGTAATCTATTATGATTATCAACAATGTTAAGTATCTCACCCTGTCGGAATACTGCGAAGCAGTGAATGCTGAACGCAGCAAGACTGGTCTCAACCCGATTTCTGAGGGAGCTGTCCGCACTAAGGTCGCTCGCCATCAGATTCCGGCCGAGAAAATCGGCTGTCAGTGGATGGTAGTCTCTGGTACTCCGTGGCCCGAGAAAACCGTTCGCTAACCGATTCCCGTATCCAAATCACAACCCAAACAAGAAAGGACAATCATGAAAATGAAAAACTTCAAAATCAACTCCGAAAACATAACCAAGATTGCTGCACGAATTGTCGTTGCAGTAGGCATCATCGTTCTGGTGGTTGTTGCGTTCAAACTCGCAGCATTTCTCCTGACCAAAATCCTGTTCCCTTTGCTGGGCGGTCTGGTTCAGATACTCTTCGAGGCAACTAGCTGGATTATCCCGCTGTTCCTCATCAGCCGCACCAAGACTTTCCAGAAGGCTTATAACGCAGCTCGTGGAAAGCACGAGGAGAAGGAGAACAAAAACAAATAACAGCACAGCCTTTGTCCGGCACGGCTCATCTGCTTAAAGCGGGTGGGCCGTTTTTTGTTGCAAAATATGAGGATGGCAAAAAAATGAATGTGTACAAAAGTACGGGATTGAAACAGGTGACATCGGAACAGGAACCCCATGTGTAGAAAGACCCAAATGGAGAGCAGCGGTGATTCATATGCTTTTTGCTGCTTGCACATCTGTGCGGGTTAGGTACAATTATAAATGTAGCATGGATACCATCTCATTTAACTTATCATTAACACTCATGCGCTCGGTTGCTACACCGGGCGCTTTTTTGATATACAAAGGAGGATTTTTTGATTATGTCATTTTATTATAAACCAGAATGGTGCTTATATGCTGCCAGCGAAGTGGAACGAAATCAGGCTGCAAAGAAGCGCTTTGTTGATGAATATGAAAGCAATGTTTGCTACCGTAAGGAAGCCAAAAACCTACTCAATGATAAAATAATGGGCTTAACGGAAGTCGTACCTTCTCGTCGTGCCGATACGGTGAAGGTGGCTGCCGTTATGAGTTATTTACTATTCAATGAAAACAAGCCAAAATGGACAAAACTTGTACAGCTGCTGGGACGCGATTTTTCCTATATGCCTCGAATGGTAAGTGCAATGTACGCAGGTACGAAGGCAGCATACGATTTCACAGATGAAATCAACAAACCGGAGAACGTGGCAAAGAGATATCTGTTTTTCTTGTACGGATATGCCAGCCCGGAAAGCCAGCTTCCCCAAAACAAAGATGTCTATGATATCTGGACCCGAAATTTGGCAAATTCAGAAGGCGAAGACAGCGCCATCCAAAGAGAATTCTTTGCGAAACTTGGCACAGGCGTACAGAAAACAATTAGTGACCTTCAGAACAAAGTGATTGCCGATATGAACAAAGCAACTATTGATGTGAAAGTAAACGATAACTTAACAATCCAAAAGACAGAATTCAGTGATTCGAATTACTCCATCATGTGTGATGGCTATGCTATCTGTGAAGATGCTATGTGTCAGGCAGGCGTTGGCTTCAAACCAGTAGCAAACAGACCTCTAACAAAACAAGAGTTCCGTAATATGCAGGCAAATCTCGCGGAGGATGTTCAGTTTGTCTGCAAAGAGGACGATGACAGCTTTTGCTTTGGCATGCTGGAAGCCCTTGTTATGGATGGACTTATCACCGTTGATGATAAGAACAACATGCTGATTTCCCAGAAAGTATCGCAGCAGACGCTTAATCTTATCAATCTTTATAACTTTATGCTTCCTGTTTACGCGTCAGTCTACAACTTGGCGAATGCTTACGCCGATGAAATTCGTAGAGCTGTTTCGCGTGAGCTGTTTGGACAGGATGAGGGTGCTTCGGATGAAATGTTCGTTAAGCAGATTGACGCTCTGAACAAAAAGCTGGTAGACGCAGAGGCTTGTGTAGAGCGAGCTGAAAACAAGGCAGCTGATGCAGACAAGTTGCTGCAGCAGAGTAAGAAGCGCGAAAACGCTCTGACATCCAAGCTGGAAACGGCGTATGCGGAGATTGACGAACTGATGCAGCTGGTTCCGGAAGAGACAGAGGATGATTTGCCAGATGAGCAGGAGGCTCTTGAGGAAGAAACCTTGCAGCCTGACGATGAACCCGATGTCGATTATAGGAAAAAGCTGGATGAACTACTTCAGAAATATTCGGTTGCTGTCGTTGGCGGCAATCAAAACCTGATGAAGCGATTCCAAGTTCTTCATCCCGATGCCATCTATGTGAGCAAAGATATGGTGGCGGCCTGTGACCAGATGATTCACGCTGCAGACCTTGTGCTCTGCAAGGTGGATTCCATGTCCCATGCACTTTACAATAAATGCAAAGTGACATGCCATCGTTATGATGTTCAGATGAACTATCTGCCGAATGTCACATCCTGCACGCGCCTTGAAAAATGTATGTGCGAGATGATTGAGGCACTCTCTGCTTGACGGATTGTGCGGCACGGATAAAATAATAAATGTACGATGGATAACATTGAACGGTTTCATACGTTTGGGACCCGTCGCACAATTTACATTCTGCTGATATAGGCAGCCATCCTTTACCGGGTGGCTGCCTATTTTTATCGGCATATCAAATAGAAAGGAGTTTATCAATGAGTAAAAACAAGAACCAAAACAAAAATCAGACAAGTTACGAAGAGCAAAACCGACAGCTTGTCGATGCTCTCTATGAGCAAAAACTTGTAAAGCCAACATGCAGCGACTGCGATGACTATTTTGATGCGATGGTTTCCATCTTGGCAAAACGCGGATTCGAGCAGGAAGCCTTCGAGCGAGAGCTTCACAAATGCGAAGGGAAAATGAAGAAAAGCCTTGAGGATAGTGGCAACCCATATTTCTTGTGGCTTGTGCATAATTGTCAGGCGTGTTGGCTATCTACGCCGGTTGATGTTGCAACGCCCGGAAGCGAGGATTACGATACATGGTCTTACTATATGTACAGTAATGACGTAAAGGCGTATCTTATCACGGTAAACGAAAAAGTCGAAAAAGTGGCATATCCGAAATGTTTGGAGGTGCTGCGAGAAAAATAAAGGGGTAAGTAAAATTGGATAACACTACTATCACGCTAAACAAGTGCAACGTAAAGCGTGTACTGAAGGCCGTACCAACGAGCACAAATTACGCCTGCTGTATTTTTACAACTTGTGTAAAAGGGCAAGAGGATATGTTTCCTCCTGAGGTGCGCAGATACGGCGGGATGACGGCAGAATTCAAAGCTACATCTCAGCACATTCCCGTTGAACTATTAAAGAAGATTTTTTTCCGTCTGGAAGGACATTGGGCACCGGATTCTAAAGAGGAAAACGAGAAAATCTTCGTTGCAGAAAAAGCAACCGAGATTTTGCCTGAAACCGAAAGCGAGGTTTGCAAGTTCCTGATGCGGAATTGCAGCAGTTTAGGAAAGACGATGGCAAACCATATTGTTGAACGTTTTGGGATGAACACATTGGACGTTTGCGCTCATCACTGCAAACAGCTGTTTGACATTCCAAGAATCGATGACAAGGTCATTGCCAAACTCAACGATGCCTGCTTGTCCGCTCTGGTCCGCGCAGATGTTCTTAAACTTCTGCAAGGCGTAGACGTTTCACCATCCGCTATCAACACATTGGTTGAGACGTACGGAAATGAAACGATTCACGTTCTGGAAAACAATCCCTATAAGCCCGTCCCGATTTTGGGCTTTGCGGTGATGGACCAGATTGCGCTGGCAATGGGCGAGCCGGTAGATTCCGAGCGCCGCATGACCTGCGCGACAATCGAAGCATTACATATCGCCTGCCAAAAGACAGGAAGTATGTGTGCGGAAGAGAGCGCTATCTTAGCTCGGATGGCCGCGCTCACTCCACAGGTGAGTGCAGAACGTCAAAAAGAATCGCTTGATGATGTTGCCAAGGTATATGCGATTGTCAAGCAGGGCAAATACTACTACGATAAAGACGATTTCCTGGCAGAGCGTAAAATGTCAGCTAAAATCGTTGAACTTGCCAGTGCTGAGCCGATAAAAGAGCGAGAAATCGAGGACGCTTTCATCAAATGGCAGAAAGAGAATGCAATCATTCTCTCTCCACGACAGGCTGAAGCCGTTCGAAACCTAAAGTACCGTATCTCTATCGTCACTGGTGGCCCCGGTACAGGCAAGACCACTTGTCTGCGGGCTATCATGGATGTGTACCATATGGTATGGCCGGAGGAACATATTCTATTGATGGCTCCAACGGGCTTGGCCGCCAAGCGTATGGCGGAAAGCACCGGTACGAACTCATCCACGATTCATAAGGCTTGTGGCTTGGTTCCGGCAAATAATCCGAGCGGATTCACAGCGCAAGGAGACTGCACCATCTGCGGTTTCATTGGCATTGATGAAATGAGTATGGTCGGTGAACACCTATTCGCTTATGCAATCGACGCTGTTTTGAGCAGCCCATCCACCAGAATTGTGCTGCTTGGCGATACGGACCAGTTGGCTCCTGTAGCTCGTGGTGACGTTTTGCGTGATTTAATCAAGTGCGGCGTTATTAAAACCGTTCGCCTTGATGTCAACTATCGACAGGGGAGTACCTCGACGATTACAGATGCTTCCATCAAGATTCGTGAGAATCGCGCTTATACCGGAAATACCCGGAATCTTATGTTTGATGATGAATTTCGCTTTGTTCCGGTTGCTGAAAAGGATAAGGAAAAAGAAGCGAATGAAATCATGAATCATATCGTTGAGGAGTATCTGAATGGCGTATCCAAATACGGTATGGAAGGGACGATTGTTCTGACTCCTACGCATTATGATAAAGGCACGCCGAGCGGATATCTTTGCAAGAACCGTGTCAACGCTGCAATTCAGGCGATTGTGAACCCTAAAACGGATGATAAGCTCTGTGTTGAAATCGGCAAGCAACTGTTTATGGTTGGCGACCGAATCATTCAGCGAAAGAACACCGAGCAGGTCATTAACGGTGACTTGGGAACGATTCAATCAATTGCCCAGCTGGAAAGCGATGTTGCCGTTGAAATTTACTTTGACTCGAAAGGAGAAACTTTAGTTTATAACAATGAAGATATGAAAGATATTGAGCTTGCGTATGCCATTACCGTGCATAGCTCTCAGGGCTGTGAATTTCCTTGCTGCATTATTCCGGTGAGTATGACATACGGAGTGATGTTGACAAAGCCTTTGTACTATACCGGTATTACGCGAGCCAAAAAGAAATTGGTGATGATTGGCGATGAGGAAGCATTGAAATATGCGCTTCAGAATTTCCGTAAACAAACCCGCAAGTCCTTGCTTGGCCCGCGCATCATCACGAAACTAAAAAAAGCCAAAACATAAAATTAGTTATAGCGGGAGTTCCTCATGACAGGAGCTCCCGCTTTTTTCGTTTTGTGTGAATAATGCTTCAAATAAACGAATGTATGATTGTTGCACGCCTTTGCGAGGTGCAGATAATAGATATTGTAGAGTTAAAGGGTTGAACAATCAGTTCACGAAGGCTCTACTACGATGATAATCGAAGGAAGGAGGTAGTTCGAAATGAATATGAAAAACAGCTTGCAGAAACGCACCCCGGTGCAGAGCCTCCAGATGGCTGTAGGTACTGCTTGTGCAATGGGTACTGCTACCATGCTGAGCACGGTTATGGCTTATGCAGATGTTAGCGAAGCTATTAACAAAGTGTTCGACGTAGGCAGCCAGGTTAGCAACTCTATTGCTAAAGGCTTGACCAACGTCGTTGTTCCTATCGGCATCGCAGTATTCCTGTATATGCTGGTGCGTATGCTGCTGGCCAGTGACCCGAAAGACGTTCAGACTTATAAGAAACGTCTTATTGTGGTTGCCATCATCGTCGTGGCTGCTGTTGCAGTGCCCGGCCTGATGAAGGTTGCTAATGAACTCGGTGGCCAGATTAACGGCGAGCTCGGCGGCACTAACATTAGCGGCAATAACATTGGCGGCTAATAATCGCTTTACGGCCAAAAAGACTCGTCCGAGTAATCGGGCGGGCCTTTTTTTATGGAAAGAAGGTGAGCAACATTAACTCTCTTATAAAATGCAGACCTGCAAACGGGAAGAAAACGGTCAAGCGTTCCATGCTGGCTGTAATTCTTGCATTTGCAACGACAGGATGTATCGCACTTGCTGCTATGTCTGACCTGGTCAGTAACTTCCTCAGTATGGTCGTCATGGTCATTGCCCGTATCATTTTGCAGCTCTGTGACCTCATTATGAATCCGCTGCTTGAAATCACACAAATGACAACAGAGGAAGTCGCCGAATACATCCCGGGTTTTGCAATGAGCGGAGACGGTGTTGGCGGCTATTTCGCAAAAGCTATTATGGTGATTGCAACGACTATTGCGGGAGCGCTGATTGCCGTCCGTATCATTTCTTATTTGCTGGAAATTGCAGATGGTGCAAGAACCGAAAGCGTGGCAAAACTGATTTGGAATGCTGTCTTTGGTATGGTTCTTACTCTTACAGGCAGTCACTTCCTTCAGTTAATGTTCGATGAAATTATTTCGCCCTTAACAAAAGCATTGAGCGAAGGCGTTTCCGGAGGAGGATTGGGCGATTTTTCATTTGAAAAGGCGGGCATGTCCATCATCGACTTAACTGAATCCGGAGATACAACAGAAACAATAATCGCATGGATGGGCGGTTTTGTGCTTGCTCAGGCTGCTGCTTTGGTTGTCAGTGTTGTACTTTTGTTTTTAATTTGGTGGAACTTGGTTAAATTGGTTCTGGAATGTGCAGAACGATATATCATTTGTGTTTTCACAATTTTGCTTTCACCTTTGGCATTTGCTACAGCAACAAACGAAAGAACAAAAGATACAGCAATCAACTGGATGCAGATGTTCTGGTCCCAATGCGTCTTGCTAATCCTAAATATTTGGGTCGTTGGTATTGCACGAACGGCATTGGATATTGGGCTGGTAGGTGCATCGATTGACAGTGTTGTAAAATGGGGCCTTATCACATACGCATACCTCAAAATCGCGCAAAAGCTGGATGACTTGCTTGCAAAAGCCGGATTTCGGATTACGAGTACAACAGGTCTTGACCCGATGAGCGAAGCGATAGGCGCATTTAGCGTCCTAAAAACTGGCGCACACGATATTCTTTCTCTTGCGGGTGGTGTTGCCGGTCGAGGCCGTGCTGCTTTTGAAGCGCTTAGCTCGTTTATCGGTGGAGCGGACAACAGCCCGCCGATTGCCACAAATCCAGTGACGCCTGCGGGGCCTGGAGGCGCACCGAGCGGGAGCTCGAGTGATTTCAACAAATATGGCAAGGTCAGTTTTGGTGACAAAGAAAAGGCTGACCGCTTTGTACGTAGTACGAACGCCGAACGCAGCGATATATACAAAAACCCTGGCGAAACCTTCAACTCCAATTCGAATCGTCAGGCTATGGCAAACGCTCTGGATGAGCTTGGATTTGACGGCGGTAAGGTATCTCAGGGTACGGTTGAAGACCTGGCTCCTGATAACGCTATCAAGGGCGCTGTAAACGGCAAGGTCACTTACCGCGATGAGAATGGCAAGATTACCGGCGTTTCCGGATTCCGTTATTCCAGTGACGAATCTGGTACGACCGCAACCAAGACTTCTGACCTGGCTATCAGCCCGGATGGGCAAAGCGCTATCCTTACCACGGATAAAGGTAAGTTCCGTCTTGAAAACACCGGACGCACTGCGGCAAACGGTTCTCAGGAATGGACCGCTACCCGCATGACGGACGGGAAGGGGAGAAACCTTGGCGACGTTATCCCGGATACAAAGAATTCTACATCTTTCAGTGTTCCCGCTGGTCAGTTGAACAAGTACGGCGCAGATGGTGCAGCCGCAATTGCCGCAAGGTCCGCGATGGAAGGCAAGAACCTGGATTACCTGACTCGTACTACGGATTCTGCGCTCAACAAGCACGACCAGGAACAGGCGGCTGCTGTTGCCCGAGATGCCAAACAGGCTGAAGCACAAAAGCAGTTTGATACTGCCAAAGAAAATTACGCTGGGCGCTTCCAGATGTCCAACGAACAGCGTGCTGCAGAAATGCGCGACCCGGATTCTGCTGTCGATTACAATTCTCCGGAATCCTTGGCTGCTATGCAGGATACGCTTGCAAATGCTGACCCTGCACTGGCAGAGCAGTTTGCTAATGGCGCGAAAGTTACTGGCGTTGATATGGCTATGGGCCGTGACGATATGCCCGATGGCGCTTTGACCGTTACGGTCGGCGATGGCAACACTACCGATACTTATATGGTATCGAACCCGAAGAGCAGCCTGACGGACGAAGAAGCTGCCCAGGTCATTGCGTCTGGACAGTTGCCTAATGAAACAGCTCAGAATGCAGAAAACGCAGATGGCGTTGCTGGCGGACCTAATAACGCTAGTGCGGCGGAGAACGGCACGGATGCGGCCAAGACCGAAGCCGCTATGCCGGATGAAGATGGCAATATAGCGTACAATTCTTTGGCTGGTGACGATAACGAGCAAGAAGTTACCGGTGAGGAAGTCGGCGATACCGTTGGTATGACATCGGAAGCTTTTGAAGCTATGCATACGCCCATGACTTGGATGGATGAGCCTGAAGCTGATGAATCTGAAGCTGGAGCGCCTCCTACTATGTGGGAATACTTTGCGGCAATGTTCAGTGGCCGTTACAGCCGTAATAATTCTGCTCAGCCCACCTACGTACATGTTGTCAACCCTGATGGAGTTAATTATAAATCCGGTGCTGCTGCTCCGAATGCTGCTAATGCCGCAAATGGCACGACAACCAATGCGAATGGTACTGGCAAAGCGGCTGCTGGCAGTGGCGCACCCACGGATGAGGGCGCACCGACACCGCAGAACGCTACGGCAAGTGCAACGGGAGCAACTGGTTCTGTAAATACCGCTCAGAACGGCAATACTACCGATGCGACCAGCACTACGGTGGGTGGAGCGGTTTCTCGCTTCTTTGGCGGTGGCAATACTCAGGCTGTGCATAACCCCGATGTGAGCGGTAAAGATTCGAACGCCACGACAACTGAAACCGCCACTGCTCCGAATGCTGCTAATACCACAAACGGCACAACAATCAATGCCAATGGCGCTGATAATACGGCTGTTGGTGGTACGGCACCTCGCGCTTCTGGCGCAAACAACGTGAATGTGGTTAATCCCGATGCCGTTGGCAGCAGTTCCGGCTCCACTAAACCTACATCTACACCTGTGGGCGCACCTACCGCGAATGGTACGGCTGACAGCAAACCGATTAACGCTGCGAATGCAAACACAACTGTAACGGGAGCATCTGCACCTGGCAACGCATCTAGCGCAAGCACGAATGCACCGCAAGGTAAGTCTGGTGATGGTACACCTACCGATGCAACTGTCAAAGGCTCTGCAACGCCTCTGACCCACGAGGGTAATGCGCCTATCGACGGTAGTGGTACTGCTGCAAATAAGGGCAATGGCCCCGCTCCCACGCCCGAAGCTGTACCTACACCCAAAGCTGGTACAGCAGAAGGAAAGGTCGCTGGCCCCGCACCTGCTCCCACGCTTGAAACCACGCCCGCTGGCAAGAACGGTGTTGCTCCTGAACAGGGAATTGGCCCTGCTCCTGCTGCTGGCAATGGAACTGTACCTGCACCCACGCCCGAAACTGCACCTACAGCGAAAGGCCAGAGTAATGCTCCGTCTGCAAATGTCAATGGCGCTGGTGAAGGAAATACCGCTCCTACTGGCACTGCCGGTACTACGGCGGCAGAGGGAACTGCGCCTACACCCAGCAATGCTGGTACATTGCCCACCGAGCCTGCCGGTTCTGGCAGCGATGCTACTGTCGCTCCTGGCGCTCAGGAACAGAATGTGTCCACAAAATCTGCTCCGAGTTCTGAATCTCAGGGCAATAGCGAAATCTATACTGGTGGTAATGGCGTAGATGGAGAAGGCAATACGGTTGTTATTTCTTCTCCCGCTCAGGGCAGCAATGCAACTCAGGCTAAAGATACAACTCCTTCTGAGCACGTTGAAACGGAAACCTTTGCTGATAGCAGTGCGACTTCCACCGTTACTCAATCTGCAAGTGAAGACAGCATCACCGATAGCAACGCAGGTCAAACCGAGACTGTCGTTGGTGGTGGCTCCGTTGGACCTGCAACGCAGTCCGCTACCGACAAGACCGTTACCGAAGAAGGTCCTGCACCCACAACTGCACCGGCAAGCCCCAACAACAGCGATTCCGCAGCAAACGATTCTACCGCTTCTGTCGAGTCTCCCGCTGGCAATGCTCCCGGTGAAGAAGTTGCTGGTCCTGCAAAACAGGCTACAAGCCATGGCTCTGCCGACGCTGAATACACTGGTTCGGAAACACCTACCGGTAACGGTGCTATCAATGAAGGCTCTAGCTCTGTTGGCTCCGAAGTTCAGCTTGTGGATGACAGTTCCGATACAGTTCAGACCAATGCGCCTGCGCAAACCGAGAACGCAGCTGGGGCTGCTGCCAATGACAGTGCAACGGGTGACGCTTCTGCTGATTACGCTGAACCTCCGGCTGATGCTGGCAATGCTTCTGGCAACGGTGCTGTTACTGAGAACTCTGGCTCTGCTGATTCCGAAACTCAGTTCACGGATGACAGCTCCGCTACGGTTCAAGCCAATGCTCCTACAAGTCATGCTGACGATGTATCTGGTGGCGGTTCTGCCGATTACGTTGAGCCTCCTGCTAACGCTGAGAACATTTCTGACGGCGGTGCTGCCCCCGTTGTACAGCATACAGACAGTGAACCGGTTGGCAATGAATCCGATGATTCGGATGCACCTTCTGGTTACGTCGGTGGTACTACGGATGTGGATGCTGGCTCTGCTGACTCTGAGGCTTCGCCCATGGATAGCAATTCTACTACAGTGGAAACTCAGGCACCTGCAAGTCGCGCTGATAGAACGGTCGATACCAATGATGAAACGGCTGGCGAAGCTGGTTTCGACTATGCTGAACCTCCTGCTGACGCTGGCGGCAATGGCGGTGGCGGCAATTACAGCTCTGACGAAGAGACTGCACCTGCTACCCAAGGCGCAAAGGCTCCTGCCGATGAGGGTGATTCTGATATCGGTGAACCTCCTGCAAAGGGAGAAAGCTCTTCCGATGTTGGTGGTGCTGCTGGTCGTACGACATCCTCCGCTGATGATAGTGACGATTCCGACGACAGCGATGCCGGTTCCGGTTCGTTCGGCGGCAGCAACGGCAGCTCTCACGACGAGAATCCCGGCTCAGGTGCTTCCGGCAGTGGTGGTGATTCCAACGGCGGCGCTGCTGCTTCCGCAGTACAGTATCAGAGTGGCGGCGATAATTCTCCCGACGTTGGCGATTCGTTCACCGATAACGAAGGTGCTACCGCAAGCGCAACTGCTGCACCTGAAACTCAAGGCAATGACGCAGTGAGTCTCGCAAATGCGGGCTCCGGCAATGAAAGCACTATTGGTCAGGCTGCTCCTACAAAGGCTTCCGCCAGTACGGATACAAATACTTCCAAACGGGAAGAGAAGGCCGCACAGAACGATAGTCAAAATAGCTTCGATGGGAATGCAGACGGCTCCGATTACAGTAATAGCACCGCAGTAAAGGATAGCACGCCGGTTCATGAGCAGAGTGTGGAAAAGCCTCCTGTGGATGGCACGCAGTTCTATGCTGATACATCTCGTGGTAATTCCTTTGCCACATCTGGTAAATCCAGTACTGAACCCAGTGCATCCAGCGCTGAATACAGCGCTTCCAGTGGTCCTGAAATCCGGCCCTTGAGCCATGTGTCCATCAAGGCATTCAATGATACGAATGGTTTTGTTGAGAGCGATGGCATTGGCCGTATTCAGGTCACTCGCGTCAGCGTAGACCCCGATACGGGTGTTACACAGTGGCGCATCATGCAAAAGCTCGACGCCGATGGCAACGTTCCTGAGACTCCGGATGTGATGAACATTGAACGGAGTGCCAAGTACAACAAGCAGACCCGCCGGTACGAACCCGAAACGTTTGAAGGCATTGCCCGCCAGCTTGGCAAGGTGGATGACTACGAAAGCGTTGGGCCCGATACAGATGAGTCTTACAAACGGCGTAATCGTAACTCCAGTCAGGATAGAACCCAATCTGCTGCTCGTTCTGATTCCCAACCTCAGCAGAAAAACGCTTATGAAGGAAAATCGTTCCGTGAACGCAACTCCCGAAATGAGCGCAATGAGCGGAACAACAGGTTCCAGCAGATGATGCAAGGGAATAAGAACCGCAGCAACGGTTCGAAAAACAAAAAGGATAAGCCGTCCAAGTAATTCTTAGACGATACCCTTTTCCCGACTTTCGAAAGAAAGTCGGGTGTCTCACAAAAAAAGCCAGCACCTCCACGGGGTGTGAGATGGAAATGTGCAAAATCTTCTGCACAGCTGAGACTGGCTCGATTCAGGAAGGAGTGGTGTAAATTGAGCAATTTAACCGATGAAGCGGTCCACGACGCAAAACAGGGAGCTAAAGCGGTTTCATCAACAGTACGCGCTGTAAAACAAGGTGTGAAGGACGCCAAAGTCATTGGTGAGGCGGCAGGACAAGCTGCAACAGGTAACTTTGTCGGTGCCGCTACTACAATGGTTACACATCCTAAGACGCTGATTAAAGTTATCGCGGCGGTCATTGTTATTGCGCTCATGCCGGTGCTTTTGCTGCTTTTTGGATTTGCGTTTCTCACTCAAATTCCAGGAACGATTGCGGAAACAACAATGACTGCATTGGGCGAAACAGTTGATGAGGTTGTACTTGAATGGGAGGATTTCAAGGCTCAGCTATCTAATGGTATCGATGACTTTTTGACCTGGATTACAACGGGTGAAAAAGGTGATGCCTCACAAGCGTATCAGGATGATATTGCGATTGCATCGGATGAAATATTCCAATCTTATATGGGAACGTCAAATGTGATTGTTGCGGTTCTGAATAACTACTTTAGAGATGCGTACAATACATATTCGGAAAATATGAGGTCAAAAGCCCAGGAAAAAGTTGATGAAGCCAAAAATGCTGCTATTGCAAATGGCGTTGCCACGGACAATATTACTTACACCATCACAAAAGACTTGTACGACGGCAAAAATTATCTCAACTGGACGTTCTACATTATGGCTGGAGACAGTTATGCGGCTCGTACAGAAGAAGGACTCCATTTCCGAGTTCCTAAAATGGTAGAGGCGGCCCGAGAACTTGTCGGAGACAAGGTCTGGAAAACTGAAACCACAACAAATACAACTTATGGGAAAAAGACCGTCACCAAAATGGAGCCCAAGATGGATGAAGACGGAAATCCGGTTTTTGATGAAGATGGAACGATTGTGATGGAACGCGTAAGTGAAGTGGTAAAGACCGCAACCATCACATGTACCTACAAAGTTTCCCCTACGGAAGCAGCCAAAAAGGTAATCATGAAGCACTTCAACGTCCCAGAAGATGAAGATACAGTTGAGAGCGATACTTCCGAAGCCGACCTTTTTGATGAAGAAGCTGCGACAATGCGGCAGCTGTATAATGCCGCTGAAGCAGATTTCGAAGGGGATTCTTCGTTGGATATCGGGGCTGGTGATAGCACTGGTGGCGCTGGTACTGGCACAGTCATCAGCGGTTCTATTAAGCAAATGATTGAGCAGTTTTATGCAAACCATTCCGACGAACTGTTTGAGTGCCCGGCTTCGGGCCTTCTCCCTGGACCGTGGAGCGGCTGGAAGGCCAAGGTTACATCCAGCTGGCAATCGCCTCGTGGCGATACGAAGCACAATGGCACTGATATTGTTCCCCCTCATTCGATATATCCAATGAGTGCGCCGTTTAAGGGTATCATTGTTGGTAAACAGGATGGTTATTCAAACGGTGTGCTTGTTACAAAAGGGAATGGTCAGCGCGGTAACATGCTGATGATTTATTACGGGGAACGCGGTGGCGTAGTTCCGGGCGAAAAGAATGGCGTTTTCATTCTGTATCAGCATTTGAGCCCGGGCCTTTCGTACAATGTTGATGATACAATTTCTGCTGGCGCAACAATCGCTACTACCGGCTACAGTGGCTATTGTCTTAGTAGTCATGGTGGAACGGGTGAACACTTGCACCTTGAACTTTATTACGGCGAAACCCAAAAAGACCCTGAAATTGAGATGAGCAACTAACCAAAGAAAGGAGTAAGGCCCCACCTGAGATAAAAGTGGGGCCGCTTTTATTATGGACAACTTTATGAAAAGCGCCGCCATTTTGGGTGCTTGCCTTTGCTGTCTGACTGCTTGTAAAGGCAACAGCGGAAACGGCAGCACAAATGCTACCAGTTCCACTGCACCGACCCCGTCCATTCAAAGCACGCCTGAACCGTCTTCGAATCCCGATATTGGCGGTGATGTGGATACATCGGGCGGCACCCAAATGAAGGATGGCGAAATCGTTCTGACCAAGTTGAATGTTAAGAGTCCAAACAATCTTGATTGCAACGGATACAAGGAAGTGAAAATGGGCGATGGCTCTCCTTTATATAAGGAGAAGGCTCAGGTAATTGAAAGCATGGGCTTGATTCCGTATACGGATGATAACGGAAACGGCCTTGAGATTTTCAGCGGCCATACCGTATATCTGCGTCCGAACCCGGAATACATGGAGCCGGAAGAGACTCCCGTTCCTGACGATGAAGCCTCGGAAAGTGAGACTGTGGATGAGACGGAGACTTTCTCCGATGACTCTGCGTCAAGTGAAGAATCCGATGGCACGGTTTTGGGCGTTGATGAGAAGGATATCGTTTCGGAATCCGGACACTTTGATGCTGATGGGAACTATGTTGTCGATAGAGTGAGCACGACTGGATATGACGATTCGAACGGCTATAGCGTTGACGATGAATATTTGAAGTGCATTGTTTCCGGCGAGGAAGTCTATGAGCTTGACAAGGATTCGCTTGCCATCGATTATCCGACAGATTTCTCACAGCTTCGAAAAGAAGGTTCTTGCGAGCGGCTTTACATCTTCAATTCTCAGGAAGAATACGACCAGGCAATCAAGAATCGAGAAGATGGTCAGGCTATCCTGAAAGGCGAAAAGACCGCTCCCACGAAATGCGTTATCTTGAACGGCTCTTTGGTTCCGGGCATGCACTTCTCCATCAATAGCGATGGCCGCTTGTGCGTTTCGGTTCGTGCGTTGGCTGAGGCTTATGACAGCAATACGCAGTATGCGGAAGACGCAGGTCTTCTCTATGTTCCCATCACTTATGGGCATTGGGAATATGTGCCGTCCGCAAGAGCTTTGACCAAAGCAAGCGAGTATTTTGAAATCCACGGTGACAGGAAAACCTTCAAATATACGTCGCGCAATACATCGGATGCCTGGACCGATACGATGACGCTGGCCCAAGATAATACGTTCACAATGCCGATTGAAGACGTTTCGAGAATCTTTGGCTGGGAATTCTGGTACAACGATAATATTTTGAAGGTCGTCACGGATTCTCTTGACGATACAAACCCTAACAACTTTATCTTGCAGGAAGTGGATACGACCGTTACAGAAGGAGAAGTTGAGGGTTTGGATACTTCCGACAGCGAAGAAGAAACCGAAAACACTGACAGTGAGGTGGACAACCAGTGACCAAATGGAACGAATTCAAAACGAAAATTTTGATGCTGTCAAAGGGAGAAAAGCTCGTACTTTTGTTCTGCTTTTCCTTTCTTGTCAGTCTTTTCCCGGCAGGATGTATTGCAAAAGTCTTTGTCGGGGAATGGAATGCGGGGCTTTTGCGGGGCTTTATGCTTGCCCTGACGACCGGTTACGGTATTGTGACGGCGCTTGTCTTTGCGTGCGCCATTACATTCGTTATTATCCGGTTTTCAGTCAATAACGCAGACCTCAACGCAACCAAAGAAGTTGATGACCGTGGCGTTGCAACGTCTATGGCAGGCACATACGGCACAGCTCGCTGGATGAATGAAACGGAAGCCAAAAAAGTCTATGAGGTTGGTCCTGTCGAAAACGTAACGGGTACGATTCTTGGACAGTTCACGCAAGACGGTGAGGAAGTCATCGCGCTTCCTTTTGAACCTACCGGCAACCGAAACCTTATCCTTATCGGACCTCCGGGTTCAGGTAAGTCTTTTGGCTATGTCAGAACGGCGGTATTCCAATCTATTGTGCGTGGCGAATCGGTTGTAGTCACTGACCCGAAAGGCGAAATTCACAACGATATGCGTAAACTTTTGGAGTCCCGTGGTTATAAGGTCAAGGTCTTTAACCTTATCAATCTGGACCTTTCTAATGCATGGGATTGTGTCCAGGAAATTTATGACCCGATTACCGGCAACATTGATGACCAGCGTGTGATTACCTTCTGTAAAACCGTTATTGCGAACACCGGCGGCGGTGCAAACAGTAAGGGTGACCCGTTCTGGGAAAGCTCGGAAGAAAACTTGTTCCGCGTTGCTGTTTCCTATTGTGCGTATATCCGTGAAAAGAGCTTGATTGAGATTTATGAGCGCCGTGCAAAAGAGCTTTTGACTCAGCTGCCGTATATCACTCAGGAAGATGAGCAATCTCTGATTGAGATTGTAAAGAATCCGGAATCTGCAATGGTGGATAGACGCCGGGTTGTCGAATACCTTGCTCATTCGTTCTACGGTGATGAGGAAGGGGACAGGAAGCTTTCTGAATGGGAAGAAGATGCTCCGACCTGTAACATCTCTGATATCTATGACGCTCTGCTTCACAACGACCTTGATAAGTGGGAAGCAAACTTCAAGTATGTACCGCTGAGCCATCCGGCCGCATCTGCATGGGCAGTGTTTAAGGGTATGGGTGAGCGCGTACAGCCCAACATTGTTGGCGGCTTGAATACTCGACTCCAGCTGTTCATGACCTACAAGGTTCGCCGCGTTATCAGTAACGATGACATTCGCCTGGCAAATCTTGGCGCGGAAAAAACCGCATTGTTCCTTATCATTTCCGATGATAACGCTTCTATGCAGCTGCTTTCCTCTCTGCTTTTGAGCTTCCTGTTCAAAGACCTGAAAGAAGCTTTCGATGCAGTTGGTGGTGAAGGACGCATCCCGGTCAACGTTGTTGCGGACGAGTTGGCAAACACTGGCGTCTGGCCGAACTTTGAAAAGACGATTGCTACTGCACGCTCTCGTAAGATTGCAGTTTCCCTCATTTTGCAGAGTTTGCCGCAGTTGACTCAGTTGTACGGCGAGGAAAACGCCGAAACTATCATCGGCTGCTGCAATACGATGCTGGTTCTGGGCTGTAATGATAAGTATACAGCCGAATATATTTCCGATAAGAGTGGCATTGTTACGATTCGCGCCAAGAGCGTCAGCGATACTCGTGCTTCCTCTGCCGGAAATCGCGGCGTGATGCAAGGGTATTCGCTCAGTGAAGGCGACGGCAAACGCAATCTTGTGAACCCTGATGAAGTTCAGCATTTGGACAAGGAACAGATTTTGATTATGACGAATGGCCAGAACATGTTGGAAGCCAAGCGCTTCGGATTTATTCATCATCCTCTGTTCAATGACCCGCATTTTGTCCCCACCAAATGGGCAGAACTTCCGAAAACCGCAGACCTTTATCCTAATGCCCGCAAACACGACGCAATTGAATCCCGTGAATCGTCGTTCGGTGATATCCAGCGCCAGAAAGAAATCAATACAGATATTACGCAGAAGCGTTCCGAAGAGCGCATGAAACCGCGTTTGTCCAAGAAAGATTTGCTGGCTACGGATGAACCTGCTCCCAAAAAGAAAAACGCATTCAAAAAATAAATAGTTTGTTCCTTAACCCCTGGTTACTGATTGTGTGACCGGAGGTTTTCTTTTTCCCTGATTCGCTCCATGCGGGTCAGGAACCACACAAATCGACAGCCTCCGCGCGGCGTGTGGTGGACAGTGCCCGAATCCTGCTACCGGGCAGCGACAAATGTCGATAATCTCATATTTCTTTTTAATACAAAGGAGACAAATACCATGAACGAAAATGAAATGCTGAATCCCACTGCCGTTGAAACCAATGAAGCTGCTGTCGCTGCTGCGCCTGGAGAAAATGTAAACGCCGCGCCGGTATCTGAACCGCAGGAACCGAAAGAGGCTACCGAAGCAGCTCCCGCCGATGAGGGCGTTGACGAAGAAGTCAATGAGGTTCCTCGTGCGACTCGCCGCTTCAATGATGATGACTTGGCGATTGGTGCTTTCATTGATGACGGCAACGATATGCTGCATGTCGATATGCCCGAAGACCGCCGCGCTCGTGACCTGGCTGAGATGCGCCGCTGCGTTGCTGACAACAAGCACGGTCCTCGACGCTTCCTGCAGGGCAAGGTCTTTGGCGTTCGCCCGGTTCAGAACGGCAGCGCTGTCGTTGAAGTGAGCCGTGGCACGCTGCGCGTCATGATTCCGGCAGAGGACTTCTTCTACTTCAGTCTGATGAAGGGCATTGAGGAGAACGATGCGACTACCCGGCAGCGCCGTTATCTGCGTAAGGCAAAGCTGATGAATGGCGCTATCATCAACTTCTGCCCGTACATGGAAGCCAAGTCTGAGGATGGCGAGGTCGTATTCGCTGGCTCTCGTCAGGACGCTATGCAGCTCCAGCGCAACCGTCACTTCTTTGGCCGTAATGCGGATGTTCAGAACGGCTCCCGCGCTATCGCTTCTATTCTGTCCAGCGGCCCGGATTACGTCATCGCTGAAGCTCTGGGCGTTGAGACCAGCATCGGTGCTGGTGCTCTGTCTGCTTACGAGTATATCGATGATGTATCCAAGAAGTTTCATGTCGGTGAAGGCATTCCCGTGGTTATCGAAGACCTGAACGTGGATAACGAAAATGGCACTGTCAGCCTGCGCATGAACCGCGCTATCCTGGAACGCCGCGCTAATCCCGCAATGAACATCCACAGCCTGGCTCGCAACGGCGCTTACGGTGCTACCGTGACTTCCGTTCAGGACAACTACTACCGCCTGATTGTGGATGTTGGCAACATTCAGGCTCGCGTTGCTCGTACCGCTTCCGATGAACTGCTGACTCGCGGCGACCGCGTGACGCTGCTTGTCTACGGTTACGACGATAAGCGCAACTACGTTTGGGGCGCTTGCCATAAGGCGTAACTGAAACCCGGCCACTTACTTTTTCTGGCGAGTGGCCGGATACCGCGCATTGTCATCAGCCTTCTCGCGGCGCGTGGTGAGCAACTGCAAAAATTGCAGGCCAATGATGACTCTTGTTGAAAATGAATTTATTAAGTGGTGACGAGGTGATTTTTTGTGAGTAGGTGTGCGAATATGCGGTCGGGAATGTTTCATACGACAATAAATGACACAGAAATTTTTGTTACGTGCAGTATAAATGGGCCATGCGTCAAACTGACGGTCTCTGCGTTCTTTGAAAGTGATTTATCTGATATTTGCAGTCAGATGCAGGCAATGAAAAGCGAGCCGGTTTTGCTTTCAATGGATGTCTATAAAAACGGTACAGTAGCAAACATCAGCGCTATTGGATTATTGTCCAGAAAAGAAAAGGAAGACCAGAATATGCTGATGCAGCTATATCGTAATTGCTGCGCCGCAATGCTTGTATTGGCTCGGCAAAAGGGGGAAGAAGCATGAGTAAAGAAGAGCAGAAGCCAAATATTTATCAAATCCCCAAAAACTCGTTTGATACCGGGTATGTGTTGAACGGACAATTCAAAACTCGAAACTTCGTTGAAGGTATCATCCTGGCACTACCGTTCTTGGGAATTTTCATTTATGGATGGCATGATTTGGGATGGGATGTACAAAGTACCGTGGCCTATTGCGCAATACTCTGTGCTGCTGCTTTCCTTGGTGCAGCTCATGGTGTTGGCGGCGATAGCTTGTTTGAGTTTATTCAACGTGTTATCCGTTTCCGGCAAAGTCGCAGAATCTCAAAATACAATCCTCGTATCAAAACCGAACTTGAACCGGAATATCTGATTCATGACGGGCGGATGCTCCCGAAAGACAAGCTCAAGCAAATGCTTGGCACTGTAAAGGGAAAAGTTCTTGGTGAAGAGAATGGTCCTATCAGTTCCGACATTACAGATGAAGAGCTCAAAGTCTTCTACGATGATGACTATGGGTTCCTGGAAAAACCGGATGCCCTCAAATCTAAAGCAGAACTCCGTGCTGAAGCAAAACAGCGTGCGAAAGAAGAGAAGGAATACATTAACTCTTTGCCCCGTTCTGAACGCAAGGCTGCCAGAGAAGAAATCAAGCGTAAGCGTGAACAGGAAGAGGCTGAGAAGAAGGCAAAAGAAGCAGAGCGCGAACGCATTATTAACGAAGCTATTAAGAAGCGTCTGGATAAAGCCGAGCGTGTTAAGACCGCACAGTATTACGAAAAGTTCATGGACCCCGACAATGAGCAGGAAAATGACAAGCCGGAAGAGAATAACGCTGAACTGAATCCTCAGACTGTAGAGTTCAAGCCCATCACTATAGGGCCGAGCAATAATGCGGTTCAGGATGATGTCGATATCTTTGACAGTGAAGAAAGCATCGACACCGATGAAGTAGAAGCGAATGTGGAAGCAGATGCGGATACAGAGCTGTTTGAGGACGGCACTGATACCGATATCCAAGTCCCGCAGATTGATGATGTAGTCTTTGACGATGAAGCGGAAGTACTTGACGTCGATGAGGACTTGGATGACTTATCGGTTGATATCCAGGATACTCAGTCTGCACAGCCCGCAAAGCAGGGCAGGGGACAAGTCGTGAACAGCGATGACGATGTCAGCTTGGATGATGTAGACCTTTTCGATGACAGCACGGTCAGCCGCACAGAGGAAAGACCTCAGAACGTCAAAACCTCTGGAAAGACGATGGGCTCGCAAAAGCAGCCGCAGACCACACAGAACAACAGCGATATTGATTATATGTCCTTGAATGACATTTCTATCTTTGATAGTGAGGAGTGAAGCCTATGTTTCGATTCAAAAATGGCGGAGAAATCCCCCACGGTGTTGTGGAACAGAGTATCGGTACAATCCCGCTGACGAAAAAGGAACGCGATGAAATCGCCAAAGAAGAGCGGCGGCGGATGAATCAAAAGCTGGAAGCTCAGAATGAGCGCTATCAAATCATTCGAAGCACACAGCGTATCATCCCTATTGAGGATATTTACGGCGGCATTGTTGTGACAAAGGACCACCGATATATCAAAATCATGGAATTTCGCCCTATCAACTTTGCCTATATGGACGCGGAAACTCAAAACCGTATTATTTCGCTTTTCTATCAAACGTTCAAAGCAACTCCCTGCAATATCCAGTTCAAAACCTTTTCTCGTAAAGCTGATGTTGAGAATTCAATCGCGACCGTGACGGACTATTACAAAGCAGAAAAGAATCCGAGTCGTAAGCGAATGCTGCAGGCATACATCGGATTGCTTCGTAAGACGGCTTTGTCCGTTGGTATTACCCGTCGCTTCTTTGTGGTCGTAGAATTCCAGCGCACTATTAGTAACGATGGTTCTAAATTTGAAATGGTTGTGGCCGACTTGAATGCCGTTGCGGCAAACGTCCGCTCTCACATGGAACAGTGTGGTAATATCTTTATTCCTGCACTTGGTAACCCTGACGGAAACGAGGACGCAGGTCTACACCAGCTTTTTTACCAGCTCTTGAACCGTAGAAAAAGCGAGACCATCACGTTCAAGCAACACATGGACCCCATTGTGGACCGTTATTTTGAAGCCGAAAAGAATGGCGTTAAGACGTCTTTGCAGGCAACGGAACTGATTGCTCCAGACTGGATTGACTTTACGCATCACGATTACATTGTCATTGATGGCAAGTTTTATACTTTCGCTTACATTCCCTCGAACGGGTTCAGCCAGCGTGTCTATGCGGGCTGGGTGGCTACGTTCGTAAATGCTGGTGAAGGCATTGACGTCGATATGTTCTTTGAGCACATGTCCCGTGAAGCTGTCTTCAATAAAATCAGTACACAGCTTCGTCTGAGCCGTGCAAACGCCATGGACAGTCACGATACTGACTCTGACTATCAGGCGCGTATGGAAAAAATTTCGTCCAGTGAATATATGCTGCGCGGCCTTTCCAGCGGCGAAGAGTTCTATTACCTGTCAATGCTCATCACTATCGTGGCAGATACAAAGAAGGAACTCGATTATAAGTTCGATGCTTTGAAAAAGCGTATCGAAGGTCAGAGCATGAAGATTCGCCGTGCGGATTTCATGATGGAAGAATGCTTCGATTCCTGCCTGCTTCCTCTTGCGAAAATCAATAAGGAGCTGGCAAAGAAATCTCATCGCAATCTTCTGACTTCGGGTGTTGCATCCTGCTATCCGTTCATCTCGTTTGAAATGCAGGACCCGGGCGGCGTTATGGTCGGTACAAACCATGTCAACAACTCTCTGGTCACCATCGATATGTTTGATACCCGTGCTCATGCAAACGCAAACGCCGTTATCCTGGGCTCTTCCGGCTACGGCAAGACTTTCACCGCACAGCTGTTCGCACTACGCTTGTCTGAGATGGACACGCAAGTGTTTATCATCTCTCCTCTGAAAGGTTTGGAGGACTACGGCGGCGGTTGTAAGGCAATCAATGGTCAGTTCGTCTCCATGGACCCCTCTTCGGACAACAACATCAACATCATGGACATTCGCGCTCCTGACGATGAGGACGCAAAACTGCTGGATGATTATGAGGCTTCTGGCTCCTTCTTGACCAAAAAGATTCACACGATTCTTTCGTTCCTGCACCTGGTTGTTCGCAATATGACGCAGGAAGAAGAGCAGCTGATTGACGGCTGCCTGTATGCGACATACGCAAAGTTCGGCATTACCCGTGATAACAACTCTATCTACGATAAAGATGGCAACTATAAGGTGATGCCGCTGTTGGAAGATTTGCAGGAAGAAATGAGAAAAAAACCTGAACTGCATACCGTCTGCAACATCTTAAATCCGCTAATTAACGGTTCTATGGCTTGCTTCAATCACCACACCAACGTGGACCTTGACTCCAAGTACATCGTATTTGACTTCAATGGCATGAAAGGCTCTTTGCTTACCATGTCTATGTTCGTGGTTCTGGACTTTGTCTGGACGAAAATCAAAGAGGACCGTACACAGCGCAAAGCCGTATTTATTGACGAATGCTGGAAATTGATTGGTACTGACTCCAACGAGCAGGCAGCTGAAGACGTTGTTGAAATCTTCCGTACGATTCGTGCTTATGGCGGTTCCGCTTTTGCTATGACTCAGGATATTTCTCAGTTCTACGAATACAAGGGCGGCAAATACGGCAAGGCAATTATTGGTAACGCCGATACCAAAATCATCATGCACCTGATTCCGTCCGAAGCAAAAGCCCTTCAGGAAGCCATTCAGCTGACCAGCGTTGAGATGGAAGCGGTATCCAGCCTGCCGCGTGGTCAAGGTCTGGTTTGCTCTGCATCCGCAAAACTGTTCGTTGATTTTGTGGCCGATGACTATGAAGCCAAGGAAATCACAACCGATGCTAAGTCCTTCTACGAACGCCGCAAGGCTCTGGAAAAGAAAAAGCGGGAAGAAGAAGAGAAGGCGGCGGAAAATACCGTCATCGATGTTGAAATGTGATATTTGAAACGTCAAAATGAGGCGAAGGAGCGCTGATTATTATAAAGAATGATACATTTTGAGTAAAGCTGTGAATGTACACGTTAAAATGTGTTCATTTTGCACTTTCAAAATGTGTCATTCTTTTTCTTTTATCCATAAAAAGGCACAATTCAATTTCACGTAAGCACAACGCTAATGCGTTTAATTTATGGTTCACAAACGGCAAAAGAACACATTGGTTCATTTTGCTAGAAATGAAAGGAGACATTTGTATGTCTGAGATTCACAATTCCGATATCCGCGAACTGCTGGATGCCATCCCCGTTATTCCCAATGAACTGATGGCCGAGTATCTCACTCGTCAATATCAGGTCAGCAAAAATATGGCACAGGAAATCATTTACAACGCCTGCCGTAAAGGCTCCAACCGCCGTCCGGCTTGCTATCCTACCAAAGAAGGGTTGGCGAAAGCCGATTACATCACGATGACGAGCAGTATCCGCAAGCGCTGCCGTGCTTTCCGCGTTGCATGTGAATTTTTGCCGGAGAGTCGTAATTTTACGATTCCCAGCGGCACTCCCTGGCTGTTGAGCTTCTGCTTCGATGGCAGTGTCTACTATGTTTGTGAATTTGAACGTGGCAACGAACTTATTTTGGGAGACACGATTCGGAGCCTTGGCATTCGTGAGGATATGATGCCGGTCACTTCCCGTATCGCAATCCTGGCCCCCGGCGCAAATCGAAAGCTTCTGAGTGAATGCGGGATTCGTTATTTCTGCATGGTCAGCGACAACTATGACCTGAATGTGACGGAACAAATTGACGACGAGGATGTTTGGAATGGCGTTCCCATCATTAAATGATTATAAACGTTGCATCGATAAAAACGATGTCAAACGCAACGCCGGTGATGATGCCCCTGAAGCCGAATATCAAGCCCCGGTTTTGTACAATGCATCGACAAAGTTCGTAAAAAGCAAGCTCAAAAAGGCAGTGGATGCTTTGAAATCGGTTCCGGATGATGTTCCCTTGAAAAAGCTGCCGGATTCCATTCGCAATGATGTCTCGATTGAGATTCTTAAAGCCGAGCGGTCAATCCTTGTCTCATTTGAGAGTGATGAAGCCCCTGCACCGTATCAGCGGAAAAACATTGCAACGTTAATTCCAAACGATTTCTGTATGGTTTCTATCCCTCAAAATGGCTTTCTCAAGCTCCGGTTTTCTTCCTTTTTGCCGCCTTTTCAGCATGAGTGGTACAGCCGCAAGGCAAAGGCGAAAGACGCTGCTGGGCAGTATTATCTTGATGCCGAATTCGATTACATCACGGAGGCTGCTATCAAGGCATTTATCGCTCAAAATGGGCCAATCAACCTGCCTTCCGAACAGCTTTTTCTCGTGTTTTGTCGCGGCGTTTCACCCGCGAAAAAGACCCCGATTGACAGCAACAATGTCTATACGGGAGCCATCACAAACGCCATTTGTAGGGTGCTCCAACACGGTGATGGATGGGATATGATGAGTTTCCTTTACACTGCAATTCCAACCGAATCTGACCCGTATTTGGAAGTGATTCTTTGCTCAAAAGCCGACCTCTTCCATTGGCTTTAACATAGTCCGGTAGTAACATTTTTAGGGATATAAAAGAGTAACATTTTTAGGTGTCAAATTTTCGTTCCCTAGAAATGTTACTCTTTCTTTTTGATTTTACGCGGTACGATATGAATTTCAGCCCTGCGATTCGTATGAGATACGGAATCGAACGGACAACTTTGGTGGTACTATGACGAACGAACAAAAGCTTCTCGTATATCTCTATGGCGTTGATTCTATCCAGCACAAGCAGCTTGCCATTGCTCTCTCTGACATCCCATATCAATGCGTTACCAAAGCTCTGAGAGCGGCCAAAAAGCATGGGTATGTTGAGGTCTTTATGAGAGATGAATCGCGGTATGTGCGTATCTCTCCGGACGGTCTGAAATACATTCGAAGCACTCAAAAAGACGCTCTGGATGTAGACAAGCGGACGGCTATGAAGCGGCGAATCAAAGGCGAACAAGGACGGCTCACCAGGGTGGAAACGACACTCTGCATGTGCCGAGCAGCGGGAATTCAGCCTGCCAAGGAAGCTGGTATCAAGTTAATCGATGTGCTTGACCCCGAGCAGGATGCGACCCAAACTTTCATGAATGACTTCTTCTATGACAAAGGACTTCTTTTCCTGTCCGATGAAATCTCTGCAACTATCAAGACGAGCACCACAATGGGCGAAGAGTACACGCTCGGTCAAAGCCGTCTGGTAGGTATCGTAATCAACCGTACAGGCATTTCTTTTCTCTACTGTACGCTCGATAAGCTGATGCGATGGGTTGTGTCTTACGAACAGCGGCGTGTAAGTGCAGTGATGGAACTCTTGAAATCCAGCTCACTTGCGGCAACGGACGAGGACTTCGCAACAATCTGCAATATGTCTCCTAAGTGCATCGTTATCGGCAAGACCTGCGCTATAGTTCCAAAAATCATTACTGGCGATAAGTATGGCAAAGCAATCGACAGCACTGATATTATCAAAACCCATAACGCAACAAGGCTCTTGACGCTCACGAATCTCGAACAAGTCTACAAGTACAGCTATTTCGTTCCAACAAGTTCTATCGGCGTGGAACTTCTTGCTCGAACAGCAGCTTTAACACGAAACGAACTCAATGAAATGATTTCCGTGTGGCTGGATGAGATGGCTGAAAGCCATACAACCGTTACTACTGGGCGATATGTTGAAGCATACATCAATGAACAGAAATGCAAAACCATAACGCTGCCGGTCATTGAGTTTGAAGAACTCGAATATCAAAAAAACGGACGAGTGCCTTATCATGTCGTTTGTGAGCGAGGAACGCAAGACGGTATCAGCCGGGCACTAGGAAGCAAAGTTCTCGATTTCAAGGATTTTGACAACATCCCAATGCCAGCACATAAATACGACGACGGCGGAATTCGCCGCGATGGGATTAACCCATTGACGCATAATGGATACAATGAAGAGGAGATGGATGACCAATGATAGCGATTCGAGTATGTCCAACCTGCAAGCGCAAGTTTGAAGCTCGTGTGGGAGAACCCCAAACTTATTGTGAAGAGTGTCTTGAACTCAAAACCATGAGTGAATCGTCCGTGTGCTCTTGGTTCTTTGATGACGATGACTTCGATGACGATTTCGATATCTCGGAAGCCGGAAAAGAAGAAAAGGCGGAGACACAAGAGAGAAAGCAGAGTAGACAAGTATTTGACTTGATTCCGCCGCACAAGGAAAAGACAAGACGCATGGACAACGCTTTCTTCCAGGAAGCATTGAAAGGCTGACAGAATGGTTGATGGAGCTACTTCCACCTCTCGTCTGGCAGGCTGGCAACACTTTAACCGCTAATCGTGAACTTTCATTTAACAAACCGGCTTCCAAATTGAGAAAAAGTGCAATTTATGGTATAATGCAAATATAGGAAAGAAAAATTGTACATACCTCTGACCACAAATCATTCAGATGCAATCTAATCAAAGTTTGAGGTTATCTAAATCAAATCGGAAGCATGTCCTATGAAAAGAAAGTTTTTAATTCCATACGCTGCAGCAACACTGGCAATGGCAGCCGCAATCTGCACTGCCGGAATACCTTCCGTTGCTTTAGCAAGGACCTATGAGGGCTATAATGGAATGAAGCGTAGCTCGACGGCGGAAGAGACATTCCAGAAAATCAAAGTTCCTGCCTTTGCCTCCATCAAAGAAGTGACGGCGGAGGAAGCACGAAGCGTAGCTGATGGCATTATCGTTTTTGCATTTCCTACCTGCCCTTATTGCCGGAACCTGATACCGGAACTTATCGAGACCGCAAAAGAGGAGGGAAAGACCCTCTACTATTGCCAGATTGATAACTACCGCGACAAGTATGAATTTGATGAGACTCTGAATGGCCCGGTCATGACCGTGGCTCCCGGAAAAGGGTATTATGAGCTTCTTGACTGGCTGAGCGATTATCTCATCGACTATACTGTGAAAGACGAGAACGGCGAAAGCATCAGTATCGGTGAAAAGAGAATCGGAGCGCCCACCATAATTACAGTCCAGAACGGGGTTCCTGTATCCTCCTGGAAGCTGAGCATGGTAGAGAATGCCGAGTTCCCTGACAATGCGTATACTCGTTGGAGCCAGGAAACGCAGGAAATCGTATCGGAGTCACTGCATCAATATTTTGCTGAGGAGGCATAAATCATGTCAAATATCACTGTTGGTCGAATCTTGCTTCTGGACCTTGTGTTCCTTGTTAATTCTGCTTTAACTCTTGTTGTTTTCAAGTTCGTTGGTCTTTTGGATGTTATGACTACACCGGCCTTGTTCTTTCATTTTGTTGGTTCTTATATTATCCTGGCATATTTCATGTTTTGGATTTATCCGCAGATTCTGGAAGACCGGGAAAACAACGACGACGATAAATAATCTGGTCGGAACCGTAGGTGCTTGAAACCGTAGGTACTTGCCTAAAGTTGAGCGAAATGTACTTGCGGGAAGCGTAGCCGCAATAGACTACTCCGAAAGTACCGTAGGCCCGCATACCGTAGGTCATACAATGAAGCGTAGCTGTTTGTAAAGAAATGAAAGACGGATGACGGAAGCGTAGCCGCTGCCCGGTAAAAGGCTGCCGGTTGCGTAGCTGCCATTCGTCTTTTTTGGTTTAGAGGAGAGACGAGAATGGTATATGAGATAATCAGTCCACGCCCACATGGTTCAGAAACATTCGTGGGATTGCATACAGAATACCCGGAATGCATCGACCCGTTGAGTGTGCAGGAAGCGATGCTCAGCGGCGGTAACAAAATCACATTCAAGGGCACTGAGAAAGAATATGAGGCGGTCAAGAAAAAGCTGGCAGCCAAAGTCAAGGTGACCATCATCAAAGAACAGAAAGCGAAGAAAGAAAAATAATATGGTAAAGACTGATTTCAAGAATACTTATGAAGCATTTATGCATTGCGATAAAAACAAGCTGGCGAAAGAATTTGCTGCCATGTATTCCGATAACGAGGAACAGGCGGCAGCAGTTAAGGAAGTCGATAGAGCATTTGCTAGAATGGAGACCGTCACGCCAAAAGCAGTAAACCCGGATGAGCAAAGTATCATTGTGGTTTGCAAGGGATTTGGCGATGAAGGCGATGACACTGTCTGTATCGAAGTGAGAGACCTCCGTAACTGGAAAGAAAAGCACACGAAAATATCTGAGCCTATTAGTGACGAGATGCTGACCTTTATGAGCACGGACGAAATCGAAAACGCGGTGATGAATCAGGACCTTCCCACGAAATACGCTTTTGAACTCAGCGCTTGGGACGAAATTCTTAGCTGGAAACTTGCACCATCTAGTATCTACATCTACGGCCTTGAGTTTTGCCTGTCCCGTGTGTTGTGGGAAATGACATTCTTCGGAGTGGATGAATCCGGTGTGGAGTTGGAAAAGAAAAAGCTCGATACGAGATTTGAGGAAGCGCAGAGGGCTTTTGATGAAAACAAGGAACCTCGAATTGGATTCTCAATTGAAGACATTGCCAAGAAACTTCTCGGTGATGACTATACCGAAGACTGGTATCCCGAAGAGGAGCAGGAACGCGACCGCCGAAATATGGTTATTTTCTCCTATAAGGACAACAATGAAATGGAACGGCTGCTCATGATGCTTTAAGAGAAAACGAGAAGGAGAGATGAGGATGAGCGAAATCTTCGTGGCGGGAGATATCCATGGAAACTATCAAGGATTGATGGAATCTCTCAATGCAGCAGGCTGGCAGGAGGGCGATACCATCATCTGCGTGGGAGATGTCACCGACCGTGGAAAAGATAATGCCAGAACGGTGTCCTTTCTGCAGGAGCATGAATGTAATGTGAGATTGGTTCAGGGCAACCATGAGCTTCAACACAGGAAGATGCTTCAATACTATCATGTGTTAATCAAAGTCCCCCAAATTCGGTTGTTTGCGGCAGGAATATTCAGAACATACAAGGAAGGATATACTTATCCCAAAACAAAAGAAGAACTCAAAGAGTATGAGTGCAGTGCCGATAAACGAATCGAAATCATTCAGGGAAAGCCTAAGACCTTCCATGCTTTTGTTCGAGCCTTTATCGCTTATACATTAGCATGGGAAGACGATAGCCTTTGGAAGATTATTCTGTACTTGCTGGAAGTGATGTGCGGTAATCCCTATAATGCTGAAAGAACCATCTATGAATATCTCTCTTGTACAAGAAAACAAAGAGCATTATTTGAATGGCTTTGGAATCAGACGGTTACGGAGGTTAATATAGATTATACAGAGCCATATAGATATCAGCATATAGTGATTACGCATAACAATCCTTTTGGAAGATATTACAGTTACGACCTGGATGAGTTACGACCTGGACACGATAAGACGCTCTATGTGTTTGGGCACATCCCGCATTCCGAAATCGTCAGGTTTGACAGGGCTTGTTCCGGATGCACTTATCTGGACATTGACACATCCCTGAATTCGGTCGGCGTCATTAAGCTGAGTGATTATCTCTAAGAAAGCATAAGCACCATAGGGGCGCAGAGCCTCTGTGGTGCTTTTTCTTTTTGCATGGGTAAAGTTTCCTTGCTCACACGGAAACAATGCACAGGCAAAAAAAGAAAGGAGCCACCCGAAGGTGACTCCAATAGTTTAGGTTCCTGTTTTAGCCGTGAAAAGCATCAGGCGGCAGACGGGGTATCCGTTGCTGCGTCAAAGAGCAGTGTGCCTTCGCCGTTATAGCTTGCGTCGTTCAGAGCGGCGTAGATGTAGTCAATGAAATAGCCATCATCACCATTGTAGGTGGACTTCATGGAGACAAGATTGCCGTTGTCATCATAGGTGTTCTCGAAGGTCTGTTCGAAGTTGCCCATCGTAGCATCTTTGCCCTGCTGTTTGGTCATATTACCATCGACATTGTGCGCATCCGTGCTATGACGAACTGCTGCCGCAAGTTCAAGACGATGTAACTACAAGCCGTCTGCTTTCGGATGGACGGCTTTTTTCTTTTGAAAAAATGTTTGACGAAACTTGCGAACGGCATACAATAAGTGTTGTACGACAGATAATAAACCGGCATCAACCATTCATAATCTGACAAATTCAGACAGGCACCAATCGGGTGACCTGTCTTTTTTTGTTGCAAGACCGCGTAATGCGGAGAAAGTCGAGGAAAGCTATGAACACCATTATGAACACCGCCGAATTCATCCGCGTTACCGACCTCCTGAAGAAGGAGAAAATTGCCAAAAATAGCGGCAACATATTTGCCGCTATGATGGCGATGCGCGAGAACCGCCCCGAAGCAATCTGCGCAGATGGCTTTAAGATGTCTATCCAGGCATCCGAAGACCACTACTGCCAGAAGGACGACGAGGGGAGCTACGTGAGCGTAGAAGTCGGGTTCCCGTCTCCGTCCGAGCCATTGCTCGACGAATATGGTGATGACGGAGTGTACGGCTATGTGCCGCTCACTGTTGTCGATGCCATCATCGCCAAGCACGGTGGAATCCTGCTCGATGAGCAGTAAGCCACTCTATCCAATTCCAGCATGACATTCGGCTGCACGCCGTTTGTTCATATATGAAGCGGTTATCATTTCTCTTAATGAGAGCAAAAATGATAGCTGCTATTTTTATTTTACAAGCCTCGAAAATACGAGGAGAAAGAGAGTTTGCTATGAACACCAACACTATCACTATCAATTCCAAGAAAGCTATCCCCGGCATCAATGATGTGGCTACTAAGTGCCCTGCAGCAGCCAACATGTGGGGCAGCAAAAACGCTTGCTCTCCAAATGAGGTATCTGCAGGCAACAACAAAATGGCATGGTTTGTCTGCCCCGATTGCAAACAGGAGTTTAAGGCTCCCGTTTGCAACGTCGTCAATTCTTTGTTGCATGACAATACCGGTTGCCCTGTTTGTGCAGGTCGCAAAGCTGTTTTCGGCGTCAACGATTTGGCGACCATGTATCCAAAAGCCGCTGCTATGTGGAGCGGCAAGAACGATTACGCCCCCAGCGAAATTCCTGCTCGGTCGTCCAGACGCGCAATTTTTGCGTGCCCCGATTGCAAACAAGAGTTTGTGACAAGCGTCCACAACATGACGCGGGCTATTGCATCCGGTGTTACTTGCTGCCCCAATTGCAGAATGCGAGGAAATACTATCGGTGCGATTTACAAGGATGAGTATGGTTCGCCAAAATCTGTTGGCACTACGATGACGATGAAGGACGGCAGCAAAGCCACCTGCACCGCTTATCATGGTGTCAACAACATCACCGTCGAGTTCGAAGACGGGTTCGTTCTGTACCATGCTCGCTGGAATCAGTTTATCCGTGGCGTTCTTCACCACGGTCAGAAAACCACTGAAGAATAATAAAAAGCCATCTGATACGAAGTTGGCTTGTGAATGTGAATGTAGCAGCTATCATCTTCCTCCAGTAGGGGGATGGTCGCTGCTTTTTTATTACAAGCCTCGAATGTTACGAGGAGAAAGAGAAAAATTATGAATGCTTTTATGAATGTTATGCACACCACCACCTGCAACTGCACTGCTTGCACGACTGTTCCGACTCTTGGCATTAAGATGCCGTATGAGGAAGAGGAAAAGAAAGCTACTAAAACTAGAAAGACTCGCCAAAAACTGATTGTTGGAGAAAACGATTTGGCTACGGTCGCTCCTGAAGTTGCCGCAATGCTGAGTGAGAAAGATAAGCACTTTGCTTTTGAAGTTACTGCTGGAAGCAACAGGAAACTTACTTTTGTCTGCCCTGACTGCAAGAAAGAGTTTGAGGCTAAAATTTGCAGTGTCACAATAGCAGTTTGCCCATGTCCTTATTGCCGCAAAGTAAAAAAAGCGCGTCGCAATTCGAAACCTATTGTTGGAGTTAATGATTTGGCTTCGCAATGCCCGCAGGCTGTAGCAATGTGGAGCGAAAAGAATAAATGCTACCCAACAGAAGTTTTCGCCCAAAGCACTAAGACTGCAATTTTCAATTGCCCAAAATGTAAGCACGAATTTGAGACGACTGTCACATCCTTTGTGAAAAGCATCAAAAAATCGAAAGGCAATACTACTGGCTGCCCTATCTGTAATGGGACTAAAGTTGTTGTTGGCTACAATGATTTAGCTACGACCTGCCCCCAAGTAGCTGCTATGTTAAGCAAAAAAAACGCTGGCTTTGCAACAAAGTACACTATGGGAAGCAATGCAGTTGCAAGTTTTACTTGTCCTGATTGCAAAAAAGAATTTGAGGCTAAAATTTGCAAAGTCACAAATGTAGTTTACCCATGTCCTTATTGCCGCGATACAAAAATTCTCGCTAATCATATGGATTTGGAAACTTACTTAAAGAAAAATAATCGAGAGGATATTCTTAACTGTATTCGTCCAGATAGTCCGTATCAGGCAAGTGAAGTTTCTTATTCCAGCAACAAAACATTATTTCTTAATTGCCCTGAATGTGGTAATAAATGGGTGATTTCAGCTAATTATCTGACTGCACAAGGCATTAGTTATATGTGTGGTAATTGTAATCAAACGACAAATTTTATTTCCAAGCCAGAGCAGTATGCTGTTCGTATTGCAATGGGTTTTGCAAGGGAAAACGGAGTTCCAAATGCATTCGATGAAGTTCGTCACATTTTTGGCTATAACAACAAATATGGTGTAGATTTTGTCGATAACACTCGCAAGATTTGCATGGAGTACAATGGTGTATATTGGCATAAAGACAAAAAAAGAGTTGATTGCTATAAATTCATCAAAATCCATAATGCCGGATATACTTTTATTCGTATACTGGAACCGGGCTTAAAAGCTTTTGACAAAAAATATGACATTGTATTGCCAAAAAACTACAAACACGGTAACGAGTATGAATCAAAAATCATGGAGGACCTTGGCTATAAGCTTATTTCTTTATTTGAGGAAATCTATAATTACAAGGCCACTCCTGAAATTCAAAAATTAGTCGATTTTAAAGAATTCGAAAAGTGGTACGATATTCATCGCAAAAGAATTTCTGCAAAAGCTACCGAAAACGCAGCAAAGAAAGCTGCCTGATAGATTACAAGACCTCTGACGAACTCAGTCGTCTTTTTACATAGATAGCGTTTCCTGCCGTTCACCCATAACCGGGTGGGCGGCTTTTTCTTTTGCCAACTACTTGCCATACGTCAATTTCATGCATGAATTACAAAATAGTAACCGTTCCATACAACCGCTGGCGATAACTACCAGTTGTAGTGTATTTGATTGGACTTCCAAATTCTATTTTAGTCGCACATATTGCAACTTACGGTTGTATTTGCTATACTAATAACAACCGATAACAACCAACGAAGCACAAATAACAACTAATAGGTGTTACCGCGAACCGAGGAGGCCAATCATGGCGAGCGAACGAGCGATACTTCACTGTGACATGAACTCTTTTTACGCAAGCTGCGAGGCGGCTTATAACCCAAAGCTGCAGGGTAAGCCGATTGCAGTATGTGGTGACCCGGAAAGGCGAAACGGCATTGTGTTGACTGCCTCGTATCCGGCCAAACGGATGGGCGTGAAAACCGGGATGGCACTCTGGGAAGCGCAGCAGCATTGCCGTGACATCATCTTTGTTCCGGCTCATTATGACCTATATACCAGGTACAGTGGGTATACCAGAGAGATATTCCTCAGATACTCTGACATGGTCGAACCGTTTGGCTTGGATGAAGCATGGCTCGATTGTACCGCAAGCCGGTCTCTCTTTGGAAGCGGGGAAGAGATAGCCAAGAAAGTATCTGATACCGTGAAGAATGAACTGGGCATTACCTGTTCCATCGGAGTGAGCTGGAATAAAGTCTTTGCCAAGTTGGGGTCTGATTACAAGAAGCCAGATGCCACCACCGTTATATCAAGGTCAAACTGGAAAGATATTGTGTTCCCGCTGCCTGCCACGGACCTTCTGTATGTTGGGTCCAGAACGGGGAAAAAGTTATCAAGCTACTGTATCCATACAATCGGTGATTTGGCGACCGCCAATCCAAACTTTCTGAAAGAAAAATTCGGGAAAATCGGCCCGATGCTTTGGGGATTCGCCAATGGCCTTGACACGGGAGCAGTGGCGAAATACGAGGGAAGGGAAGCTCAGGTACCTATCAAGAGCATCGGAAACAGCTGGACAACGCCACGGGACTTGAAGACTAACCGGGATGTCTGGATTGTTATTTATCTGCTCGCGGAAAGTGTCGCTGCGCGGCTCAGAGAGAACCATTTCCGATGCCGAGGCGTAGAGGTGAGTCTCCGGGATTCCAGCCTTTTCTCTTTTGAGAGACAGTGCAAGCTCGGCCAGCCAACGATGCAGGAAAAGGATATTGCGGAGGCAGCTTACCAGCTGTATAAGAAGAACTACCGGTGGAGTGAGCACCTACGCTCAGTTGGCGTGCGTGCCATTGACCTGCGGCCAGATACGGAACCAAACCAGATATCTTTTGAGTACAGCGCCGAAAAGCAGGAAGAGACCGAGCGGCTTGAATCCGCGATTGACGGGATACGGAACCGGTTCGGATACTATTCCGTACAACGAGCCGTCATGTACAAAGACCGGTTTCTCTCTCATTGTGACGCCAAGGGAGACCACACCATACACCCACACGGGTATTTGCAGGGAAGCACAGGGGAGCATCTAATCTATGTCAGAACCAAGAATTAAGAAATATGTCGAGGTCATTGCCGATTTCTCTCCTGAAGGCATATTAACGCCTCAGACAGTCATCTGGGACACGGGCCAGAGATTCGATATCACCTGCATCTCGGAAGTGTTGCCCCGGAAATACTCGAAAACTGGCGGAGTAGGAGTTCGCTATACCTGCCAGATAGGAAGAGCCAAAACATATCTGTTCTTTGAGGAGGACAGGTGGTTCGTGGAAGCAAAGGAAAATGCTGCAGCCGGAGACCCCTGCTAAAAATCGAAGAAATAATCGCCCGTCAAGACTCCACCAACTTCCATGGTCGAGTTTGGGTCGGGCTTGCAACCAGATTTGCAGCAGAATGACTCCATTTCGGGCGTCAACACAGATTGGATAATAATGCGGTGTACGCCGTTTTCTTCGCAGATTTTCTTTAAGGCAAAAAGTATCGCTGTCATCGTACCACAACGTTTGTGAGCAAACTCAACGCGAGAAAGAACCAATGCAAAATTTCCAAGGAAAGCAACACGCAGCTCATTTTCCCCGTCGCTAGAAGTAATCCAAATAGTACGCATACTGTTGGAAACACTGCAATGACAGTCTTGCTTGCTCTCGATAGTATCTACAAGTTGTTGTATTTGCTCTTTCGTAAGCTCAAGCATACCTAAAGCCTCCATCATTTTTTGGTTGTAAAAATTATACCACAAACAGTGTCAAGCAGACGAAGTGATTTTGCAACGAAAGGAGAAGAAACAAGGTGAATAGCAAATACCGAGAGCAAACCTGCTGCTTTGTTGGGCACAAGGATATCCCACCGGGCGAGCAGCTCAAAATATTGGCCAGGGTGGAACACCGGCTTATTCCACTTATCCAGCAGGGAGTCACTTACTTTGGTATCGGCGGTTCTTTAGGTTTTGATACTCTTATGGCGGATATGCTGGTTTCGTTGAAAGCAGCACATCCCCGAATTCGCGTTATTGAGGTTTTGCCTTTTGAGGGATACCGTTCTAAATGGAGCTTAGAACAGCAGCGGCATGCCGAGAAAATAGACAAGCAGGTAGACAAAATAGTATATGCTGCGAAAGAACCAGGCAGGGGAGTATACCTTCTAAGAGACCGACATCTAGTCGATTACTCTGCTTATTGTATCTCCTATTGCACAAGGACTACCGGCGGCACGGCATATACGGTGAAATACGCTCTGGAACACGGCATAACGGTGTACAACGCCTCCAGTTTCGATGTGAGCGCCTTGCTTCAGGCCCGACCGCTTGCGAAGAACGGATGAAAAAGCGCCCTTGCACAAAACATGAGGGAGATTTCCGGGCGTTTGGAGAAATACCCATAGGACTTTGAGCTTTGCTGCACAAAAACAAGCCTCCGCTCTTTGGCGGGGGCTCTTCTTGTATTCTCAAAAACGTTGAATTTAATTTCACTGAATTCCGATTCAGCATTATTTGGCGTGGCTCAGCTTGGCCCGACAGCACGATACCATGGCGGCCGAACACAATGATTCTCCAGAACGGAATTCTCGACATTCGGTGCGAATCGTATATAATCTAAATAATAAAACAGTATAGGAATATAGCTAAGCCGCCAAGCGAGTGAAATCGTTTGGTGGCTTTTCTTTTTGCTACGGAAAAGTAGACATTGTACTTGTCATGAGCTTGTTGCATACTTGCTACGAACTTGCTAAAAACTTGCTAAGCACTTGCTACGCTTCACCTCGAAGCAAGTTCATTTTTTTTGCGCGAAAGAATATCGGATAAGTGACGCTTCTTACTCGTATGACCGAGAGAAAACATGCAAAGACTCTACCATTCTGGTAGGGCTTTTTTGCTGCCCAAAAAGTTGGAAAAATGTCGCAAGCGAGCCGCTGAAACCTCAGAATTTTGTCGCAGCCTTTCCAAATATGAGATGTATCTCACAAAAGCGAAATGCGCTGCTTCGTATCTGTGGTGAGACAATCGGAACAGGCAAATAGCAAAATCTCAGCTGCCGCAAATGCTGTCAAGTTCAAATCACAACTCCCAAAAGTTTCGTTTGGGAAAGCCTGCATTAAAAGTTTCGTTCTGGAAAATGCAGAGGGGAAAGGAAAATGTCGAAGCATATATGCACTGATTTTCTTCTTGCTATTTGTGCAATCCGCTCAAATTGGCGATAAATATTCCCAAAATAAATAAGTCAAAGTGCTTTTGGTGTATAATGGCTCTGACAAACAGAAAAAAGGAGAACACTATGAAAAAGGTTGTATCATTAGCACTTTCGACTTTGCTCGTCCTCTCGTTGGCTGCCTGCGGCAAGGCGAATAGTTCCGCTGCAACAGCCGCAAGTGAATCCAAGTCAAGTGCTTCGTCAAATAGCACTTCCAATAGCACGCAAGATTACAGCCCTGACGGGATTAAAGTAGGAGAGACATATACTACAGAAGACGGCAAAACATATGAAAGGGTGTGGAACGGCACAGGCAGCGATTTACCTACGCCGTCCCCCGAACCCAAAATTACATACGATAATGATTTCCAGGCACAGACACTTGTTGATAATGAAGAATGCACCATTATCTTGCAGAGCGTTGGTTACGATGATAATTACGGCTATTATTGGAAGCTTTATTTCAAGAATAAGACATCAGATAAAAAACTCGGTTACTCGTTTGATGACTGCACATTGAATGGCGTGGGTGCGAGCCTTTGGCTTACGAGTGTTGAACCTGGTCAAGAGGAAACGGAGATTCATCATTGGGAAAGTTTCGGGCTTAAAATTTATAACATCAATCCGCAGGATATCAATACGGTAAGTTTTTATCTCGATGTCTATAACGAATTAGATTATGATGTTATCCCACGGCATGACTTTGTTGATGACGATTTCGTGGTTTATCCAAAAGGGGAAGAAAACGCAACCGAGCCAAAGCATGAAACCCAACCCACAGACCTCGTACTGGCCGACAATGACGCTTGCACTCTGATGATTTGTGGATTTGACCCCGATGGCCTGCACGGTTATACGACCAAAGCTTACATAGAAAACAAGACGGATAAAGAAATCATGTTTGCCTTTAGAAGCGGAGGCTCTATAAACGGTTTTGAGTGCTTCCCTGAAACAGATACAATGGGAATTGATGCGCACACTAATGCCTATGTAGACATCTACTATTACGATTATTTAGATACTTATGAGGCCAACGGTAAAGACCCCACCTCTGTCACCGAAATGGTGATGCCAATCGTTATAAACAATTCCAGCACTCGGGACATCTATGTAGATGAGACTTTCACTATTAACCCTCAGACAAATTCCGTGACAACATCGAAATAATTTGACGCCCTCCTGCGATTAAAATTATTAACTTTCCCGGGCTTCGTTTGCAACTTTGTAAGTAAAGGTTTCGTTCTGGAAAAGTAAAATGCCGAAGCGCTTTTGATGTATAATAGCCTTATACAAAGAAAAAAGGAGAAAATCATGAAAAAGGTTGTATCATTAGCACTTTCGGCTTTGCTTGCCCTTTCCCTGGCCGCCTGTAGCAGCTCTAACACTACCAGTACTGCTGCCAGCAGAGCAGCTACATCTGATGCTGCATCCTCCGAGGAAAGCACCAGCGACTCTTCAACGAGTACTGCAAGTAGTGCTGCCGATAATGCAACGGCTGAACCCGACATCCAGCTCGATGAGAGCTTCCAGCCACAGACGATTGCCGACAACGATACTTGTACCATCATCTTGCAGAACGTGGGGTATGATGACAGCTATGGCTACTACTGGACCGTTGATTTCCAAAATAAAACGGATGACAAAACTCTTTGCGCTATCACAAGCAGCTCGTCCTTGAATGGAATCCCGGCAGATACCAGTTGGTTCCCGGAAATTGGACCAGGAGTGAAAACCACCGAGGTCGTTTCGTGGGATAAAGCTGGACTGGAAATCTATGGAGTGAAACCGCAAGACATCGATACCGTCAAACTTCACATCGATGTCTATGATGAAGCAGAATGGGATGTGTCGAATCGTGATGACCCTGTCGATGATGACTTTGTGATTTATCCGAAAGGTGAAGAGAAAGCGACAGAACCAAAACACGAGATTCAGCCCACGGATATTGTGCTGTTCGACAATAATGCCTGCAGCATGGTCGTTTGCGGATTTTATTCTGATAGTTTCATGGGCTATACGGCAAAAGCCTACTACGAAAACAAAACCAACGACCGTATCGATGTCATTCTGGACAAAGGCTCTATCAATGGTTTTGAGTGTACCCCGGAAGGGACAACGCTGCTGGAACCACATTCTAACGCCTATATTGATATTCGTTGGCAGGAATATGCCGAAACCTACGCAGAAAATGGCAATGACCCAACATCCATCACAAAAATTGTAATGCCAGTTTTTGTGAGAAAAGACACAGGGAGCAATACGGTATACATTGACGCCACTTATTCCATTGACCCGCAGGCAAAAACTGCAACGCCGATAGTGAACCCACAATGATAGTCGCATGATTTTCCGAAACCAAAAACTACTGGAAAAGCAGCAAAATTTTTTCTGAGTTCAGAAAACTTTTGGTACATTGGGAAAAAGTTTTCTGGAATGGGAAAACTCTCCGACTTTTTGGAATGAAAAAATAAAAGCGCTCACCATTTTTCGGTGGGCGCTTTTCTTCATAAATCAGGGCAAGGAGACCCGCGACTTTAGTCGTGGGTTATTGACTCTTCAGTTTTCTTTTTCAGCCATTGTCTTCTCACAAACGGCGTGACATAAGTTTCATCACTCTTCAGCTCATAGCCATAGCTTTCAGCTATCAGGATGGCACGTTCGCTTGCTTTCTGTCCGGCAGGCAGGTGGCGAATGAAACCATTGATGTTTTTGGACGAAGCATCATATTTGGATTTGTCGAACACCCGCAGCGGCTCGTCGTCATCATTGCCTTTCTTGCGATAATCGCGGGGCTTTCCGCCAATCATCAGACAACGAATCCCGAATGGAGCATCCGCGTGTGTCACAAACGAAGACCGAAACGACGCATCAGTGGGCAGGACATCCGGCAAATCACAGGCGAGAGAAGTGTACAGCCAGAGAATCAGATTCGTGACGCTGTCAACCAGCTCTGGAAATTGAGCTCGGTCAGTCAAAATATAAAACCACTCGGTGCTTGTGTTATAGTATCCGGCCAGGTCACCGAACTTGGTTACGATTTTATACAGACACACAATCTCGTTGTCGCGGCAAGTCTCTTTCAGCTTAATTTCCTGTATCAGCTGGCAGGCATCAAACTGAAACAATGCACCGTTGGCGGGAAGAGTTCTGCGGCGATGGTGCAGCGTATCTTTCAGAAACTCTGTTGTATATTTGGGTGAGATGGGCTTTGGCCACCAGGACCACATGTTCGGAGTATTCTCAATCAGCGGCTTGTCCGGCAGCATGTCCACGGTATATTCGTTCACATAGGTGGCCATCGAAAGGACCGTGTTTGTATACAAATGCGAGAGCAAAGCGAGGTCGTTGATACTATCGAAATCTGCTACATTCTCATAGCCATAACGCTTGTAGTACGAAAAGACCATATCCAGGCGTCTATCTTCAGAAATCTGAAAATCGCATTTATCGTATGGCCGATTGTTGAAAAGAGCATCACTATAATAGACAGGAACATCGGCGAGGGGATAGGGGTCCCGGATGATGATTGGCTCGTTCTCAGTTGAGATACCGACAATGTTGTTCACAATATCGAATTCCTGAGGCTTGAGGTATTCGCTCCCCTGCATCAGCATATCGATTACCGCGTACAGGACAGAATCATTACGTTCCACATTTCCGTCAATGGATAATCCTGAATGAACACATTCCTGCGCATAAGCAATAGCCTTGAAATACAGAGCATAGTCCTTATTCTTCTTGACGGGCTTTGTGAGCCCCTGCAAAAACTGATGATAGCCTTTAATGAACTTGTCGGGGTTTGCCATGGCAAGCTCTACCTGAGAGCTGACGGCATCAATGATGGGTTTGCACTCCTCAGCTCCACGGGCCAGGTGAAAGAGGAAAGTAGATGCTTTCCCAAAATCTATGTCATGCAATGTCGTCGCAACCTGGCAAGCGCTGGACAGGGTTCTTCTCTGAAATACCCAGATAGACTCGCCTTTGCTCCGATACTTCTTATCCCATACCGGTGCGTATTTATCGACTAAGGCATTACCGAAATCTTCCTGCACTGCCAAAACACCATTTTCGTTCTGCACAGTATCCTCCTCATAGTTTCAGCTGCCCTACACAGCTCTGCGCAGTGGGCAGTAGTTTGTGGGTTATCTCGTTGCGGAAATACTTAGGGTCCACGGCCCGCATCCCGAACCGCACACGGTCTAAAGCATCTGCATCCTTGAGAATCGTATATAGCAGCCACACCCGTTCTTTGTCCCGGATATTGGATACTTTGAGGTCTGCAAGAGCCTTGCGGTCATCCAAGCAATGGTACTCGATGAGGAAAGCAGTTGCCGAATTGCAGTCGGGGGCTGTGTCATAATAAATGTCCCTAGACTTTGCTCCGTGACTGTCATCGACATCATCGTTTGTCCGCCCAATATCATGATAAAGAATCGCATCACATAGCTGGTGGGATTCTTTTTTTGTTAAGGCAATGCCCTGAACCTGAACCAAAAGCAGCGCATCAAAGAGAACTCGCAGCGTATGCTCGGCGTTGTGCTCCTCATCATTAGCCCGGCCATAAGCATCATACAGAGTGGAAATGCGGCTCCGGTAGCGCTGGTAGAGAGGGTAGAACTCCTGAATTTCATCTGTCAGAGCGTTAATGCCGTATAGTGTATCGACCTTTCTATCTTTTACGGCAGCCGGTGGGACAAGGACCTCTTTTTCTTCATCATTCGGAAAATACTCGATGATGTCACATTTGCTGACATGGGCAGTGATGATTCTGCTGTTCTCGAGACTCGGGATGCGGCAGGCGAAGAAACAGGCTGCCTTGTAGCTTGTGGTCCAGGAGAAAGATTTCTCGTATGGAGTTGACTTACTCCCTTCCCCGCGATAGATGGTCACAACATCCGGCAGGCTGGATAGCCTCTTTATAGTATCCTGCTTTTGCTTCTGAGATTTTCCGGCAAAGACTTTTTGGAGGTCATCCTCCTTGAGAGCAGAGAAACCAAAGTCGCTGGTACGATAAAGGTCCAGAAAGAGTGAGTACAGGTCCTCGTCAGGGTTAGACAACTCAATGTACCTGGAAAGAACAGACACACGAAGGCTGTCTTCCAGGGAGAAAAGGTAACTGCGGATAAAGGGGGCATTTCCCGTTGAAATGTTTTCAGCTGCGCCTAAAACTCTCTGCTGGAATTTCTCATCCGATTCGCTGTTCACAGCCAGACGCTTGTCCCCGTAAATGTTCAGAGAGAGAACAATGGGAACGGTCGTGCTATCGAGCTCGCAATAATAAAGAGGAGCAAGCATATTGTGCGCAGCATAAATCTTGTCGACGGGGAGTCTCGGATACTTTTTAGCGAATTCAGTGGCCGTTATACCGATACTGTAGCCTTCTTTGTAGTACCGTTCAATGTCAGCACTTGTCTGCACTGCAGTGAGGGGTAACATCGTCTCGAGACTTGCTTGGTTGATGCTTACAAGAATATCCCCGACCGTCATTGTTTTTCGGACTTCCAACTTTTCACGGGTTGCCCCGTTACTCAGTATGGATTTCTGCTTCATAGAGCGAGCTTATCGCAGGCCGCAGCCCTTGATAGAGGCTCACTCTCCACAGACTTTAAGATTCGGTCGTCCTGACCGTACTGTTCGCCTGTGGTTATGAGGTGGCTGGCATAGCCAGCATGTCCATTCCTTTCTTTAGAATATTTTCTGCTGCATTTTTATCCCTATCGTGTGATGTATTACACTTCGGGCAGACCCAATGCCGCACATTGAGGCTTTTAACCTCTTTGTTTTGGTATCCGCAGCAGGAACAGGTCTGGCTGCTTGGATAGAATGTTGGTACTTTGACAACTACTCTTCCTGCCCAACTGGATTTATAATCAAGTTGTCGAAAAAATTCTCCCCAAGAAGCGTCAGAAATACTTTTAGCAAGGTTACGATTACGAACCATACCCTTTACATTGAGGTCTTCTACACAGATGATTTGGTTTTCTTTCACCAGTGTGGACGACAACTTATGTAGGGTATCTTTTCGTTTGTTGGTTATTTTTTCGTGGCAGCGAGCCACCTTGATGCGCTGCTTTTCCCAGTTGGCAGAGCCTTTCTTCTTGCATGACAGTTTTTTCTGCTCACGCTTTAGTTTAGCTTCCGCTTTCTGTAGATACTTATGGTTTGGATGTTCGTTTCCATTGCTGTCAACAGCAAAAGATTTGATGCCAACATCCAAGCCGATAGCGACATTCTTAACAGGAAGCGGTGCTACTTCTACTTCGCAAAGAATGCTTACATAGTATTTTCCGCTTGCTGAACGACGGATTGTTGCCTTGCAAATACGACCTTCAATGTTGCGGCTTTTGCGATAGCGCACCTTTCCAAGTGTAGGAAGCTGAATGTACTTATCGTCAACTTTAATGCTTTTTGCTTTAGTAGTTGTATAACTTTCTTCTCCTCTTTTTCGTTTGAATTGAGGGAATCCTTTACCGTCTTTGAAAAAGCCTTTATAGGCATTATCTAACTGACGACAGCTATATTTGAGTGCTTGGCTATCCGCTTCAGCAAGCCAAGGAAGATAGGTCTTCATCTGAGGAAGTAGATTTTGCGTATCAATATAGCTCATGCTTTCGCCGCGCCGCCTATAGGCTTTTATTCGCCTATCTAATATAGAGTTATATATAAAGCGGCAGCAGCCGAGCGTTTTATTGATTTTTACTTCCTGCTCTTCTGTAGGCTCTAGCCGAAATTTATAGCCTTTATGTACTTTCAAGGTGATTCACCTCCTTTATGGATTTTTGTACTTGTGAATTGGTCAAACCCCCGGAAAAAGTTGAATAGCCTGTTTTTCTCCTCCCACAATTCTTTCTAACATAATTATATCATATTTTACAGATGGACGGGCCAAAATCGCAACTTTGTTCATGAATACTTAACCTTTATGCACGAGATTTATTGTTGCCCTAATATATAAAACTAGAGCCCCGTCATCTTGGATGGGGCTCTTGAGTTGTAGCTGGAGGTGTATCTCATTTTGTGCCAGGGGTATTGTATGGTAGTTTTCGAAAATGAGTGCAAAAAAACAAACACCAGAAGTCAAACTCAAAAATATCTTAGTCTTGGCAAGTTTACCCTTGCGCTGCTGTGCGAACTTCGTACAATAAGAATTGTACAAGAGAAACGGCAAGAGACATTTGTAGTGATTGTAGTTGGTCGCCACGAATCGATGCCGTGTCTGCTTGCGCATAATTACCTCTTTTCGAAGCCCACAGGTCATTCTCTCACCTGTGGGTTTTGTTTATTGCGGAATCGTGCGAATTGCGGACAATTAAAGACAGAGCGATTGCGAGATGGGGCGATACCGATGCAGTAGGAATGAGAATCTTAGCAGCTAAAAGAGTCAACAACCCCGCCTAAACCGGTTCGCCGGTTATAGACGGGGCTTGCGGGGCAACCTGTAAGCCCAGTTGATTAGCCTAAGCCCATTGCTCCGGCAGTGGGGAAAACTACGTTGTGTACTAATAATATAGGCACCTTATCCATGCTCCACAAGTGGTGAGCTCTGCAGGCGTTTCGTTAAACATCTCCGAGGGGAGGAGAAGTGCGAGCGTCATGTCGAAAGGCTAAAACAGTGCATAACATTGGCGAAGTGGACCACAGGACGCAAGTCCTGACTTATAGTTTTATTACTATTTTACGAATGGAGAAACAAAAATTATGGTATATGTGATTGCGATTGTGGCAGCCCTGATTATTCTCTTTGGATTTCTCTGCTACAAGAAAGCTCCGCCCACGGAGGCTATCGTTGTGACCGGCTTTGGTCTGTCTAAGCCTAAAGTAGTTTGCGGAAAAGGTACATTTGTTCTGCCCGTTCTTCAGCGGGCTGACCGGCTAAATATGCGCCTTCTGAAAATTGACGTCAAAACTCCTGAAACAGGTGTTAAGACGAAGAACGGCGTAAGTCTCTGGATTGACTCTGTTGTCACGATTCAAGTCTACAGCGAAAACTCTACCGTTCTGGATGAAGAAGTGAAGGCATCCGGTCTGAAAGACGCCAAGGCGTACATCATGTCCCGCCAACAGGCAGCCATCTCGAACTTTCTGGGCATGAACGAGCAGGGCATCAATGAGAAAGTTAATGACGTTCTGCAGGGCAATTTGCGTGAGATTGTCTCTGACATGACCGTCGACCAAATTCTGACGAACCGCAAGCAGATGGCTGTGAGCGTTATCGAGAATGCTCGCCCCGACCTTGCTAAGATGGGACTTGAGGTCGTGACTTTTAACGTCCAGGATATCAGGGATGCGGTGGATGTTCAGGGCCACAACCACGGCGTCATTGAGGCTATCGGCATTGAACAGGAAGAGCTTGTGAAAAAACAGGCTGAAATTGCCCGTGCTCAGGCTGCCCGTGATGTAGCCTGCGCGAAGGCCGATGCTGAGATGGCTGCAAATGCCAAGGAAGTTGAAGCGCAGACTGCGATTGCAAAACGCAACAATGAATTGCAGCTCGCCAAGGCAAAGCTGAAAGCTGAAGCTGATAAAGCTGCGGCTGACGCAGATGCTGCCGGTCAGATTCAGATGAATCTCCGCGCCAAAGAAATCAAAGAAGCGGAAGCGGATGCTGAAATCGCCAAGCAGAAGAAAATGGTAGACCTTGCCGCACAGGAAGCCGAGGTCCAGCAACGCAAACTGGATGCGGAAGTCCGCAAACAGGCAGATGCTGACCTGTACCGCCGCCAGAAAGAGGCAGAAGCCAAGAAATATGAGGCGGAACGTGCAGCTGAGGCACAGAAGTTCTCCAAGCAGCAGGAAGCAGAAGGCATTGAACTTGTCGGTAAGGCAGAAGCTGAAGCGATTCGTCAGAAAGGCTTGGCTGAAGCGGAAGCCATGAAACAGAAAGCAGAGGCATATAAGCAGTATAACGATGCGGCTGTGGCTGAAATGCTCATCAAGGTTCTTCCTGACATTGCCAAAAGCGTGGCTCAGCCTTTGTCCAGCATTGATAAGGTTTCTATCATTGGCGGTGACGCCTCCGGCGTATCCGGCGTTTCCGGGAACGTTCCTATCCTGATGGCTCAAACCATGCAGACGGTGAAAGAAGCGACCGGAATCGACATGGGCGAAATTGTCCGTGCCAACAGCATCCAGGCAAAGACCGACCGCAACATCAACATCATGAATCAAGGCGAACAGCCTGTGAATAGTGAAAAGGAAGGAGGTGTCAATGCTATGGAACGCGTAGAAGGCGGCTATCTAATTCATGAGAAGAGTCTCAACGGTGAGGAAGTCACTCATTTTCGACCGGATGTGACCGAAGAAGAGAAGGCTATCATGAAAGACAAAAAGGCCAAAGATTAAAGACAACGAATAAAAAGAGGGTGACTCGAAAGAGCCATCCTTTTTTCTGTTGTGACGCAAACGAAAAGTTCATGGTAGCCATCCAATTAGGGTGACTGTCTTTTTTGCATGTTAAGGCTTTGTTGCTGAATCGTGCGAATCGAAGATAATTAGAAGCAAAAGATACTTCGTATCAAGCCCTCTTGATAGCAAATAGAGTAAAACCGGAGAGGTGAAGTTAATGCTCGGCGTGAGTTTGATTATCATAGCAGCGGCTATAGTCTACATGGTCGAAACCTATATCAGCACCTATTACACTATCGAATACATGCACGGAACATCGCTGTTCCTTATCCTCCTTGCGAAATATGGCACGCCAGTCCTGTTCCTGCTGCTCTGCGCCTACATTGCATATCGCAATTTTCTCAAAAAGCAGAAAGCTGCGGCTTCTGCTGCATCTGAACGGTCTACAAGCAAAGAAGAGCTGTATACCAACAAAATTCAAACGGCAGTAAAGACAAAAAGCGTCTTCTCAGAGCAGGCTGACCAAATGCTGTATCAGGTACGGCGCTTCGGGCAAAAAATGGCCGTTGCCTACAGCATGACCCAGGATAGCAAGACATCCGGGGAACAAGCCAAGTGCCTAACGTTATTGGAATCCGCAGAACGTATCTTCTATGACCGACTGGATGACGCGATTCGCTCGGCTTCAATGTTTGATGAAACGGAATACAAGGCTTTCTGTCAAGGCTCTATCTCGTTTGGAAACAAAGAAGAAGCGCAGAAAAAGAAAGAAATCTACAATGGTATCGTAAGTACCGTGGATAAGGTAGTTCATGACAATGAGCGCTTAATCCTCCGATTGGATTCTTTAGCATACGCTCTGAACCAACGTTCTGCCCAGAATCCGTGGGATACAGAGGTTGTCCTCGCAATGTCTAAGCTAGACGCTGTCATCAACAAGACGACGCAGGACATCGAGCAGGATGAAGTAATCAGTCGTGAGGCTATGAAACGATATAACAACTTGAAAGGAGAAATTTAACGTGACAAAAAAGAACATTTTCCCTGTAGTTGCAACCATTGCTGTGGTAGGCATTGTTCTCGGAGTTTTTTCGATGACGGTGATGAGGGACTCAAACGTCAGCATTAGTACAATGACGTCCGAGCAGGCATATGCCAACTTGAGCAGCAAGATGAAGCGCATCGGCGTGCAGGAGGTCAAGGTCAATCCTCAGCAGCTGGATGTCTCTGAATTCCTTGATGCAAAGGATGAACTGCCCGACATTGAATCCTCCTACCCATTCGTGGTCGTAGGAAACGGAGATGTGAACATCGAAATCTTTTCCTCTGGCGAGAAAGCAGCAGAGTCCGGCTCAGATTCTTTCCTGACAAGCATGGCAAAAAAGTTCAATGCCCAGCACAACAAGACTTCCGGAGACAAGACTATGAGTGTCTCCCTGCGCTCCGTTCCGTCCGGTACGGCGGCTGAGTACATCTCGACGGGAAAGTATCAGCCCGAGTGCTATACCCCCTCAAATACGCTCTTTGGCGAGCTGGTGAAGAACGAGGGCGTAGAATTGACCGTTGAGGCTGACCGTCTGGCCGGCAATGTGGCGGGTATTCTCGTATCAAAGAAGACAGGGGATATGCTTCGCTCTGAATACGGTGAAGCGTCTGTTTCTTCCGTTCTGAACGCAACCATCGATGGCAAACTCATGATGGGATACTCGAACCCCTACACAAGTGCTACGGGTCTTAATTTTCTGCTTGAGGCTCTTGCAAGCAGTGGCAGCGATACGATTGTCGATACGGCTGCTGTTGAGAATTTCCAGAAATTTCAAGCGAACGTCCCTCTCGTATCCTTCACGACCCAGCAGATGGTCCAGTCGGCTGACAAGGGTATCGTGGACGGTGTCGTGATGGAGTACCAGTCTTATCAGAATGACCCGACCTTGCAGCGCAACTACGAATTCATCCCGTTCGGTGTACGGCACGATAATCCTCTGTATTCCATCGGGAATGTCTCTGCGGAGAAGAAGGAAGTTATTGCTGCGTTCGTTTCCCTCTGCGCCCAGAATCAGGCAGAAGCGACGAAGGACGGGTTCAATGGTCTTGACGACTATGCTTATACAGGCAAGGCATACGACGGTAACACCATCGCACAGGCTCAGAGTGTCTGGAAAGAAGAGAAGGACTCCGGCATTCCTATTGTGGCAGAGTTCGTTGTCGATACTTCCGGCTCGATGCGCGGCGAACCCCTGAATGCCCTGAAAACCGCAATGATAAACACCATCCAGTATATCAATGACGACAACTATATCGGCATCATTGGCTTTGATTCAGATGTCAGGGAATACCTGCCCATTGACCAGTTCTCTCTGACCCAGAAAACTCTGTATAAGGGTGCCGTGAACTCCCTCGATGCGAACGGCAGCACCGCAATGTACAACGGTCTTTGCGTTGCTATGGACCGCATCTACCAGAAATCTCAGGAACTGGGTGGGAATTGCACGCCCATCATCTTTGTGCTCACGGACGGTGACAACAATACCGGATATGGCTTCTCCGATACGAAGAACATCATTGCCGGTATGGATATCCCCATTTACACCATCAGCTACAACTACGCAGCGGATAGTCTTTCGGAGCTCGCTTCCATCAACGAAGCGGCAGCTATCGTTGGTAACAGCGAGGATATCACCTACAAGCTCCGCAACCTGTTTAACGCAGAGATGTAACTCAAAAGCGCGGTTTTGTCCGCGCAGCTGCTCCAAAAGACAGCCTCCACGCGGCGAGCAGCGGGCAACGGGAGACAGTCCCGGCAAATTGTCTTTGAGACGGAAGGAAGAAGTGCCCTATGCGAGTACAACAGGTTCCGAACTCACCCTATTTCATCCATTACGACGATGAGGGCTTTTGCTGTATATCCAAAAGCAGAGAAAGCCAAGAACCTATCCCGGAATCTGAGATGCAAGCGTTCCTTGATGCAGTAGCCAACGGGTTACTCTACATCGAGAAAGAGCGAAAGAGCAGATACCAGCGCATCGAAGAAGCCGAAAAAGCAGCTTTTGCCAAGGGTGAAGCGGAAGGTCGAGAAGATAAGCTGCTCGCCACAGTCAAGGAGCTGAAGGAAGAACAAGCGTCAAGAGCAGAGTATGAGCGCAAGCTGCAATATGAAGTATATGCTCATCATACTTCGCACACCACGAAAACCGAGTGGGTTCGCCTTGGTCGTGGAGGATGGTGATTGACATGATGGGAAGCATTCCGATTCCGAATACAAGATTTTATCTGACCAGCATCGATGGCAAAAAGTGGTTCGTAACAGAATACTACAGAACCGCACCATTTAACCCCGACAAAGAGACCTATGACTTGTACAAGGCGTTTGCGGAAGCATTCAGAAAGAACGAAATGGAAGAGCAGGAGTTTCAAGAGGAGCTCAAAAAGGCCGTCAATAAAGCTTACGGAAACGGCTTATACGCCGGACGGCATAGTGTTGATTTCTGGCGGCAACCAGCTTATCATGAACTACGAGCAGGCACAGGAATTGTTCGGCATCAAGTTTCGGCGCTGGCTGGGCATCTTTAACCTCTAATATGCATGGCAGGTTCTTTTCGGAGCCTGCCTTCTTATTTCGCAAAAATAGTTGCCCATTTGTGCGAATTGCAGACAATCAGAAATAAAGCGTAAAGCAAAGGAGTTGAGTACCATCTCAAAATTTGCAAGCAAAAAGTTGATTGAGCGAAATTGCAATATCATGAAAGACTACGGCAACGGCTATTCCATTGAGGAGCTTGCCGCAAAATACAGGTTGAGCGTCCGTACATGCTATCGAGCGTTAGACGACGCGAAACAGGAGGCCAGAATTCAGTTGGCGCAGGTAGAGGATGCTAGAAAGGCCGAAATTCTTGCGGCATACAAGAACAGTGTCCCTCTCAAGGAAATGATTGCGAAATTTAACGTGGCAGAAGGATATTGCAGCATGGTTGCCAACGATGCGGGCCTGACTGAAAACCGTAGAAATGAGCGCATCAAAATTCGGCAAAAACCCCGCAATGAGAATATCTTTCGAGAATACGAGAGTGGCGTGCCGGTGCAGAAACTATCCGAAAAATATCAGCTCTCGGTTCCTGGTATTTACAAGGTTATCCAGCGAGTGAGAAGGCAAAAGGAGGCGATGAGTCTTGCAATGGATTGTGAAGCAAACCAAATCGAAAGGATATGAGTTCACCTTCGATATCGTGAAAGGCAAGGCCGTTATCGGGCAGGCACACTATATCCCGAAATTGCTACGGCAGGGTTATGGCATCCGGCTGAATGATTCCAAGTTCCTGCTGCAATACATGCCAGCTGCTGACGCAAGGGCGTACATGCGCGGCATCAACACAAAAGATATTCTGAGACACCCTTTTGCTATCCGTGAGAACAACTGCACGGTAGGCGAGATTTCCGTCATCCATACAAAAACCGGATTCCTCCAAGGATACAATTCTATCGCCATGCAGCTGTATGGCGAGGAATACCAGAGCTACAAAATTGGTTTTGGAAAAGAAGGAGTATGCTGCCCTGTATTTCTTGGCGGACAGCAAATCGCCCAAATCAATAAGAGCGCGGTGGTCAAGGATAATCTGGATGAATACCTGATTTACGCAGTGAATGAAAAGGCACTGATGCCGTCCGTCATGTTCGCCATTTATATTGATGGAATATACTACGCAAACCGAGGCATGTATGTGGATGACGCAACGACTATCAACTGCGAATACAGCTTGAACGAGGAAGTCCTGTCCCACTACGACCCGAATTTTGTCAAAGGACTATGACTCCGATAACTGGTATTCACAGACAATATCATGTTGCGAAACTGTGCGAATTGCAGACAATTAAAAGTGAATGAATTACAAAAGCTACAGAGGATAAACAATGAGCTATGAACCCATTATCACACCGGGCAGGAATTTCTTTCTTGTCTCGACGGAGTACAAAGAGAGCAGCTCTGCCTGGTGCCGCAAGCAAATTAGAGCGACACTGAGGACCTGTCAGGGACGAGTCATCATCATTGATGCAACGGGCGAGTACGCGGACTTGGCGCTTGAACATGACAGATTGATTCGAGAGAAAATCCCGTCCATCATTTATCGGTATAAGCTGGTGGACGGGAAACCGTATATTGCTCATGTCATTGAAGTTGATACGGAAGCAAATGAAGCACCGCACCTGATTGTATACGATATCAGCCGGACCATAATCACCAGCTGGAAGGTCGGCGTGGAGGCAATTGATAAAATCCTACAATCCTATGCCGTGATGCAGGACAGTGAAATCGCGTGGCTGTATGTTCCGCTGGACTTATATACCAATGTCAAGCCCGAAAGCGAATCCTGGAACATTTTGGAACGAACTATCAAGGGTAATGAAGGCAAGCTCATGACAGTACTGACGACTCGCAAATTCACCATTGGGATGGTCCAGCGCTGTTTGCATATGGCAAAAATCAAAAATAATTTGGAGGATAACAAATGACCAATGAACAGCTGAGAATCGCATTGACGGCGAATGCCGTTACCAAACAAACCCGAAACCATTTTGGATTCAGTGACCCGTGTGGAAAAACGCTGGAAGAATACAACAAGTCCGCGATGCTGTGCTGCATGACAGCGGCGCAGAGAATGAACACGCCGGGTTTTGAGCGTGTTTTGGCTGCGCAGATTTTTCCCTGCTTTACCATTGGCTGCTGGAATCAGACGAAGACGGTCTATGATTTTGACTACGAGTTTCAGAAAATGCTGATGGATACGGATGACGTGGCAATTCATCAGGATATCCTGCAGCGACTCCCGGTTCGTGATTTCTTTATCCCGGTGTATGACAGCTACGACTACAACGGTATGTTCGTGCATGTGGAATTCGACGAAAAAGAGAAAACCACAGCTTTCGGTATCGTTCTTGTCGGCCCCACTAAGGGCAGCCACGATGATTTCACGTTCCTGACTCTGCCTGCCTGGGCCAAGGAAAATCAGAGTTTGACGGAAGCAACTCGGAGCACGAAAGAATACCTGGAAAAGGCAGCAGGGCAGCGGCAAGTAAATGGTATCAGCGTACCGGCTGCGATGGAAGCAGTCCCTTCGGTCTTTGACGGCGGCACACCTTATGTCCGGCTGGCAATCCTGTGCGCCAACTATCTTGCCAGCAAGAACCCTGATGTCTGCTTGGAAACTTCCAAAAAGCGTGACCGCCCGGTATTCGTGTTTCAGGGAAAGGCACAGCGAATCAACGTCAAGACATATACCGTTGGTGAGAATGCGGCCAAAGAATACAAAAAGAATGGGGAAGGCAAAACTCCCCGCTGGCGGCATTACTGGTGCGGCAATGGCCGGGAACGCCGGGAATGCAAGTTTATTTACTGATGGCGGTGAGGGTGAATCATGGCTCCCCATACTTATCAGGACCCGATTGGGTTCTATGAATGGTTCGATGACCTTCCTTATGCTATCCAGGATAGTATTCTGAAACACCTGCCGCATATGGAAGGCGAGGAATGGCTCATTGTCATTATCCTTGCAGCTCTTCTTCTGATGATTCTGGTTTCAGCGTATCTGTGCTATGCAAGGCATAATGTCAAAAAAACGAGTGAACGACTCAACGCTTTGAAAGAACTGAACAACACGACTGAATTCATGCCGGTCGAGGCGCAGTACCGCTACTATCTACGTTCTGATACGAAGCTGGAATTCGAGGAGTTCTCGCTCCCGAAGTTCTTTCGCCGTGAAGTGAGGGAAAACTTCAAGCTGTACAATACCCTGCTTGGCAATGCTCGGGCAAACACGGTATTGTATGAAACATATGGCCGCGAGATTCAGGAACTCCCGGAATGGACGGAATCGGATGACGATTGCGGACGGCATATCCCGTTCTTTCTCTACCGCAACATTGAGAAGGAACTGTACGATGAAACGGTTCTGGATTGTCCCGTGACAACTCCTGAATTCGTCTGCACGAAAAGCTACCTGCCCAAAGACGCTAAGAATCCGATTGAGATGGAAGAGACCTATACGCTGGAGGAACTGGAAGAGTACATACGCCGCTTGAAGGTTGCAGCCGATGTCAAGAAGAACAGCCAAAACGCAGGCTAAAAGGGTAGCGGCCAAAGGCAAGAGGCAAGACTCCGTGGCTGTCAGTTGCAGAACGTCTTCACACCTGAATTCTTGAATTTTGCCAGTGCTTTGATGAATAATGAAGAGCGCACGCCCCGTCTATAGCCGTAAGGCTTAGGCGGGGTTAGCTCGTGTTTTGGAGCAGAAATCAGAAATTATTGTTTTCCGTTCTGATAAAGGTATTGCCTGGTTGTGCGAACTGGATACTATAAAATTATAGTAAACTGCAAGGGAGGTGAGTGCTTTGAATATTACATCCAGCTATCAGGTGAGAATCGTCAATTGCAGCGTAAACCTCAATGAGACTGTTCGCATTTATCGCAAGGCACTTGCCTACCTGATTGGTGTTGTCAATGAAAACTGGGATGCCGTCAAACGCATTGATACCGGCAATCTTGAGCAGCAGCACTATATTGACAAGCTAGTTCATGGCACCAAAAATCATGAGGCTAAGTATCCTGAATTTGATAAGCAGTTCTATAAGTACCCGTCGTATTTGCGCCGTGCAACTATTACGGCCGCCATTGGCGCGGTAAGCGGCTATCACAGCAATCTAGCTAATTGGGAAATGTCCGACAAAAAGGACAAACAGCCTACTCTTCAAGTAGATAGAAAAGCTTTTCCTACATTCTTCCGCGTTGATATGTTCCTTGTGGACGGCACACCCGAAAAGGTGAAAGTCGTAAAAAATCCTAAACCGAAGGATGAACTCACGGCAGAAGAAAAGAAAATCGAGAAAGCAAAACGCAAAGCTGCTGAATTACAGAACTCTCAAAATGAACTGACGGTTTTGAGTAATCACTGTACCGTTCGCTTGAAAGTTTTCTATAAAAACGACTGGGTGTGGGCAACTGTCACGCTGCGTAAAACGGATATTGCCTATTTACGCAAATACTGGATGCACGCTTGCTCGTCAGCCCCTATGCTCGAAAAGCGTTTCGGCAAATACAGCCTGCGCTTTGCTTTTGAGGAAAATACTACTCTTAGTGATACTCCTATCGATAAGCAGCGCGTCTGCGCCGTCGATTTAGGTCTCAATACCGATGCGGTGTGCAGCATCATGACCGCTGATGGAACTATCCTTGCCAGGAAGTTTATCAACTTCCCGAGTGACAAAGACCATCTGTATCATGTACTTAACCGCATCAAGAAGTTCCAAAGGCTGCATGGGTCCCGGGAAGCGCATAACTTTTGGGCCTATGCAAAGCGCGTTAATGATGAATTGTCCAAAAAGATTGCCGCCGCGATTGTAGAATTTGCGGTCCTCTATTCTGCCGATGTGATTGTTTTTGAGCACTTAGATTTCAAAGGCAAGAAATCATCGTGCAAAAAGCAAAAAATCCAGATGTGGCGTAAAAATGGTATCCAGCGCATTGCGGAACATAAAGCGCACCGCTGCGGTATTCGTATCTCGCACATCTGCGCTTGGGGGACTAGCAAACTTGCGTATGACGGCAGCGGCGAAGTGAAACGCGCACCAGATAACCATTCCCTTGCTACTTTTACAAGCAGCAAACAATACAATGCGGACTTGAATGCGTGCTACAACATCGGCGCACGCTATTTCATCCGTGAGGTAACAAAACCCATGTCAAAAAAGGCATGGTCTCAATGCAAGGCTGAAGTTCCTGACATTGAGCGTAGAACCCAATGCACTTTACACTCTCTCAGACAGCTGCATGCCTTTTTGAGCACTCCAAAAGAGGCTCAGCCTGAAGCAGCCGCCTGATGTAGATGTACTGTGTTGCGACAACTTTGCGGGAGACTAACCCTTATGTGGTGACCAATGCCGTCAGGCGTTGTGAGCTAAGTTTGGGCTGTATCTCTACCTTCGGGTAACGCAGAGACTTACCGTGGGGCTACAACCCACGGAGAAGCCCCGTTTAAGCCGCAAGGCTTAGGTGAGGAGGTTCACATTCTGCGGGCATTGACAAACAGCCAAAAATGTGCTTAGGTTAAAAATCCTTGCAAAAACGTACGATACCCATACAATAAGCACAAATGAAATAACGAATGAATAGGAGATATAAACATGAGTGAACAGAAAGAAAATGCTCAGCTCGAAGCTTATCGGACTCTCGTTGACGATTTCAAGCGCTTCGTCAGTTCTGAAATTCGGGCAGAGGAGAACAGCTACCGGATTGTGGACATGACTTCCGAAGATGCCGAAATCGATGACCCGAGCGTTCCGGTGACTCAGCTGGAAGATGAAAAGGCGGAGAAGCTCGCCGGTATCTGCATGGACCTGTCCAACGCTACGCTGTGGCTCTACTACAACCGCGATAAGTTTGCGAACGTTGAGTTTATGCCTCTGAAAGAGGAGACTTTGAAGGAATACCAGAAGCAGGCTCAGAATGCTCTGAATGAGCCGAAGAGCCCGCTGTTCCTGAAATCCTGGTATCAGCTCATTGAAATGTTGAGTCAGGAATGTATCCCGCAGCGCTACGAGGACGACGGTCAGCGATATACAGACGTCTATGTGAACACCTATATGCTCATGTACCTGACCATGACCCGACTCAAGAACGGCGGAACTTTTACACGCCTTGCAAACGGGCAGGGAAGCGATGCTGTGAAAATCACGACCATCGCAATGTACTACTTCTCCAGCCTTTTGACGGTTCTCTGCACCGAGTACTAAGCAGCATTTTCCCGCGTGAGTGATAGCGCTCATGCGGGAATTTTTTGTAATTTTCTATTGCTAATCTGTGCGAATTGCGTACAATAGCAAATATAAAGTAGAAGTATATCGAATCGCTGCCCCGCATGAATTGCTTGTGCGGGGCTTTTTGTTTGCGGAAAGGAAATGCATGATGTACGGTTTATCAGAAGAGAGCTTAACGATTGTTGGTGTTATTTTGATTGTGGTTGGTGTCGCTATGATTGGTTGGGGATTTGAATGGAATCAGGACATTACCAATGATAAACGGGTCGGAACCGTTGTCAGAGACATTGGCGTTATGGTTTTGGCAACCGGCATTATATTTGTGATGCAGCGGGCAATGAACTAAATTGGGAAAATGTAAGGCAGGCTCATTTCGGGCCTGTTTGTTTTTTGGGTGAAATATGATTACAGCAAAGAAGATTGACCCACGGCCATATCAGCAGAAAGCTGCTGCGGCGATTCATAGAGAGTGGGATGCCGGGAATAAGAAAACGCTGGTTGTGATGCCGACAGGAACCGGCAAAACTATTGTGTTTGCAAGCATCGTGAACGACCAGGTGGCAAAGGGCGAACACGTTTTGATTCTTGCGCACCGGGAAGAGCTTTTACAGCAGGCAAGCGACAAACTCAAGATGGTGACGGGGCTAGAGACCGCGTTGGAGAAAGCTCAGAACTCGGCACTTGATTCCGATAAAATGGTCGTGGTTGCCAGTGTTCAGACTCTCTCTAAGCAGAATCGGTTAATGAAGTATCCGCGTGATTATTTCGGGACTATCATCATTGATGAAGCGCATCACACGGCAGCCAAAACTTACAAGGGAATTCTCGAGCATTTCATTGATGCCAAAGTGTTGGGCGTGACTGCAACACCCGACCGAAGCGACATGAAATCCCTATCTGATATCTTTGATAGTCTTGCATTTGAATATAAGCTCCCGGATGCAATTCGGGAAGGATATCTCTGCAAAATTAACACGAAGACAATTCCGGTCGAGGTAGACATCAGCAAGGTTCATATCAATGCCGGTGATTTCAGTGCTCAGGACCTCGGCAATGTTCTTGACCTGTATCTGGACACGATTGCGGATGCCATTGTGCGAGAATGCCAGAACCGAAAGACTGTCATCTTTACGCCTCTGGTACGAATCAGCAAAAGACTGTGCAATATCCTCAATAAGCGAAACTTCAAGACCGCAGAAGTCAATGGCGCGTCTGCGGACCGGGAGGACGTTCTGAAAGGGTTTGACAATGGCGAGTACAAGGCGCTGACGAACGCGATGCTCCTGACGGAAGGATGGGATTGCCCGACCGTTGACTGTATCATCTGCTTGCGTCCTACCAAGAGCCGTAGCCTGTATGCGCAGATTGTGGGACGCGGAACACGCCTATGTGAAGGGAAAAAGAATCTTCTCGTGCTGGATTTCCTGTGGCTGACAAAGAAACATAGTCTTTGCCATCCTGCTGATATTTTCTGTGAAGACCCGGAAGTGGCACAAAAGACCACCGATATGCTGGCGGATGCGGCACTCACCGGTTCGAATAGCCAGGAAAATTTCGGGAGTCCCGAATTGGGGCTGATTGAGGCAATCGAGGAAGCACAGACTGAGCTGGACGAGGAAAAGCGGAAAGCACTGTGTGAACTCGAAAAGCAGGATACGATTCAGCGCAAGCTCAAGGCACAGCGTCAAAAGCCGAGAGGATTGGTTGACCCGCTGCAGTACATTTTCAGCATCGAAGCGCCGGAACTCAACGATTATCAGCCGATGTTTGAGAGTGAGAGGCAGGAGCCTTCCGATGACATCATCGATAGTATTTCGTGCTACGGCGTAAAAGGGGATGCCATCAAATCTCAGGGCCTTGCCGCTGCGATTCTCAAACGACTCATCGCTCGCAGGGCCAGCGGAATGGCTACCCCGAAACAGATTCGGTGCCTTGAGAGTTTCGGATTTGTTCATGTAGGGCGCTGGACAATGCAGTATGCAAGCAGTTTCCTGAACGTCATCAGCTCTCATGACTGGGAGCTTCCAAATGGGTTCGACGCATCTACGCTGGACCCGGAAAAGAACACAGTGGACGACCTCGCCAAGCTGTACCCGGATTACAAGGAGGATGAGACGAAGAAAACTCCGCGTGGGGATTCTTTCATCTGCTGCTACTACGATGCAAGCTACAATTTGGCTCGCAAGAAGGTCTGCAACAGTGAAAAAGAAATGTTGAATCTGTATTATTCACTGTTCAATACTTGCGAAGCAAAGTACTTCTATTATACGAAGGAAGCTGATGCCTGGATGGCAGAAAAGCAGAATCTAATTGCCAGAAAGACCGGAACACCGATTCCTGCCACGCAGGCGACAAAGACAGTGCCAACGGCACCACCTCCCTTTGTCCCGGCAGCTCCCGCCAAGAGCCACGAATATTATTGCTGCCTTGCACGCTGGGACGGGTCTTATATCGGCTATGAAACTTACAAGAGTGAGCAGGCGGCACAGAATGCCCGAAAGCAGATTGCCCGGCGCGGTGAGACGGCAGTGTATGCCACGGTAGAGGAAGCCGAAGCGTGGGTCGAACGGCAAAAGGCAGCGAGAACCAGGAGGTAATCATATGCGTACCAATAAGACAGTAAGCCATATTTACTACGAACTCGACCATGATGTGCAGGAATATGCGAAACGGCTTTTGGCTAAAAAGATTCTGCACGCGGCACAGCAGGACAATGCCGTTCCGTTTCCTGATGAAACGGCAAAGAGAATTGCCGAGACGGCGGTGTTTCTGACCGAACGCCTCACGCTTTTGTATGAGGTCAGTTCTGGCTTTCGAGGCATTCGGTTCAGCGATTCCGGGAAACAACCCGCTGTTTATACTACCATGGTTCAGCGCAATGCTCCTTTGTACGATGAGCCGATGCTTGGGCGGGCCTACAACCTCGCCAGCTTCCTTGCCGCTGAAAGTCCCGATATCAGAGAAGTGGTTTTGATGAAGCATGGGGTTTTGGCGGCAATTTATAATGCTGCTGCGCACATGAAAGAGCGGACTCCGGAGCCGGGAAAAATCTCGGTTCAGAGCCAGCTGTTTGTGTCTACGGCAGTTGAGTTGTTTGATGGTCTTTTGAGTACAGCAGTAGAGAAAAAGAACAGCGGCAATAAAACCGCCGCATGAGATAGAGAATAGGAGATTCGTATGATTCGATTCAGAAAAGATACCCCTCGCTACTGGTTTATGAGTAACTATTATTCTTGCGAATTTGTGATGAATGGGATTCGTTACAAGAATGCCGAAGCAGCGTTTCAGAGCCACAAGGTTCCGCTGGAAGAGCGCAAACAATTTTCAGACATGCCTCCGGCAACGGCTAAGCATTTTGGCCGTCATGTGGCTTTCCCTGCCAACTGGGACGAAACCCGGGACGATGTAATGCGCCGCGTGGTGATGGCTAAATTCGAACAGAATAAAGACCTCAAGCAGCGTCTCCTCGAAACGGGAACGCAGCCAATCGAGGAAGATACCACCAGTTGGCACGATAACTACTGGGGAAACTGCCATTGCCCGAAATGCCGGAACATCCCGGGTCAGAACCGGCTTGGGATTATTCTGATGGAAACGAGGGACAAGCTAAAAAAACAAACGAGTAAATAATATTTGCGAGTCATTTCCTTTTTTAAGACAAAAGGCTGCCGCCCATCACGGGTAGCAGCCTTCTTTTTTTGTTTAGTGGGTGTCGTGGCACACATGCTCGAAATCGACGAGCAGCTCATTTGCTGCCTTTTGCACACATGCTATGGCCGGTTCATCCTTGACTTTTTCAGGTAAAAGGATAAGGCACGGACGGTTAATATCAGTTGAGCTGCTATAGTGGCAGGAGAGCAACTCTTCTCCAAATTCGTGATTAAGGGCGGAGGCAAGACATTTACCGAGCAAAGCACAATCCTCATCTTCGCCAAAAGCCTATCCGCCTCATCGTAGTTAATGCGGCCGTTATCGAGACATATACGGTCAAGAAATGCACGAACAGAAGCAGATACGCTCATGGCATCTATAGTCTGACGATGATTCTCAAGAAAAATGCAAAATATCGGCTTTTCGATTTCATCCAAGTAAAAGCCAAGGCCGGTAATACGGGTATTGGTATCGGTTTGTGTCATAGGAAACACCTCATCCATTATGGCAGCGAATCACCTTGCCGCATTCAGAACAACTCACTGAACAACTTCGCCAAGGTCATTTGCGTATTTCGGGTCACACATCATGAAATAGTTGACAGGGCCGTACTCCAGACCGAGCTCCTGCGCGTATGCCTTGATGACTTCCAGAACGTCCTCTTTCTTGAGATTATACTTGGAATGCAGACGGGCAAACTCTTTGTCAGAGACAGAAACGCAAGAGCAATTTTCTACATCGGTTTCTTTGCTGCCCAGCATCCCGTCAAAGATGTCCTGCCCTGCACAGAGAATCGTCTCATTGTTCATCGCATAAGCGATAACGGAAGCCTTACAGTGAATCCTCCCACGACTAAAGTCGCGGGCTTCCCGCTCCTTTTATGGGTAGCGGCGTTCTAACGAAAGATACGGTAATCCCTCAGCTCAGGCGTCCAGACGGGAGCCATCACCGCAAGAAAACTAATAACTCAGTTAGCATCTGTACATCTTACGCTGCCTGTGTACTGAGTTTTTTGAGCTCAGGATACAGAACTTTAAGCGTGGCAAGTGTAACTTGGATTCTACGCTCAACATCCGGAACATTAGCCGAAAACTGAGACCTTACCATCGCTGGCAAGGGTTTTAGCAACTCTCTGACAAAGTAGCGAGCGCCAATATTGTAGCTCGCACTTAGGTCGCAGTTGTATTGTTTGCCGCTTGCAAACGTTGCAAGGGCACGATTGGTTTCATCACGCTCAAGAGCACCACTGCCATCAAAGGCGAGTTTGCTTGTGCCCCAAGCGCAGATACGCGAAATCCGGATACCGCAGCGGTGTGCCTTCTGTGTCACATAATCCTGTATGGAATTACGTTTCCACATTGTCAGCTTTTGTGCTTTACTGCCGCCGTGCTTTTTGCCTGTAAATGACAAATGTTCAAAAACAATCACATCTACAGAATAAAGCACAGCAAATTCAGTAATCGCAGCAGCAACCTTTTTCGCTATATCGTTATTCAAGGCTTTGGCGTAACGCCACATAGCTACGGCGCTGTTGGAACCGTGCTCCCTTTGCTTACGCTTAATACGGTTGAGCACATGATACAGATGGTCTTTTTCACTTGCAAAATTGATAAATTTTCTTGCAATGACAGTTCCATCAACAGTCATGATGCTACACACAGCGTCAGTATTGAGGCCAAGGTCTACAGCGCAGATACGCCTATCCTGAATTTTAGTATCGGAGAGTTTTACCTCTTCCTCGAAGGCAAAGCGTAGGAAATACTTCCCGTACTTCTTTTCGAGTGCAGGAGCACTCTTTTCGCAATGTGACCAGTATTTCGTGATGTATTTGACATCGGTGGCACGCATTGCGATAGGAACCCAAACCCAATCGTTTTTACTGTACAGCTTTAAGTAGCACTGGTTGGGTTCGTTGCTTTCAGAAAACATAACGGTTTTATAGAAAGTTGGGAAACAGAATCTATCGCATTGGAGTTTTGGCTCATTGCCAACTTTGCCGTTAGCTTCCCAGTTCTTGTAGTTGCTACGGTAACTGCTTACAGAGCCGAGTGCTGCTTGAATAGCCGCTCTGCGCAGGTAACTAGGGAACTTATAAAACTTGGCATCGAAATCATATTTAGCAGTGCTGTATTTTGTAGTATGAATTAACTTCTCGGCAAAACTCTTTCGAGATTTGGCACCCTCTACTTTTTGAATAGAATCCCATTCTTTGTTAAAACAACCAATCAAGAAAGAAACGGCTTCGCGATAAATCTTTATAGTATTGTCGAACATTTTCTGCTTTTTGATTTCCACAGCATAGCTGGAAGTGATTTTCACTGCGAAGCCCCCCTTTCATCAGTTTCTTATTTTTTGAGATGCAATGTATTCTTGTACTTGTTTGCGCGTGTTATCACTGACGGTTGCAATAAAGTAGCTTGGGTTCCAAAGATGCCCGCCCCAAAGTTGCTTCTTCAAGTCCGGATTGGCGATAAAAATAGCTCTTGCACTGTTGCCTTTAAGCACTTTTATCATATCCGGGATAAAATGCTGCGGTGAACACTCCACCAACAGGTGAATATGGTCAGGCATGCATTCCATTTCTACAATATTGATTTTTATGGTTTCGGCGGTCTGCTGCAGAGACTCTTTTAGCGATTGTTCTGTTTCGTTTATCAAAACTGGTTTTCTGTACTTTGTACACCACACAATATGATATTGAATATTGTAAACATAACCTCTACCATATGACAGGTTATTATTGACGAACATTTGCATAATATCACCATAATTATTATACCATATGTGAGATTACAAATCAAGAGAAAAGTCGCCTAACTCATGACTGAAGTCACAAGCTTACGGCGGCTGACTCGTCAATTTTGGAGACGATTTTCTGCTGGACCCGCTTGTATGCTTCCTGAACATTGGAAGCCGTGTAAAATACCGGAAACTTCATGATGTCGATTTCCTCCGGCAGACTCGCGTCATAGGCCGCATCAATGCCGCCTCGCAGCGCCGGAACCGCGTCATGCAGCTCTTTCACAGAAGAAATGTATCCGGTAATGTACAGCTCATCGTTTTTGCTGTAATGCCCGATAAGTCCCACATAGAGGGTCTGCATCAGCATCCGCTTGAAGCTGAACCAGCAAAGTCGAATAGGAAGAATGACGTTTGCGGCCGAACCTTCCGCGTGATAGTTGCTGGGTGCAGAGACCTTTTCCAGCAGAATCTGGCCGTTCTTGTCACCGTATTTTTCCTTGAAAAGAGCTTGAAGAATTTCAGTGGACGAAAGAGGAGTGGACATTGGAATCGTTTCATTCAGAAAAGAGAGGAATGCATCCACGTTGTCTTTCTGCCATGCGTCATCAGACATGCTTGCACGCTGCATAGAGAGCTTGTCTTTCCCGTCGTCAGGCAAGGGCTCATACCCACAGGCGATACGAAGCTCGTTCTCCGTGACAGCATCCGTTGCGCTTGCAATTTTCTTGAGGGTGTTTTCGGTCGGCTGAGCTTTTGCGTTGCCATTCACGAGGCTGCTGATATACCCACGAGTCAGTCCTGCCTGAAACGCAAACTTACCCTGTGTTCGGGTTCCGATGGCTTTTTTGACCAGCGATGCCAGCCTTTGAAAGTCGGGCTCTTTGGGAAAGGTGGCCTCCGTATCCTTATTGCTGTTCTTTTCAAGTACCGACTTGTCCCAACCGGTGACAAGAGAATACCCAATATCCTTCAAGGATTGGTAGGCAACCCCGTTCTGGTCAAGAGCCGGGGAGAATGTACCGCTGTTATCTTCCAGCTGCTCTACTGCCTCACGCACCATCCTTGCTTCGTTCATCAGGATGACGTCCGGGGCTTCAAGCCGGGCAAGACTCTTGTACCGACTATTGAGGCGCTCGACTCGTGCGGCCAATGCAGTGATGTTGGCAACTTGGCCCTTCGTTGCATGGGCAGAGATATCTGCACCAAGTTCAAAATGGTTCAGTGCAGGAATATCCACGCTTTTGCTCTTGGCGAATTCCACAATGGCTTCCGCGCCATAGAAACGCTTCTCATGGGCTGCGACAACTTTCGTTATCGTGTCGGCCGAGTTGTCCAGCTCAAGCACTTCACCTTTTCCGGCATCCTCGACATAACACCTGGCGTTGGTGAGAAAGCCTTTCAAAAAATCAGCATCCACATCCAGCTTCTTAGCGATGCCGGGCAGCTGCTTATAGAAAATCACGGGTGTGGCGAGGTTAACAGAAATCATGGTGTACTCCTTTCAAATATGTCATTAGGTGTACAATGCTGTCATCTTCTGTAATTATAATAGCACATCCCGCACCAAAAAGCAAGCAAGAATTTACAATAAATGACAAGAAAATACACGAGATGACATATTTGAGTGTGACGGCTGATTTTTGAGTCTTTCCTGTTCAGCAGCGGAACAAGCCTTGTGCGTCTTGTCTATGCCATGACTTTGCCACTGTTTTGCCACAGTTTTGCCTTGTGCATCCGTGCAAATTGAATATTATTGTAAATATAGGATGAATCAGTGTGAGCTGCAGAGATTAGGAATTCTGCGGCTCTTTCTTATGTGGCCCCTAAAAGTCGTGATAAATGCACGCGTGCGTTCTAAAAATGTGTGCGTGCGTTTTTTGTGTATTTTCACGCATTTATCGCTCGTTATTTGTGTGGGGTAGTGTTTTGCCATAATTTTGCCTTGTGCATCCGTGCGAATTAAATATGATAAGAAATATAAGATAAATAAGTGTGAGCCGTAGAGATTGAGTTTCTGCGGCTCCTTTCTTTTGTGGTCCCCATGCGGATGAAAATGTCTGCGTGGGGTTTTTTTTAATTATGGAATACTTGTATAAGCAATATAACAACGAACCCGGGAAAGCTCCGACAGGAGAAAAATATATATACGTTATTACTGAAATAGAAACAGGAAAAATGTATATAGGACAAACCAGTAATTTCCACGCTCGTATGCGTTCGCATAGAACCTGCAAGTGCAACCAACATAGCGCAATTGATAGAGCTATTCAAGAAAAAGGTGCGGACGCATTCCAATATGAGATTTTAGAGTTGTGTGCTGCTGATGACGCTGATAGCAGAGAACGATATTGGATAGAAAAATCCGATTCTTGCAATGAACAAAAAGGTTTCAATACGTTTAAGGGCGGCCAAAAGAGTTTTTCAGATGAAAACTACTCTATGCTTGTAGAAATGCTTCAGCAACCCCAACATTATCGAACTTCTTGGCAATGACCCGGAGTTGTACGTTAATATGACACCGGAAGGCCAAATGCTGCTCGACAACAAAGAGCTATTTTTGACTCGCCGCATTGCCTATAGCTACGGCGGATTTGCGAACGACCAGCTCAGACGCCTGCAGATGGGCCTTCTTCGGAATGGGACCTCGCCAGAAGCATTTAAGAACAAATTTGAGAAGAGGAGCTTGGAACGGTCGATTGCCGGTTGGGGTAAGGATGACATTTTTGAAATCTCCATCAGCGAAGATGCGGATGAAGAAGGCAAACATCCGCTCCTGATTTCCGGCAATTTGAACGATTATCCGGTCACCTCTCTCAAGTCCCTGCTAAAGAGTCTGACTACGACCATCGACCAGTATGAGCAGCCGCAGCATCCGAAAGCACAAAAAGATGCTGCCCACATCAACAAACACGCGATGCACATTGTGCGGCTGTACTACACCGCGTTCGATATCCTGGAAAAGGGCGAAATCATCACTCGCCGGGACAAAGAGCGAGAAGAGCTGTTGGCGATTCGCAACGGCAAGTACCTGCGTGAAGACGGGTCGTATGCACCGGAATTCTTCGAGTTTGTTGATGCGCTTGAAAAGAGATTTCAGGATGATGCAAGGAAGACTGCACTTCCTGCGAAACCTGACTTTGGAAAAATTGAGGAGCTTCTGGTGGAAATCAACAAGGAATATTTGCGGCGTATCGTGTAAAGCGGAACACCAACGACAACAACCATCAAGGTTGTACAAGATTATGCGCTCATCCGCAAAATGCGGGTGGGCGTTCTTTTTTTGCAAAAAAACAAAAATAAAACATAGCAAAAAACCTTGCACATCTGTGCGAATCGGATATAATAACCCTAATAAGATAAGAATTGTGCCCTGGCGGTTTCTGGATTGGATGCTGCCGGGGCTTTTTGTTTTTCAAGGAGATATGGCTATGACACTGAACGACTTGTCAAGCGAACAGCAGAAGTTCGTACATTTGGCACTGTCGGGCAAGAACGTATTGTGTGACGCCTGCATTGGCAGCGGAAAAACATCTACCATCAATGTGCTCTGTGATGCGTACCCGCCAGAACGGCGTATTTTGTACTTGACCTATAACCGACTGCTCAAACTGGATGCCAAAGACAAAATCAAGAATGGCAATGTCCTGGTTCAGAACTATCACGGATTTGCAAGCCTGCTGCTGAACAAGAAAGGAATCCGGAATTGTGGGCAGGGCGAGCAGCTTGCCATGGTACTAGAAAAGAAGATTCCGATTCCACCGATTGATACTCTTATCATTGACGAATATCAGGATATCAATGACGAGATTGCGGAACTGCTCAAATATATCCGCTCTCAGAACCCGGGCCTTCAAATCGTTGCTGTGGGCGATATGAAGCAAAAAATCTACGATGATACGGCACTGGATGTCTGGGAGTTCATGCAGGATTTCCTCGGCCGCCATGAACAGGTTGTTTTCACAAAATGTTTCCGTATTTCCCATGACTTGGCGGAACGGCTCGGCAATATCTGGGGCAAGACCATCAACGGCGTAAATGGTTCCTGCATTGTGGAGCAGATGTCGGTCGATGAGGTGACGGAGTTCCTGAACAAGCAAAACCCGAAAGATGTTTTGTGCCTGGGCGCTCGAATCGGGGCTATGACGAAGGTTCTCAATGACCTGGAAAATCGCCCCGGAAACCTTTACGACAAGCATCATGTCTATGCAAGTATCGCGGACAATGACGGAGACAAGGCGGTAGCACCTTCCTCAGATGTCGGCATCTTCACGACTTTTGACGGCAGCAAAGGTATGGAGCGACCTATCTGTGTCGTGTTCGATTTCACGGAAGAATACTGGTCGTCCCGCACAAACAAGCCGATGTCGCGATACGAGATTCTTCGAAATCTGTTTTGTGTTGCAGCAAGCCGAGGAAAACAGCGGATTATCTTCGTAAACTATGACCATCCGTTAAGCGATAAATCCCTGATGACTCCAACTGGGATGAATTGCGTGTTCCGGCATCCGTTTTCGTTCTCCGAGATGTTCGACCACAAATTCATCGAAGATGTGGATGCCTGCTATAAGCTGCTGGAAGTCACACCGATTGAGCACAACGACAATACGACCATCGATGTGCAGGCAGCGGATGCCATGATTGACTTGTCTCCCTGCATCAGCATCTATATGCAGGCAGGGTTCTTCAACTCCTACGACATTGATGACGCACTTGCATATTATATGGACCTGCATGATGATATGCAGTATTTGAAAATCAAGAAGGGGGCAACGGTCGAGGATAAGGTTCTGCTGCTCACGGCGCTTGAAACGAATCAGTGCCGGTATGTAAAACAGGTCAAGCCTCCTTTTGTGAACGCAAAAGCCAAAATGTCGCTCAGTATGCGGCTTGGCACCGTGTTCACTCCCGATGAGTATGTTCAGGCACGCGGAGATATCGACATCCATACTAATGACCATAAAGTAATTTATACTTCGGGCCTTGCGGATGTCGTAAAGAACAACACCGTCTACTGCATCAAGTTCATCAGCAGTCTGGCACACAAGCATTTTCTGCAGTGTGCGTGTTCTATGATTGCGCTGGGTCTTCCATATGGCGTTGTCTGGAACGTCAAAAGCAACCTGATGTACAGCGTAAAAATCAAGGATAAGGACGCTCTGATTGACGCAATCCTCAAGTGCATCACGAAACGAGCTTACAACGGCGCGGATTATTACACCTGCCGAAAAGGCTTTGTACAGGATACGGCATCGATTATCGACCGCTGGACTGACGACGGATATGCGGAAGAACCCATCGCCATCACTTCCGGCGACGGTATCGCCATCATCAAGCAGGGAACTCGCTATTTTGTGATGGACGGGGCACGCCGAAACACTCTGAACGATAATTTAGGGCTTGGTTTTGCCGATGTAAAAGATGCCTGTCTTGCATATGCAAAAAGCTGTGAACTACAGAAAGCCGTGGACCGTGATTCTCCTTATTCCGAAGTTGAGTTTTGGCTCGACCAGAACAAGGCATTTGAGGAATACATGACGCAGGCGAGCCATGAAATCGAACAGCACGAAGAAGGACCGTATGCCAAATACAAGTCTTTCGCTGCGCCTGTCGTCCGAAAGATGCTGGCGGAAAAGGGACTGACCATCACGTTCCCGGAAAAAGCCCTCATCAAGGTTTGGAAGATGCGCCGCGCCGAAGATGCCATGTATCAGAAAATCGAGGAAGCAAAGAAGCAGAACAATTCTAATGTACCGCTTGATGAAGCGTTCTTTGATTCTGAACTGGTGGATTCCGTCGAGGGAAATACCGAAAGCGCTAAGGCAAAAACCAAACCCAAAAAGGAATCGGCACTGCCGTTTTCCAAGTACGGTGCAGATGAAAAGAAGAGTTACCGTGTCGTGAAGAGTCCTGAACTTTCAAAGCCCAATCAGCCGCGCTATGTTGTGGTCGAGACGGCTACCGATAAGGTCCTGGACAACGCAAACGGATACGGATACCTCTCCTATCAGGCTGCCTGGAAAGGGTATTCGTACAAGAGCAAGCATCATCTGGATGGGGCAAAGAAGCCTATGAGCAAGAGCGCAAAAGAACGGGCTAAGAAAAAGGCAGCTTTCTTCTCGACCGATTCGGAACAGCTCAGTTTCGGCTGATTATTACTGCCGATGAGAGGAGGTGTATCAAGCGCAGCTTCAGGACGTTGCACGTTGTTTTCCAACACAAATAAAATCACAAATCGGAAAATCCTTCTGAATATCACATAACAAATATCAGACATATGCCCACATAGGCAGAAAGGAATTACAGATGGGACGCTATAATTTTAATCAGAGGACTCGGGACGGCTACGAAATCTCGCCCGAACAGGCGGCAAGATGGCTTGAAAGAAACGACAATAATCGAAACGTCAACGTCGCTAAAGTCAAAAAGATGGCAAAGGACATGAGAGAAGGGCATTGGGATACAACGCATCAGGGTATTGCCATCGCCTCCGATGGTACGCTGGTCGATGGACAGCACCGGCTGCTTGCTATCGTTGAATCCGGTGTGACCGTGCGTATGAACGTGACCTTTAATGCCGCCAAGTCTCAGCACATCGATTCCGGAAACATCCGCTCCATGGCAAATCGCGTGCAGATGTCTGAGTACGATATGAGCTGGACAAACAATACGATTCTCTCCGCAGCAAATCTCATTGGCCGCGTATTCACGGGTTCCAACCTCAGTCACGAGGAAGCCTTGAGTGAATGGCTGATGAAATACCGCACGCAAATCGAATCTGCCACCAAATGCATCAAGAAGGCTACGCTGCCGGGACTCAATTCTGCAGGCACAACAGCCGCTATCATTGTAGCCGCCATGAACGATGTCCCCGCCATCTACATTGAGAAATTCATGGACGTGTTCTATTCTGGATTCACCAACAACGAAGCCGAGCATTATGCTATCACGCTGCGGGACGAACTGCTGCGCGAAAACCGTGTCAAGCGCGGCACACAGTATGCAAGGTTTGCCTTTTTCCGTACTGCCAATCGCCTGAACCAGTATTACAAGACTGCCACCGGGCAGCGGGTTGCCAAGCGTGTCAACAATGGGGATTTTCCGTACAACGTCTATGACGCAAACGGCGGAATCGTAAAGCCCGAAACCAAGAAAACCAAGAAGGCTGTGTAATTTCAAAATGGCTTGAATCTTTGAGGTTGTATATATGTTGCAAAGTTCAGATACAACCCCAAAAATTCCGATAAATCGCATAAAAGATTGTTGCAAGGAGGACAAAAACCATGAATAAGTTTGAAGCAAGGAGCACGCTGGGGAGCGAGGCTGTCCCGGTTTTCGACGATGACGGTGAGCTCACAGAATGGCTGCACCGGGACAACTATACTGTCGAGGAATTGGAACTGATGAACTTTGTCGGCAATGAAAAGCCCGTCATCAAAAAGGACGGTGTGAAAATCATCCGGGATGGCACGGTCATTCGGAGAACCAACACTGAAACAAGAAAAACTGAATTTCTGTTCATTCCGCGCATTGTCGTCGATGAGCAGAAAACCGTGTGAGGTGCAGCGTGGTAAAAATTTACGGGTCGAGTGATGACCTTGTCTGCCTGGATAATTCCAACTATGGGGTCGATGAAATTGGTTGCTTCGATGTCAAGGGAGTTCGGCTATTTCTGGACGACGACACCATTTTGGTAGTGCGCTATACGAACGGTATCTGGCGCATCGAAATCGAGCGAAAAGGCACGGCACCGTATCAACGCACGGTTTGTCCTGGCGATGATGAGGACGATTATAGCGATGTGTTTTGTACGGAGTCCGATATCATCGCACATGAAATCATTCGATAAGGATTGGAGTAGCCATGGCAAAAACTCTTCTGACTCAAAAAATAGAATCAGCGCTAAAGGTTTGGCATCCTGCCAACTATGGTGGATACCGGGTTGATTCGTTCCGTCAAGGCTTCGACGCTCTGGAAGTACCTGTCGAGTGTGGCTCGATAAAATCCGGCCTTGTTGACTTCGTTCGGGTTCAAGAGTGCTTCACATCAGAAACAAAATGTGGGACCTGCAAGCTGTCGATGTACAAAGACGAAGACAAAGACTTAGTTATGCCGTCCATCCAACAATGGACGCAGGAAGTGTCATGCCCTAAAGACATCTCCAGCTGGAATTTTCGAAACGAACCCTGCACGGAACGGTTCTGCAGGCTGTACAAAACGAAACATACATACACCATCGACACTGTCATCACCTGTGTGGAAATCAAAGTTTCGGTAGGGGATTTTCATTCTGACCACGGCCACAACTTTGTAGGGCACTGCAACTACTACGCAATGCCGTTAGCGTTGTATAAGAAAGTGAAAGACGAGATTCCTGACGGCATAGGCGTTTTGATTCATTATGACGGCGAAAACGCCTGCGGAATTCGCAAGAAAGTGGAGTGCAAGCCTCATCAGCTTTCAGAAGAAAGCCAAAAATGGCTCATCATGTCGGTTGCGAAACGGCTTGCAAAAGCAAGTGGAAGTTGAGCATTTCTTAATTTGAAAAAGGAGAAAGTAATGAGAAAGTTTCTAAAGTTAATTGTTATCGCATTTTTGGCAGGATTCGCTATTTTCTGGTATGCAGAAACCCGAAAGCGCCGAACACTGATTCCGCTTGAATTCCGAGGCGAATGAAATGCGGCAAAACATTAAAATTCTACTGGAAACCATCTGGTATCTGGTTCTGCCGGTGTTTATTTTTGTACTTAACATTAGATACTGGCATGGATATCTTGCGAATCCTGGCTGGTCCTTGACCCATCCGTCATATGTTGTTCTTGGATTTGTCTTGAGCGCTGCGTTGTGCTTTGAGATTGTATATATCGACATCAAGTTTGGGGAAAAATAGCGCTTGCTATATTATTCGATTTCGGTAAAATATAAAATGTAAACAGATACTAAGAACCAGTAGGATTCACAATCTGTATGTTTAGCGGACTTATCCCATCGTGGGGTAGGTCCGCTTTTTTTGTTGAAAGGAGAAGAATTCATGAAAATCAAAAACAAGCTTTTACGGAGTACAGCGGCAATCATCGCTGCACTCTTTGCACTCAGCTTCACCGGCTGCGGTCAGAGTCCGATAACCTCGGAAAGTCCATCCAGCACCGGGGTCGTCTCAGAAAGCACTGCAAGCAGTGAACAGACGGCTGGCGGTTCGGTGGACGGCAGCTTTACTATTCACTTTTTAGACGTAGGACAGGCGGATTCAGCTCTTATCACCTGCGACGGCCACTCAATGCTGATTGATGGCGGCAATGTAGATGATTCTAACCTCTTATATTCTGTCATGCAGCGTGAAACCGATGGGCACCTGGATTATGTCGTTGGGACTCACGCGCACGAAGACCACATCGGCGGCTTGTCTGGTGCTTTTGAAGCCGTTACTGCGGACATGACTCTATGCCCTGTGACAGAATACGACAGCAAAGCATTTCGGAACTTTGCAAGCTACGCGGAACAAAAAGGCGGAGGCATCACGATACCGGATGTGGGTGAAACCTACACTCTGGGGGAAGCGAAATTCACGATAGTTGGTGTTAATTCTGTTCCCGATGATACGAACAATGCATCGATTGTTCTGCGCATCGTTTATGGGAATACTTCGTTCCTCTTTACTGGTGATGCTGAACAGGAAGCCGAAAATGTGATACTTGCATCGGGACAAGACATTCAGTCAACGGTTCTGAAAGTAGGTCATCACGGTTCAAGCACATCTACCTCAGAGGCTTTTCTGGACGCAGTGAATCCGACCTATGCTGTGATTTCCTGTGGAGCAGGGAACAGCTATGGCCATCCGCATCAGGAAACACTCGACAAGCTGCAAAACAAAGGTGTTGAGGTTTATCGTACAGACCTGCTGGGCGATATCTATTGTACATCGGATGGCAAAGAGGTAAGTTTCACTACCGGAGAATATCATGATGAGAATCGGATTGAAGCCGGTTCTGCTGCAGAGTCCAATGATGAACAAAACAGCAGACCTCTTGTAATAGACAAAACATACGTTCTGAACACAAGTACCATGAAGTTTCACAGGCCCGATTGTTCTGCAGTCGAATCGATGAGCCAGAAGAATAGAATCGACTATATGGGTTCACGTGACGAGCTCATCCAGGAAGGGTATTCGGCGTGCGGGATTTGCAAACCATAAAAATTGCACCTGATTTACTCGACAAGCTGTGCGAACTGACTACAATAAAAAATGTACGATAGATAACAAACATCGAAAAAGGCATTCTGCCTTTCGTACAATTCACAATTCTGCAGACATAAGGCAGACTCACCGTCTTGGTGGGCCTGCCTTTTTTGTTTGCGCAACTATAAAAAAGGAGTATAACGCAATGTTCAAAATTCACAATGACAAAGTCTATTTCGTCGCCGAGACCCCCGATATCAACAAAGTTATCGAAATCTTCCTACCCAAGGATGGCCATGGCACCATTATGAATTCACACGAAATTCGTGTGGACCTGTGCCGTGCCGTCATTCACATGGAGAAGAAGGGTATCCGTGTCTTGAAGGTCCGCAACATTGAGGATACCAACAAGGCAAACATCGACGTCTGGCACATGCCGGAATATCAGGAGGCTGCAGAGTCTCCCACGAGCGATGTGGTCGATGCCTGCATCGAGTCCAACTTTGATTCCGGCGCAACGTTCAACCTGCCCTGCAAAGCAAACCGCAAGACTCGCGAAGTCTTCGACATTGAGTGCGGCGCTTGCCCTAATGACGATGACACGTTCAGCTATGCAGAGGTTAAAGTTAATGGATGGCACTATCCGGTCAACAACATCACCGACATTATGGAGGAAAACGATGTTGACAGTGCGTTGGATGAGCTCTACCGCATCCAGCAGAAAGGCGAGTATTGGGAAGCATACGAGGGCAAATCGCTCACGGATGCCATCCACGAATTCCGCTGGGCTATCCTGAAGGATGCCATTCAGAAGCGCGGACATGAGGCTGTTGCTGATTTTGTCGGAACCGACATTTCCAGTGACGCTTATGACCGCGTGATGGACGAAACCGAAACCCAGATGCCGAACGAAGAATTCGAGCGCTTCTGGGAAAAGTACATCTAAGAAACATCTCACACACAGAAAGGGAGCATATTACTATGGCAATTTTCAACACCAACGATTTCCTTCGCAAAACCTTCAGCAAGACCATTTTTGGTACTGCTGCACTTCGTCCGGAAGCGGTTTGTGCAGACGGCTTCACCCTGTCTATTCAGGCAAGCAGCATGCACTACTGTATACCGAGTGAGGACCTGTCGGACGGCGATTACTCTAAGGTCGAACTCAGCTACTTGTCTGAGGAGGTCGAAGAGTTTCTGCCGTTTGCTGAAGACGACGAGGCTCCGCTGGCTACGGTCTACGGGTATGTGCCTGTAGAAATCGTGGATGCGGTTCTTGCCAAGCACGGCGGCATCGTCAACGTTTAAGAAGGAGGGATACCAATGTTAAAGACTTTTACTGTCGTTGCCAATGAAGTTATTGGCTTATCCGCAACGGAATGCACGCTGATGCAGTTCAACTACAATCCGGAACAGATTCATGACCCCGAAACCGTTCTGCGCAGTGCCGTTAAGGACTATCTCCTGACGGATGAAGGCAAGCGTCAGTTGGAACTCAACTGTGGCTGCTGGAACTGGGGCGATGTCGATGACATTCCCGACTCGTTCTTTTTGAACTATGGCCTAGCTAAAGTTGCTCCGCTTGATGTGGATATTGTCGTTGACCGCAACGAAAGCTTTACGGATGGCTGCGACGAGGACGAGGAGGAGTTATGCAATGAGTAAGTTGTACATTAACGGCGAAGTTGTGCAAAACGCTATTGGCTGGCGCTTGACCGCAGTTCCCGAACTGGGTTGGGCTATTTTGCTGAGTGATGGCACGCAGAGCTTTATCCCGAAAACAGAAATCAAATTCATGTACGTTGAAAAGGGAGATGAATAACATGCGCATTTGTAGTGTAAGCAATGTGGTCATAGAAATCACGCGCCGGTGCAATATGTGTTGTGCGCACTGCCTGCGCGGAGATGCCGAAAATGTCGATATTCAGGAGAAGTACATCGATGCTTTTCTCGACAACTTTGAGAAGGGAGCTTATATCAGCTCTCTTACCTTTACCGGTGGGGAAATCTCTCTGAATATACCGGCAATTCGATACACCTTGAAAGCTGTCAAAGAGCGCGGTATCGCCGTTGGAAGCTTTTACATGGTCGCTAACGGAAAAGCTGTCGATAAGATGGCTGACCTTGCTATGGCGAGTCTGGAGTGGTGGGCCTACTGCGATGAAAAAGATGACTATATGTGCGGTCTTTGCATCAGCAGTGATAACTTCCACGAAGCAATCCCATATGAAAGTGAAAGTATCCTTAGTGGCTTGAAATATAACCGTAACGATAAGGTAACGGACTTCCATCTGGCTTATTTACTGAACGAAGGGCGTGCTAAGAATCTCGATTCGAATATCTATAAGAAGCGTGAACCTCATGTAGACAAGCTCGAATACGAATTCAACAAAACCGGCGATATCGACTTTTACAGCGGCGAGCTGTACTTGAACGCCATCGGTGATGTCGTTTCCGGCTGCGATTGGTCCTACAAGTCGCAGAAGAAATATCGTTTTGGTAATGTAATGAACAAAAACTGGCTGGAAAACATTTCCAACAGCGAGTTGTACATTGCAAGCTAAACCATATCACTTATACATTGCCACTGTTTTCCTACAGAAACGGTGGCTTTTTTAGAAAAGGAGACCACAAATGACTGAAACAAAAGACATGTTTGAACAAATCAGCGCCATCTTAACCGATAAGAAAGATAAGCCGTTTTCTTATGAGGAGCTTGCAGCAATGCTCAAAACTGACCCTGATGCCCTCAAAACCTTTGATGAGGTCTATAAGACACAGGTTCTTGAAAGCGGAGAGCTGCATGAAAATATGCTCCAGTGGGATACAGCTACAGTCAAAGCAATTTTCGACAAAAAGGTCTACTTCCCACCGGAACTCAATTCGCTCATTGACCGCATCGTCACAGAACTGGTGCTTGAAACGCGTCTGTACATCTACAACGCGGAACGCGGTGGCTATTATGTGACATACTCTGCCAACCGCGACTTTATGACAGAGGTTACAAACGAGGAGTTGAAACGCTACCCCGAAGAACTCCGTCCGCAGCTCACCGGAAAGTTGATGAAGATTGACATTTCTGAGCCGTCGTACAAGGAATTGCTTCAAAACTACGCAGGCTACAAGAATGCAAAGAACGACAGCACAAAAATGTTCTACTACAACATGTTCCGTCAAGGTCTTGACATCCTCGACCTTGATGACTTCACTTATCAGATGCTTGAGATGAACCCCAACTCTATGGGCTTCTGGTTTCCTCCTCTGGTAGAGGGATTGTACGGCAGCGCATTTTTCAAGGTTCCGGACACAAAAATTCTTCGCGTACCTATCACCATGCTGCAGCTTACCCGCCTTGGTTTCGAGACGTTGAATCCCGTTACAAAGGAAATCGTGAACCGTTATTGCCAGAAAGTCTTCCATCTTGATGGATACGAAGACTATTTTATCAAAACGGGCACGTATTCTTCCAAATACGAATTCCGCAACGCTCATATCCATAACCCGAAGGAAATCAATGAGATGGGCGAGTATTTCTTGTTTTTGAATCATCTGACATGCTCGATGGCATCCCCTCTGAACAATCGCTGCTTCTACGGCGCGAACACCACGAACGAGTGGGTCGTCAGAGAATACATCAAGGACAAAGAAAATAACCCCACCATCTACAACGGTTTGCCGCTGCACACTGAATATCGCGTGTTTGTGGATTTTGATACAAAGGAAATCCTTGGCGCAAGTCCTTATTGGCGCAGCGATGTTATGAAGAACGAATTCAAAAAAGTCAGCAGCCCACAGGAACGCCATGATTATGTTGTCTACAAGATGCATGAAGACATTCTGAACCAGCGTTACCACGAAAGCGTTCAAACTGTTCTGGCTGAGCTGAAGAAGGTTATTCCTCGCATTGAGTTGACAGGGCAGTGGAGCGTCGATGTAATGCGCAACGGCAATGATTACTACATCATTGATATGGCTCTTGCTGAGAATTCCGCTCTGAATGACTGCGTACCGAAAAATCTGCTTCGCGCTTATCCTCAGCAGTGGCTGCCGGGTGAATCGAACAGCTGATACTCCTAGAACGAAACTTTGATTCGGGTTCTTTCAGCAAAAAGCGTAGGAACCAAAATCATACGAAATGATTGTGTTAACACATAAAAACAAGTATAATATATGCAAGGAAGTGATAATAATGGTTCTGTATCATGGCAGCGATGTAATAGTCCGCAACCCTGAGGTCAGAAAAACAAGGTACGCCAAAGATTTTTCATGGGGATTCTATTGCACTAGCAACTACGAACAAGCCGCTCGCTGGTCAAAAAAAGGCAGGTCTCGTGGTATTGTCAACGTGTTTGAATATACAGAATCTCCTATGCTAAATATTAAGAAATTCCCCGAAATGAGTGATGAGTGGCTTGATTTTATTGCTATATGTCGTTCGGGCAAACATCATGACTATGATATTGTGGAAGGACCCATGGCGGATGACACCATTTGGAACTACGTCAACGACTTTCTAAGCGGTGATATTAGCCGTGAAGCTTTTTGGGCGTTGGCAAAATTCAAGCATCCCACGCATCAAATCAGCTTTCACACGGAAGTCGCTTTGAAATGTCTCTCTTTTAAGGAGGCGATTGAAGTATGACTGAAACTGCAACCTACAGCAAAAACGATGTCTTTTATACCTGCAGCCTGATTGAATATATCGGCCGCGTTACGAGGAATCATCGCAAGGATGTGGTTTCTGCTCTTGGCACAAACGGAGTCAAGGCAATTCTCGACTCAGCGGATGTGTTTCACTGCCAGAGCTTTGAGCAATCTGCCGATGAAATTTGTGAGCTTTTTCCTGTGCCGGAAGGAACGTATGATACGGTGTCTAACTGCCATTACAAGGTTCCATCTTATACAGATATCGGAAAAGTGTACCAGCGCATCATCTTTGACTGTACTAGCACTCCTAGTGTCCAGGATGTAATTGATGTATTTTCCTCGTTCATTAGCGATGACATCTCAGATTTTAATACTGCAACTTACTATTGTAATCCGAGCTATTTGTACCACTCATACAAGGCCGGAAAACTACTGGATTGATTTTCAAAAGCAATAGCAATCAAGACCACTGCCCCAAAAAGGGTGGTGGTCTTATTTTTTTGCACAACACTTACCATAAATTACCAGAAAGAAAAACATTGTGCATCTGTGCGAATTGCATATAATACAAAATATAGAACGAAAGGCATCAAAAAACATCGTTGGTCGGGCAAAATCCGACCGAAAGGCTAGGGCGGGCTCAGTTTTGAACCTGCTCTTTCTTTTTATCGGAGGCTTTATGTCAAACAAAGAAGAACGCATGAACCGCAATAAAAGCATCATCGAAGATTACAAAAATGGAAAGCCGATTTTAGAAATCGCGAGGGACTATAATCTTTCAGAAACGATGTGCTACAAGATTCTAAAAGGTACGCAGGAGCCGCCTCGTTATTTTGAAAAAAAGAGGAAGAGACTTACCACTCGAAATGAGCAAATTGTTAAACAGTATAAAGGCGGTATGACGGCCAGAGAATTGGGCAAGATGTACGGCATTTCCATGCAGCGTATTTATGCAATCTTGCATTCGAGCGGAGAGTACGAAAGCCAAAAATACAATCATATTGAAACAGCTCTCAAAAAAGAGAAAAAGATGCGGAACCAAACTTTTCTTGATGCTTACAAGAAAAATCCTCGAAAATCGATTATCGAGTTGAGCAGGGAGGTAAATATCAGCCCTTCACTAGGTTATCTTATCCTTCATCAAAATGGGATTTACCAGTATAACGTAAAAGCCAGAGCTAAGGAGAATAGCGAAAATGCCGATTAACAAGATTACCCACGTGTGTCTAACTCATGACAAAGTCAGGGCGCGAAATGAAAAGATGCTGGAGGATGCCAAGAACGGTATGTCCCAGGAACAGCTGGCCGAAAAGTATCAAATTTGTGTTTCTACTGTCCGATATAGTCTGAAGGACTTTTACGAAGAACAGGCCCGGCAGAGAAAAGCAAAGAAGAAAGCCTGGCAAACCCAGATGATTCATGAATATGAGATGGGCGCAAAATCTCCGGAGCTTCAGGAAAAATACGGCATCAGTGGAACGCTCTTTTATCGGATTCTTCATGCACACGGAAAGAATGGCCGACAAATCCACAGCCAAAACCGTATCGAGACTGGCAAGAAAAGAAACGCCGAGATGGTCAGGAAATACAAAAACGGCGTTTCTGTCAAAGAGCTTGCGGAAGAATACGGGCTCAAAAAGGGAAGCGTATATCGCGCCATGAAGCGGTATAGTCCAGGCCCAGGGAAAAGTAAAAGTTGTCAAAGTGAGGAATAATTGCATGGCTGCATCAAAGAAAGATGTTGCGAAGCAGCAGGTCAAAGAAGACCGAGAAAAAGTCCGGGAAATGTATCTTTCTGGCAAAACTGTCAAGGAAATCGCCAAGGAAACGTATTTTTCAAGCTCTTATTGCTATGCCATGGTGAGAGACCTAGCAAAAGAAAAGAATTTTGCAAAGAAAGCAAAAAGAGCACCTCTCGACGAAGCTATGATTCAAGATGCGAAAGCCGGGATGACGGTTGCTGAAATCGCAAAGAAGCATGGCGTGACCTATCAGCAGTGCTACTATACTGTTTCTGAATACGCTCAAGCTACGATTAAGAAGAACAAGAAAAAGCAGTCTGCTGCCACGAAAGTTCGCAATGCGGCTATGTTGGAAGATGCGAAAGCCGGAATGACTGATAAGGAAATCGCCAAAAAATACTTTCTGTCTCGAAGCAGTGTCCGTACCGTCCTTGCAGGGCATTTACATACAAATTCCAAAAAGTTGGATGAAAGGCGCAAGGCGATTCTTGCGGATTATGAGGCAGGAACGTCCTCAAAAGACATCTGTGAGAAATACGGTATTTCAAAATCCACTCTTTACAAGGACATGCGCCAAATTGGAAAAACCTGTCAGGAATACTATCACAAGGCGCTGAAAGACAAGACCAATCAAAGGAATTCCGATATTCGAAGCAAAATCGAAAGAGGGGTCTCGGTCAGCACTATTGCCAAGGAATACGGAATCTCTAAAACGGCGATTTATGAAACGTTTCATCAGGAAAATGTCAGAGCTGGAATTTTACAGAAACGCGGCCGTCCGCGAAAAAACACGGAACGTAATGCACTGATTGCTAAACGCCACAGGGAAGGCGAGAAGGTGCAGGCGCTTGCCACTGAATATAATCTCTCTGTTTCGACGGTAAACACTATTTGCAGTAGAAACAAAAATCAGAATATAACCTCATATTAACAGGCTGCCATTTGGCGGCCTATTTCTTTTTTAGGAGGAAATGAAATGACAGACGACGTACGTAATTTAATTCGATTTGTGGTGGATGGCGATATTCGTAACGCGCAGACTCAGTGCCGAATCATGCTTGAAAAGAATGTACCCGAAAAGGACGCCAGGTTCAAAGAAAACGAACTCAGAAAGTTGAATCTTCTGAAACCGGAACTGATTCAGCTGCCCGCCAACCTGGAAAACCTCTTGATTGCGGAGGACGCTACAAATTTCCCGGAAAGCCGGTTCCTGCTCCGTGAGGAGGAAGAAACAGTCATCAACAAGCTCTTGGCCACCAGAAAAGCAGCTTTAGCCATCAAGGAGCTTGGCATCCACTATACTTGCTCTTTGCTTTTGACGGGCCTTCCTGGTGTTGGTAAGACTGAATTGGCCCGCTACATTGCACACAAGGCGAATTTACCGTTTGTTTTCCTGAAATTTTCTGGCCTTGTCAATTCTGCTCTTGGCCGGACACAGCAGAACATCGGCAGAGTGTTCGATTACGCAAAGCGCACGCCTTGTGTTCTTTGTGTTGATGAAATTGATGCCATCGGAATGTGCCGTGGCAGCCGCGATGATGTCGCTGAAATGAGCCGCGTCACCATCGCATTGATGCAGGAACTTGACCGGCTCCCGAATGACGTCATTCTCATTGGCACTACAAACCGCGTCGATAACCTTGACGAAGCCCTCATTCGCCGATTCACTTTCAAACACCGCGTCAAGCCTTTAGGCGACGATGACATGAAAGAACTGTGCAAGAAGTTCCTTGCTTCGGCAGACTATCCCTTCACGGAATCCGAACTCGACGAACTCTGCCATTCGCTGCGTGAACAGCGGACGGCCAGCGCCGTTGTCAATGCCTGTACAGAACGTATCGTTGCACATATCGTATCGCAGCTGCCTAAAAATTCGGCAGATGCCGTGTAAAAGTATGATAGCCTGGGAAGAAAGCCCTCGTCAGTTTAAGATGTCAAAGCAGCTTGATGAGGGAAAATTCGGAGAAGACTTGGCTCGCAAATTCCTTAACGACCCGATTATCAAAGTGAATCATGGCATTAGCCATTACGATGACGTGACTCAGGATAAATCATATCAAGACAAAGATACCGATTTCATTGTCTGGAAGAAGAATGGTAAGACCTTTGGCCTGGAAGCGAAAGTGGACAGTCACAATACCGGAAATTTCTACCTGGAAACCTCGGTGGACTACTTCTCCATGGTACCTGACGCTCTGAACGAACAACGGGTGGCGCGGCGGTATCGGGATGGCATCGACCCTTTATGGCACACCCCGGGCTGGGTATACAGGAGTGGTGCGGACCAGATTCTCTATTATTTCAGAACCACGCAGCTGCTTTACATTTTCTCCCGCGTTGATGTCTGGTTCTATGCTGAAAAGCTGATGCGCGGTGGAATCCATCTCGACCCCGGAATCAGAAAGCCAAAAATGTATTCTGCCGAAAATATCAGTGAACGCAATGGTTCCACTCTCTTCTTTGCCAACGGCTTATGCGTGAATGCAGAGCAGACATACAAGGCTTTAGGAGCGCAAAAAAGAGTCATTAAATACCAGGTTGAGAACCCGGATTCAGACGTTCCAACGTTCAGTTTTTGCCCTTTCAAATTATGAATTTTTCGCTAACAATCGTTAGAAAATCACACTTCAGTCTGACGGAAGAGTATAATTAAAGTATGGAAAGAGAGGACAAAAAATCATGAACCAAATCAACGTTGTGACGATTGGAAAACTCATTGAAGCACATCGAGACGGTGACGAGCAGAAGTTCAAAGCATATGTCGATTTTATTGTCAAAGCCTACGAAGAGCAGGAGAATGACCGTGCCGCACGAATCATTCGAAGCAGCTATACGGGTGACTACGGTGAGCAGGGGAAAGTTGTTCTGGATGAAGCAGTCAAACAGACTGTGCATTATGAGACAGGTTGGTACGAACCCGAAATCTTAGGCTCTGGTGGTTCCTATCGCGGAGTTACAAAAACAAGCTCAGAGGAAGAAGCTCTGCAACAGCTACAAAAGCACACGGTGAACTATGCACAACGTATCACTGTATATAAGAAAGACGGCAAAACCGTAAAACGAGAAGTCGCTGAGTACGACCAGCGAGAAAAAGAATGGTTGGATTAGTCATGAAGCATAAAATTTCAGAAACCGGCGCTCGGATGCTCAAATATCAGGAGCAGCTTGCCGACGAATACAAGTATAAACCCATCCCGCGAACTTTCTTCAAGGATGTACGAGCGGAGGTCGAAGAAGCGCTGCCGGAATGGTGCAATATGTCCGGCGATACGACCAAACTCGAAACCAGAAGCGGCACGGTCATTGCCAGCGGGTATAACCGAATCGTGATTGGCGACTACGGCGCATTCGTTGAGTTTTCGCGTGCCCAAGCAAATGCACGTCATTTGAAAATCAAAGAGGGGCAGAGCTATCGTATCGAAGACCCGCGCTATGCTGAGCACGTCAAGTATCTTTGGCTCACGGCGGACGATGACTCAGACGTGAAAGTATACGACCAAAAGCGCTCGGTTGAGTACGCTGACTACAAGCCGGGGATGCTGTATGTCAGCGTGTACGAGGTGTTTCCGGCAGAAGCGGATAAATAGCGCACTTTTTTGAAAAGGAATCGTTATGAGCAAGCATAAAAACAAAAATCGCACGCCGAAAAAGACGTTTCTTGACGCGATGCGGGAAATTGAACCTTCACTGACGGAGGATAATCTTTTCAGCGAAATATACGATAACGCTCTGGAAATCGAAGATGTTGGCTATGAGGACATCAATGCAGCGTACGCAGATGTTGACAGCGACATGATGACCAGTGATACGGTCATTTTCTCCAAAATCGGCAATAAATATCTGGTGCTGTTTGACCGAGACGACTATACCTCTGCGGAAGCGGATGTCGAAAGCATCGAATTCTCAATATTTGATAATGAAAGCGATGCCGCGAAAAAGTTTAAGGAAAAGATTTTCGAAAAGAAAGCTGAAAACCTTCCCGACTATGAAACTGCAATCAGTAACTTCGAAAAAGCCGTCAAAGAACGAACGGGGGAAGATGTTTGTGTAGAGGATATAGGCGGTACAGGCAGTTTCCCCGCATGGTCTATCAAGCATGGTCGAAACCTTATCGTCGAATACTTTAACGATTTCGATAATCCGGAATCCATCAAGGTGTATCTCCAAAGAGAGAAAGAATTTTCCGATGTGTTCAGAGTTTTCGGCTACGACTTTAGGGAGGCATACAAAGCTTACCGCGACTGGGGCGACAACACTCGTAAATATGTATTCTCGTTTGGATTCAGAATCCCCGGCTCGGACGAGTATGTGAGCGAGGATTGCTACCTGCCGATACCATCCGTCTGGCAGCACAGGCAGCGTTGTCCGTTCGAACTCGTAAATATAGAGAGAATGCGGGCAGAACTCGAAAAAGCTAAGGCAGATTATGTCGCAGACCAAGAGGAATGATTATGACCAATCCGGTTTTACAAGAAACTATTATTCGCTCCATGGAGGATGTTCCGGAACAGCTTAGAAATGTCTACAGCAAAGAAATCCTCAAGGCGTTTTTTGAGAAAGGTAACTATCTCATCATGCGCATCGTACCTTCCGGCGATACGCGGTTTTATCTCGATAGCGGCAAGCGCGTTACCTCCGCCATGGATTTCCTGAAGCCTCTCCAAAAGCAGGGAGTATATTTCGAGGGATATAGCGTAAACGGGGGCAAGAAATCCAAAATCAAGCCGCCGCCTCCCGTCCCGGAAATCGTATCCACCATGACAGAGGAAGTCTGCACATTGTTCGGCAAGGAATTGATGACGGATTTTTATGCTGCCGGATTTCATTTGACCATTAAGGGCGTGTCAAAGAAAAAGAAAGCCCGGCAATGGTATCTGCCGAACGGCAAACACATCAGCAGTAAAAACGACATCGTGGGTTTCATGGTAGAGAAGCTGCGTCCTCGGTTTACGCAGGAGTTTTACGACAAGCTGATGGATGATGCGGCAGCAGCGATTCCCGGTATTACAAAGGACGAAGTATCGGTATCTTCCAGCAATGATGAAAGAAACGCATACCTCATTCTCACCATTGACGATGCTACGACCCGCGAACAGGTTTCGCCGCATGTATCGTATAAGGGCGTCGTCAGCAAACAATTGTTCGATTCGCTTTATATGAAGAGCACGACCCTCCAAAGACATAATGCGAAAGCGTTTGCTGACAGCCACGATTTGGCAGCTTTAGAGAACATCGCAAAAGAGATTCTCGGCAATGCGCAAAACGAGTCGGTTTTAACGATAGGGAAGTATCAGATACCTTCTGTCATCATCACGGATATCAAGGTTCGCACGGAGCCGACAAAAGTACAGAAGGCTACGCTTTATAGTGCCGTTGCCTTCAATGATGGCAGCAGACGGACCTTTGCACTGGAAGTTTCTTTTGGTCTCACGGATTCTGAGCTGCAGGAGCGATACAGGGATAATATGCAGAAAAATGTCACCCCTGCTATCGCGGAACAGAAGCGCTATGCTGTCATACCGGGGTCGCCTATTCATGATTTCGTATCCAATGTCTGCTTGGCAAAAGAGCCGGTAACAAAGACCTATACGAAAGACGGCATTACGCTGAACGGCAGTATCTTGACCAGCTATAAGGCGTTGGATGAAGCGCTTGCATATACCGTCTCCAATCCGATTTTTACTGGCGAGAACAAGGAAATTGCCTACTTTGAAGTAGCTGACCTTGTGACCATCTGCATCAATGCAGACGGAAAACTGTCCGAGTGTGTTTATCTTACATATTCGCCGCTAACCGAATTTCTCGATATTTCCGCTGGATGGATGCTCGATAAACTCTACGGGCACGACAACAGCGCAAAATGCAGTATCGATTACCGCATCGTGTTCGATTCCGAGAACCGAGGCAAGGATAGTCTGCGTTGCGATGCGAAACTCATCGATGCAAATACCGACGCTGAAATTGCAAAGGTATATCGGTGCCTCGATAAGAGGCTCAAGACTGATATCGAGACCAGCAAAACGCGAATTCCTCTATCATGCAGCACGATGCTTTACAGCGCAGGCTCGGATGATATTGCGTATTATTTGACAGTCAATGGTGCCGATAACATCCATGCCGTCTACGAGCAAATTAAGGCACAGTTTGGCGCTCTCGGCTATCAGTTCTGTAACTTCTTCGGCAATCTCACCGATTACCGTTATTCCCGCACCGATTTGTATACAAAATTCGGAGAGTCCTACAGCACCGATTACAAGAAAGGTGCAGTACAGGAAAAACTCGACAGCTTTCTCAAAATGCGGCTGAATCTCGCTGACGATGCCTGCGTTTCGCTTTTCAGGACGGACACAGTTAAGAACTACTATGGTTATTTCGAGGTATTCTGGCCGTCATCCCCGTATCTGATGAGAGTCATCGCCGCAATGTACAAAAATGACTCCGCAGATGCTATGCAGCCGTCCTTGGAAGATTTTAAGTACCTGACGAAAGATGCCCAGTATCGGATACTGACCGAGAAATGCAAGACCGCCAAAACGGAAGAGGACGCATTTGCAGTCATCTCGTGCCTCGAAACCCAGCCGCAGACTGTGCGAAAACTGCTGTTCGCGAAAGAATATTTCCGTGATGTCTATATGCTGCTCAATGACGCAGACCGGATGTTTGCCGACATCCTTATCAGCGACTGTGCGGGTTGTGTGAAACTGTTAAAGTCGCTCCAAAAAGAAGTTAAGGAGAAAGCGTAATGTATACTTATACTGCTAACGATATAGAAACAATGCTTTCCGAAAACGGGTATTTCCCGAACCGGAAAATCGCCTATGCCATCCTGAACGCATTGCGTGACGATTCGTCCCCGCTGCTCATTGAGGGTGACCCTGGTGTGGGTAAGACGAGCCTTGCTAAAGCTGTCTCCGCCATGCTGAACATCCCTCTGATTCGCGTTTCCTGCCATGAAGGCATTACGGCAGATAAAATTCTGTATGACTACGACTACCAGCGTCAGCTTCTGGTCGTGTCTGCGATTCGGGATAAACTCAACGAGAGCCTCAAAGACCTGTCTGTGAACGAGAGCATCAAGGCTGTAGCACAGAACACCGAGTTCTATGGTCCTGATTTTCTTCTGAAACGCCCTGTCATTGAAGCATTGACGATGAAAGGTCGGAAAGTTCTCCTCATCGATGAAATCGATAAGACAGAACCCGAAATCGAGCATGCGCTCCTTGAAATGCTCTCGGATTTTGCTATCACCATCCCGGAATACGGCACAATTCAGTGTGCGCAGGAAGACCGTCCTATTGTATTCCTTACCTCGAACAATTATCGGGAACTCTCTCAACCCATGCTGCGCCGGTGTTCATACTTGTACATCGAGCACAAGACCTTAGAGGAAATCAAGAAAATCATCTGCGCGAATGTCTCGGCATCGGATGAGTTCGTGAATACGGTTGCGTCTGTTATCGACCGGCTCCAGAAAACCGATTTACGTCACGCCATCTCTATCAGCGAGGGCATTGAATGGGCAAACTGCCTGATTCAGACCTTCTGCTGCAAGACGGCAAAAGATGTGACGGATGCCATCCCGTATTCCATCGGCTCGCTGGTCAAGGACCACGCGGATGAGAAAACCGCAATGCGTGCATTGCAGAATATCTGACGGAGACCTGTATGTCCAATACAATGTCTAATCCCGTAGCTTCGTATGTCGGGATGTATACGCCGTTCTTTAATGAACTTTTGAAGGAATACGGATTCACTTTCTCGATGGCAGAAGCCATGAACGGTATCAAGCATATCTCTGACCCCTTGGATGTCGAGGATGTTCTGTATACGATGCAGGGGGCTTTATGCCACACGAAAGAGGAATGCGATGTCTTTGAGGCAGTATTCTGCAAGCGGTTTCTGCACTATACGAGTATACCGGCTATACCGAAAACGCCTAAGAAGCCGAACAAAAGCATTGCCTCGTTTCTGAATATGACGGACGACGCTCTGGATGAGTTTCTTCGCAAGACCCGCACGAGCCGTGAACGGGCGGCACAGGAAGTTGAGAAGCAGCGCAATTCTAAGCCCAGCAGTGACGAAATTCGCAAGCAGGAACAGCTTGTTTCCGATATCGTGGATGATGTACAGGGCAAGCGTTTGGCGACTCTGGATGCCGATATCCGGTATCAGGCGGCTGTGACGGAAGCAGTCCTTTCCGGTAATCTGGATTTAATTCAGGAATTTGAAAAGTTGCTCAAGCAATGCAAAGCCCCCGCAGACGGCGACATCGCCTGTTACGGTATTTCCGAACAGAAACTGCATGATTTGGTTCGTGAAGCCACAACGCAATCTATCACAGTGGCGCAAAAATCTGTCATGTCTGCGGCTGTCTTGGCGCGAAAAGCCAAAGAGCCCGACTTGTACAAGGCTTTTATCTCCCTTGCACAGGTATTTCAGGCATTGAGCAAGTCTGTCAAGCGTACACAATCGGGCATTGAGGACGATGAACGGGTCAGAAAGGCGAAGGAAGCCGTCAAGAAAACCAAGCAGCAATACCGCGATGCGTGCCGCGAATACGACAAGGAAAATAATAAGCTGAACCAGATGCACGATAAAGTGTCCCAGTATGAGCGGGAACTGCGCGAGTGTCAGAAAAAGGTCTCGGCATACGATGATATCTTATCAGATGCACAAAAGGCGATAGAGGAGAAGCAGCGGCAAAGCATTCTCAAAAACCAGTCGGTGAATCATCGGGATGTCTTCAAGGGCGGTCACAACGCTGTCAGGACCAAGAACGACACCGACAAACTTCTTAACGAGGATGTCACCCAGTTGTCCCGCGTCAATATCGAGAAGGTCCTCACTTATATCCGCACGAACGCCAAGACTTTCCGCCAAAAGCTTCGTAAGCTGTACATAACCCAGCAAAAGAAGCAAATCGACGTCAAAAAGACGATTGAGAAATCCGTCCAGTGTGATGGCGAGATTACACGACTGTACTACAAAAAGCCGATAAAGTCCAAAGCAAATGTCGTGATGCTGGCAGATATATCCGGGTCTTGCCGCGCTATGACTTCTCTCGCTCTGACATATATGGGTTTGATGCGGGAAGTTTTTCCCGGCGGCTGCCACCTGTTCGTTTTTGTGAATCACTTAGTTCCTGTTGACCGTTATTTCTCAAACGAGAATGTAACAGCTGCTGTGGAAAGTATCAACAAGAATGTCCCCAGCCGAGGTATCTACTCAAACTACGGTGTGCCTCTCAAAGAACTGCGCTACGATAATACCGGAATCATCAACAAGGATACTACTATCGTTATGCTGGGTGACTGTCGAAACAACAGGAACTATTCCAGTGTGGAAGATGTAGAATGGCTTTCTAAGCGAGCATCCAACTTCTTCGTTCTGAACCCCGAACCACGGGACGAATGGGGACAGGGCGATTCCATTGCTGACCTATACGCAAAGAGCGGCGCAGTGGTTTCACAGGTCAGCTCGGCCAAAGATTTGCTGAATTTCCTGCAATCTGCCGGAACCACAAGGCATTTGTGATGCGCTTGCCCCAACCACTAGATATAGTGGTATCTTAATGTTTGTTTACAATTTAGACACTACATATTGTGTCTTTTCATTGACCGAATACCACATATATGGTATAATACAATTGTTCTCAGGAAGAGGAACGGCTCCTGAGACATCAAGGTTTTCCTTTCCCCAATCTTGGTCGCATGGCTTCATTTGAGCTGACACAGGTGAAGCGTGAAAATCATCCGTTTCATAGTAATATCCTTCCTTTCATACCTCTTTATTTCCCATTTGGCGCGGGTAACTCCGCGCCAGCCGTCCAAGCAAACAGCCTCCACGCGGCGGACGGTGGGCAACAGATGCTTCCGTGTTCCGGGCATCTGGCTAATGTTTGTATTTGCTGATTTAGCTCAGCTGGTAGAGCAACTGATTTGTAATCAGTCGGTCATCGGTTCAAGTCCGATTTCCAGCTCCAGACGCTATCCGTTGGATGTATCGAAGTCACATGATACGATGCTATACACAACATCTGGCGGACAGCATGCCGCTCATAAAGACAGCCTCCTCGCGGCGAGCGGCGGTAACACGGGTATTGAGCTCCCCGTGGCAAATGTCTTTTCTCTTGGGTCGTTAGCTCAGTCGGCAGAGCATCGGACTGTTAATCCGAGCGTCGCTGGTTCGAACCCAGTACGACCCGCCACGCGGAGTATAGCAAAGGTAGCTTACCAGCCCCATACGCTGGCGGTTGCAGGTTCAAGTCCTGTCTCCGCACCCATCGTCCATGCCATGACGTTAAACCGGCTATTCATGTCAATCGGTCGGACGTAAAATGACCGAAATATTCTGGTATCGAATACGAAGGTTGCAATGCACCATGGTTAATTCGCCCGCAGCGCACGGGAAAAGGTGGTTCAACTCCACCTGCCAGAGCCATGACCTGTTGGAAGCGATTCTAGCAGGTCAAATAAAACAGGGGGGCACTCCGATGCAGAAGTAATTCTCGTCCGAATGCAACATCTGAACAGAAGGGACACTCCGATGCACTAACGCACGTCAATTTGACAAACAAAGTGACGAAAGGGTAACTCCAATGTACTGATGAACCTGATGGCGGGCAGCTCCCGTCTTAAAACAACATGATAGGTAGCGCCTATCTGAGTGCGTCCGTACACCTCGGCGTACTCAGCCACCCGATGGGACAGCCTCCACGCGGCGGGTGGCGGACAGCGGCTCTTGCGGCTGCTGACGAATGTCTTAGAAGCATGCAAACGTACGAGCATCCCCGTCAAGTCGGGGCGCATCCAGACGCGACACAGCCGTAAAGGCGAGATTGCTGCACGGCAACTGGTAAGTTTCGCCGCAGTCTCACACACAGCCCAACAACAACCGTTAACCCGATTTGACAGGGAATCAACGACAGGGCTCAAAATTTGAAGTTGACCAACACCCAAGCGCTTTCTTGGATTCTCGCGTATCGTCAACGATGAGGTTCGCAAGATTGTCAGGTGGTGTGAAGATGACATCCGGGGATGACGACCTACTAAACGGATGTCATGGCGGGGCTAAGTGAGGGTTCACCCGCAATCTTATGCAGGTATCGTATAACGGCTAATACTCCGCCCCTCCAAGGCGGAGACGCGGGTTCGACCCCCGCTACTTGCTCCACACGTCGCAGTCACCGTACCCACGACGTTAAACTTGGTGAGCATGGTCCACTTGTGGTCCGCTGTCCGAATGTCGATGAGACAGCCTCAAAAATAATAGACAAACAGGTGCTGTGCCTGATAGTATCCAATAGTCCCGGTATTAGTCGCGAATAAGACCGGAAAACAGCGGAAAGGGTATAAAGCAGAATCCATCGATGCAGCTATCGAATGGTGCTGGATGCGAGTTGGCTTCTCGCTCAAGGGGTGACCAGCATAAAAAACCCTATCGTGCTCGATTAGCTCAGTTGGTAGAGCAGCGCATTCGTAACGCGCAGGTCGGCAGTTCGAACCTGCCATCAAGCCCCATTACCCAATGAAGCGATAATAGAAAGGAGATGAAACTTATGGAACAGGCAATTATCAATGTTGAAGGTACGACTACCATAGAAACCGCTGCAGCAGCCAAAAAGCTGATTGAAATGTTTGGCAATCAGAACGTCCGCGCCATCTCGGTCAATCGTGTAAACGACAAGAGCGACGAGGTCATTGTTGAACTCGATTTCGTTCCCGGTTTGGCACCGCATCTGCACGGCTTCACGCTTCAGGTTAATGGCTTGACTTGCGGTTATGCTGGTACTGGTCCTTCCAATCTGTATGAAGTCCTGCAGGCGGCTGGCGTGAGTGAAGCTCAGGTAGCACGCGAGGACATCACTCAGAAGAGCACAAAAACCATTCCTCTACGCCTGGAACGCGCCGTGACTCAGTACGGCGACTTCCAGTTTGCGTAACGTTATTTGGCGGGCTTGACCCGCCATCATGGAGGGATAGCTTAGCTGGATAAAGCACCTGCCGCAAAGCAGGGTATCGATGGTTCGAGGCCATCTCCCTTCTCCATCCAGACACCCTTTCGCTTCCTTTCGCCAAAGGTATCTGGGGTATTGTACTGCATTGCGTGTAGTACGGCCAATCAGGCGCGGAACTCCGAAACCATACCACGAAGAATTTTATCCTCTCCGCGCAGCATGGACATGCGATTTTACGGGGATAAATTCAAACCGAAATTGTGTCGAGTGGCGAAGACGGTTGCGACACTGGCGAAGCACATATCTGCTTCGTCAACCATCCATGAGAAAGCCTCCACGTGGCAGATGGTGGGCAACGCAGCAAAGCTGCGGCTGATTTCTTTCAAACCGGTATCTGAATAAATGCAGATAAATAGACGAAAAAATCAAAAAAGCAAAGGAGTACACAGCATGAGTAATCAGAAAATCATCAAAGCAATCGCAGGGATTGTAGCAGCCGGTATGATGGCAACTTGTCTGCCTGTCGCAGCATTCGCAGCCACCGGCGACACCTATCATTTCTCTTTCAGCAACGGTTCTTCCCAGGACCTGGCTCCGGGCGGCTCTATGACGTTCCCGGCAAGCCAGTATGACTACGGTTACTGGATTACCCTGCAGGGCCACGGCGGCTACACCTACAACTACTATCCCGGCGACACTCTGCCGTACGATGCAGTTGACCAGTGGTTCACCGCTGACGGCATCACTTCCTGCTATGCGGCCGAAGGTAATCCGCGTTCCATCACCATCAACTATCAGATTGACGGCAACACTGTGCTGACCGAAACTGACACCGCCACTTTCCCCGGCAGCGTTGATGGTCAGAGCGTTGAAGCCTGGACCACCGATTCCGGCGATACTTACACCGCATCCAGCAAGAGCCTGAACCATGACCGCCTGTTCTACTACCTGGGCGACGACATCCACGACAACGTCCTGACCCTGAAAGCCACTTCTGCATCCACTCCCGATGACGGCAAGGATGACAACAAGGGCGATGACAAGGGCGATGTCACCAACCCCGACGATAAGGGCGACAACAAGGGCGACAATACCGGCGACAGCGGCACCACCACTCCCGATGACAAGGGCGACGTAGTGGCCCCCGATAAGGACAACACCGGTAAGGACAACACTTCTACCGGCTCCAACAAGGGCAACGGTACTACCACCACTACTCCGACCGCTCCTCGCAAGAACGTTGAAGTCTCTGAGCACGGTGAAATTGCCGCCGCTATTGCCAATGGCACCTGGGGCAATGAGTACACCGTCTGCACCAGCTGTGGCTATCACAACTGGACCCGCAAGGGTAACGTTTACGTCTGTGACCATTGTGGTCACGAAGTCCTGACTGTCAAGGGCGCTGATGGCGTCAAGGGTTATGCTGGCACTCTGGCTGGCAACGAGCCCCAGTACGCTTCTACCTCTGAAGCTCAGGCTGCTGCTGAAAAGCGTGAAGCCGCTTATGCCGCTTCCATCGCTGCTCTGCAGGCACAGGTTGCCGCGCGTGAAGCTGCTTATGCTGCTTCCCTGGGCATCCACTAAATTTGCCATCCTCTGACTATATCCGATAATTTTCTCCTTGCATTGGGGCGGGGCTTCGGCTCCGCCCCATCCTTTTTTGGTCAGGTGTCCGAGTCAACAACCCCGCTTAAACCGGTCCGCCGATTTAGACGAGGCTTGCGGGGCAACCCGTAAGCCTGGTTGATTAGCCTAAGTCTGCTGCTCCGGCAGCAGGAAACTACGTTGCGTACTAATAACACAGGCACCTTACTCATGCTCCACAAGTGGTAAGCACTGCGGACGGCTCGCTAAACATCTCTAAGGGTAGGAGAAGTGCGAACGTCATGTCGAAAGGCTAAAACGGTATAACAACATTGGCGATGTGGACCACAGGGCGCAAGCCCTGACTTATCGATTTACAACTATTATACGAAAGGAGTACCTTGCATGAGCACTTGCGCTTGTGTTCTCAGTAAGAATGGCGAACGTCTGATGCCGACCATCCGTCTTGGCAAGGTACGCCATCTTCTGAAAGACGGAAAGGCAAAAATTATTAAGCATCATCCGTTTACCATCCAGCTGTTATATGACAGCGAAACGAATATTCAACCCATTGAAATCTGTGAGGACGTCGGTTACAACTACATCGGCATCAGTGTGAAAAGTCAATCTCACGAGTATGTATCTGCACAGTATGATACATTGCAGGATGAGAAAGACTGCCACGACAGTTGTCGTAAAATGCGCCGTACTCGCAGAAACAGGCTACGTTACCGCAAGCCGCGTTTCGATAACCGCAAACACGACAAAGGCTGGCTTGCACCTTCTCTTGAACATAAGAAAGAGCTCAACGTCAACGTTATCAAAATGTATTGCGAGGTCATGCCAATTACGCACGCAACCGTTGAAGTTGGTTCTTTCGATACGATGCTTGTAAAAGCAATCGAGGAAGGCAAAGCCACGCCGGAAAGCACAGATTACCAAAAAGGCCCTCGCTACAATTTAGCATCCTTACGGGAAGCGGTATTCTACCGCGACAATTACACCTGCCAAGTCTGTGGGCGCAAAGCCAACGAAGGTGCTATCTTGCACGTGCATCACATGTTCTATTGGAAGGGCCGCCATGGCAATAGTCTCAATGAGCTTGTAACCGTATGTGAAAAATGCCATACACCAGCCAACCATCAAAAAGGCGGCAAACTCTACGGATTCGGTGAAAATATAAAGTTTGCAAATCTATCCGGTGCAGCGTTTATGAACACTGTGCGCTGGCAAATCGTTAATGAGCTTTACGCTGCTTTTGGAAAGCCGTTCGTCACATTCACTTATGGCGCAATGACCAAAGAAAAGCGGATTGCTCTTCATCTTGATAAGAGTCATAGCAACGATGCGTATGCGATGGGAAACTTCCATCCAGTTGACCGCTGTGCGTTTGAGCATTACGAAAAGGTAAAACGCAATAACCGCATTCTCGAAAAGTTTCATGATTCGCGGTATATTGACATTCGTACCGGCAAAGAAGCAAAAGGCAAAGAACTCTTCAACGGAAGAATTAGCCGCAGCCATAAAAAGGATTCTGAGAACTTGCACAAGTACCGTGGAAAGAGGATTCGTAAAGGCTACCGTGCTCTACGCCGCAAAAAGGTGGCCCTCAATTCCGGCGATTTGGTTTCTCTCAACGGAGAAACCCTTATCGTACATGGTACTCATACTAATAAAAAAGGCAACGTAAGAGTGGAATTCAAAGTGGCCGCCTTAAACGGCAAGAAATCTGCCAGCTTAAAAAAGCTTAAAATTGTTAAAACGTCAACCCCCATGCATTCTGCGTGGGCTAAAGTATCTTAAACCCCAAAGAAAGAAAACGCAGAATATTTGCACTTGCTAAGTGTACCTCAAAAATACTCTTGGTCAATGCATTCCTCGCCGCCTAAGTCGCAGACGACTATAGACGGTGTACCCTACGCACAAATCTTATGATTTAAGGAACTGGTCTTGAAAACCAGCGACGCTAAAAACGTCCGTGGGTTCGAATCCCACTCTGGCCGCCAGATTTTGCCGGGGCTTCCCGGCTTTTTGTTTTTGTGAGTGACACAAGAAAATGAGTTGCCATATCAAATAGGGCAAAGTATACTATAAAACACGCATCGTGAGGAAATACCATGACAAAAAGGTCTGACATCGAAATGGTTGCCAAAGCCAGAGCTTGGGCTATTAAGGCTCATGCTGGACAAAAGGATAAGGCAGGAAAGGACTATTTCCGAGCACACGTTGCGGCTGTAGCGGAAAGGGTAAAAGGGGACCCCGTTGCTGAAACTGTGGCATTTCTGCATGATACTGTCGAAGATACGTCCATAACAATAGAAGACATCAGAACGGGGTTTCCAAAAGAAGTTGCTGATGCTGTGGACGCATTGACACAAAGCAAGAACATGCCGTATGCCGAGTATCTTTGGCACATCCAGCAAAACCCTATTGCTGTCAAAGTTAAACTCTCGGACCTGCGCAGCAATATGGACTTAACCAGGCTTCCTCACGCTCCAACCAAAAAAGACGCGGAAAGAACCAGAAAATACAAGCGGGCATATACGATTCTATCGTCGGCGAATGGTATAAACGCTATCAATCCGTATGCGCTGTACGACTACTTGCTGGCAAGAAACTGGAGTGTTGATAGGAAAAGCACAAGGACACCCGTTCTGGAAGCACCAGGCGGATATGCTGAAATCACGGTGCCCATCGACTTGGCTTTGGCTGACTATGAAGTCAAGATGGCAGATGCTCTAGGCAAGCTGCACTCGTATGAGGGCATATCAGCTTCGGAGGCGATAGCGCGGATTGCGGCTTGGAAGCCAGACAAACAATAAGCATGGGCCTGCTATTATTTTTATGAAAAGCCTTGACTTTGTCTTTTACACATTGTATAATTAAGACACTGAATTTGATGAAAGGAAAAACGCACGATGTTTGCTGCTATGATGAACAAACAGAATAAGTTGCAAGAGCTGTGGAGCAATTCGAATCTCTTCGGCTGTTTTGTGTTGTCTGTTTGTGCAAATCATAGTGCAGTGATGGTTGAGTAAAATCATCCAAGTATCGGTTGTTTTCCATACTCTGCACGATATGAGCACCTGTCAGACGCACAACGCCTGATGGGTGCTTTTTTTGATGCAGAAAATCAAAATCAGGTCACTCTAATGCCACCGAGATAGAATTCGGTCAGGCTTATTAAAGTGTTTCGCGTTATACAGTTTGTATATTCGAGGATTCGCCAAACGGCAAGGTATCAGGTTTTGGCCCTGACATTGGTTGTTCAACTCAATCATTCTCGGCCAGCACTCACTTCCATGCGCATCGGAAGTGAGATTCCTTGAAGCTGTGTTCCCATAAGCAAGGCACGGCAGATGCGCGACAAGTGCTCATAACTCAAATGGTAGAGTAGCTGACTTTTAATCGGCAGGTTCGGGATTCGACTTCCCGTGAGCGCACCATGTCCGGCAGTACAACAACTGCCACTTGTGGGTTGTTAGCTCAGCTGGCAGAGCAACGGACCGTTAATTCGTAGGCCGCAGGTTCAAACCCTGCACAACCCGCCATATGCTCCAGTGGCGAAGCTGGCAAACGCAGCGGATTTAAGTCCCGCTTATTTCTGAGTTCGACTCTCAGCTGGAGCATTAAATATAGGGGTGTAGCTCAAGTGGTAGAGCAGCGGTCTCCAAAACCGCGTGTTGCATGTTCAAGTCGTGTCGCCCCTGCCACAACAAGAAAAGCCGTCCTCGCAAAAGAGGCGGCTTTTTGTTTTGAATAGTATACAGACTAAAAAAACTAAACCACAAGTTGATTGCAGATTCACAAAAACATGGTATAATAATATCAGAACGAAACGAAAGGAGATACCCCGAAATGCTGTGCAACACTGTTAATGTCATGTCGTATGAGTATAGTTACGAATATTCTGAGTTCATGTCCTTTGAACGCAGTTTTATTTCTCATACTCCTCGACAGGCAAAAACAGACCATGTACAGATGCGGTGCGTCTTCTAAGCGATAACTGCATGTCATAGCTGCTTGTCGAGATTTCGGCAGGCAGCTTTTTTGTTGCCTGCAATACAGAAAGGCAGCAAGAAAATGAACGTTCCTACTATCGATATTCAGAAAACCGGTGCCAACATTAAGACGCTGCGAAAAGCAGCAGGTATCAAGGTGAAAGATGTGGCAGATACCCTCGGTGTATCCACACAGGCGGTTGCCAAATGGCAAGCTGGAACCGCGCTTCCAACCATTGATAACCTTGTGATATTGGCAGCAATGCTGGATACCAAGATAGATGACATCTTAGTCATCGCATAATCCCCGCCGCATGATGCGGCATCATATGGCCTGCTCGACGAATTGGTCAAGTCGTCAGTTTCTCAAACTGAAGGTTGTGGGTTCGACTCCCGCGCAGGTCACCATGTGCTTCTGTAGCTCAGCTGGTAGAGCAGTGGTCTGAAGAACCGCGTGCCGTTGGTTCGATTCCAACCGGAAGCACCACATGTGTCGGTATGCAAGAGGTTAAAGCAGGCAGTCTGTAAAACTGTTCCGTTACGGTTCGCTGGTTCGAATCCAGTCCGACACACCAATATGGCCCCTTCGACAAATTGGTCCAAGTCACCACGCTTTCACCGTGGAGTTAGCAGTTCGAGTCTGCTAGGGGTCACTACGTCGCACCTACGTTAAAAGGTGCATTATGCAGAGGTCGCCTAACGGTAGGGCAGCGGCTCGCTAAGCCGCCGTCGCGGAAATCGCGGCATGTGAGTTCGAATCTCACCCTCTGCGCCATCTGCTTGCTTGTCCGAGTGGTTAATGGAATCGGTCCAGAAAACCGACGATGGGAAACTGTCCGAAGGTTCGAATCCTTCAGCAAGCGCCACTGCCCTCATTCTGTGCGGTATCCGTGCAGGTGAGGGCTTTTTCTTTTGCTTTTCGCTTCGAATTTCGGACCCGAATGGCGTTAATGGTCGGGTATTCCTGATTGTACATGCCCTTGCTATATGGCAAATAGCTCCAAACGGTATTGGTTTTCATGCCCATTTCTTCTGCAATTTCCGGAACAGACATACCGCTCGAACGCATCTTCCCGATTTTTTCTGATGTTTCATCTGACCAGGCACCGGCAGTAATCAATATTTTGCGCACCTTCTGCAATGAGATGCCTGCACGTTTGGCAATGGTTCTTCTGGGAATGCCTTGCTCAAAGAGCCGGAGAACCGTCTGTATTGTCACATCCATTTTGATTGTACCTCGCCGCATTTAATCTCTTTCGTATCATTATAATTGTTATACTCTAATCATACAGCAAAACAATGAAACTATCCAGGAACCAAAAGCATCTTCATTTATCACTGATTTATCTGTTCGGAACAATATCGAAAATACCTTGATATTATTCCGATGCATTGTTCCGACTGGCTGACTTCGTTCCATAAGGAGGCGGCTTTTTTGCTTGTAAAAATATGTATAAACTGTTACCATTTGATGCTTTCCATTGTGAGAAATTGCGAATCGCGGTATAATGAAAGGGTAGAAAATGAAAGGATTTTCGCCGTATGTACATTGAATTCACTGGTAAGCAGTACTTCTTCATTCTGCACGCTCTTGCTGTTATGATAACGTTTTACAACAACGATTTTTCCTCTATCTGCAAGGAAGTTGGAGAAACCTATGGTGCAAGCGAGGAGAACATTGCAAGTGCTTGTGCTATGCTGACGGCTGTGAACGTAACGGCACCTATCAAAAGCTTATCTGATAAGTGCAGCGACATTCTGGAAGACGTGCTGCATCATGCGCGGGAGCTGCCCGAAAAGGATGCTCCGTATAAATACAGGATTGGCTTAGATGCTTCTTCCTGGAAAGTCGTTGCCGATGCCCTGGATACATACTCTCGGATTTTGATGGGGCAGTTTGGTATCATCTTCGAGCCTTTGGACATCGCAGCCAACTACGACTACGGGAAGCTCCGCCTGCTTCGACTGCAAGCTTACCATGATGCACGCTGGAATGGAGTAGGAGTCATCGAAGCTCGTGACCTTCTGATTCCGCAGCTCAAAAAGATGGGCATTGGCTGGAACGGGAACTTTGGCATTTCAAATTCTGAGCTTGCCTACAACAGCAAGCTGGCATACGAAATTCTTAAAGCTATTCGATATGTGACAGAGAGCCGAGATAGCTCCGTTCTGAAAGTCACCGACGAACCGCTGCCGCATGTCGAGGGTTCTTTCCAAATCAAAGCACTGTGAACGAGATTGGAGGTTTTCCGGGGTGGGCGACCACATCATTTCTTTCTTAGATATCTGCGCAATGCGCGGTCAGCTGGTTTTGGCAAAGGCACCGTCTATCCCGGCTATCAATAACAAAACTGTGTATTGTACCGGCGCTCACAAACACGGCGAGGACCGCTGCATCGTTCTTGACGGTGAGGAGTACAGCCAGATTCTCTTTGTTGACGGGACAATAAAATTGTGTTGGCAGTGAGGTGATATCGTGGATAATATCATCGTGAACAGCGCTCTCTGGTACGCTGAGCAAAGCAGTCAGTTTCTTGTGAATTCTGGGGCCAACAAGCTGCTGGACAAGGGCTACGATTATTATGTGAAGGAATTCATTCCGCTTGGACACCGCCTTATTCAAAACGGGCAGATTGCTGCCGATGCGATGGATGGGGAGTTAGCCGCACAGTTCTCGATGGCATACGTCGCAAACTATTGGCGTGCAGCAAAAACCGTGTACAATTTCGCTCCGGAATTTCTCAGAACATTGGCTGAGACTGAGGACGCACCGATTTATTCCGATATCATGATGCGGCTGCCATATCGGGACTTTGTCATGAATCTTCCTGCTGGTTCCCATCATGATGCGATGTTCGTACACATTGAATTCGACGCTTCCCATGGGCCGAACGATGTGGATACGCTCTTTCTGATTGTCCCTTTCAAGGCAAACCCCAATTTTGACAGTATCGAGCTCTGTCAATGTATGCAGTGGTGTCTCAACGGCAAGAAGCTGATTGAGTCCTACCGGCGCAACAACGATGCACGTGAGCAGGCTTTTCAGAACGGAACGGATTCCGCGACCGTCAATGACGCCACGATTTCAAACGTACCGGGTGGCGTTCTCAGCGAGGATGAGCTGCAAAAGCAGCGGGAGTTCAACGCCGGTATCGAGCCATATCTTCGTATCGCGGTCTCTGCCGCTTATTATCTTGCATCAAAAAACGCAGAAATCAAAGAGGTAAAAATCCCGAAAGAGAAGCGGCCCATCCTTGTTTCCAAACCTGGTGCAGCTCCTAAAAGAGTCAACATCAAAACCTATAATGTCGGTTTTGTAATCGGGAAGAGCTTTGAAAAGCAGCTGGCTTCCGGTACAGAATATCAGAAATCTACGGCAACTGGCACGGGCCGTACAGTCAGACCTCATGTCCGCCGTGCTCATTGGCATCATTATTGGGTCGGAGAAGGCCGGACACGCCTGGAAGTCCGCTGGACAGAGCCGACTTTTGTACTACCGGAAGGGAAACGTGAGGTTCCGGTGGCTACCGTAAGACGAGTTTATGGTAAAGGTGCTTGACTTGCCTTGCATTTGGAGGACACCGACATGAAAGTTGTAGAGAGAACCGATAAACACACAATTATAGCAGGAGAAGAACAAAATGATTAACACTATTATTAACAGCATCAATGCCGATATCCTTACAAAAGCAAACGAATCGAATAAGCTCGAAACCGAGCGTATCATTAACGCTTATCAGCAGATGTGGGATAATGGCGATAGCTTTATCGCAAGTGACATGGCTGCACTTTTTGGCGGTGCGCAGCGCAGCGGATTGAATGACGACGAAGAGATGGCAGCAGCCGTCAAGGCCGCAGAAACCGACCTGATTTATAAAGTTATCATCAAGACTTGGTTCAAGGATATGAGTCGCGCAGATGCTGTTGCTATCTGCAACAAACTTTTTGAAAACAGAAATAGTATTCAGATTTTTTCTGCAACACTAACCGCAAATGATGTCGCACGGAATTGGAATGCAGAGCACAGCAGCGAGAAACGCATCTGCATGACAACCCGCGCTGTTGAAGAGGCTTTTGGAAGCATCTAATTCGGGAGGTATCAAACAAAATGAAGACCGGGAAAGCCCACGGTTTCAACCATGGGAGGGTGTCAAGAAAGGAATGTGGCAAGCACGCAGCCGCTCGACAAGAAGCTCTCTGATTTCGGGTTAAAGCGCCCACCGCAATCTTGGCAATATGTCTGCGTCAACATATAAATCTGGAAACCTACAAAATAAAGGAGTTCCACATGAAAGCAAACTATAAAATTGTCGCAAGCAAGCAAAAAATGCTTGAGAAGGAAATTGAGAACTTTGAACCCAACAGCACGATGTCAGTGCTGCTGATGCGCTACAGCATCATGCGGGGGATGCTTCAAGTAAAGCTGAACGACAAAGACGAAAATGGTATCCCGGACATCAGTCCTTCCGATATGGCATACGAGATGACCACTTTCTTTGGCGACGCCGTCAATGCTGCGGCTGATGATTTCACAAATGATGATGAGGACGACAGCACAATAAAATTTGATGGCACCGTTGATGAATTCCGGCAAGAACTTGCCAATCGCGTCTTAATAACACTCAGTTTGGCGTTTGAACATGAATTCATAAATTTTACAGAGCAAACCGGGATTTCCCGCGCACAGTATGAAATTCTTGCGGCTGAATATATTGCTCATGCGGAAGACGATGGCAGCAAAGTATCCGAAATGTTCAAAGGCGACAGCTCTGAAAAGCACAAATCTAAGGGTTGGACTAACACCATGCCCAAAAACAAACGAAGTTAAAAAGCCACTTGCACGAATGTGCGAACCGCCTAAAATAATAATTGCATAACAGATACCATCACTTACCTCCTAACTGAACATTAACAATCTGTCATGCGCTTGTAAGCAGACTCTCTTTTGAGGGCCTGCTTATTTTTTATGTATTGATTAGAAAAATATTTTAGAAAGGATGAAGATTATGACCACAAATACCAAAAACAGCTTTACCAGGTTCGCAGCTGCCGCAAAAGATTGCTTCTATGTGAACTCTTTTCGAGCAGACTTAGTTCAGTGCGACAGGGCCTTGAAAATGGACGGTGAAATGCGCGTCGAAGCGGAATGCTGGATGAACATTTTGGATGCCCTGGACGATAACGACATCAAGATGTATGTCGATAACGAATACCGTCCCGGACTTTTGAACCCGTTCCATAAATGGTAACGTTCCAAAAAAACAAATGAATCAAATGAATCACAACCCATTACTCATGCGGTAGGGCGGCATTGCTGTTCTGCCGTTATTTTTGTTTTTGATGTCGGTTACGTTATCGGGAAAAGCTTCGAGCAGCAAATGCGTTCTGCTAATGCAACCTGTGCCGAAAGCTTTTCCCATTGTGGCAGCAGTCACAGCGTTCGCCCTCATGTGCGCCGCGCTCACTGGCATCATTATTGGGTCGGTGAGGGACGCAACCGCCTAGAAGTTCGCTGGATTGAGCCTACTCTGGTTCTTGCCAACAGCAAAAATGAAGCCGATGTGGCAATCGTAAGAAGCGTGAAAGGAGCATGACAATGCTTAATTCAAATACTAATAAAGCCCTTGAAATCAACTCGAACAAAGCGGTTCTTCTCAGCATCAAAAAGCAATGGCTTGAAAAGATTCTGAGCGGAGAAAAGACCATTGAGGTCCGAAAAACCATGCCGTGGGAAATCAGCTATCCTTTTGTGGTGTTCTGCTACGAGACGAAAGCTGATGTTGGTGCCGGAAAAGTAACTGCTGCATTTGTTTGCCGGGACATCGATACGCTCGACTGTCTGCGTGAACTCCCGGCATATGCTATTGGCACAAAAGCGACCGAAAAGACCGCTCAATTCGTGAAGAACAGCTGCCTTACCGCAAACGAGCTGATTGCATACGGCAATAAGTCTGGCACTCTATATGGTTGGAACGTCTCTGACATCCAATCTCTGGATGTATCCCTGCGAGAGCTTGGCGTTAAGCGAGCACCACAGTCCTGGATGTATCTGCAAGTTCCCAACGACAAGACGTTCTGAACGATGCCTGTTGGGGCTGCATGTGCAAACTCAGCAAAATATCAACCGCACGATAGGAGCAAGTTCGAACGAACGATTCATCGTGCAAACAAAGCAGACTCTCTTTTTTGAGGGCCTGCTATTTTTTTATTTCAGGAGGAAACATCAATGATTCTTTATCACATCATGGCAGATACCGGATACCTGCCGGACGATGTCATCCCGCAGATACCAACGAATCGGATGAAAGGGGAGGACCAGGAAATCCCAAGAATTTGTCTTGGGCACACCCTCGATGACTGCCTGACCAGCATCGGTATCGCGCATTTTGTCTCAAAATTCCTGCTCGCTGAACTGCGGGAGAACAAGAAATATTCTAAGGACATGCCGTTACCGTTCATTGTACGGATGTACAACATCAAGGACGATGACCCGAATCTTTTGACCGAGGAAGAAACGCAGAAATATGTGGCGGATTCCGTCGTAACCAGTGAATGCTGGCTTACAAGATACGAAAAACCCGTCAAAATCCGGAAACTTTGGCTTGTGAGCGGTGAAGTGGTGCTTTGGCCCTATATCGTTGACGGCATTGTATACAATTACCCAATCGTCCGTAACTCAATTTGGGCAGACAGCAAAACCTTGCCGGACCCGGAATTTCAGAATCAACTCATGGATATCACTCAGAAGTGGCTTAACGAAGCCTGAAAAAGAAGCACATCAAAAGCTCTTGTGTATCCTTGCGAATTCCATAATATAAAAGTTGTACGACAGATAACATCTACTTGGCACACTGCGTGCTCGTACAATTCATAATTCTGTTCTCATTCAAGGCAGACTCATCTTCACGATGGGCCTGCCTTTTTTGTTTACAGAAAAAGGAGGAATTCAAAACAAACCACAAATCTCAAATCACAATCTTTCGCTACAAGGAAAAGACACAAAAAAGGAGTCACAAAATGAAAGTCGAAAAGAATAATAACAGCATTTTTCGGAACAAGCATGTCCTGATTGTCGTCGCGGTGATGTGTATTTTTACCATCATCGCCTGCATGGGTTTTATGCTTTCTGTTCCTGCACACGCAGAGGAAAACATAGCTCCCAAAACCGAACCTGTCGCGTTTTCCACTCCCATTGAAACAGTGAATGAACTCGATGAGGCGTTCCCGATGATGGAGACCTCTGAAGAAGCACAGGAGGAAATCACAACTGCTGGGGCTGAGGTTGAATCTTCCGATGCTGCAGAACCGGAACCACAGATTGAGACCGCAGAAGCAGCTATCGAAGAGCCCGAGCCGAAAACTGAAACGATTCCAGATAATCTTGACGACAATGAGCTGGAAATCTACACAGCTCTGCGGTCCGCTGGTCTTTCTAAGGCCGGTACTGCTGCAGTAATGGGCTGCATGACAATGGAGAGTGGTCTTAACGCTTCAGCCGAAAACCCTTCGGATGGCGGCTATGGGCTCCTGCAATGGACTTACAGCCGCAAGACAGACCTTTTCAACTGGTGTTATGGCAATGGCTATGACCCCAACACCGTTACGGGACAGGTAATGTTCTTCGCGTATGAGCTTAACAGCACATACAGCAAAGCCGCCAAATACTCGTATCCGGTGTATGAAACCCTCACTACCAGCGACAGTTTGGAAGATTGCCTTTCGATGTTCTTCTCCCATATGGAAGCGGGAACCAACGTGGCAATCTCTTCCCGCAAAGTCTATGCAGGTGGTCTGACTACGATGGACCTGTACCGCAAACGCTTAACTGCCGCTTACAAGTACTTCTAAAAGGAGAAAGTCGCAATGAAAACAACCGTCTATTTGTCCCGCAAGCTCTTGAACCAGTTAAAGGTAAAAGAAGCTGAAAGCACCAACCTTTTGCTGACCCACAATCTGCACAACATTACCGTCAACGGTAAACGCGTTGGCTGTTCCGGGCACATCCAGAACGTGCTCAACGACAAGTGTGTCTACATTTGTACAGAGAAGAGCTGCTATCAGCCTTTGTCTGACAAAAATCTGATTCGCTATGCCGCCGATATGAAGGATTTCTCCTCCAATGACCTTGGCGTTGTGGGGCGTAACCAGTTCGTGACAGACGATGCACTCGTAGAAAAAATCATCGATATGCTCCATTGAGTGAGCAGAAAGGAAAATACCATGAACATGAATAAGATAATTAACGCCGTTGTTGCATTTCTCGCCGTCTTTTTCCTCTTTGGAATCCTTTTGAACGTCTGTGCCCTGGCACAGAGCTTGAACGTGACCAATATCGTGACTCTGGTTTTGAGCATTTTTGCTCTGAATCAGTGCTGCGGTATTTTGCTCAAAGTCATCAAACCTCAAGAGCAAAAAGCCACAGCCGCTCATCGGAAGGAGAATGCAGCATGAAGAGCTGGAACAGTGCCAAGCATCCGGTTTTTGAAGCCGACCAAATGCCGGTCCCTGTTCATTGGAACCCAATGAACGAGGATTGGAAAGTGCGGCTTACCAAAAGCCAAATTTACAACACCTCTTCTGGATTCAATGCTCAGACGCTCGGTGACATGAAGGAACTGCACGACAAAATTCTCACCTTTGGCGGGGATGAAGTTTGCATGACGATGTTCGATGAAGATGCTTCCAAAATCCTTGAACGCGGCCAATTCTTCTATGGCAGCAACTATATGAGGAAAGGTCAGGATTGCCAGTGCCATTACAATTCTGCACGACTCTGGTATGAGAACAAAGAGCGGTGCTTTATTGCAACGGGGTATGCTCTTTCCGAAGACGGGCTCTGGCGCTGTCATTCCTGGGTCGTTCAGCCAATGGCACGCACCGTTCGCGTGTGGGAAACCACCGTCAAGCGTGTTGCCTATTTCGGCGTGGTTTTGACCAGCGAGGAATGCGAAGACTTTGTCGAGAACAACACATAACAATTGGGGAGGTTACCCAACATGGGTGAACAACTACATTTCAGTATGGATGGTGAGTTCCTCACCGCCATTGCACGTGACTGGTTCTGGAATATGGACAAGCCGTATAAAAAGTGTGAGGAGCTGCTGCTCTCCTGCATGATGGGTGGCAACGAGGAAGAAAAAAGGCATGTTTGCCAGGACATTATCGAAGGCCGGAAAAAACTTGTTGGTGTCAATGAGTTTGAACTTGTCGATGACAATGTTCATGTTCGTTCCCTCGGGCAGAAGGTTGAGGAGCTTCAACGCAAGATGCTGGTCAATCAAATTCGTGAGGATATGATTGCACATCCGCTCAATTATGTTGACCGCTTTGCTATGACTGATAGCTATGAAACGCTCTGCACCAATGCAAAACATCATTATATCGATTGCAGCTATGACGGTATCAAGTGCTTCCTCTATGGAAAAACGGGTTATTCTGATGCATTCAACAACGGTGCATGGCTTTTTACCCACCCAGACCTTGTTGCAGAATTCAATGGCGAACCGCTTCCTGAGCAGGAATCCAACCCGGAATTCTACAAAACCGATTTTTGGACCAAGCTTGCCTCTTGGATTGAAGCAAACATGAAAGGCACATCCGTTGAACGCCGTCAGCGACTGTACAACAGCTATATCAGTGATAGACCCATTCAGCATCAGCTGACCGAATATGGTCTGATTGCTCCCGATGGCACCTGGTATGCCTGCGAGTTTGGCGAGCACGCTGCCCTGGCTGGCCGCATCATCATGCGCAATCGAGAAGTGTTTGGTCTTTCTGACCATGAAGTTCTCAATATGGCGTATGACTGGAGCGGCAAGGGTCTCGATTTCCTATATAAACGCGGTTGGATTGCCATTCGTAATCCTTCGATGGGCAATACATTCCTCGATATGGATGAGACCAAAACCGCAACAAAAGCTCAAGTAAATACCATTTTTGACTATATTTCTAAGTTCAACCGCTATGACATGAATGTTTCCAAGGTCATGGCTGACTAAAAAAGGAGATTTTTATTATGACTTCCAATATGACTATGACCGCTATTTCCATCTGTGATTTTCTGAAACTCATCGTGAAAAGCACGGTTGAGCATTACATCGAGGATTTCAAGCTGGACATAAAGATTTTTAAGCGCTATGCAAAAGAAGCGCAGAAAACTGGAAAGCCCGTATCGATGCTCTGGTTCTGCCGCTCTTGTGGAACGTATCTCTGCCCTGAGGAAGATGCGTACAAGAAAGATACTCCCATGTTCATCACGTTCAAATACTATGATGAGCAGGAAGAGGAAGAAGCCCGGACCATTAAGGCTTTTCTGGTCACTGTGACAGGGATGGAAGAAAACAAGCCAATCGGCTATATTACTCCCATCAACTATGCTGATGAATGTGACCGCATTCGCCACTATGCAGTGTCCGCTGAAAAGGTTGAGTTGGTCTATGACAAGGGCTCTCTCTTCCAGGATAAAGGGAACTACATGATTCTGAAGCATCCAAAACTCGGAACTCTTAAAAAGACCAAGTTCTTGGCCGACGACCCCGATGCTCTTGATTATGCGCTGCATATGGCTCGCAATGAGAGAAAGGCAGGGTGACAGCCATGAAAACGATGGTTACATTGACTCACGAAGAAGCCCAAAACCATTTGGCCTACGCTCTCATTTGCGAGACTATGGAGGGCGTGCGCTGGAATTCTGGACGTCGCCGCAGAATGTACAACAAGATGTTCAATGAAACTGAACAACGGCAGATTCCCCGCATCAAAGCTACTGCCCATAAATGGTGTCTCGTCACTGGCGTTCCTGAAAAGGTACGCATGAAAACCAGCACCTATTTGCTGTGGCAAAAGCTCGCGATGTTCTGCGCTGAAATTTAATTTTTCATTACCGCTGCCCATTTTGGTAGCGGTTTTTTGTTGCGGATTTATGCGAACGGGTTAAGATATAAATTGTACGATAGATAACAGATATCGAAAAGGCATCCTGCCCTTCGCACACTTTTAACAATGCGCTTTAGGCGAACTTCCCATTTGGGTGGTTCGCCTTTTTGCGTATAAAAGAAAGGAAATAATCAAAATGAATGAGTACGAAGCAACAATACAAATCAACCCAACCGACGACATCAAGTTCATGCTTGAGGAGTCCGGCTGCTATGAGTCTGAAATTGAAATGATGAAGGCCAGTGGCACCTATGATGCGTTTGTCATGCGTGTCCATGATGCCATCGACTGGTCTCATCTGTTTGAGCGTATGGCTCAGATGGAAAACGAAACCATCACAGCGACTATCGACAAATTGTCTGATAGCATGATTTAATTATCAGGAGGTAAATACTATGTTCATTCTTATCAAAAATCAGGAAGGCGAAAGCATGAACTTGCTTTCTCAGAATACCGATTTCAACGCTCTACTGGCAGCCATGAAAACTGACATTGAGGCAGAGTACGAAAAGGCAACAGGTTATGCGATTGACCTTGACGAAGATTCCGGCAGCGATTATGAAGTCGGTATCAACGTTGAGGACAGTGCAGCAGACGGTTTCTGCCTTGCGTCCGGGTATATGTACGGCGCAGACAGCAACTTTGACTGGGGCATTTTCAAAGTAAAGTCTCAGAAAAACAATACTGCAGCGAAACCCTACATCGGCTTGGATATGAACGAGTTCTTTCGGCAAAAAATGCTGCTGATTGACTTGTCGGCAAAAGTGAAGAACCTCGGCTATGACCTTCTGGCCGATGAACTTTGGGGCGCAATCGGTGTCTTCGACGCTGTACAGGATGCAGCTGAAGAAGACGGTGCTTTCGCCGCTCCGGAAGCAGATGAAGAAACCGGTCGATTCCTCGATGATACTTACAACGACGTTCTGGAAAAGATTCTGAACGCCGACAAGAAGAAGGAGGAAAAGTAAGCCATGAAGCTCTACATCCAAGGCGAACACGGTAAGCTCCTAACTTTCACCCCGGAAGAAATCAAGGAGAAGCTCGGTATTCCATTCGATATCGCTGCTCTTGGCATCGAGGTAGATGATGGCGACACCACCATCAGGGCCCAGTCTTACGCCGAGTGGGATTACCAAAATGGAAACCCGCCCATCGACCTCTGCGTCAATGAAATGCAGGTTGGCTCACTGGCTATGCCGACGCCCAACATTCCGGCTCCCGTCATTTATCTCTATGATGAACAGGGGCAGGATGAATTGGATTGGTTTGCATGTACCAGCTTTGCGCCTCGTGCTTCTGACGATGAGAGCGCACACGTTGTCTTCTGTGATATGAGTTTTGGCAATGCGTTTGCGACCACAGACGCTTTTGTGAATCCGCGCAAGGAAACTTCTTTCGTGCAGTGTTCCACTGAGAATCAACTTTCTGGTTTCAGGAAGGCTGATTCCCATGAATAATATCTGACTCGTATCTTTGCGGTCGCTCCTTCGGGAGCGGCCGCTTTTTTGTTGTTTCGTCTTCTTGCGCAAATGTGCGAGTCTCATAAAATTGAAATTAGGGAGGTGCTGTTTTGAAAATCCAGAGAATCATGCCTGCAACTACTCATTCCATGAAAGATGCATTACCGCTTGGGACTATCTTGACGGTGAAAAATGTTGCAGACCAGAAATATATTGTGGTCGGCTATGACACGAGTTCTATTCCGCACAACTACTATGCGGTCCCCTGGCCGCAGGGGTATATGGGCGAAGAGAATATGTACCTGGTAGGACTTGACGATATTGCGAAGGTTTTGTGTCGCGGCGGAATCAATGAGGAATCCAGAGTTTTTTTGCAGGCACTGGACGATGTACTGAACGGGAGGTGACACGGTGACGGTAAAAGAGCTGAAGCATATGCTTGAGAACGCGGACGACAATGCTATCGTCGTTGTGCGAAATAACTGGGCTCCGGCAGAATTCCTGAGCACCTCTGCTCGGAAGATGGTGCTTGTAAAGGCCAACGGAAAGCTCATGACGCCGAAATGGGCCGAGGCGAGCGGGTACATCTGCAAAGGCCCTGCTATATCGGCAATTTTATTCGATTGAGGTGAGAAAAATCATGCCCGATAAAAAAGTGGCCACGCAGGCATCTGACGGCCCCTGGGAACGCGAAACCATCATCACGTTCAATGATGCGGAAAAAAAAGCATCCTACTATACCTGCAACAAAGCCCGCATGGCGCAGCTGAAAGAGCTTGCGAAAGAGTACCCTGATGCTGTTAAAATCACGCGGGATGAGGACTGGTGTATGGAGGCAGATATGCCCAAGAAATGGGTCAAAATCAAGCCGCCTCGCAAGCTGACCGAAGAGCAATATGCGGAACTGGTCAGACGCGGCAAAGAACTTGCGGAACGGCAGCGGCAGGCAAAGAACTTAGTGAAGGAATAATCCGGCTTCATATGCCGAAAGAGGAGGATATAAAATGTATAATTCTTACAGCGCTCTTAATCTATTGGGCGAAATGCTCTACACGGTGATTCTTTTGGTAGTGGCGTATTTTGTACTCAAAATTGTTGCAAACTGGAAGATTTTCGAGAAAGCCGGGCAGCCTGGCTGGGCATCCATCGTCCCGTTCTACAGCAATTACATTGAGTTCAATCTCTACTGGGGCAACGGCTGGCTGTTTCTGATTCCGGTCGTGCTGAGCCTTTTGTCCGGTATCCCGCTGCTCGGCAATCTGTTCCTGGTCGTTGCTCTCATCATCGGTGCTATCACCAACTACAAGAAAGCTGTTGCGTTCGGTGAAGGTATTGGTTTCACGATTGGTCTTTGCCTTCTGAATCCGGTGTTCAACATAATTCTTGCTTTCGGCCATTATGAGTATCACGGTATCCCGCAGGATGGCTATTCCTATTCTCAGCTCAAGACCAAATATGAGGAAAAGAAAGCCGAACAGCAGAACAACCCCAGTACTGTTCAGTACCAGACCCCCGAAACTCCCAAAGAGCCGAGCCAGAATGTTCAGTATCAGACTCCGAATGCTCCTGCTGAAGTCAAGACCCCGCCGACTCAGCAGAATCAAAAACAGGACAATGGCTGATATTATTTGGGTCGTTGTGTTTCTCTGCGTTCTCATCGCGTCCTGCTTTGGAATGTACTATTTCCAGGGTAAGAACAAACTAAAATTTGTGTTTTGCTTTTTGCTGGTAGCATTATCTTTTGGAGTTCTTGCGTTTCGGCTCCTGGATATTGCCTACACAGTGATAAACGCAGCTGTCAAAGCCACACAATGACCTTTTTGCAATTCTCAAACTGTTTTTTGGCAGACCTTCCAACCGAGGGCCTGCCTTTTTTATTGTTGCCAGGAGGAAAATCTATGAAAATCCGGTTCTATACAAACAACAAAGAAGCTATTGTATTTGACCTTGAGGATATTTTGAAACAGCTCAACATTGAAGAGCAGGTAGCCACTGTCGGCCTTGTCATTGAAAAAGACGAGGCCGAGGTTGAGGCAATCGCTCAGACAATACAAGACGATTATCCGAACATGTACCTTCAGGCAAAAGAATACGGGCGAAATCTGACCTTGGCTTGTGCGGAGCTTCCGAACCCTACTAACCCGGATATTGTAACCTACCTCTATGCGGGCGATGATGCTACGGAAACTGACAGTTGGATTGCGAAAGTGAACAACACAATTCGTGCGCAAGGGGATAACAGTGAACGGCTCATCCATATTGACTCGAATCTCGCTGCCGTGGTAGAAGCAAACGAAACGGAACAAGGATACTATGCTTCCACCGTGTCGCAGCATGACAAGGCCACAAACGAAATGCTGAGTTTTCGACAGATTGCAGAGTCGTTGGAAGCTGTTGGGGATAACTACAAGTACCAGAGCGCAAGCAACATTCTGACTGCAAGAACCAAAGCAGAGCGGAACTATATAGTCCGGCTTATCAAGATGTATTGCAATGACACCAAATACCTTGCCGGTTCTATGCCGCAAAGTGAGAACCCGTTCTGTGTCCAGAACGTTGACGCTCTGAACCAGCGCGATGCGCAGTGGTCCGAAATCAAAGAGTATCTTGCACAGGACGAGAATCGCAACAAGCTGGATGTGATTCTTGGCTTCGTGCCGGATGAGGAGAGCGACAAGACTCTAATTCTGCACAGCATTGAAGAAAAAGGGAAGGCCATGTCTGATTCTGAAATCGAAAAAGCATATAATTTGCTGTTTGGTGACTGTAGCAATGGATGAATAATCTTGCGTTTTCGTGCGAGACCCGTATAATTTAGCTTGTACGATAGATACCATCTACTAAGCACACTGTGTGCTCGTACAATTCACACTTCGCTTTAAGGCGGACTTCCCACACCGGGAGGTTCGCCTTTTTGCGTACAAGAAAAAAGGAGTGTTATCATGGGTAGTATATGGACGGCTCTTGGCAACCGACTTGAAACCGCTTGGAAGAGACCTACTAAGCCCAACTCTAAACGCCCAAAAGACGGTGAAATCATCGACGAAGAGAAATCGGTGCGCTGGAACAGGGAAGAGGTCGTTCGCCGACAGAAAGCCTGGGATGCGGAATGCTCTCGGCTGAAGAAGGCGCAGAATGCAGAAATCGAACACATCTCGGAAGCTATCGAACTTCAAATTCAGGAAGACATCAAAGCCGAAACGAAACGCAGCATTTCCAAAAAGGCTGCAACCATCCTCTGGCAGAAAGCCTACGACCGTGGCCACGCCTATGGTTTCGCTGACATCTACTGTGCCATCGAAGACTACGAGGAGCTGGTCGTTGCCGTACTCACAAAGGCCCGATAAAATAACAATCATAGAAAGGGAATAGCATTATGAAGCTGAATGAATACCTCGCCGAAAACGGCGTCAAGCTGATGATTAAGGGTTCTGGAGAAAAGAATCCTACGCGCCAGACCAATAACCTCGGCATGTACGATTATGTTGAGAACCTTGAAAACGTCCTCGGCAAAATGGCTTGGATTTGCGATTATCGCGCAAATGCGGAGCCGACCAAAGGACCGATTCGTAACATCAAACCTACCCCCGTTGTTGTTACGGATGCAAAAGAAACGAGCAAAACCATCTATTATTCTCCGGTCTATTTTCGGCCGGTAAATAAGGGCAAGATTTCTTCAACCGTCATTGCTCCAATGGATAAAACCGGGTATCGCTGCAACTCTGGTACTTCCATCAACATCTTCTACACGAAAGAAGAGTGTGTGAAGTGTTATCGGGAGCAGGTTCGGCAGGCAAGCGAAATTTACGAAAAAGCAAAAGCCCGCATTATTGCAGACTTCGATAAACGCATGGTAGAATTGGATAAGTCTCTGGAACCGTTTGAGGATATCCCTAAAAGCGACTACACCGTTGTTGCAAAAATGGATGTTACGAACGATTCTCTCGGATACAATGAGAAAAATCGGCATTTTTATCTCGAGACGACCCGAACCATGATTCCGACTCGCTATACCATCGAAATGCTCAAGATGCAGGCACTGATTGGCCTGGTGGATGAACTCCGTGCAAACACCACCTGGCAAAAGGGCGTTCCTTTCCGTATCATTATCAGAACAACAGTTTTTGTGGATGGTATTGAAGATGTCAGCCAGGCTACTACTGAGTCGCAAACCATTACGCTATAAAAAACAAAAAAATAACATACGTGAGGTAAAATATTATGTCTAACAATAATCTGCCTATTTCTTCCAAAGAATACTACAACAGCCTCTGCGCAAAGGCTAAAGAATGGAGTGCCGCCTACTATGAGCAGGATGCTCCGGTTGTAACGGATGAGGAATACGATTCCGTGATGCACGAGATTCGTGATATCGAAGCGGCACATCCTGAGTTCGTGACCGCTGACAGCCCTACACAGGTTGTTGGCGGCAAGCGTGTTCTCGGTATTCCGGTTGAACACCGTGTACCGATGCTTTCTCTGCTTGATGTGTTTTCCGATGATGAGGTCCGCAGCTTTGTGGATTCGGTGAAAGCTGAATACTCCGATGTGACCTTCTCTGTGGAGCGCAAAATCGACGGTCTGAGCTTGTCTCTTGTCTACGAACGTTCTGACGATGGTCTTGCCTATCTGACCCAGGCTTCGACGCGCGGTGACGGCCATGTCGGTGAGGATGTGACCGCCAATGTCGCAGCCCTCACTTGCCTGCCTCGCAGCATCGAGCTGCCCAAGGGTATCGGCAAAATCGAACTCCGTGGCGAGTGCTATATGTCGGAAAAGGACTTTGAAGCAGCCAATGCAAAGCAGGCGGAAGCAGGGAAGAAGCTCTTTGCGAATCCCCGCAACTGCGCTGCTGGCTCTCTGCGTCAGTCTGACCCGGCCATTGCACGGGAACGCAATCTGCAGGTGTTCGTTTTCAATGTTCAGAGCGTCAACAATGGTGATGCAGCACAGTTCAGCCCGTATCATTGTGACCAGCTGAACTATCTGCGTGACGTCTGCGGTTTTAAGACCACCTATTACGCTCATTGCAATGACATTGATAGCATCTTGGCAGCCATTCACGACATTGAGGAAAAGCGCTATGATATCGATTACCCGATTGACGGCGCAGTTATCAAAGTCGATGAACTGAGCATTCGCCAGAAGATGGGCGAGCGCACCAAAACCCCGAAATGGGCTATTGCATACAAGTATCCCGCAGAGGAAAAGGGAACTGTCTTGCGCAACATCCAGCTGCAGACGGGTCGTACTGGCCGCGTCACTCCTGTTGCTGTCTTTGACCCGATTCAGCTCGCTGGAACCCGCGTGGAACGTGCAACGCTCAATAACGCCAATTTCATCAAGGCTTTGGATATCCGTATCGGTGACACGATTGTCCTGCACAAGTCCGGCGACATCATCCCGAAAATCACGATGGTGGAGCTGGAGAAACGCCCGGCTGATGCCGTACCTTACGACATGACAAAGCAGGTCTGCCCCGTATGCGGTGCGCCTATCGCACCGGTCAACGGTTCTGTGGACCTCTACTGCACCAATGGCGCTTGCCCGGCAAAGACTGTGAATCGCGTTATCCACTTTGCCTCGAAGCCCTGCATGGACATCAAGGGACTTGGCCCTCAGATGATTCAGTACTTGGTTGACAACAAGCTCATCGAAAGCCCCGTTGACCTTTATAAGCTGTACATGAACACCACCAAATTTGTCGAAATGTACGGCAAAAAAGTCGTTGACAAAGTTCTCGATTCCATTGAGAAATCCAAGAGTCAGAATGCGGACCGTGTTCTCAAAGCACTTGGCTACCGTCTTATCGGTGGCCATGTGGCTCGAGCGCTGTTTACTCAGTGCAAGGCAACGAACGGCAGTCTGCTGACGCTGTCTACCCTTAATGTGGATACCATTAAAGAGTGCAACATTCCTGGCTTCTCTGACGCTATCTATGCTGCGCTCGACGTGATGCTGTCCGGCCCTGAATTCAAGCAGGAGATTGCTGCGCTGCGCTATGCAGGTGTCAATCTCGACTACCATACCCCAACAGGTGCTAACGATGAATCCGCACCGCTATCCGGTAAGACGTTCGTTATCACCGGCACGCTGCCTTCCATGAGCCGCGATGAAGCCAAAACCTACATCGAAGCACATGGCGGCAAGGTCTCCGGCAGTGTTTCCAAAAAGACGAGCTATCTCGTTGCCGGTGAAGCTGCCGGTTCCAAGCTCGATAAGGCGAACGCTTTGGGTGTGCCTGTTCTGAGTGAGGATGACCTCAAAGCTCTGTGCCAGTGAGGAGGTCTTGGTATGTACGACTTTGACCGCATCATCAAGGCTGCGGAATCCTGCGAATTTCACACCGCATTTGCTTCTGACATCAGGCGTTGTGAAAATGCTCTTGGCATGGGTGGCCTCATGGCTATCAATGCCGAGTGTTGGCTTGACGTTCTGAACGCAATGCCGGATACCGAAATTGCAGAGTATGTTCGCACTAAATATAAGCCCGGTCTCTTGAATCCGTTTAAGGGAACGTCCTTGTACATCAAATCTTAACCTCTTGCCGCTTGCCCTTTACCGGGTGGGCGGCTTTTTTGTTTTATACGAAATATCGCGTGTTTTGCGTATCACAAAATAAACTTACACGCCGTGCAGCAAAATCCTTTGGCAACTTTCACGCGTGCAAACTTTTTTCAAAAAATACATCTAATTTCTTGACGGCGTGTGCGATACCCATAGAATAGATAATGTAACAGAGATATCATTGATTTGCCATAGTTCATATTCCTCCTGGAAGAAGGACAGATGCCCATATTGGGTTTCTGTCCTTTTTCTTTTTTGAGGATTCCCGCAGATTTTCTGCGTTTAATATAGATTCATCCCACGGAACGTGGACTTCTGACAGCCGAAGAAAAGGCTGATTACATAGAATTGTCATGCTAATCAGCATGGCACGTATACACTGCGTTAATGTGTTTATATAAATGTTCCTGCACGCGAACGCCGCGTTAAGAGCGTATTTATATATACCCTATAACAATTTCAAACCTTTTTAAGGAGGACATTATCATGATTCGAAACATAATTTAGCGAGTAGACACCATTATCAGCAACCACGAAACCAAAGCTAAGCAATATGCAGTTAGCTATGGTTCATTCGTTCACAGTCTAATTAAGACCTAGCTGAGCAAAGATGGCGTGATACTCGCGCTCTTGTTAGAGCAAGTAAAATTGACCGAGGCCGCGAAAGCTCTGCTGCTTTTGGCAGTAGTATCAATCGTTGGCGCATTTATTGTGAAGAAAGTCTTCAAAAACTACAGCCACATCAAAGGATTGGCAGAAGATTTTCTGAAAGCAACTGATGTTTTCGGAGCTGTAAAAGAAGCAATTTCTGATATTGCTGATAGCTCCTGCAAAACCGACAAAAAGGAATAATAACATCCCCGATACATGGGGCTCACATTGCTGTGGAGATAAATTCGAGAGCAGCACGACGGCCCCACGTTACGGGGTTATATTATGGCTAAGAAGAATAACAACGTCACTTTCAACGTCGGCATCACCAACCATTACTTTGACGCTATTTCGCGCCAGAAGTTACCCATGAGCGATGCCGCTTGTGAGCCGGTTGATAACGCCATTTCTAATTGCAGAGATGCCATTAACATCTTGGTCGCGATTGTGAAAGGCCATGCCAAAAACCTAATCGGTGTGGTTATTGCCGACTGGGGTAACGGTATGTCTAAGGAAAAGCTGCCGGAAAACCTGCAGTTTGGTAATGGACATACCGATGAAGGCCCACTGTGTATTCACGGTGTTGGCTTAAACAACTTCATCCTTGTTGCAACTCGCAACAAGTATCCCTGGTTCATCGCTTCCAAGCAGCCTGGAGAGGACAGCTATCATCGCGTTGACGGCCCGTTCGCTACGACCATGACGATGTCCGAGCAGGAAGAGATTCCTATGGCAGATGTCGTTATGCGTGAGCAGTTTAAGGCTCTTGGCGCTCCTTCTACCATCATCTATGTGGAGATGGACAAGGCTACTGCCAGCACCATGCTGACCAAGAACGGCAGCTGTGCCGAGAGCCGGGTCACCAGCCTGAACGTGCTGCGCACCTGCCTGGCTGAGCACTTTGGTGTCAAGTACCGCAATTACTTGGCACCTGACGCTACCGGCGTTGCTCCCGCCCGTATCCTGATTCCTGATTTCCATATGGCAAATGGTAAGACTTGTGACGTTCTCGTCAAGCCCATTTTCCAGCCGTATAAGGAAAAGCAGAAGGAAAAGAACTTCACTGTTGACTATGATGGGTACGAGATTCCTGTCAAGGTTGAGTGTGGTCAGCTGGATACGGATGCGACCAAAGGTGTTGTTACTGGTGGCTATGACTTGAAGCATTTCTACCAGAACAACATGCTTACGCAGGGCTTGGATATCCAGCTCGGCGAGCGTGTTATCGCCACCGCTCAGTTTGATACCATCTGGGACAAAGCTCGTCACCCGGCCTTCAACGCTTTCACCGGCGTTGTTGCTGTTGATATTTCCGGTCTGCCGCGTGGGTTCTTGAATACCCTCGCCAACAAGTCGGATATCGACCTGAGCGACAAGGGATGGCGTAAAATTTTCGACGCTATTGCCGAGAACGTAAAGCCTCTCGAAAGTGAGCCTCTCACTCTTGAAAAGTATGCGCAGGAATTCGCCAGTCGGTTGGTTGCTGACACTGGGAATGAAGTAGAGCTCCAGTTCCCGCTGTACGCAAACCGGACTCGTATCGACGTTCTGGAACATATCGACGAGTCCCACTGCAAGATTTATGACTTCATGAGCGGCGTTGCTACTTTGAAGTCTGTAACCGAGCTGCGGACTCATTGGGACGGTATGGTTGCACAGGGCATTCAGCCTGTTTCGGCTGTGATGTACTGCAACAAGCGTGGCCCCATGCTCAAGCATACCTGCGACGAGATGAACACTCTCGTGCAGGCAATGAACGACGAGGACTTTTACATGACCCTCGAAGCTGCTGGTGGTGATGCATCTAAGATGCCGCACTACAACTTCGATGTTATTCTTGACGAGAATATCCCCGTAAAGAAATAACAGCACTTGCCGTCATCCGAAAGGGTGGCGGCATTATTTTTTTGTTCGACATTTGCACAGAAAAATTCCTTGTGCGGGATGTAGCGCTTTGCGCTGATATGTGCTATAATTGGCACAAAAAGGAGGAACCGACATGGCAGAAAATAATAACAACGGTGGCAAAAACACTAATATCATCACCAAAATTAACGATACCATTTCCAAAGTCCTGGGCGATTTCCCGCCCGTTGTTCAGACAATCGCAAAAATCGTTGTCTTCGGTGGGCTCATCCTGCTTATCGCCAAAGCCATCGGCTATATTTTTCCGGTTATTGTGAACGTCCTTTTCAACCTCTTAGTCAAAATCGTTGGCTTCTGCATTCTGGCAGCCTTTCTTTACGGCTGCTGGTACGAGGTAAAACTGCAAATGACTCGCGATGAAAACTCCTTCCTGCTGAATGAACGACTCAAGTATCAGAAAAAAGAGTATGAGGAGCGCGAACGCAGGAGACAAGAACGAGATAACAGACGATAATATATAATCATACATAGGCTGTCCAGTTTCGGCTGGGCAGCTTTTTTTGTTTTCCTGTTGCAGGTTCTTGCGAATCGCATACCATTGAATTTATAGAAAGGAGCTTTTCATGAAAACACTTGAATCGATTTTCAGCAGAACTGCACAGTTTGGCTTGCTCATTTATCTGGCTGGTTGCTTTGGCCTGTTTGCTTTTTTGCTTGCTGCAATTGCGAAATGGCTTAAACTCATCGACGTAATTCAATATATTGCCTTTGCTTTTGGACTTGGACTCCTCACTTTGCTTATCGGCGTGGTGGGTCTCTCACTCCTCGGCATTAGGCAAAACTGTAAACATAAGGAGGTAAAACGCGCATGAGTAAAAAGATTATCAATATCACCGCAGCTGCCATGGCACTTGCTGTGACACTTTCTGGCTGTGCCACATCTGTGGTTCAGGAACGGAAAGACCAGGCAGCCGCAGCGGCAAGTGCCGAAGCAGCACAGGCTGCCGCGACGGCAACACCGGAACCGACAGCAGAACCGACCCCGGAACCCATCAATGCCTGGTCTTTGTTGTCGAATCTCCCGGATTTCACGCCCGGCACGCTGGACAATCCTGACACTACCTGGCCGGACGGTATTCCGATGGGGCAAAGTCCTTTGTCTTACGATGACGGCAGCAAGTTCTATTCGCTGCGCAGCGTTGATACCGGCAAGACACTGGATATCACGGATGTTGCATTACAGGATGTACGGGATTTGCCTGTAAAGGGATATCTGAAATTGAACGAACTTGAAAACGGTGATACAGTCATTGGTGAAATCAATGCAGAATCCACAGGCGAAGGCGTAGAAAAGGAAATCAGTGATTTTTCCATTCACACTGCCAGCAAGGATGACGGCTGTGACTATTATCCGATTGGATATAACGGCGGGTCCTTGACCTTGATGCTGGACGGTCGTGCAGCCAATGACGACGGTATCGATATTGGTGATGCGTTCCTTGATGGTCTCTATTATTCGTCTGTCACCCCGGATAAACTCGAAGGCTATCCGGCCGACGGAGAGCCGGAGGAACAGTTCAACTTCCTGTATGGTTTGTTTGGCAATCCGTCCGGTCTCTACTGGACAAACAACGATTCTGTCGCTTTCAATTCCAGCAAGCAGTATCGTACCTTTGAAGATTTCCGAGATGCAGATTATGATGTCGAAATTGGCGGCAAGAACTTCTATCTGGTTTGGAACTATGACGGGTATAGTGTTGTTGCGGCGTGCAACGATACCTTTGACAGCGCTGATGTGAAGGGCACTACGATTCAGGATATCTACTTGTTCCCGAACATGACAGAAACCAAGTACCTGGTCGAAAATTCCGGCAGCCTGATTAGCGGTTATCTGGGCTATGGTGAAGCTCCCGTTATCTTGACTGGTACATACGCATCAGTCAACAGTGATTCGACTGTCGAACAGGATACAAGCGCGGAAGAAAACACCGACGCTGAATCTGGTGACAATTCCACGGCGGACGAAAACGCTGAGTCCAGTTCCGATGATAACAGCGGCAGTTCGGAAAATTCCGATTCTTAATTCTAAAAAATAGTTATTGCGTATTCGTGCGAAACGCATACAATGAAAATTGTATGATAGATAACAGCACACATACGCTATAATTTCACAATTCTGAGAAGCAGACTATCCGTTTGGAGGTCTGCTTTTTTTGTTGGAATTTTGCGGTGCTTTGCTGATGTTTATTGTAACAAAACACTACAAGGAGAAAGAAAAATGACCGTAACAAACACTGTAACAGAAACAGAACACTTAACTCCCCTGCGTTCCGCTGTAGAGAACATCAACTGGAATACTTTGTACCAGCAGAAAATGGCTCTCGAAGAAGTCTCTGACATGCTCTATGCCAAGAGAAAAGAGGATGACACGTTTGGCAAGGCTTCCGCCTGGCTCGAAAGCGTCATTGCACTCATGGAACGTTTGGGGGATGCAGCAGAAGAGGAAGGAAAGTTTGATTATCCCGAGCGGGACGAAAACGACGAACATCTGGATAACAGGTTCAATCATGTGTTGAATCAGTACCCGGATGTGGATATCTGACCAGTTCATATCAGGAGGACAATGATGCGGATTAACAGCAGTTGTGTGCTGCTTCACAGTACCACGAGTCTCAACGCAAGAGTTCTTCCGCTCATTGGACGGGTCGGAACTCTTGAGCTGTCAAGTGGACAGCCACTCGTATTCAAAACAACAACGCCAAAACAACAAGACGTCCTGCGTACCAGCACAGTAAAAGCTATTGGCTTTGCAGGAAGCAGAATTTTTGTCAAAACCGAAAGAGGAACCCAATACACATTTGAATTCCAATAACACCCAAGCGGCCACTAATCTCATTTTTTATAGATTGGCGGCCGCTTTTATTTTTATCATTTTTTGAAAGGAAGTTTTTAACATGAATTTCATCAATGCCGCCACCAAGAAAGAACGCACCCATGTAGAAGAAATCATCCGGTCTCAGCCTGTTATGTCTCATGAAGGCATAACCGCCACTGAGATTGCTATTTGCGGCAAGCGGAATCTTTTCATGGACGTTTATTGTCCGGATAACGACGCTGAAAAGCATCCGATTATCATCGATATCCATGGCGGCGGCTTGATTGCTGGCCGAAAAGAACAGAACCGGAACCTGGCAACCTGGTTTGCCAAAGAAGGGTATCTAACCTTTGTTCCGGATTACCGTCTGGTTCCTGAAACCAATGTTTTCGGTCAAATCACCGATGTCATCAATGCGTTTGCTACTGTAGCTGAACACGCCGAAGACTTCGGCGGTGACTTGAATCAGGTCTTTGTAGTTGCCGACAGTGCTGGCGCGTTCCTTGCCTGCATGGCAAGTTCTATTCTCCGCTATCCTGCCAAGATGCAGCCGGTAGAGGACGAGCTGGAAGAGAACGTACCCGAGGCAGCCAAGCGGCTCATCATCAATGCGATGGGCCTGCAGAGCGGGATGTACTACATCTACAAAGGCCAGGTCGGGCTTCTCCAGAACTATTACATGGCCAAAGGTTGGAAGAATCACAGCTATGCTGAATTCATCAAGCCTGAAACCTATTCTAAACTCATTCCTCCGTGCTATATCTGCACCGGAAAGAGGGATTTCCTCAAGAAACAGACTTTCGGATTCAAGAAGTGCCTCGAAAATGAGCGCGTTCACCACGGTTACGGGTTTGTTTCCAAGAAGGAAACCGTTCACGCTTTTGCAGCACTGTATCCTGAATTCGAATCCGCAGTCGGTGTAAACCGCGAGATGATTCGGTTTTTCGACAGTTTCGAAAAATAATAAATACCAAAAAAACAAATAACAAGGAGGCATTTCATAATGACTCACAATGAGTTGGTTCATGACCTCTGCACTCAAGATTCGATTGTAGTGCAGAACTTTGCTGAGCTGATGCGATTTGTGCTCGACAACAAAGCGGAAGTTATCTATGACGGTTGGATTAACGTCTATGTGCCTATCTGGTTTGATGCTGATATGGCATTTGGTCTTAACTTGAACACGGCCGAGAATGCAGACTGGATTAACATGTATATCGACTGGCATCCGGACGATACCATTCGTACATACATTTCCTACTGCAACAATTCCACCGATGACCCCGACTTCAATCTCGAAATCATCATGAGCCCCCGCCATCAAGAACTGTTCAATGCACGATTCAAAGAACAGTTCAAGGCCGCTTATCACATGAGTGTCGAAGAAGCGTGGGCTAAATTCGGCACCGAATAATATCGTGAGGAGATATATCATGGCACGTAAAGAAATCAAAATTTTCATGGACGCCAAGGAAGCTGCCAGTTTCCTGAAAACTATCGATTGGTCCTGGCTGTTCGGCTTTCTCAGTGAGCGCTATAACGTTTCGCTCAGCCCTCACAAAGAGCTGAAAGACAACGGCGCAGCAATCATCAAGGTCGAATGGCCTGATGAACTGATTGAAAAGTGCGGAATGATGGCTGATGTCTTCTCGTCAGTCAAGCTCGTCACGTTCGATTCGTATTTCAAGGAAATCGTGGAATACGATGAAGATAAGTTCAATGAAGAACGTGAAGCATGGTTTACCAATCCGACAAAGACGCTCAGCTATCTCGATTGCGATGGCGTCGTCAAGGAGCGGACTCTTGCGCTGAACATTTCCCTTCGCTATACGCTGTATGACGGAGGCTACAATTTCGCAACGCTGCTCTATGCGGTTTATTCCGATGTGAACGGCTGGACTATCCAAATGGAAAAGGAGTAATGGCAATGGTTGAAATGGCATTCAAAGTAAATCCCGGTTCCGAATTCTACAAGAATTATTTTTCGACAAAGGAGGAAAAGGCGCACTTCGTTGAAATCGCGAAGCAATTCTTCGACAAATATTTTCCCGGTGAGAAATTCTCGTATGTCTTGAATGACCGGTTGACGGTCGAATTGACACCAGAGCTGCTCGCCAAATACGAATCTCAGGTCATGAAACGCCGTGACCCTCACGGTTTTGTCATCTTCAAACAGCGTTCGCCCATGAACTGCCTGTGGGAAGATGAGGTCTGTAAGAACGTGAACGGCAAGAAGTTTCTTGCCAATCAGTTCTGGTGGGCCAACTTCAACGGTTCTGGCCGCATCACTACGGAGCTGTGGGATGATGAGCAGGGAAATATCTACGGATATTATTCCTGCGAATATGCAACTCGCAGCACCAAGGTTCCAGACACCGTTACGCAGATTAAGCTGAGTGAATATCACGCGGCTTACGAAGCATACACGGAAGCCAAAAAAGCAGCTGCTGACGCCGCTGCTACAGCTTGACGCTGCTTGCGATGCCGGTAAAATTGTGAATGTACGATAGATAGCATCTGCGCATTTCGGCGCTCGTACAATTCACAAACTGATACAACTAGGCAGACTCATCACCACGATGGGCCTGCCTTTTTTGTTTACAGAAAAAGGAGAAAAAATATGAACACAAAACGAATCAAAGAATTGGCTGCACTGACCGATGGAGAACTCGCAAGGAAACTTCTCATTCAGGAGTTTGGCAATGACTCTGAAACCCATTGGGGAAACAACGCACACGATGAACGTGTGATGGTTACTATCAATCCAGACGGAATCGCTCAAAGGACCTGGGAAGCCGACCATTGGGTTCGCCTTGACGAATTCGACAAAGACGGTTTCTATGCCCGTGAGATTTACGAGGGAAAATGGGTCGATGAGCCATTGCCCAAAAACGTCATTGCACGAAATGTCACAATTGCTGCACCGAAACCTATTCAGCGGGAATCCAAAGACACTGAAATTCTTCGAGCGGCACAAGTTCTGTGCAAGCAGCTGACCGGAGATGACACCTTTGGATGGAATCCTGAGCTTCTTGCACAGATTGCGGATTGCACGGCAGCTTTGCTTGCCACCAACGGAATCAGCTCTCATTTTCCGAGCGCCAATACTGAACCCATCTGCTCTTGGGAAAAGCCGGTCGTCGAATATCAGCGTCCGGATTACGCCCTGGAGTATGGTACTAACTACTAAAACGAGGAGGATATCATGGCAAAAAACTATTTTGGTGTCGTTCTGACCACCAAGGAACACGATAAATATCGTCTTGTAGTATACCGCTACAAGGACCCTGGCATCCTTAATACCTGCCCGATGTGTCAGCTGCTTCGGGCCATTCACAAATTCCAGCAGGAATACGCTGAAATTCACCGCGAACATTGCAGCCGTATCCCGCCTCGCAAGTGGTACGAGCTTGGCAGAGTAATGCCGAGTATCGTTCTGCGGAAATACGGCCTGGAAAAGCATTACGAGATGTCATTTGAGCCGAGTCGCGTGCCTCCAGCTTCTGCGCTGAAGCTCATCCATGGTGCGACCGCTTCTAACTGGAAGCAGTACATCTGGTATGTCGATGGGGACGTGACGATGCTTGGCTAAAGACCATTGCACATTCGTGCGAGACCCATACAATTAGAATTGTACGATAGATACCAGCAATTGAAAAGGTGCTTTGCCTTTCGTACAATTCACATTTCGCTTGAAGGCGAACTTCCAATATCTGGAGGCCCGCCTTTTTGCGTACTTACAAAAAAAGGAGTGTAAATTATGTTTATCATCACAAAAACTTTTACCGATGACGAGGGCCATCTTTTCACAAAGGTAAATCCAAAGCAGTATTCCACTCCCGGAGAAGCATACGATGCTATGCGTGAGGATTACCTCAATGAGCTCAAAAGCCGAGGTCTTGAGGACAACGGCGGTTCCAATGAAGATGGCGAATCCTGCCCTGGCGGATACATCATCAGCGATGAGGCTCAAATCTACGATTTTGCCCAATACACCCCGTATGAACAGCTTCTTCCTGCTGTTTTGTTCGGAGTCCATCGGATTGGTTAAGGAGAATCGCAATGGCTAAAAAGCGTACTATCAAAGAAATTACAAAAATCAACCAAAAGCAAGCAGCACTCGAAGGCTATTCCTACGAAAGGGCCTATCATACCGCCAAGCAGGCAGGGGAACCCTCCTACCGATTTGCTGTCGGCGACAAGGTACAGGTAGGTTATCTTCTGAACTGTGTTGTTGATGAGATTCTGGAAGACGGGCACATGTACCTTATCCGCAGTGGTGCAAATTGTGACGACTATTCCTGCTGGGCCTGGACAAGTGTTCGCCCACTGGATAATGGCAATAGCACGCATTTTGCCAAGCGCAATTCTGCACTGTTCCGCCTGCACTACTCAAACCGCAGCATGTACTCTCTGCTCAGCTTCCAATACCTGTTCGGCGTTGATTTCAACCCTGATTATCAGCGTGGTTCTGTTTGGGGTGATGAGGACAGGGAAAAGCTGTTGGACAGCATCTTTATGGGTCGCGAGATTGGTCGTTTCGTCTTTAAGCAGCTGCCATTCACTCGCACAAGCAACGATGGCAACTACTATGAAATCGTTGATGGCAAGCAGCGTATGTTGACCCTGCTTGCTTTTTACGAGAACCGATTCCCGTACAAAGGCGTATTTTACAACGACCTTTCCGCACAGGACAAGAACTGGTTTATGGATGCCTCCATTGGCGTTGCTGAGATTGACCAGAGCGTAACTCGCGCAGAAGTCTTGGAAATTTTCCTTGCCATGAATGAAGGCGGTAAGCCTGTCGCAAAGGAAGTCCTCGACCATGCACGCGAATTGCTAAACGAAGAGAAGGGAGAAGGATTATGATTCCTATGTTCAAGCAAAAGGTCGGTATGACGAAAATTTATGCAAAAGGAATCGCAGAACTCTTTCTTATTCGCTGCAATCCCTATCATTGGGACGGCAGCGGGGAAGTGCCTGACAACATCAGTTTCGATGTGTACAAGCGCAAAATCGATGAAACATACGATGGCTGCACACTCGAAATTCAGCTTTGCAAACCTGATGGTTGTCTTTGCTATGTGGCTTCTGTTCACCTGTATGAAGGCGGATTCTGGACAGGGCACGGCATTGGCTGTTTCGACAAGACTGCGATTTGCAACGACCCTGGTTCTGCCGATGCCTTGACAAGCGCCATCATGCGAGTGTGCATGATATACGAAAATCTCACAAATTTCCGCAAGGTTTTCGTCAAGTGCCTTACCATCAGCCAGAAACGAATGAACGAAATTAAGCAGTATACCGATGACGGCAAAGAGCAGGATAAGATTGAGTTCGAATCCGTTATCTTCGCCGATGGTATGCACATGGATGTTCGCTGCATCCCACGCCACAATGGACCTTCCTGGTGCGAAGCGGCTATTTATCGTGAGGATGAGGATATCGTCACGTCTGAGCCGAGCAACTCGTTCTACAACCATTGGGTTTGCCAGACGGCAAACGCCACCTACCATCTCTATATGGGTATTGATGACGAATAAAACTTGACGCACCTTGCGAACGGCATATCATAGAAATTGTACGATAGATACCAATAATCGAAAGGGCGTTTTGCCTTTCGTACAATTCACAATTTCGCATGAAGAGCGGACTTCCCACATCGGGAGGTCCGCTCTTTTTGCGTTATAACAACAAAAGGAGTGTATTTTTATGAAAATGACAATCACGGGCCAAATTGATGGCAAATCCGTGCCGATAACTATTCCGATTGAAAAAGTTATCGAAGCTTTCTGGCCTTACGCCACCAAACCTTCTACTCTCTCTGTTTCCACTGAGCTTGGCACAGACGGCATCAGTGCTAACTTTATGCTCGGCCAGGAAACAAAGGATTCTTATCCCGGTATCTGGCTCACCAGCAAAAACAGCAATACCGGTCGTGCAGGTTTCTGGTTCTGTTTGGAGCTGCCGAACGAAACCAACGACATGGTAAAAGGCTATCTGTACGCTGGCGATGATGAAACAGAGACGGACCAACCTCTAGCTGTTATCGCTGATGGCGTTCGCAATGAGGACGACGAGTCGAAGCGCGTGCTTTGGGTGGATGGGTCGTTGACTCACGTTGAACCTCTAACCGACAACTATCTGAAACGCCAAGGCGCTGCCACCGAAAAGCAGCTCGATGAGTACGACGCTTGAACTGATACCGTAAATTTCCCCACCTAACCAAAAATAACAAATAAGGAGAGTAAAACTATGTATCTCGAAACTATTGATGAAAAAGCGTTCCGTTCTTTTCTTTCTAATCCTGCTATTTCCGTTCTGGACGGTAACGTTCTGGATAAGCACTACAACTCGAATTTCTACCGTTTTGTCCGCGTTCCCCTTTCCGATGGCGAGCATAGTGTCGAGGCATTATTTGGGCAAATGTGCAGTAACTATCCCACCAGCATGAGCAAAAACCATTTTTATGAACAGCATAACCTTGAGTTTATGGCTTATGTTGTGGACCACGAAAAGACCTATGCTGAAAGCTATGAGTTCCTGCGATTGTTTGATGCCACCTCTGCTTACACTGGTCCCCATTCCGCAATGGGTGAGATGACGAAAACGCTGTGGGATTATCTGGAGCAGAAAACAATTCTCGACCCTGACTATCTGAACACGCCCGAATTGCAGAACGAGGCTTATGAAAACGCTGTCAAACAGTATGTCCTGCAAAAGAAAGACACCGCATTTGAAGAAAGCCTTCGTAAATTTCTTGAGCACATTGATGACACCGCGACCATCGAGTTCTTCGCTAATCCTACCGGATGGGCGGAAAGGGTAGTCAATGTCCTCGATAAGAATCTCACTTCTCGCGATGGCACACCTTTCAGCGAAAGCATCGGGAAAAAATTCGTTGCCGTCCAACGTCTTACCCAATCAAGGATGCTGGAGTTCCAGTCCAAGCCACATTGTTGGGAAAGTGAGTGCCGTAGTTTGTTTGCTGCGACTGCAAAAGCAAAAAACATTCGGCTCGTTATTGAAGCCAATGGAAAAGAAATGCAGGTGCAATATCCTGTTTCCAACCTGATTACTTTTGAAATGATTAAGAATAAGGTCATTTCTGCATGGGCTATTGCACCGCGCAAGCTCAGCGATGAGGTGAAAGAATTTCTTGCGGAGAACTGCGCTGGCTACAGTAAATACTGGTCTGATATTCCCATGAAGACTGTCTCTCGCATTGAAAGTGGGCGCAAAGTTCTTTGGGAGAATCCTTACTTTGAGGGAAACAGAAAATAATGATAGCCGTCAGAACAAATTGTGCCGACACTTGATTTGCTTCACCAGAGTCCTGCAGAAATGCGGGGCTCTTTTTTTATTGCCAAAATATGCGATTCGCCTAAAATGAAAGTTGTACGATAGATACCATCTACTTGGCGCGTTTTTTTTGCGTTCGTACAATTCATAATTCTGCAAGCAAAGAGCAGACTCACCGTCTTGGTGGGCCTGCCTTTTTTGTTTGCGCAACTATAAAAAGGAGTGTAAAAAAATGTTTATTGGCTACAAAGACGGTTCTATCATTTTCGGTGGAACCACCAACCAACCCCACGATAACCTTGTCATAACGCTTGACGAGATGGAACAGCTGGCCGCATTCTACCAGCATGAGCAGGACAAAACGGCAGTCAAGGAATACCTCAAAACCGCTATTAACATTCTGGGCTCGGCGGAGATTTCTACAGAGCTCGCCAAGAAGTATCTGTACGACGCCGGGCTGCTCGACCAACTTGTCGAGGAATCGAATCACAGCCAGGAAAATTTCGGCGATAACTTCCTCACATCCATCGCAAAGGGCATCGAGGCGCTGGAAAAGAGGCTCGATGTCAAGGAATGGGAAGGCTTGCCGGAACCCGTTGCCAATCGGATGGCTCACGAGTTCATCGCAGAACGGAATCCTTGCCGTTGGACCGGTTCTGGTGATGCTCCTGACGATGTAGGTTTCGAACCCCTGAACTTTCCGATTGACGACATCTATCCTAAAGGTGATAAGCCAGTGTTGCGTATGCAGCTTATCGGCACAACCTTCCCAAAACTCCATTACGTCTATGAGTGCAGCATCATTGAAAACGGCGTAGACCTCTGGGCTCGCCGGACGCAAGATGCTATGACCGCTGGAAGCATCGAAAGCTTGGCGGACACTATCCTGTATGTGGCTCGCGCATATGAGCTGAGCAAGGGCTTTGAGCGAGTGTATGTTCAGCGCTCGACTCTTGACAAGGAGGAATATGACGGAATCATTGCCGGGTTTCGCTATGGTGCAAACTTCGACAAAAACAGCTTCATTTCTGTCAGTGGCTTTTTCCCGGATGACATCGACATGACTATCACTTGGAAGTGTGATGATGACGGCAAAGTATACAGTGAGGCTGTCCTTCACAAGAATTCCTCTGAAGAAGTCCTGGCTTATTCCGGCCGCATGTACAAATTCTGCAATCACTACGTCCTGCCGTACAAGGGTGCAGAATATCATGTGATTGTCAATGTCCTTCCTGAACCCCACGTTCTGGAAAAAACCGTTTACATCAGCGAGAAACGTGCCAGAACCATTGAAAAGTATCTTCGCGGCAAAGAGCTGCAGGGGATGGGCGCATCGTTGAGTGAGACGGCTACGTTTCCGGACGGTTTCAGCCTGGATATTCGCTGCTGTGGTACGGAGGACGATTCTTTCGCCGAAGCCATTCTCTACGACTGCGAGGGCGAAGAGGTGGCTCTTACCGAACCCTGTGACGCTTTCACTGGTTGCTGGGAACTGGAAGATGAAACCACTGGCACTACTTATCGTGCCCATGTCATGACAGAGTCTGACTACATCTAATCTTAATCACATTAAGCCGCCTGCCTTCGGGTAGGCGGCTTTTTCTTGCATATCTCGCTTGTAGGAACGTGCGAGCTGCATAAAATAGTATTTGTACGATAGATAACAGCCTATGCCTACTTGGTCGTACAATTCACAATTCTGCAAATAAATGGCAGACTCACCGTCTTGGTGGGCCTGTCTTTTTTTGTTTGCACATCTAAAAAGGAGGAAAATTATGAGTCCTACAAATGATATGAAGGCACGTTTATTCGTCGATATGGATGGCACTCTCGCCGTCTGGAAGCAGGCGGCCTGCTTTGAGGACCTGCTTCAGCCGGGGTATTTCAGAGATTTGCCGCCCTATCAGACGGTTTTGGACGCCGTGAAGATTCTTTGCAACACAAAACCAGAACTTGATGTGTATGCACTTTCCGCCTATATTCCGGAAAACCAATATGCGGTTTCTGAAAAGAATGCCTGGCTTGACGCTTATCTTCCAGAAATTGATTCCGAACACCGCATCTTCGTTGCGTGCGGCAGCAGCAAGGCCAGAGCCGCAGCAAACCGCTTGAAGACACCGTGCATCGACAACTCTTTTGTGTTGCTTGACGACTACTCGGTGAATCTTCATGAGTGGAAAGCCAATCTCGGCAGCTGCATTAAGCTCCGCAACGGTATCAACGGCAACGGCGGAACCTGGAAAGGTGAATCTGTCACTCGATTCGATACCGCCGAAAACATCGCAGACCGTATTTGGAGTATCATCAAAAAACAAATGCAATAAGCTAAAGGAGAAATACTATGTTTCCAAATATCAAAATTGTCGAAGCCATCCGCAAAGAATACCCCGCTGGAACGCGGGTTCGGCTTGTCAAAATGGATGACATCCAGGCACCACCTCTTGGTACAGAAGGTACGGTTGTTGGTGTCGATGATACCGGCAGTCTCCTGATGCACTGGGACAATGGTTCGCATTTGAACATTGTTTATGGTTCGGATGAGGTTGAGCAAGTCTGACAAGCAGACTTGCTCAAACGTGCGATTCTACTAAAATTGAAATTGTACGATAGATAACAGCCCTATGGCCGAAATGCGTACAATTTACAATTCTGCAAGACAATCAGCAGACTCACCATCTCGGTGGGCCTGCTTTTTTCTTTCAAACAATAAAAGGAGTAATGAAAATGGTAAAGCTCAAAAAACCAGTCCTCTGTGAAGTGGACGAAAATTATTTTGTCAGCGCTGCGGATTTTCGCAGCTATGCGCATTGCATGATGTATCCTGACCCGGTCGGCATCGTCATGAGCGGCAAGCTCAACGACATTGTGACAGGCGCTGTGAACGATGGCAAACTGACCATCAAAGAAGCATTTGACAAACTCGTGAAGCGCAATGCTCACGGTTTTATCGATTATAGCTACAGCGATGGCACAGATGGATACTTACCGGGTCGTGAGCTTCTGGAATTCTGTGATGAAGCAACTGCAGTCAAGTTGATTGAAGCGAGGTGAATCCAGATGCTTTGTAAACGATTCAAAGAAATTTGTGACGAACAAGGTTGGACTGTATCCGACAATGGTTCAGACCCTATTATCCTTTGCAAGCAAAACAGGCAGGGTTTTACTTACAGTTTTCCGGCAAGCCACAAAAACTTTGTTGAGGACGTAACCAAAGCAAAAGCCTTCTTGTCCCGCAATCTGAGCACTTATGCCAAGAGCGTACATGAAATCTTTCACGAAGAGTATTCGTTTGAAGAGTGCATGGCTGCGGGCAAAAGTTTCATCGATTCTTTATCTTCGCTATCTACCGAGCTTAACAAATCTCAAATCACAAAATAAAAAGGAGAAATAATTATGTATTGCATTCAGTATGACGAAATCTGCAAAAAGCACAATTTTGAGCTAATACACGATACCCTTGGTGAACGCGTAACCCTCGAGTACCCAGCCGATTCTGTCCCGAAAGATACCCTTCGTCTTTTTCAAAATCATCTTCCTGATGGAGTATCGGCTATGGCTGAAAAGTACAGCAGCGACCGTTTTGCCATATTCAAGTACAATGCTGCAGCGGCAGCAGGGAACACCATCAGTCTTACTGAGACCCTGGAGAAAAACAAAAAGGTCTCCGCAGCTCTCTCTGATTTGGCGGACGACCTGAAACAGGCAGAGCTGGAAGCCAAGACTTGGGTTTGCACCGACCCTGATACATGCCAGTGGCGACGTCAGGTTGGCGGAACCCGATACGAGCTATACGACATTTTCGAAGCTCCAAATGGCACCTATTTTGTCGTACACGGTGAAGTAGACCCGACCGAGCTTGACCCGGATGACTACGACCAGCTGCTGGAGGCATATTCCGGTTTGCTGGACTCTGCCAACTGTGAAAGCGAACGCTGGGCATTGATTGCTGAGGCGCAGTTTGAGACCGAAGAACTCTCGATGGAGCGCGAACGCTTTTCAACTTTTGAAGGAGCCGAAAGGGCAATTTGGAAAAAGGTTGGGGCTGACGTTTCAGATGAGAATTCTGCGACCGAAACCCGCCTTGATGCGATTCGGAAACTCGATAAGTTTCATCTTGCCGTCTTTCTGAACGATGTTCACAGCGATGCAAAAGACTTTCCTTCCAACAACATGAGCTGGTGTGACTGGCTCAATAAGCCGGATGACGGACACTTACTGGATAGAAAATCCTAAGTACATTTGAATAAACACTTTAGGCTGTTCACCTTCGGGTGGGCAGCTTTTTGTTGCTAAAACGTGCGAATTACATACCATGAATAGTGGAAATCAAAGAAAGGGATGGCACCTATGTATTCCATCACGAAAATGTGCTACAGCAAAAAAGATGTTTAAGCTGTGTATCTTTTTCTGAGCGACTTGTGCAGTGAATACAGCAATTTTCGGCAGTGGTATCACGATACCGTTGTTCCTGGCTTAGCAAATGGGGAAAGACTGATTTACGCCGTCACTGACAATGAAGCGATAGTCGCGGTTTTGATTCTAAAAAATGCCGACGAAAAAAAGATTTGCACGTTGAGAGTTGCTGAAAACCATCGCCATCAAGGCATTGCATCAATGCTCTTAACCCTTGCTTTTAGGGAACTGCAATGTACAAAGCCGCTCATCACCGTTTCGTCATATCATATCGATGAATTCAAGCCTCTGCTTGAGAAAAGCGGGTTTGTTCTTTATGCGAAATATCCAAACTTCTACAAGTGGGGAATTACGGAGTATGCTTTCAACGGCTGTTTATCCGAAAGTCAAGACATTTGTCGCTTGTCGCAAAATGTGATATAATGAATAGCAAAAAAGAGATGATGCTATGAAAAAATGCACTTTTATTGGCGGCGTTCACGGCGTTGGGAAATCAAGCCTAGCTGGTGTCTTGTGCGTTGTTCGCAGCGATTTGGGTATTATGATTGACCCCGACAAACTAACCATTCAGTGTGGCGGTGACGAATACGAAGGCGGCAAACTCGCTGTTGAGCGTATCGAGCGTGCCTTAATGGACGGTGTGAATTTCACACAAGAGACGACGCTTTCCGGTGGATATCCCAAGCGGCTTTGCAAACGTGCAAAAGAAGCTGGATATTATATTCGTCTGTACTATGTCGGTCTTGATACCGCCGAAGAAAGTATTCGACGAATTCGAAACCGTGTAGAGCGTGGGGGGCATGATATTCCCACTAAGGATGTCAACGCCCGTTTTTCTCACCGTTTTGAGGATGTCCTCAAAATTTTGCCATACTGCGATGAAGCTAAGTTTTTCGATAATGACAATGGATTTGTACTTGTTGCAGAATATCGCAACGGGCAGCTTCTTCCTATTGGAACATATCGACCAACTTGGCTCAGTCAACTTCTGAATCAAGCCCAATAACATTTTTGCCGTTCATCTTCGGATGAGCGGCATTTTTTATTTGCTATACTGTGCGAATGGCATAGAATAGTAACTGTACGATAGATATCATCTACTTAGGCGCATATAAATGTAATAGCCGGAGCAGAAGCGCACTGTCCGCTCAACAATTAAATTATTTGAATAATCTGTACACCAAATACAATAGTGTACACTGCGGTCATTACCAGCATCGACGAAGCACGAAACTTATTAAATGATGGCATAATACTTGTGAACCAGTATTATACTTTGTTTTGATATAACATAAATTGTTTGGAAGGAGGTATCGTAATGGAAAAAGTTGTTTATAACCCGATTATGGATAAAAACTACATTGGCATTGTCACAGTTTTGGATTACGAGACCTCTGTACGCAAGTGTTTATCAAGTGTTCTGGTCGGTACGCAAAATAGGATGGAGCGAAAAGTTATAGTTGATTTAGCTTTGAAAGTAGGTGTGAATGAGTACAGGTTCGTAGTATATGATATAACCGATGATGGAAAAATTTTATGGAATAGCAGTAAGTATATCACTCCCTGTGAAGATATAGTAAAACTTGCAAATTCTTTTATAAGACAAAAAAGTGATATTCTTTCCAATTCTATGCTGTCCAATGCTGCTCAAGCTATATTGTTAAGAAGTTGAGAATCAAGCTTTTGAATATCGCATTTAATACCTCTTCTCATAACAAGAAGGGGTATTTTTTTGCCCATTTTGAATTCATCACTTGACATTGTGGTAAAGAGCTTATGAGCCGGGACGAACTTTCTGTCATGGATGGCTGCAGATATTATCTGCTGGCTCCAAGCGTGGAGCAGCTGCTCGGCGTGTTTGGCAATTCTGAATCTTAATCAAGGCTTTTGCGGTTGCAACGCTTTGCGGAACAAGTACAATAATAGTTGTACGATAGATACCAGCAATCAAAAGGGCATTCCGCCTTTCGTGCAATTCACAATTCTGCTTTAAGGCGGACTTCCCGAATCTGGGAGGCCCGCTTTTTTATGTCAGAAAGGAAGGTTTTTCAATGATAAAAACAGCAATGTACGAAGCCTTTTTTATTTCGCTTGCACCACGGGCGAAAGCTACAGTTTTACCGTCCGCAAAGAATACCCCGCTGGCAACGAAAATAAGCGGCTAAATCCGTTCCGGGATTACACCGAGGCAGAGTTCAACAAGGAATGCAAGCGGCTGTTCGGCAGTAAGATAGTGTCTTTCTCTGGCCACTCGGATTACACCTGTGACCTGGAATGGCTGGATGCGGAAGAATTCACCGCCACCTACAACGGAGAAAAAGTCGTAGTCGAAGAATGCATGCCGTTCTGAAAACGAACCAAGGAAAAATTGTTATTTCGACCCGGAGGAAGATAAGCGCAATGGCGAGGCGTATTCTCTGACGGGATACTACTATGTCAAAATCTAAAACGGAGGAAAACAAAATGAAAGTAAAAAAAATGATTAAGTCTGACGTTTCCACTTTCAAGGTTGGAGATATTATCAAGGTCAGACTCACCGATGGCGAAAAGGCACTGGCTATGGCAGTGCAGCAGGAAGAGGACGGCATGATTTTCTGCCTGGTTGATTGACTGGCTAAAGAGTACCCGATGAATGAAACCTGTACCAATGAGGGTGGCTATGAAGCGTCCGACCTACGTAAGAAGCTGAATGGTGAGATTCTGAATCTCTTCCCGGTTGAACTCACTGATATGATGATTCCGTTCGACAACGGTGACCTGCTCCGTCTGCCGACTGAGAAAGAGATTCTCGGAGAGAACTACCACGGTGAGTATGAAAGCCCGTGTGTGAAGCAGTGGAAGCCCATGAAGAAGCGCAGAAACCGTATGGCGTTCGACGGCACTAAGTATGAGAACTTTCAGTGGTACTGGCTGATGAACAAGGTCAGAGAATCCGCTCCTGCCTTCTCCCGTGTCAACGGCGACGGTAGTGCGAGCAGCTACTCCGCTTCTTTCTCTCTTGGCGTTCGCCCCGCTTTCAAACTCAAGAACCATTAACGCTTTTTGCCCACAAACTCTTTTTCTTGACCTTTTGTGCGAACGGCATAGAATAGTATTCGTACGATAGATACTATCCGCATGGACGCTATTTGCGTTCGTACAATTCACAATTCTGCTTTAAGGCGGACTTCCCGAATCCGGGAGGTCCGCCTTTTTGAGTCTATCAGAAAGGAAGATTGAAAATGACCGTTTACGATTACCGAGAATTGACTCTCAAGGATGACCTGTGCCTCGACATAAGCCATGACACGGACATCGAAAACCCACGCGAAAATGACTGCAATGCAGCCACTTTCTATTGTCTCAAAAGCCCTCGTCGCAAGATAGGCGATATCATCGACGATGCCTACCACTTGAACGAAACAAAGCGGACACTCGAAAAAAAGGGTGAGTACGTCATTTCGCCCATTTATATCTATGAGCATAGTGGCATTGCACTCTGCACGGTTCCGTTCTCTGACATTTGGGATTCTGCCTGCATCGGCTTTGCGGTCGCCAACATCAACGACTTCATGAAGCAGAGAATTTCCGATACTCCCGTATCCCGCTGTGAAGCCATGCACCGCGCCGAGGACTGCATCCGTAACGAACTCGAAGCATACAGTGACTATCTGGCAGGAAATTGCTGGCAATACTGCATCACGGACGAAGACGGCAATGTCGTTGATTCCTGCAGTGGCTTTATCGGCGACGACCTTGAAAAGAACGGTATGCTGAACTATATCTGTGACTACATCGAAAAATAAGGAGAATGAATTATGGAAATCACATTAAAAGGCAACAACGGCAAAAAGGTTATCATCCCCATCGAAGACCTGATTCAGAAATACTGGGCAGACGAAAACGACAAGCCCAACCGCATCGAGATGTCTACCACGGTTAAGGATGAGACCGTTCTTGCCGCCATGACGATTTGCGATGAGAAGGAGGAGAACTACCTGAGTGTTGACCTTGAGAGTCGAAATGAAAAGTTTGACACCGAAGCGCTCTGGTGTTCTCTTGAAGCTCCGAATACGCTGAATCCGTTCGTGACCGGATACTTGTATTCCGGCAACAACGAAACGGAAAGCGATGATTGGCTGGTTCGTATTGTGGACGGCTATCGAGCATCTGATGACGATTCTCCGCGAATCGTTTTCGCGAACAGAAGAACCATCAGCGTTCAGGATTTCCGTGAAGAATCCGAGGGTGAAAACAAGTATAAGTGGTTTGCCGCCACGGAAAAACAGTTCGACAAGCCGTTCAGCTACGCTAATTTCGGAACACGCTTGGAGGAAGCCACGCACGGCTATGTAGAGCGTATTCAATCCCTGATTGTCTCGAAGGATGAGGCTACTGTAAACCGCATTGCGGATATGCTGGATTCCATGGGTTTCGATGCTGTTACCGGATATTTCGACCCCAAGGAAGACGAACGCAGCGGCGAGGTGGATTCTCTGACGGGATACTACTACGTCGATATCTAAAAACAACCAATTATAACAAGGAGTACATTAACATGGAACTGAAACTTTCTTCTAATTTCAGCGGAAAACCCGTATCTGTCGTCGTCCCTATCGAGAAAGTTATCGAGGTGTTCTGGCCGAAAGACGAGAAACCGCCTATTTCTCTTACCGTATCAACAGTTCTTGGCGCAGACAGTGCCAATGCGGAATTTTCTCTTGGTGAAGAAACCAAAGAGTCCTATCCCGGCATTTGGCTTACGACCGATAATGTTAAAAGCCATCGCCACTGTTCTTGGTTCCGCCTCGAGCTGCCGAACGATACCAACGACATCGTAATGGGTCATCTTTACGCCGGTGATGATGATATGGAAACTGACCAGCCTCTTGCCATCATTGCTGACGGTATTCGTGCTGACGGGGATGAATCGAAACGCATCCTTTGGGTCGATGAAAATGTAACATGCGTTAAATCCATGAATGACGATTATCTGAATCGTCAGAAAGCCATCACCGAAAAGCAACTCAGTGACCTTTCTTCCGGGATTTTTCTTCAAAATTTCGATTATATCGTTTACGGCAAGCGCCTTGCATCCAAATCTGAAAACACTGTGGAGTTCGTGGAAAACACTATCGTTTCCCACAACAAACAGGAGCTTGAGGTGGTTGCGAGCGGCATGGAAGCTATGGGGCTTTCAGTCGAGACGGGTTATTACGACCCGGACGACGAGTCCTCCGTTGATGTGCCAAAGCAGCTTATCGGCTTTCATTACGTCGTTCTGAAGAAAAATACCCTCTAAACCATAGGAGGTTTATATGTACTGCAAAACAATCACAAAGGAAATCTTCGATTCCTATATCGCAAATGACTCGGATACCATTCTGGAAGGTGTTGTCACCAACACTTTCGGAAACACTACTTTCTGGCGCTTTGTACGCGTTCCTTTGGCTAAGGGAGAACATTATGTCGAAGCCCTCTACGCGCAGAGTTCCTTCTCTTTCCCTCTGGCTATGGGCGTAAACCATTTCAGCATTAAGAATGGTCTCGAGTTCATGGCGTTCATCGTTGACCACAAAGAGACCTACTGCAAGTCTGTTGAGTTCACTCTGCTCTTTGACGATTATAGGCGGGCTGATTCCAACTGGGTCACGGCTGAAATGAGAGAAAAGTTTCTCGCATACATCGAGAGGACCTACACCCCATCTGCTGAGGTGATGAAGAACAAGAAGTTTCAGTCCATGACATACGACAGCGCCGTGAAGCAGTATGTGTATGACCGGAGCAACGACACCACTTCGCTCGACGTGATGTTGAAACTTCAGGAGAAATTCGACGATTCTGTTATCATTGATTACCTTGCAAACCCCACCGGATGGGAAGAACGGTTTGCCAAGGTTCTGGAACAGTCTGGAATCTGGGATTCGTTCGCCAAGGAGTTTGCCGAGCCTTTTGTGGCATATCTGGTTCAGGCCCGGCAACATCCGGATGCGTTCAGCGCGGACCCTTCTTGCTGGGAAAGCGTCTGCAAGAATCTGATGGCTGCTGTCTAAGACCGCAAAAATGGAGGAAAACAAGATGAAAGTAAAAGGAATGATTGAGTCTGACGTTGATACTTTTAAGGTCGGAGACGTCATCGAGGTCAAACTTGCAGATGGTATAAAGGTACAGGCTATGGCAGTGCAGCAAGAAGAGGACGGCATGGTTTTCTGTCTGGTTGATTGCCTGCCTAGCGAGCACCCGATGAACAGCACCAGTACCAATGAAGGAGGTTACGAAGAGAGTGACCTTCGTAAAAAGCTGAATGGTGAGATTCTGAATCTCTTCCCGGCAGAACTCAAGGCTATGATGGCCCCGTTTAACAACGGCGACCTGCTCCGTCTGCCGACCGAGAAAGAGATTTTCGGAAAGAACTACTACGGTGAGTGCGAAAGCCTGTGTGTGAAACAGTGGGAGCCCATGAAGAAGCGCAGAAACCGTATGGCGTTCGACGGCACTAAGTATGAGAAATTTCAGTGGTACTGGTTGGCGAACAAGGTTGAAGATTCCGTTTCCCGCTTCGCCAGTGTCGACGCCGGCGGTAATGCGGACTACTACAACGTTACCAATTCTATTGGTATTCGCCCCACTTTCAAAATCAAGAACCATTAACGCTTTTTGCACAAACTCTTTTTCTTGACCTTTTGTACGAACGGCATAAAATAGTATTCGTACGATAGATACTATCCACAGGGACGCTATTTGCGTTCGTACAATTCATAATCTGCAAACATTCAGGCAGACTCATCTCCGGGTGAGCCTGCTTTTTGTTTGTAAAAGAAAGGAACCAAACATCATGAGCTATGGTTTTGACATGGGCTTTGCGCAGGCGAACAGTTTGCAGGAAGCCATGGCGATTGCGCTGGAATACACGCAATCGCAAATGACCGAAAAGAATATCAGGAAAGCCATCAGGGATAATCGGTATTATATTCCCTCGGTTCGTACCGGATACATTGCGGATGAGGAGAGCAAAAACTACAGAGCCGATGTACTTGCGGATACCGCTGACCGGTATTGGCTTGAGGTATTGTTTACCTTCCGTTTTCTGTATTGGGAAGAGCACAAGCTGCTCGGTATCATCATGATGCCGTCAGAAAGCGCAAGCGAGAAATGGCCGCTGAGTGTATATTTTCAGAACTCCTGCGACCAGGATTATCCGCTTTTCGAATGGAAGGAAGGCAATATCCCGTTCTTTGCGAACGCCGCCGCAAAAGCCGAAAACTATACGGCGGAAGAAATCCGCGCAAAGTTCGACTACGAAATCGAAGATGAAGACCTCGAATATTATCGGCGCAATACTTGCTACAATGATATTTTTAAGGCACTCGCCCTCGAATCGTGGCTGTACAATCATTGCACGGATGTGCCGTTCGTAACTTTTGCTTTGCAGGGAATTCAGAACGAAGCCGAGCGATACCGGTATCTGCAATGGCTGAAAGCTGAAATCCAATAGCTGGTACTTGCCACAGTGTGCGAACCGCATAAAATAGTAACTGTACGATAGATACTATCTAAAGCACAATTCGTGTTCGTACAATTCACAATCTGCAAACAAGCGGACTTCCAAAATTCCGGGAGGCCCGCTTGTTGTTTTACGACGAAAGGAGTTTTTATGAGCAGCCAAAAGGCACCGGTTTCGCCGGTCATAGAGTTCATCAAGATGTTTAACGAGATGAGCGCCCGATATGGGCGCAGCGAACTCTGGTACGACTACATCGATATGCACGCCATTGCACTTGCGAACACCTGTGATTTGCGGTGCAGGGATGCAAGAGAGGAACAGTACCATGCCATCGTCCAGAAATACGACGAGAATACGGTACAGCAGTTTGCGGTGCTTACCGCCATCACAATGACCACGCTCTTGGAAAACCCTGAGCAGGATTTTCTTGGCACCGTTTACCATAATCTCGGATTAAGCAAAAGCCAAGCAGGGCAGTTTTTCACGCCATACAATGTCGGACAGATGATGGCACGCATAAACATGCCGGATTCTCTTGTTCTGGACAAGTCCCGTATCCTGCGGGTGAACGACCCGTGCTGTGGTGCCGGATGCCTGCTTCTGGCGGGGTACAATGCAATGCGCGAGCAGTTGGAATCCACTGACCCGGACTGGGACAAGTATGTTTTGTTTGTAGCGCAAGACATTGACCCTCTGGTCTGCAAGATGTGCTACATCCAGATGTGCTGTATTGGCGTTCCGGGAGTTGTCGTAGCAGGCAACTCTCTGTTCCCGGACGCAGAACGGGAACCGACAGATTTTTGGTTCACGCATAAGTATTTTGCTTTGGACGAGAAAGCTCTCGAAAATACGGGTATCTGACAAATTGTGTGGAATCCACATGAATCGGCAGATGTGAACAAAAATTCACAAATGGAAAAGGCTGCGACGACTGCTACCGCAAATACTGGCTCACGGAGGTAACCGACAATGGAAACGATTGATATCAAACTCAAGCTATGCCCGTTCTGTGGTTCTACAGCCGGGTTAGATGTAAGCCATGACGGTAGGTATGTAGTGCAGTGCAACTACTGCAGCATCGGGACTATCCACATGAAAAGCAAGCAGAAAGCGATTGAGTTATAGAATCACAGAACGGAGGTAATAGATAATGACTAACATCACAACTTTGCGTCCCGGCGAGCATTTCATGTTCAAAGGCTTCGAGTGGGTCTGCCTTGACCCGAACCACCCTGACGGCGGCCTGTTGGCAATTATGGCAACGCCGTGGGCAAAAGACGTACAGTTCTGCCCAAGTGATAAATTTGCCGATGAGAAAGGCAACTGGAATAACTACCGCACCAGTAATGTGCGGGGAATTTTATCTGATATGGCGAACGCTGTTTTTGAGGAAAAAAGTCTACTGCCGCATACCGTTGACCTTGTTGCAGACAACGGAGACAGAGCTTATGGCACTGTACATGACTTTGCTTTTATCTTGACTTGTGACGAATACAGAAAGTACCGTGAGTTCATCCCGCACTACGACAGCTGGATTTTGACCTCCACACCTTTGTATTGCGGTGATAAGGATTCGGAAGCGGGCGCTGCGTACCACGCTCGATTTGTGAACATGGATGGTCAGCTGAACCAATTCAGTACGAACGACAGCATTGCTGTAGTTCCGGCTTGTATTCTCAATCCAAAATCGCTCAATCTGCACAAGAGTATGGCGTATGTAGAGGAGGTATAGAGAACCGTCGTTCAAGACGTAACCGTAAGACTCGTTACCGCCCGCCAAGATTTGATAACCGCGTTCACAGCAAGCATAAAGGATGGCTCGCTCCTTCAGTAGAAGTAAAGATTCAAGAGCACATTACCGTTATCAAGCGTATCTGCCGGATTTTGCCTATCACTCTTGTAAGAGTAGAAACCGCAGAATTTGACACACAGCGCTTGAAGGCAATGCTTGAAGGAAAGCCTCTGCCAGTAGGGACGGACTATCAGCTTGGCGAGATAAGTACCTCGCTCGTCCGGACTTTTATCGTTTGAATATTTCTTTGGAAAACGACTGCAACGGCACTTCTTCGGATGCTTATTTGCAGCTGACATTTTCGCTGAAATACATCGGATTTTCCGGAGGGTACAACTTCGCAAGCCTGTTCAGTGCTGAATACCGTAAAGATACAGGCTGGTTCGTTGTATCCGGAGAAGGCGAAGTCCTCATGAGAACGAAGAAATAAAAAGTCGCCGCTCATCTTCGGATGGGCGGCATTTTTTACTTGCCAAAATGTGCGAACCGCCTAGAATGGTACTTGTACGATAGATACCATCTACTAAGGCACTATTTGCGTTCGTACAAAAATTCATAATTTCGCTGAGGCAGACTTTCCGAAAAATCGGGAGGTCTGCCTTTTTGCGTAGAAGGGAGTATTTTTATGGCAACCAGAAAAATCTTATTCCGTGGTCAGACTCGGCGCAAGGGGGAAAAGACCTCCATATCCGGTAAACCTCTGCCTGGCATCTGGGTCACAGGTGGCGTCTTTCCTCAGAACAAAGGCTATGAACGCGCCATCATCTATACCCAAGACCCGAAGGTTGAGAAGCATGTTGTATATGCTGAAACAGTAGGGCAATACACGGGAGTTGATGATGTGTTAGAGACCCCCGTCTTTGAGGACGATATCATCACCTTCTGGCAGAGAACTGACGCGAAACACATGCAGCGCTACAAGGGTACTGTGAAGTACAACGAGACGCTGACAAGTTTTACAGTCGTTTCCTGCGAGCCCAACCGTCTTAGTGACCCCGTTTTCCTTTGGGATTGTTCCGATATTCATGTGGTCGGAAACGTCTTTGACGGCGAGTTGAGCAAGCGAGAGCAGGAAGTTTCGTGTACTTACACAAAATGCCTCGCATTGGCAAAGAGCATCGACACGCTTCAACTCTGCTACGGTCCTTATTTCAACTCTCTGAAAGTGGAAAGCCTCTGGAGCAAAGCTTTTGAGCTGATGGATGATGTGACCCGCTCTGAAATCGTTGAAGACTTAAAGCTGTTTCAAAGGGCGTGGCGCAAGTATAAGGAGGAGAAGCCGGTAAAGGACGCTCAGAAAATCCTCGATGCCATTTCCGAACTATTTGGGGAGGAGGTGACTTCCAAATGACTTCTGAGAGCGAATATCGCAACGCAGTTCGGTATCTCACCAATTTGCTGAACGGAGGACTGATGGGAGCCAAAGGCACTCGTCCTTTGAATGCAGCTATTGAAGCCTGCGAACTGCAAATTCCAAAGCAGCCCATCTCGAAAAGCTGGTCTCCGAACCTCTGCCCACATTGCGATGCGGACTTAGGCGGGGACTGCAACGATGGGTACTACCAGAATCCACATTATGAGCGATGCCCTGTTTGCGGACAAAAACTCAAATACATCTAACCGGCAGGGAGCAATCGTTCCCTGGAAATCATTACCCCGCACAGGCCCCAATGATGCCTGTGCATGATTTTTTCATTTTATAAGACTACCAATATTTTCAAAAGGAGTATGTAAACACATGATTACTTTACCTACTAACCATCCCTATTTCTTCACTTGCCCGTCTTGTGGCTGCAAGCTTATTTCCGTATCCAGCGGTGTAAAGGCTAAACCGCATTGCCCGGAATGTGACTATTCTGCTGATGACGCATTCGTGGTCAAGAACCGCGTCATGAACGAAGCTATGAATGTCATCGCCGATAACGCGGAACTGGCTGAAAATTTTGCCGAAACTATCAAGAACGAAATTGCAAGCGATGATGATGCCTATGCACACATCGGGTTTCATCTGGCAAACGATATCCGGAATCAGAGTCCCGCATCCGAGGTGCTCTTGACCCTTTGCGGCTGGAACATCGACACGCTGCTCGACAAAACGCCTCCCATCGCTATCGAGGACTGACGCCATTGGTACTGTCCAGAACGTCAAAACTTTGGCACAAATACGCCTTGCTGATACGTGCGAATCAGAGATAATAATATTTGTACGATAGATATCATTTGTCTTTGACAAGGTCTCTTGTGCATGTACTATTCACAATTTCGTTGAAGAGCGGACTTCTTGTTATTCAGGAAGCCCGCTTTTTATATTAAATTTTAAGGAGTGTATTATCTATGTCTAACAAAACAAACCAATCCGTTCTGGTCAATGACACCAGCAGCTACTACCTCAAGCAGTATGCAGCTCTGCAGTTCCCGGGCTCCGTTGACAATTTCGGGACCAAGACACCCATTCATCTTTTGCAGCAACAAGAAGAATCTGAGCACAGCGTATCCTTACGTGAAGCTTGCGATTCGGACTATGACCTCGATGGTGCGCAGTTCTTGTTCGAGGGCGCGACTTATGACTCGGTGACAGATTTGGTCAAGGACAATCTGTGCCTTGACGACGAAGAATCGATTCAGGAATACAATGAGCATCCTCGGTTTGACCCGTTCATTCCGTACGAAGAACTGGTTGACAAAAAGAATGCCGACAGGGAAGACATCCGCGATATTCGTGATTCGCACCGTCTCGACACGATGGCCGACTATGTCGATATGTACTCCACGGCAAGCGGGTATGATACAGCAGATGATATCACGGTTCTGCTTCCTTCTTCCTCGTATGAAACCATAGGCATGGCGTTCACACATCAGGCTCTCAAACAGTATGAGAAGTCGATTGACAATCATCTATTCCGCAAACATCGCTGCTATGCGGCGTGCGGAGAAGACTATAGCCGTGAAGCTGGCGACTACTACCCCATCATGAATTTCATTCGTGATGCAGGGGAGCAGCTGCTGATTCAGGACCTCGAGAACTTTGATGTCAAAGTGATGGAGCTTGCTTCCGACGATGAAGTCGCTGACTTTTATTGCGAACATCCTCACGAGTTGTTTCGAGCTGCTTATATCAAAGTCTCTGAAAAAGACACCATTGGCAAATGCTATTCTCGTCTGTACGTCTTTTGCTCCGGTCACGAGGAAACCTTCTCTGACGGAAGCAGTTTCCCGGTTTGCGACAGCCATTATGTCAAGGCCGTCAAGGAAGGGAAGGAATACAAAGTTCCTTATCCTTTTGACTGCAACCGTTTCGCCGATGAACTGAACAAAAAGTCCAATGAAAAGGAACGCTTGACACCCGCTCAGCGCCTTTTCTTCTGGACTGAGTACAAAAAACCTATCGAATAACAAAGAGGAGAAATTGCTATGAAAAGCTTTAATGTTGTTGTGACCGTTTCCACTACCATCTGCGTTGATGCCAACACCCCTGAGGATGCCATCAAGAAAGTACAGAAGGCACTTGACGCCAACGATGCTGGGACTGCCATGCAGCTTGGCGAAAACCTGTCGTGTGCTTTGCGCGATGACGGCTATCAGGTGACTAATGCCGTTGAAGTGGGCGAGTAAGGGGAGATGCGATACGGCGAGATGACTGGCAAAGACAATGCGATTTGTGAGGAATGATAATGGCCAGATTTTTCGTTTTATAGCACGAAGGAAGCTGCTGCGGCTTTGAAGGAAGCGCACATTTCTTACCGAGTACACGGCGAATACTGTATATCGGTGAACAATAATGATTACAGCGTCGCTGTTGAAGCTTTCTTTCGCAATGATGTTAGTTTTCAGCCAGAATAGTAAAAGAGGTGCTTCCTATTACTAAAATCTTAGCGTTTGGCCTTGCCGCCGCGTGCGCTGCACTTGCCCAGGAGGCTATTCCTTATTCACTCGACTGTCATCGACTGATTCTGGTTGATGAAAGCCATTACTTTGAAACCATTGATATTTTCGATGATTACGACATCGATTTCGATGTTATCAGAAATTTTTGAAAGGAGAACTGTTATGTTTACAAAAGAACTCTATAAAATCACATGTACCCGCAACGGTGAAACCAGCGATATCGGCACTTATTTGTTGAAACCTGGTCCCGAGGCTCCAATGGACTGCTACCGCAACTTTTTGAACAAAACGGATGTGGCCGTTTCCATCAAAAGCGTACCGGACGGATTTATCATCACTGATAATTCTGAACCTGACACCAGCTACCACCTGATGTTTATCCCGATGGACGACGATTTCTGGGCCCGCTGCGCGGCTGAAAAGGAAACCAAATAGTACATATGCCCCTTCGTCCTGTTTGGGATAAGGGGGCTTTTTTAGTGCAAAAGCTCTCATATTTGAGGTGAAAACATGCCGGAAAAATTCAAAAAGCCCTCTAAACCCACGACTAACTTGTTGCAAAATATCAGGTCGCCGCGACCGTCACAAATCGATGAAAATGTTCCAAAATCGAAGTACTATCGTTCGGAACTTGAACCCTTGCTTGGCGCTGCCATCACACTCAAATGCCCCGACTGGACAATTTTTCACGAGGAACACTATACAAAAATTTTGCTAAAAGGTGCTTCTGTGATGAAAGCTCCATCCGGCAGATGCGTGCCTCTGCCAATTGCCGTGGACCATGTTTGGGTTGCTGTTGACCTTGGATGGGAGCAGCGGAACAACCCGCAAGAAGGCTGTTGTTTACTCGTTCGTGGGTTTGTGGAGGAGTATGTATCCCTGCTGCACAATACCAGGAACATCGGTGTACGAGCGTTATCAATACACATTGTTTTTTCTGGGAACTAAGCGTTAGTCGCGTTCGGGCAGCTTCTTTGTTGACAGCCAGGCTGTGCTGCTGTACGATAATTTCATCGCATCCGAGTCTTAATATTTCTCGTGTTTTTGTCTTGACTTCGCTTGCAACCGCCATATACTCTTTAGTGTACAATTGATGACATCCTAATCGACCGTATTCACAATTCTGCAGACAATGGCAGACTTACCGCTTTCGTGGGCCTGTTTTTTATGCGTTGATGCCGCTTGCTGTTAAGCAGGTGGTTTTTTTGTTGACGCTGCTTGCGAACGGCATAAACTTTTAGTTGTACGATAGATATCATCTACCAGGCGCGTTTTGCGTTCGTACAATTCACAATCTCGTACAATGAAGGCAGATTCACTTTCGGGTGAGTCTGCCTTTTTTGCTTGTGATAAAGGAGGAAAACGTATGATATAGCAACGCTAAAATACTTTGTGTCAATGTTGTTTTTTGTTGAACCGAGAACTTTTTTGTGCTACAATAAACGTAAAGACAAAAGAGCTCTCCTAAATTTTGAAAGAAAGGAGAGTCCGTAATGAGCGAGGAACTTACAATGAAAAAATATCATTTTATCATCACGCCTACTGGCGAAAGAAAGCTCGTTTTTTCACCTGATGTTACATACATCGATGGTAAAGATGCTGAGTGTCTTTATAATCAAATCATGAATGGCGAACCTTCTACCGAAACCGATGAACAAGCTATGAAAAAAATCGCAGAAGAGGACGCACGTTTGCGGACACTTGAAGCAAATGGAGCTCAGATTTGAGCCAAAATTTTATCGGGAACATCTTGGCGAAAAAAGTGACCACAAATCCCTTATCCAAGATTTCCAACCTACTAGGCCAGAAGGCTATGGCTTGACAAGATATCTGCAAGACCAAGCTTTCGTTGATGAAGAATCCGGAAATATCCGCACCTATTTGATTCGTCAAAAAGGGACCGGCGAACTTGTTGGATATTATTCGATTCGTGCAGGAAATATCTTGTTGAGGCAAAATGAATCGACGAATGTCATCTCTGGAATCGAGCTTACGAATTTTGCTGTAAACGGCAAATACAGAGTGCGTCACCCTAAAGTTACAATGGTCGGAGCACGAATTTTCTATGGATTTATCATGCCTCAGATAAGAGAAATTCGTGAAACACTTGGTGTAAAAATTTTGTATATTTTTGCTCTTGACCAAGTTCCTTTGTTAAACTACTATAAACGATTAGGCTTTTTGTCCCTACAAAAGCAAGACGAACAATTTGTTTATCAAACATGCAAACCGTCCTATGATGTAACTTGCATTTTCATGTATAAACTGTTGTGATTTTCGCCCGTTTACCGTATCGGTAGGCGGACTTTGCTTTTTGTTGACGCCGCTTGCGAACGGCATAAACTTTTAGTTGTACGATAGATATCATCTACCAGGCGCGTTTTGCGTTCGTACAATTCACAGTCTCGCACATTGAAGGCAGATTCACTTTCGGGTGAGTCTGCCTTTTTTTGTTTGCGCGAACACAAGAAAGGAAGGAATTAACAACAATGACTGCTAATCTGAAAATCGGTCCTTGCCCAAAATGCGGCAACACTACATTCATCACAACTGCGCATGTAACCCAGACTTGGCTGGTGGACGAGGACGGCGACTTTATCGAAGCCAAATCTGACTGCGATGAAGTGACCCATGCACCTGATGCCGAGGATTTGTTCACATGCTCCAAGTGCGGGGCTGAGGTTCCGGCAAAATAAGCATACAGCGAATAATTTCGCGAATACTTTTGCAAAACAATTCGTACATACCATCGTTAAAAAACAGGCATGACCTAACGATTTGTTAGGGTACTTTTTTTGGAGGGAAATACTATGAAAAATCGTGTACCTGAAGTCTTTTTGTCCGAAATGTTCGGCGAATTGCGCATCATGGAGGATGACAACAAATTCTATTTTTGCGCCGCAGATGTTTGCTCGGCCTTGGGCTATTCAAACCCAAGCCATGAGCTGAACATACATTGCCGCCATGATGGCATCAAGGCTGGCAGGACGGATGTGAACGGCGTTCCCCGCATCATCAAGTTCATCTCAGAAGGCAACGTGTATCGCCTCATTTGCCGCTCCAACAAACCCGAAGCGGAAAAGTTTGAGACCTGGGTTTTTGACGAACTCTTGCCCCGGATTCGCCAGACCGGTGGCTATGTAAACGACCCTGTGGTCTTTGTCGATAATTGGCTCCCGAACACGGACGCCAAAACCAAGGCTTTGCTTGTCACTTCGCTGGAAGCTGTCAAGAATCAGGACAACATTATCGGCGTGCAGCAGGAGAGTGTTGAGTTCCATCGCGCGGTGAGTGCATCCGTGAACAGCGTCGATTTCGGCGAGTTTGCAAAATGTCTTGCCAACGACCGTATCAACATCGGCCGCAACCGTCTGATGGCGTGGCTGCGCAAAGAAAAGTATATTGACTCTGCAAATGTTGCTTACCAGCGCTACATCGACCAGGGAATCTTCGAGGTTAAGGAAACGGTGTACTATGTCGGCACCACTTACCATACATCGCGTAAGACGCTGATTACTCCTAAGGGGCAGGTATATTTGGCAAAGAAGGTTTCTAAAGAATACAAAGGCTGATTTTGCTTGACCGCGCTTGCGGAATGAATAAAATCAGTCTTGTACGATGGATACCAGCAAATCCATAGTTATTCACAACCTGTAGCAGAAAGCAGACTCATCTTCGGATGGGCCTGCTTTTTTTGTTTACATGAAAAAGAAAGGAACGATTTCATGAATTTTAACCCTAATAACCAGAACACTCTTCTCACAAAGAAAGTCGCAGCACTATACGAAGCAATGCAGAAGGCTGGTGATAGTGGTCTCGCCTTTATGGTCGTTGACAGTCTCAATAGTCTTGCAAATTATGCCAGTTTTTTGGCTGAACAAGAAATCTTAATTCAGCAAGCTCGTATCACGATGGATGCTGCAAGCTACCGCATTTTTTATCACAGCGTCGATTCTGCCCGTACCAGTTTGCTCGAAAACGCGGCTGCCAATGTCGCTTTACTCAACCGGCTGTGCAAGAAATACAACACAGACCAGATTGCTGGAAATGTGGCAGACGCAATTGAAGCCGAAATGAACTCCGGCAACATGTATTCTCTTGCTAATTCCCCGGCCTACACTGCATTCGCCAAAGAGGTTCTCAACACCTATTATACGACCGGTTCAGCCGGAAGCATCTGTAACAAGTAAATCAATCCAAGCCCTTTACGGGGTCCACATTGCGGTGGAGGCAAAAGCCAAGAGCCGCACGATGACCCCGCGTTAAGGGGAGACGTATGAGTATCAATCTGAATAGCCGCAACAACACCCTCTGCTGCAAGGTCAACGACCTGTACACCGCCCTCATGGCCTCTGAACTGCTGAACGACTGCGTTGATGACGTTGTCGTGATGCTCAAAACCTGTGTTGATTACGTCAACATAGTGTCGAATCAGGAAGTCCAGATACAGCACGCGCGTTTCACGATGGACGGTGAGGAGTTTCGACAGTACGTCATGGAACTCGACCGTCATCGCCGTGCGTTGCACGAAGGGCTGATGGCACGGGTGAACTTTGCCAATCGTCTGTGCGTGAAGCTGAACACACCTGTTCTTGCTGAACGGGTCACGGAAGAGAACCGAGAAACCTATTTTGCTTTCGCAAAAGAGGTGGTCGATTCCTATTTCGGTGAAGCCATGCAGAACGGACGATTGCTCTAGGGCAACATTGTCCCAACCCGTTTTAACACTACAACTATGGAGGTATTTATTATGTCTAATAACAAAGAAATTATCTGCAAACTCATCAAAGCCAAGAACCAGGAGGCCAACAGCTACACAGACCAAACTTGCTACAATGCTGCCTACTGCTACGGCTATGTGGACGGCGCAACTATGGCACTGAACACTTTGAGCGGCGTACCCGAACGCCATAAGTGCTATGCTATCCTGTCCCATTATTCCAATGAAGATATCGGCACGTTTGACTCCGTTGCAATTTGCGGCGGGGTACATATGAGCTTTGAGTCGGCCAAGAAAGCGGCTGATGAAATGCTTGCGGTCGATAAGGAAAATGGGTGCCACGATGACGCCGTTCCGTACACTCTCGACGATTGCAAAGAGTTTGACGACCTTCCTCTGTACATTGCAGGCGAGTGGGTCAAGGACAAATTTGAACACTATCACAACTTTTACGCTGTATTTGAACAGGATGCAGCGCTGTAGAAAACAGAACGCTGGAGGTGCTCTTGTGTTTAAGGTATTAGGCGGCATTGGCCGTTCCGTTCCACTCTACAACGGCAAGGCTCGAATCCTTGTCAAGGCAATTATCCCGGTTGCTTCCAGCTACCTCGCTGATATGCAAAGTGTCTGTGAGGCAAACGGCTGGAAATCCGTTCTGGATGAACGCGGTAACCTGGTCGTCTTGTCTGTTGTGTCCATTGACGCTTACCGGCTTTCCGACAGCACCTTGATGACCGCATATCTGCACTTTGCAGAAACTGCGGCTCAGAAACTTACGGGCTGCAAAAATCGGTATTTGGTCGCTGGTGTTGTGTCTTACGATGCAGCCGCATAAGGAGGTTAACATTATGAAATACCACGGATTTGAATCACCCATCGATTGGTCTCAGTACCTTATCCAGAAAGCAGACAAACACGAATATGAACCGTCTGAGCCGGGGAAGAGAGTCGAGGCTTTACTCGAAAAGCTCTACCTGCCGCAGAACTCCTATTCCTACGCAAAGTTTCCTCAATGGTTTGCGGATTCCTCTGACAAGGGGACAGAAGAGGAACAGGTACGGTATGTGATGAATCATCTCTGCCCGAATCTGTACCACTTTTATAAAAATCCGACGCAGAAAGATTTTCGTCTGGGGCCTGATGTTGTGAACCTCATGGTTCACCAGCATATGTGTGAGAACACACAGGCGACCATTCTGAACGAGGATGGTTCTCTTTTTCAGGATGGGGTTCATGATACTCACGAGGAAATCCTTCTGCTGACGTTGTTCTTTGAACACGAGTTCAACGATATGGATATTCGGTGCGCCCGCGTATCGTATACCTCATCGGACGCTGAAATCAAAGCCTGCTTCCTGCACGCGGTTCATAAGCGGTTTGGCTTAATGGACCCGGCAGCGGAAAGGCTTTGGCTCAGCAACAAGTCTAACAAAGTTTACCTCATTAAAACAATCCACGGAATCGCTTGAATACATATCAAAGGAGTGCAAAACTATGAAATCTGATACCATTCGCAACGACTACGCTGCAGCTCGAATCTCTGCCATATCCGCTATTATCGCGGCGGAAGCAATCGGAGTCACCCTGCTTCTCATTCTGATTCAGTCTCTGCTGAAAGCTGTAACTCCGCTGACGTCGGAATCCATTCTGATGCTGGTCCTGGGTTCTTTTGTCAGGACCGGAACCACCGCATTCTGCATTTTCGGCGTGCTCTCTGCACTGGCTGCCTTGTACGTGTCAGCTTGTGCGACGAGAGAACGGTATTTTTACATTGATAAGGACGAGCTCAAATTCATAGCCAAGACCAAAGAAATGTTTGGCTGGCTGAAGAATTCTAAGCCTGCAATTGGCTGCTTTGCAGCGGCAGGAGCGTTCATAATAATGGCAATATCTCTTATCGCTGATATCGGCATCTTTGATTCCGGTCTCAGCCACGAAACGCTCGGTACTCTCATCAATGTTGCAGTTCTGATGCTTCACATCGCCGGTGGCTGTATCGTTGCTTCGGTGGCTTGTGCGGTTTGGGACAGCAATAAGATATAGGACTCAATATTTTAGACCTGCATATGTCTAATCCAGAGCTGTCCATCTTCGGATGGGCAGCTCTTTTTGTTGCTCAAATTTGCGAATTGCGGACAATTAAGACAGCGAATAAAAACTGGAGGAATCATTATGCTTGCACTCAAAGCCAAAAGGTCAAATAAAACACTCTATCTATTTGCGGCCGTCATTGTAACCGCTATTGCCGTCATTATGGCAGAAAGGCAAGGAGTCGTTGACAGCGATTATTTCTGGCATCTCACCTTAGGAAAAAGCATCTGGCAAAATAAAGCCATCCCAACTCAGGACACTTTCTCCTGGCTAAGCCCGGAACTCAATTTGCAGGAAACCGCCCATTCCTGGCTCAGCAGCCTGATTCTTTACGCATTTTCCTGCATTTCTGTGAATCCTGTTTACGGGATGCTTGCGTTCATCGCAGTGACAGTCTTTGCCTACTGTCTGTTCATTGAATATATCTGGGGCAGACAAATCAAAGACCCTTTTATGAATGTCCTGGCTTTGGCCCTTGTCACGCTGCCGCTCGACTGGGCAGGAAGACCGCAAAGCATCGGCTTAACGCTCTTTGCAATCGGATTCTATCTGCTGAACAAAGTCTATGAAGAACCTGACACAAAGCTCCGCTGGCTGCTTCCTGTTGTGAGCGTTCTTTGGGCAAACTTGCACGGCGGGGCATTGCCCATTCTGTTCGCGTTCAATCTGCTGTTCCTGGTCTTGTGCTTTGCTCCTGACATCAATGCCTTTGATATCTATAACGAAAAGGGCGACTCAAAGAAGCGGTTCCGTGCCCTGTTCCAGGTCTTTCTTTCCGATATTTTGGCCGGACTCCTGAATCCATACGGCATCAAGCTCTATATCTATTTCTTTGTGACAAACAATGAAACGACCAAGAAATATGTTTCTGAATGGATGCCGAGCCATCTTGCCAATGAAGTTGTGTTTCTGTGTCTTGCCTTCTTGTTCCTGATTGTAGCCTACAAGATGAAGGTAAAGCTCACAGAATTTGCCCCGTATCTCTGCTGCCTGTTCATGACAGCAATGTATGTCCGCATCCGCAGCTATTGGGTTATCGTCATGACTCCCCTCATTTACCGGTTCCTCACTTCTCTTATCTCCGCACAGGAAAACCGGATGTGGAAAGCTGGCGGCAGGCCCAACAGTTCCTGGGCGGGAAACACCAAGAAATACACTATCGCTGCAGCTGCCGTGCTCGTTCTTGTATCTGCTGTCTATGCACCTTCCATGGCCAACGACCCCGATAAGACAGGGGATTACATCACAGCTGACCTTGTCTCATACATCCAAGACCTCAACCCGCAGCGGCTCTATACCTCCTACAATGATGGCGGGTATTGCATCTATCATGGCATCAAAAGCTTCGCGGATTCCAGAGCAGACCTATTCCCGGACGATGTCATCGAAGCAAGTGTGAATTTTGCATTCATGAGCTATTCCACCGACACTGGCATGGAAGACTGTTTGAATCAATTTGACTTTGATGCCATCCTTTTACGGCGCTCCCAAAGCGGTCCCTGCATCGAATATCTAAACCAACTTTCTGGCTGGACACAAGGATATAAAGACGATTATTTCGTTGTTTTTGTACCTTCCGAAACCTAAAAATCTCTGCCCTTGACCGGATTTTTCGGCCAGGGGCATTTTTGTACATATGTTTAGTGAAATCTAAACGGCTGACCGCTTTCTGGACAAGGCTTTCGAGTATTCAAATCGACTCTGGATTTTGTTCCAGGCTTGTTTTGTGCAATATTTACAAATTTTATTTATTATGGGCGGTCGATTTGTAGTGTTGCTATCTAGCGGAGGTGTGCGAATTGCAGACAATGAAAGTATGGGTTAAAATCCCAACACCTGAATACAAAATCAGAAGGACACATCAATGCTAAATAACAGCTATACAAAAACGAATACCATCTTCGGACAGGCGCTTGGATGCACTGCCCTTGATGACGCATTTGTAAAGCTGCTGAGTGATGTAAATGCCGATGGCGTGACTCAGTTCCTGATTCGGACAAATGGCGAAGAGAAAATGAAGACCGTTGCCCAAATCAATTCTGAGTCTCTGGAAGCGGGTGTTCGTGAGCGCATCTTTGATAAAGTCAACCCGAAATATGGGACCCCGACTTATTGGGATACCTCTACCAACATCTACTTCTCCATCAATACGTTCCATCCTCAGAAATCTCTGCGCGGAAAAGGTATCCGTCGTAAGGCGGATGTCGATAAGCTGCGCGCTCTGTTCTTTGACATTGATTGCCACGGCGATAACGCACCAGCTGACATCAGCGACCGCATCGGTGAACTTGTACTGGATGCCGTGAATCATCATGAGATTCCGGACTGTGCAGTTTCTAACAGCGGCCGTGGTGTTGGCTTGTTTGTGTTTCTTGAACCCTGCAACCCAAACAATCTCTCTTACGGCTTGGCCTACAGCGGCGTACATAGAGCAATTTCTCTCAAGCTGAATGAGTTGATTGAGAAGGCCCAGTTCACGGCAAATGTTGAGCTGGATAAGGCGGTTCATGAAACCAACCGCGTTGCTCGTCTGCCTGGTACTTATAATACCAAGGCAAAACGCTGTTGTCATTGTATTCGGGTCCCTGAAGACAAACCCTTCAACTTGCTGAAGCTCGCAGACCAGTATAAGGTTCCTTATCGCTTTGCCGACGAGAAAGTTGCTCCGTCTGATGCAAACTTCAACAAGACTGAGGGCGAAATCCTTGAATGGGCTAAAAAGCGCTTCGCGGCAATGTGCGTGCGCTATCCGCATCTTCTTGACGTTCTGAACAATTACAAAGAGAAGGAAGAACGGAAAGCAAACTTCGTCTGCCGCTTTGAACTGGCGCTTCGATACCTTCAGGCAAATCCGTGTGGCGAAGGAAAACGTCACAGCACTCTCTTGGCTGTACTGTCCACCTGCTATGACCGTGGCGGTCATCCGGATATGGATAAGGCACAGCTCATCAACTGCACTTTTTCTCAGCCCCTTTCTGACAAGGAAGTTGCGCATCTCGTTTCCACCTGCAAATACCCTTGCAAGAACTCGACAATTGAAGCACTCTCCGGCATTCCCGCAAGTGCTCTCAAGAATCCCAAAGCCAAGGCGGAAGGGAAGAAGAGCGAGAGCGAATCTAAGCCAAAGCGTTACGAAAAAGGCGAAATCCCGCCTCCGATTGCAAGCTCCAAGGCTGACCGTTACATGCTCGGTGTCCTCATCAACCACGGCATCATTCCCGACCTCCGCATCCGGAACCATCGTCAAAAGTACGAGGCTCAGGAACGCCGGAAACAGCGCATGGTCATTTATAACCGCATCCCGGAACTCTATGCTTCCGGAATGTCCGTTCGTGCCATTGCAAAGGAACTGAAAATCTCGGTTCCTACTGTCTATGAGCAGGCGAAAGTGCGCGGTCTTGATATCGTGGAGAAGGAACAACAGGCATTCCGCGTCAAGAACCTGACAGCTCAGCGGCTCGTTGAGATGGGATATCAGAAGCAGAAGGTTGCTGAACTGATGGGCGTCAACCGGAACACGGTGTTCAACGCTCTGAACCGGTCTTTTGACTCTGTATCTGAGGAAGACCTCATGCTCGTTGACAAGGCGGTCAATAAGCTCGTTGGTCACGTCACGGTTATCGTGGAGACTCCCGAACCACAGACGGCTGACGAACTGGAAACGGCAAAGCCGCAGGAAGCTAATGAAGCTACTGTGACTGCTGAATCCGCTGAAACTGCTGAGACGGTTGCGACCGCCAAGGCTGCTGACAGTACCGAGACCGTCACTACTGAGAAGAAGGACTCTTCTAAGGATGACGAGAAGTCGGACGGCAATGTACCTTTTACTCCTTTCAGTGATGCGTACAATCAGCTGTGCTTTGAACCTCAATCCCACAAAGGTTGGCACTCCGTCAAGGATGCTCTGAACAACTACGCGACTAGCTGCTGCTCCGCGATAAGTCAGCTCTGGGACGGCGTTGGCAAAGTTCAAAGGCATTTTGATTACGGTCGCACGCGGCAAGTTGCAACCTGAACCTTTTTAGTACCTTCACAATTACATATCTCTTTTGCGCGAATTGAACCTTAAAAAAGCTATATGCTGGAAGTCATTTCTAATTGAACCTGTATCTCTGGTCGGCAAACGGACACACTCATTCATGAGCGAGAACACAAGTTTGCCGGGTTGATGTGCAGGATTTAAAGCGAGTCTCTTCCTTTTGTGCAAAGTTCAATTCACTATTGACAGTCCCGGTGAGGCAAAATTTAGACTCACACGTTCGAGAAGGACACGCCCATTTATGAGTGAGAACAAAATTCCCGAACAGGCTGCGGCTCAGGAGTCACGCTCGCAATGCCGGGATGCTGGTAGAGGATTTCACGGACCACAAATGCTGGCAAACGCTACAATATTTTCGCGTTCATGCTGTTATTTCAGAATTTCAGGATAAGTGTACCCTTTCGGAGGACACGCCCGCTTGCGAATGAGAACGAAATCTAAAGGGACCTGACACAAATCCCGCCTTTTTGGCGCTGATAGCTGAACTGCGGACGGATGAAGTGGCCCACGTGGCGGCCATGACGGCTTTCCCGACCCGAAAAAAATTTGTCGGCTGGACTGGTAATAGGAGTCCAGGAGCCCGATTTCTCCTGAAAAACGGACCCTGCCCAAGAATGTCAAACGAATTGGCAATGTTTTTCAGGCTTTTGTCCGCGTCCTCTTAGTAGAGCTCTATATATATACAAGGGCATTGATAAGTAAGAGAGACTACTAGATTTGAACTGAGAAGGATTGGCTTAGAGTTAGCTTAGGATTGCTTAGGATTAGCTTTGAGTTCCTTGGGATTGGCTTTGTCATAGCTTTGCCTTAGGAAACCCACTATTCCTTAGCTGCAATTTGGCGGCCGTTGCGGGTTGTTGCGAGTTGTGTCCACTGCCGTCTGGAGCGTAGCTGCCTTGCTTTTGGGCTGGTGCTTCTTTACTCCCTGGCATTCGCGTAGCTGCTTGTTTCTCATCCCTCCACATTCCGTGCCTTAGCTTGCGTAGCTGCTCATTGGGCTTTGGCCGCCTGAATTCCTTGCTCCTTGTATTTGTGTCTAAAGTGCTAACAATTCGCCCTTCGCATTGAGGGCATGTTCGGCTCATGATATAATTAAATCATGGCGAGAGGAGCTGGACATGAAGCGATATCGGTACTTATGCATCTGCAGAAAGAACAAGCAATTCTGCCAATACGCCTGCATTCACCGTGTTGCATTTTCCAGATTCCCATTGTGGCGGGTTCCGAAATTTTGCTGCTTGAAGCGGCTGGGGACCTGTACGTACCAAAGCGTGAGGAAGGTGATTGTGTGAGCAGCAGCATGATTCTTGAACATCTCGATGCCTGGCAGGGACAATGCCTTGTCTTAACCATTGTGGTGATTCTTGCTATCGAATGGCTTGGCCGGAACTTGAGTCTCTGGCTTGTCATGAAAGCGTTCGGCACTAAGACGGCAAGGTTCTACGATACCCGTGTTACTGCAATCGGCGTTATCCACCACGAGCTTTCCCATCTCCTGGTTGCCATCTTCACCGGTGCTCGAATCGACGGCGTGAAGCTCTACAAGATTTTCCAGAAACAGGATGACGAAGTTCTCGGCTATGTGAACTACACGCCACGCGGCCTTTATCCGTTTCGCTGCATCCAACAGACCCTCATCGGCATTGCACCGGGAATCCTCGGCATGGTTCAGATTTGCACCATGAGCCAGCTGCTTCTTGGGTTCTGGTCGAGTCTTGGCAATGACTGCTTCAAGCATCCTGCCATCTGGATACTCGCAATCGTCATGAGCCAGATAGCATATCATTCCTGCCCGAGTCGGTACGACATCAAGGGGTCGTGGTTCTGCATTGGTCTTGTGGTCTTTGCATTCTGTCTGTTCCGGGACAATATCTTTCCTACCTGGTTCGCCTTGCAGGTCATCCAGTGTGTGGCATTCGCCGTTATCCTTGCATCCGCACCCGTGATGCTCCTGAGCGTCATCGTGATGGTTGCTAAACTCATAAAGCACCTTGTCTTTGCTGGAGGTAAACGAATCTTTGAAGTTTGATAAACTATATCTTCGCGTTACGGCTCTGCTCAATGGCCGCGAAGTTCATTACGACTATGTCATCAGCCCTAGCGTCGATGACCTGACCGATGAAAAGGCCGACTTGATGAAACAGGAACTCTCGGAATCTCTGCTCAAAGACCTTCCGGCTGGCACCAAAATCCTTAGCACTGAGTTCATCCCGGAAACGGAGATGATTGCTCCGATTTTCGACGGAGACCGGGTCACTCCCTGGCGGTTCCTCGATTACGTTGCAAACATCCTTTCTCCCGAACCTGACATGAACGGAAACCTGCATCCGAAATTCACCCCGCTCGCTGTTGTGCGCGTGATGGTGGACGAGGATGTTTCGTTGATTCAGCTGGAAGAACGCGAGCGAATTCGAATCATGGTCGGGAACTATGTCATGGAATTGACCAAAGCTCCGATTTACACCATACAGCAAATTACGCCGGACGATTACTGGCGTATCCTGAAAGGCATCGGTGTGATGCGAAACTTCCCGACCTCTCAGAGAATCCTCGTGAAGGTCGTCTCCTTGGCGGAACTCAAACGCTGCACGGAACGACGCAGGAAACGGTTCGAGGAAAATGAAAAGGGCTGAATTAACAACTTGCCCCTTGCCTGCACGTTCGCCGGAACCCTCATACCCCGCCCACCAATGCATCGTTCAGAACGTCTGCAGTAACCTCGGTGAGCCTGGTTGCTAAATCTTTTGGCAGATACTTGTATTCCATTGCGAATTCCGTACACTGTGAAGTATCGTGAATACCCACAAACCTGAAAGGCGGTTTTTATCATGCTGAAAAATATTCTTGCCGTAATTGGTGCTGTGACGGTTGCTGCTGTTGCCTATGTGGCTTTCAGCGACCATGTGATTGTGAAAATTGAACCCGATGAAGAAGGCCCTGAGGACCCCGAAGAGCCGGAAGAACCCGAAGAGCCTACAAAGCCTTCTGAACCACAGGAAGAAAAGCACAAGTTGACCTTCGATGAGCTGGTTAGCAAGATGGATGAATCCGAGGAACGCTTGGCTGAAGCGGAAGCAGCAGCCACCGCCAAAGACAACGATGAGGATGACGAGCCGGAAACCAAAGTCGAAAAAATCAAGGTTGAAGACAAACCCACTGAGTGACAAGGAGTGAAACACATGGATACTGATACTCGTATTTCCGTGATTGCTGGACGGCCCGGAGCCGGTAAGACTCGCTGGGCTGCCAGGGAAGTGGTTGAGACGCTTCGCGACGTGAACAATGTCATCATCTACATCGGCTTTGACCGGGAGTTTGAGCGTATCTGCCGGATGGTTTCCGACACCTATGGCAGCAAGCCTCATGGCAAGCTCCTCTTTGCACTGCAGGATGGCGCAGGGGAAGCAATTGGAAAGGCCGTCGATATCGCCAATAACGGGGAATCCCGCATGTTCTTGGGCAATGAGGATGACAACGAGTACCAGAACAATCGGCGGATGGTGTTTGTGTTCTATGACCAATGCCGCCACGATATCTTCAACGGCCGCCGCGACCTCCTGAGAGCTGCTGCCAGGGCCGGGGTTCATGTCAATGTCCTTTGCCAGATTTTCAGCCAAATTGACCGGGGTGATATCAATTGGCTGAACGAATACTGCACGCCGTTCGTCATTTCGAAGTCCCGTGAACCGCGCCTGGCAACACAGGAAGAAATTCAGGAAAAGTACCGCTGACATTATCCGTTCCCGGAACCAACCGGGAACTTTTTTGCTGAAAACTATAAGCCGGAAAGGAAACAGCTATGTGCTTTGAGTATTTTCTAAAACCGCAGCTCTCTCCTTCAGCCTCCGGTCTTATGGGTTTTATTCTTGGCGAACAAGCTGCTTTGAATCCAAGTCTGAATCCTAGCAAAGCATCTCCGGACGCTCTGAATCAAGCATTGGGCCTGAACAGTAAAATTCTCTTAGCCACGATGAAGGGGATTGAATCCCGTCACGGGCTCGTTTCATGTGATGCCATCAGGAATCAAATTCTTCTAACCCTGGGTAATTCCGAAAAGAGCTGCACGGAAGCACAAGTCACGGCTCGAATCCTACCGCTTGCATTCCTGCCGGTCTATGATATCCAGCTGCTCAATACCGTGACGGATGTTGCCGCCATGACGCACAGCACGAACAACGCGGTGCTGTGTTCGTGTATTTATGCAGAAATTATACGTCAACTTGTGCAGGGAGAAAGAACCAAACAAAAGGCCGTTGAAATGGCCGCTATAACGGTCGGCAGCAGGTATTCCGTCGCGGCTCTTGGCGAACAGCTTGACCAGATTTTGAATTCTGAAAAAGTCGGGAACAGTGGGGATATCGCATCGACTCTGATTCTGGCTCTGTATTGTTTTGGGAAATCTAAGAGCTTCAATTCCTGCATCCACATAGTGCGGCAGGATATTGCCGGAGAAAAGAAGCTCATTTCGGCTGTCGCGGGAAGTTTTGCTGGCGTATATTACAAGCTGTACGGGCGGCCGATACAGGATGTCAGCCGGTATGAGACAGTCATCAATGGCTTAGACTAGAGAGGACGACAATGGCAAAGACACTGGTTATCGCTGAGAAGCCTTCGCTTGGACGCAGCATTGCGTCGGGACTCACCTGGTGGAAGAACGAACAGTTCACACGGCAGGGAAAAGACCGGAATACATGGCTGGAAAGCCAGAATTATATCGTGGCTTCCTCCGTTGGACATCTGTACGAACTCATTGACCTGGATGCGTATTTTCCGGATTATGAGCCGGGGAAAAAACATTCCTGGACGATGGAACGTCTTCCGTTCTTTCCCGACAACTGGAATTTTAAGTTCGAGGGGAAGGACAATGTCAAGGGCCTGATTCGAACTATCAATAGCCTGATGAACCGCACAGACGTTGATAAGATTTATAATGCCGGAGACCCTGACCGGGAAGGCCAGCGGTTGGTTGATGAAATCATCCAGTATGGACTCAAAAAGCCGAAACCCATCTACCGGCTCTGGCTGCCCGATACGACCAACAAGACCGTCAAACAGGCATTTGAGACGTCAAAACCTAATGATGGGTATGCGGATTTTTCCTCCTCCGCAGAGACCCGCAGCGAGATGGACTGGCTCTTGGGAATTGAACTGACCCGGTATGCTTCCATTAAGGCAGGCTCTTTTATCCGCATTGGCCGCTGTGTCTGCCCGATTGTCGCCCATGTCATTGAACGCGAAAAGGCAATTCAGGATTTTGTTCCGAAACCGTATTCTGCCGTGTCCAGCAAGGAAAAGACGAACGGTGAAGATATTGAACTGACCAGTAAACGGACCTTTGAGGAAGGGCATGAAGCCGAAGCTCAGGCATTGGCGGACGCCTTCAACCGGGCAGGTGCGACCGTCACGAGCGTCAAGACCGAGCGCAAGACCATCAATCCCGGCAAGCTCTTTTCCATGAGCGACTTGCAGAGCTTTGCCTGTAAGACCGATAAGACCCTGTCCCCGGCAGATGTCCTTGCTGCAACACAGAGTCTGTACGAAGGTGGATTCGTCACCTATCCGCGCACCAACAGCAGCTACCTTGCCACAAATGAAGTTGTCAAAGTGGACGCCGCCATCAGAGGTTTAGCGCAGAACGGAATTACGGGCCTTGTCAATAAGCCGGGCCTTAAATCGATTTATGACGACAGTAAAATCGAGGCTCACTCTGCTATCACCCCGACCGGTAAGTGGCCAGGGACATTGGCAGGAGCACAGAAAACGGTCTTTGAATGTATTCTGAATCGATTTTGTGCTGTCTTCTGTACAGAGGATTGCACCGTGGACCGGACCACGATTGTCATTCATTGCCATGACGAAGACTTCACGCTGAAAGGTGATGTACAGGTTACGTCCGGTTGGCGAGAATTTGAGAAGCCGTCGAGTGGAGACAAGATGCTTCCGAAACTCAATAAGGGTGATGCTGTAAACATCAATTTCCAGCTGGTCGGGAAGATGACAACACCTCCGAAACGGTATACGGTCGAGGCTCTCAATAACTGGATGGTCGCCCCGATGCGCGGTGCAGAGAAAGAAGATACCGAGTACACGGACGCTGAATGGAAAGAGATTCTTTCTGACGCTACCATCTGCACCGAAGCAACTCGCGCCGACACGTTAGACCGGTGTGTCAAGAGTCAGTACATTTCCCTCAAGAAGGGCGTGTATTACGGGGAACCCGCAGGGTTCCAGCTGGTCGATATTATGGATAAGCTGGGCATTGTCTTGGATGTTCCCGTGACCGTGAATCTCTCCAAGCAGCTGCACTCCATCAAGGATGGAAACCTGACCCGCATTCAGGTTCTTGAATTCACGAAACAAACCCTTGAAAACATCATGTCAAAGGACGTGACGATTGAAACCGCTCAAGGAACTGCTGGCAAGTATCCGGTTCTCTGCCAGTGTCCGAAATGTGGCAGGGATGTTGTGGAAACAAAACTTGCCTATGCTTGTACCGGGAAAGGACCTGATGGGAAACGGTGCCCAGTCGTACTCTGGAAAAAGAATAAGTTTCTTGAATCGCTCGGCAAAGAAATGACCAAAACAACAGCAAAGGCTCTGCTCACAAAAGGCAAAGCTCCGCTCAAAGGATGCATAAGCGCCAAGACCGGCAAAAAATACGACTCCATACTAACTTGCGACTTTTCAGGAGACCGCCTTGCTTATCATATTGAATTTGATAAGTCTGGCATGTCATTTGGCAGCAAAGTTGGGAAATGCCCGTTCTGCGGTAAGCCTGTCGCAGAGACGGCTAAGGCGTTCACTTGTACAAACAAGTCCTGTGGCGCTGCACTCTGGAAGGAATCGAAGCTGTATGGCAATGAGCTTGATGTTGATGCCGATATTGCCAAGACTCTTCTCTCCGGGAAAACCGTCGAAGCCACGATTCAGAACAAAGAGGGGACCGGCACACAGGATGTTGAGGTTGGGATTGAACCGTATACGGCACCCAATGGCAGAAAATATATCGGCCTTTGCATCATGAAAACCAAATAGTTAATTTGCCTCATCGCCTGCCCATTTTGGGTGGGCGTTTTTTGTTGCCAAGCTGTGCGAATTGCGTATGATTAAGAACAGTGATACGAAACTAAAAATCAACGGTAGAAGGATAAACGCATTGAAACTATATTTTATGAAAGTCGGGTATTTCCTGATATTTATTTTCGCAATCCTCAATTTTTTGGGGCTGAAGCAAACGGAATTCGAAATCCGGCAGCTGGATAGCACGGCAAGAATCCTGACAACTCATGCGGAAGCGATACAGGCAGCACAAGAACAACCAATGTTGAACGCGGCGGCCGCCGCCGCTCTAACGAGAGCCGATACCCAAATCGCGATTGCTTCGTTCTCAAATGAGAATGTAGCGGGGGAAGCAAAACGACTCGCGTCTCTCTGCAACGCAAACATCAAAGAGAAGTCCATTACGGCATCGGTGTCGAATGACGCGGTTCTGGAAGAGATGGCGAGAAGACCGAATATGTATGGGCGGCTCGTGATTCCTTCCGTGGGAGTCAATGTGGCGTTGTTTGCAGTCGTCAGCCAGGCAGCAGCGGATGCACAGGACAGCGCTGCATATTTTCCGTTCAAAAACTATATGCTGGTTGCGGACCACTGGAATCAGGGGTTCTGGAAAATCAAGCGTTGCTCGGTTGGAACGAAAGCTTATATTTATCGCGGAACTTCGATACAAACGCTTACATGTACCGGCATCTGTTGCGGCGTGAACGCTGGTTATGATTTGCTGTATGAGGATGGGTCGAGCGCTACGACAGGCAGCGGAACCATCATGTATACCTGCAACGGTTCGAATTATCACGATATCACATTGACTTTTTGGAGCTGAGTTTTATGCAGAAGAATAATAAAAAGATGACATGCCTTGCGGCGATTCTCATGGCAGCACTTGCTGCATTGCTGATTTTCGCTATCGTTGACGCGAACCGCATCAATCGTAGTCTTTCAGAGCTGCAGCAAACGGTGAATTATGAAGAGCGGCTGGAACCTTTGCTGTTCTATGGCGCAACCGCTGAAACTGCCGAGACGGCTGCAACAGCCGAAACCGCAAAGACTCTGGAGCCAGAGCTGAACTTCACCGTGACGAAAAGCGGCATTGTTCCAGATGACGGCTCCTATGTTCCGGTCACGCTGGGCGACGTGACTGTCTGCATTCCTGTCGCCGCTGCCGGGCAGGGCGGATGCACGGTGACCTATTGCTCCGGTAATTCCACTGCCGCAATCGGGGATTACAAAATTGCGTTGGTGGAAGGGAATACGGAAGACTCCGTTGTGACTTTCCAAAACGACGACAAGGAAATCCTGTCGGGGACAAGGACGATGGGAGAAGGATTGACTTTGACCGTTGCTGCTGAAGCCGAGGAAGGGCAGGAAACGGAACAAGAGGCAGTGATTGAAAAGCTGCTTGCTGATGCAGCAATCACCGATACAGCTCCTGCGACAACCGTGTTTGGAGAAACCATAAAAGACGATGTTGTAATCGAAGCGGACGATGGCTATTTGCAGCTGCAGCTGAATGACAACACCGTTTTGGTATCGACTTTCTCTTTCAATTATGACAAAAACGTATTCTCTAAAACTCTGAATCTTCCCGGTGGACTCACCGTTCGATACGGGAACGTGCAGGACAAAGAGACCGGGTATATCCCGTTTGTCTCTTCGGTAAATAACCGCAATATCAAAATTCTTGCAACCAGTGTAGAAGCGTTGCAGGGATTCTTCCAGGGCTAATACGTTCTGAACCAATCTTTCACTGTGCCATCTGCCCGTTTCGGGGAGGTGGCTTTTGTGTTGGCACTTTGCTTGCCAGTTCTTGCGATGCTCGTATCATTAGAAACTGAATCAGTATTTTTTGCGTGGAATCGGGTGAGGAGAACCATGAAAAACAACGGAGAAAAGCTTGAAGGGCTGATGATTGCGGCGATGCTGCTGATTTTTGTCACAAGCATCTGGGCGTTCAGGGACGCTCAAAGAATGCACGAAAAGTTGGCGGAGAAGGTACAGCAGACGCCGGAAACGGCTGAATTTGCAGAGTTTGTATCTCATTTATTGCCAGCAACGCCGGAAACGGCAGAAATCACTCCATTTGATGCAAGTGACCCGCACATGAATTTTGTTGCAAGCAAAGAAAGACTCAAATTGACTCTCAATTCCTGTGTGCCGCTCTCTTTGGATGATACAACGGTCTGCATTCCGATACAGAGCATCGGTGAAAGGAGCCTGGTATCGTATCAGACGCAAGACCATACGGCCTGCGTTGGGGCCTATCATATGACTCTTGTGAATGGGCACAAGGAAGAAGGCGTCAACTTTCTTCTGATAAATGATTCCGCCTTGATATCCGGAACCAGGAACATCAATGAGGATACCAGCCTTGTCGTCACGGCACTTGTCAAGGTGAATGAAGAACAGCAGCAAACCAAAGCGATACAACAGCTTTTGGATGGAGCGGTTCTTTGCGATGTCGCACCGACCATCACAATCTTTGGCGTTCCAGTTAAGAACAATTCGATGATTGAAGTGGATAACGCTCTTGCCAAAATCGAAACGAATCAGGGCAGGGTATTTATCACAAGCTCGGCCGCTATCAAGGAATCCAAGCCTCTCGATGAATCTGTGGTTCTGCCATCCGGCATTGAAGCCAAATACAACAGCACTGCCCGAACCGGGTCTGGGGATATTGTTTTCGTGATTGAGCAGGATGGCTGCAGATATTATCTGCTGGCTCCGAGCGTGGAGCAACTGCTCGGCGTGTTTGGCAATTCTGAATCTTAATCAAGGCTTTTGCGGTTGCAACTGACATCAAGGAGGGTATCAATCAAATGTGCAATTACAGTGACTTTGTCGAGCAGCAGGGACTCAAAAAAGGCCGCGAAGAAGGGCATCTCGAATCTCTTTCTGAGAGCGTTGCGAACCTCGTTCGTTCGGGACATTTTTCCATTGAAGCAGCGCTGGACATTTTGAAGGTGTCTGCTGATATTCGCTCGACTGTCAAAGAAAACGCTGAGAAAGCGCTCAGTAAATAACAATAAGCCGTTGCCTATGCTGGGGGCAGCGGCTTCTTCTTTTTGCTACGCAGTGCTGTCGGCCTCACAAATCTCTTGCAATATTGTGCGAACAGCATATCATAAAAAATGTACGATAGATAACAGCCTTTTGGCCCAATGCGTACAATTCATATTCTGCAGCTAAATTAGCAGACTCACCAATTCGGTGGGCCTGCTTTTTTATTTGCAAGAAAGGAGTGCCGACAGTTTTCTGTCAACCATTTCCGAAAAAACAAATATCAATCAAAAGAAAGGACAAATTGTATGTTTAACGCAACCTGCCTAATCAAGACCGACATCGATACCGTGAACAAATGTATGGGGCAAAATCCCTACAATCCTGAGACGTTTCTTCAGAACTTTGCGTCTCGTCTGACATCTTTCAATGACCCCCTTCTCAATATGTACCCAACATCCGAGATTGCAGGAAACATCGAAGACGAGGATGTTATTCTGGGCCTTCGCGAACCGCAAAAACTCATTGAATGGGCGAAAACCATGAAGGAACGCACGCAGTGCATGGCAATGGCTGAGTTCAGTGCAGCATTGCAGAAGCATAAAGCAGAAGGCATCGATATCACAAAGCCGATGTATACCTGCCTGCGCTCCATTGAAATGGATTCCAACGAATCTTATCTTCTTCGCTACGCCGCTGAACTGCTCGACAACCATCCAAACCCGGAATGCGGTGAGCTGTTTTATGACGGCGACTCCTGGAAGTGTTTCCCAAACGGTTTTCAGCTGAAAGGCATCGAAGCTCATGCTGAGGACTACATCATCATTCCGGGGCTGTTCTATGACGACTGATTGAAAACGAAAGGAATTTTATGGACTGGAAATTTATCATGTGTCTGCTCGTTATGTGCTCCACCACCATCTGGAAGCTTCTGGAAATCCTCACCTACGGTGAGATTCAGGTCCGGCAGGCGGATGACATCATGATGATGTATATGACCTTTACCATCTACGCCGCCTATAAGGCTGGCATGGCAGTACAGGCTAAAAGGCAGAAGCAAGCCGAAGAAAAAATCGCAACCACCTCTGATAAGCAAAAAGGAGAATGACTCTATGTATCAGCTGCAAAACATCGATTATCTGTACCGTATCTCGACTATGACCGGCTCGTCCAAGCTCGTTACCGTTCAGGCGGACAGAGACTCCCATGACCTGAACGATAAGCATTTTGTGATGCTGAATCTGTGCAGGGCAATCGTGAATTTTGCCAATGAAGGGCATGTGATTTCGGCTGTGTATGAGCTGGAACCAGATGGGACCTCCAAGCGGGTTGCCTATCGCGGATTGCCGGAATACCAGGAAGCACTCAAAGACCCTGAACCGGATGTGATTGTTGCAAAATTTGCAACGAACTTTTCGTCCGGCGCTTCGTTCGCTTCACAATGCCGCGTGAATCAAAAGAGCCGTGAAGTGTTCGACATTGAGGCTTCCGGGACTCCTTCTGATAATGATGATATTTCTGAACGCCTTGTTTCGCTGGATGACGGCAAACACTGGCATCAGGTTCACTGCATTGATGATATCCTCGATGAATACGACGATGATATTGACAATGCTTTGGATGCTCTGTATTCCATCGAAGCTCACGGTGATATCGACGGGGACTACTGGTGTACTACCACCGATAAAGACCTGAACCGGACCATTCGTGAATGCCGCACCGAAATTCTCGTTGATGCGCTGCTTGCTCGCGGTTCTGAGGCGGTAGAAGAATTTCTCGGCTATCCCGTGAATATGTCGGAAGCCGAATGCGTGCTCGAAGAATACCTGAATAACCTGTCCGATGAGGATTTGGCAAACGCCTTCTTCGAAACTCTTTGAGTTACCGCACTTGCGCAGATGTGCGAACAGGATATTATAAAAATTGTACGATAGATACCATCTACTAGGCGCGTTTTGCGTTCGTACAATTCATAATTTCGCTTGAAGGCGGACTTCCCATACCGGGAGGCCCGCCTTTTTGCATCAAAAATTACAGGAGGTAAATACCATGTTCAACATCATGAATCTCAACAACATCGAAAACATTTTCTACTGGACCGACAATAACGGTGCTGTTTCTCTTCCCGGAGATACTGCCCTAACGTATCGGACCAAATCGGACCTTCCTCGGTTCGTGGCTGCCGTTTACAGTGCGCTGAACACCGATAGTGGTGTTTCAGAACGTGTTGTCACCCTGAACGGCCACTGCGGTTTGCTGTTGGATGTACTCTACGATAAGGACTGGGTATCGGAGACTTTCTCTAATCTCAACTGTGAGATTCCAGACGAAATCATCATGAACCTGTTCGGCGCTGCCTTGCCGTGTCTGGCACAGATAATGGGGAATGATATCCATGCCTCACTTAACAAGACGGAACATTGTTCGAACTGCCCCGACCTCAGAATTTTGGTTGGCCAAAATACAGATAAGGATGGTCATGAGCTTTGTTTCTTCATTCCCTTTGGCGGCACAGAGTTTGACCATGATGAACGAATCAGGTGCGCACATGCGGCTCGCGTTGTAGAGAATTATCTAGACAATGTGGCTTATGGCAAAAAGGTAGAAACATACATTCGTGGACTCGTTGAAGCTGCCAGTATTGACGGCGCTATTTCTGAAAGCAACACGGAGGTGTGAGCTATGCTTATCAAGAATATCAAGTGGGATACGGACGGCGACATGGAGGCTCTTGCCTCCTTACCAATAAAAAGGGTGCCGTAAATGTAGAGTTCAAAGTACCTGCAAAAAATGGTCAAAAATCTGCAAGCCTTAAAAAGCTTAAAATCGTAAAGACGACAGATTCCATGCATTCTGCATGGAAAAAAATATCTTAATCATTTAAAGAAAGGAGTAGCAGGGTATTTGTGCTAACTGAGTACACTTCAAATTGCCTCTTGGTTAGCGCATTCCTCACCGCCTAAGTCGCA